TTGATACCTTGACAAAACTATATGATTTCCTATAAATACGTTATTATAAAGGTAACGTATGGCACCATCTAAGGCATTATTGAGTGTAGAGGTATTGAGGGCAATTTACGAATATGGGTTGGGGTGGTTATTAAATGTACCCCTCCAATTTATTTCGCCCAAAGGTGATAATCACCCTGTAATAATTATACCCGGTCTTGGTACATCAGATGGTTCGACACACTTTATCAGACATTTTTTAACAAGTTTAGGTTACGACACTCATCCTTGGGGACTAGGTAGAAATCTGGGACCCAAGGATGGTATGGATGTACTTCTAGACAAACTAGTTGAAAGAACCGAGTATGTATCAAAGGCATCCGATGGGCAACAAGTCAGTATAATAGGATGGAGTTTGGGTGGTATATACGCACGAGAGATAGCGAAAGTAATTCCCGATACAGTAAGACAAGTGATCACGCTAGGGACACCGTTCAAAGGTACCGACAGTACAAATGCTACCTTGCTATATGAATTGCTGAGCAAAGACACGAGCCACAAAGATCCCGATATATTAAGGAAAATAGCAGAACCGCCACCTGTGCCGTTTACCTCTATATATAGCAGAACAGACGGCGTAGTTCATTGGGAATCTTCTATCGAAATATCCGGCGCACAGTACGAAAATATCGAAGTACCCGGTGCATGCCATCTAGGATTAGGTCATAATCCCATATCTATGTTTATTATTGCAAATAGATTATCACAGACAAAAGATAACTGGGCGCCATATAAAATCTAGTCCTGCGTCATTAGATTGACAAAACTTACAACTGTTGCTATAATACTACATTAACTAGTTAGGATAGCATGGAAAAAGATATGTATGTACCCATGAATGAGATGAACCTACATAAAGATATTGTTTGGACTTGTACACATCTGAATATTCCTTATTATGAAATTGCCAGAAGAGGCATTGTTATGTGGTGCGTTGATAATTTAGAGGCACACTGGACTATGTTGGGTGGTAATAAATTTGGATTTGAAGATAGTACAGATGCATTAATGTTTAAGATACAATTCGGTTTAGGAAGTTAATTCATAATGATAAATGTTGCAAAGACTATTTATTTCGGATGTGATCCGACAAGTCAGTCACACGAGCTACCAGAAGCAGAAGTAATTCCGTATGGCGATTCTAACGCTGAAAGAAAGAAACTCGAAGTAATCAGTAATCGATATTCAGATATCAAAGAATATGAAAATATACCTCTGCCGGGTTTTACACTACATAAAACTAAAAATAAGAATTATTCGACTAGTACAAAATGGTTAGTTATTGATCCACGTGGAATACTAGTTAGCATAACTACTCAGAACCTAGAAGAGATATTACATGTAACAGGTATCATCGAAGGACTAATACAGCAAAAGTGTGTATGGGCAAGAGAAGATTCTGATACAAAGATGAAATTAGTGCCGATAAATTCCGATACATATCTTGAAGCAATTAAAAATACAGAACTACTAGATTGCAAAGTAAACATGCAAGATGTATCCATAGGCGATACCGTTCTTTTGCAGAATGGTTTACAAGGCACATATTTGGGTGTAGCATCATTATATGGTACACTGAGTAATTATACAACACCTGCCGAATATAAACCGCAGGCATTTTTACGAAGACAGATTTTAGAAATAAATTCGGACAAATTCTTTTATAATGCAGATTTAAAGATATTGAAAATTATTAAAAAAGATATTACGGGAATGTCGCGAGCTGATGCCATAAAAAGAATGAACGAAGCAATTCAACGAAAGAATTCATATTTCGGTAGTTCACAGTATGCAGCAATGACTAATTCACAGTATTTTTCAGGTGACGGTTTGATTAAATATGTATCTGATATTTCTGTTCCTAAAGTAGATATAACTCTCGAAGAAATAGATATCGTAGAGGCAGCAGTATTATTAGCAGAAGCAAGAGTACGCGAAGATATAGGCACATTAGTATTAGAGAAAACAAATAAAACTAGATATATAATAGATCTTCCATATATCTGGGGATCTACTATTCCTCCATCTAGTAAATTTAAGGTGTGTAATATAGTTGCTAATAAAAATGCAGAAGATATTCATAAAATTACATTGGGTAAAACTAGACGATCTATATTTGCATCAGCTAAACAACAGGCTGCTGATGATTATAATCTGGCAGATTTTAAGAAGTTCTATATAATGATCAAGCACGTAAGAAAAGAAACATACATTTAAGGAAAATAATGACAAAGAAAATTGATTTAAACAAGTACACTAAATTCGTAGAAGGTGTAACAAGTAAGGCAAGTAATGATTTAACGACCTTTATGGATTCGTTAGATAGATTAGATGGAAATTTTAATACAGTCACCGATATGCATGGGCCCGATGTTAATGTTCCTTTATTGCTTACAGCAGCAATGGGTATGTCCGGGGAAACAGGAGAATTTTCTGAAATTGTAAAGAAACTTGTATTTCATGGTAAAGAACTTACAGTAGAGACACATCAGCATCTGCAAAAAGAATTAGGCGATGTAATTTGGTACTGGACAAATGCTTGCAGAGCATTAGGTGTAGATCCCGATACAATTATTGCAGATAATGTAACTAAATTAGAATCACGCTACCCGGGCGGCAAGTTTGATCCATTCTATAGTGAAAATAGAAAAGATGGAGATATTTAACTATGGGTTACTTTAGAAAATTATCAAACAAATTTGTTAATTGGGCAACTTATTCCAACGCTATAGATTCGGGCAAGGTAGCCTCTACAGGAAACTGGAAAAAAGGCGCCAATCTTACAAATGGCGAATTTGAGGATTCTTCGGGATTGTCATTTGTAGTGTATTCGGCAAAAAGCGGTGGCAAGATAATTCAGACGGTAAATTATGATCGATTAATGGATACTCGAAAAACTGGTTTATATATTATTGCCAGCGAGGAAGATTTCGGTGAAGAACTTGCACAAATCATTACACGAGAAATGTTGTCACGATAATGGATGTCTTGAATGAAAAATGGGCGAGTCGCCTATTAAAAATGGCTAAAGATGTGGCAGTTTGGTCTAAGGATGAGTCGACCAAAGTCGGCGCAGTTATTACTACGTTAGATGGGTCTCCTGTCTCTTGGGGATTTAACGGTATGGCAAAAGGTATAGATGATACAGTAGCAGAACGTAAGGAACGTCCGCTTAAATATAAATGGATGTGTCATGCAGAACGCAATGCTATGGATTTATCTTCGCGTGGCGATTTAACTGATTGCGTTATGTTTGTTACATTTTCACCGTGTACTAATTGTGCTCAATCTATTATACAGCGTGGTATTAAGACAGTTGTTATTGACGCAGATTATACCGCAGATAAATCTCCGGAAAGATGGCAAGAAGATATGTTTGTTGCGTTAGAAATGATGAAGGAGGCAGGTGTGAAGATTTATGCATATCCTGCCGGAGGTTGACTAATATAACAGGCTATAGTAAAATAAACACTTATTAACAGAAAGCGTAATATGATCAAGCAAATCACAAAGGTAGAATCTCCTAACCTTAAAGAAAAAAATGCAATTCATTCCTTCCGCGTAACCATCCGTGACCGCGAACATTTTTATAAAATCGTAAACTGGTTGAATACAAATGTTGGGAAAGGTTCGGATAAGTGGACTATGGAAGGCCGTGTATTGAAAACCATCTCTACAGGCAAGACTGTTAGTCCGAAAATTTATATTTTCCAAGAAGATTTTGACACAGGATCGGCACTGTATCTTAGTTTAATCTGATGGCATTATATACACCGGGTTTCGTCGTATCCGACGGCATCATTATAGGTATACCTTTTATCGAAAGTATTGATCTTCGCATTGAAGAAGGCGAAGAAATAATTGATAAATTAAAAGGTGATGTCAAGTTTAATATAAGAACAACATCTGGAAAAGAATATACGTTGTCGATGTCTCAACATTTGGTCACATTGAAAGATTATTCTATTCCTGCCAATGAAAAAGTATTGGGTCAGTCTATTTTAGAAAAATGGTGTCATGTTATGGAGAATAAATGTGGTAACCTTACCCGCTGATTTTGTTGCAACCAAATATACGGGATATTTCTGGAACTTAAAAGAACAGAAGCTCTACTCTATTAAGGTAGATGGCATTCTTAAGCCAATAAAGAAATATCCGCCCAATCAATGGAATCATTTTGTGGATGCATATAGAGTGTCTGTTAAAGGACATCGCCGTGCATTAATGATAGATTATCTAAAGAAACTCGTACCGTCGAATTCAGTTATACCATTGGAGAAGTAAATGAAGCAAGAAGGCAAATGCATTGTCGGTGACCCAATATCTGTTGATAGCTACACAGCAGATTGGATATCAGTAAAATTACATCCTACCATGTTTTACCGCCGCCTAAATGAAATCCAAAAAGGATTCAAATCGGTAAAGGGGCTTTATGCCGAACTCGACATGGGACAATATGTTGTCCTACGTTTTTCTGAAAAGGATGATGTTACAGCATTCTATAAGCGACATCATATGTATGTATAATGGACAAATCTCTATACACTGACGAATTTAGGACATTTAAGTTCTTACAGTTTTCGCCTAGTGCTGTAGACTATTATAAGAAAACGACAAAAATATTAAATGGTATACGACCGGAAGACCAGGTAGATAATCCCGATTTTGTATGGAAGTGTCGTGTCGAGTTTGTAGAGCAATTAATGGATTTTAGAGATAGCTCGCTGCATATAGTCGAGCAACCGAGTCCAAGTAGTAGTCAGGTAACATTTAAGAACGAACTTATACTACAATACGAGGATGCACGCATATACACGTTAGATAATCCCGTAATCTTCTATGGCCATCCTTTGATGCCTGCCACAAGAAGATTAGCAGAAGGAAGTGATATATCCGAGATAGAGGATGAAGACAGAATACCCAAATATTATTTATGTTCCGAAGAATATATGATTTCTGTCAATTTATTAGATAGCAGGATCTTCCCAATTTATCACCCTGGGTTGATAAGATCGGCAACAATAGAAAATTCTTTATTTACTGCTATATTTTATGATAAGGAATGGGCCGAGAAGTTCCAGAAAGCTTTAACTAAATATTTTAGAAAGAATTCTTCTACTAGCTCAGCATTATAGGGGTTGTAGTAATCTTAACATAAATACATCAATAAGGAGTATTATGCACCCTTTTCTAGATGCAAGTAAATTAACGGACGAAGAAATAATTGAACGATTAGGTCGAGCATATACATATATGAACGCTCAAGTAATGTTAGGACATAATCCTACTGTTCATAGTATCAAAGAAGTAATACAGACATTAGAGGATGTTCGTTTAGAGAGGCAACAAAAGAGTTCAGAAGATGAATTTAATAAGAAGTATCCTGATAAAAATAAGCCACTCGAATTAGGAAAATTAGATGATTAAAAAAGGACGCCATCTTATCAAAAGTCATATGACGTTGGAATATGACTTTACAGGTATTAGGATACGAGATAGTGATCTAATACCCGTAGACTGGAAATTAACTATTGATCTTGTTGCTACCGGAAAAAAAGGTAAGGCAAAAGAACTCGTAGAATATGACGCAAGCATAACGTATCAAAAGATTTATTTTTGGTTAGATACGAATTTACCAAATATCGTAGTAGTGAATGTAAATAATGAAGACGATCTGTATATTGCTAATTTATCGAGCAATATAATGATGTATTGCCCAGATACACCTAACGACGATATGCTTATACAGTTGTTACATTCTAAGATATCGGCATTAGCATTTCCTAATTTAATGGTGGGAGAGATACATTTAAAAGCAAGTGATACAGCACTCCAATATACATACGATTGCACAGACGGTAATTATATACTTCCTATGACAACATCTGAGTATTATGCAGAAGGTACTACTCGCGATAAGATACCTTGGTGGATAAGAGATGACGGATTTTGTTTCGAATTTGTTAAGCCTCTTGATAATAAATTGACAGACGAAGAACTATTCAAGGATATAGTTGATCCAATGAGCGAGTTTCATCGTATTGTGACAGAAGTAGCAGAAATACCTATGAGCATACTAAATGAGCCTGCCAGAATTGTACAGATAGAAAAATGGAAACCAAAGAAAGTTTAAGAACTAATCTATATGGACAAGCCATACTCTCTGATACTGACCTCAGAGAGTTGCTACTCCAGGGAAAGAATATAAGTCATTTAAATGTTATATTCAATGAAGAGGTAGATTTATTCAAACAGTATCAATCAATGTTACTGCCCGAAACTATTACATTTTTAGATGCCCCTGAGGAGAAGTTAACATTTGATGAGTTCCATCACAAATGTGCAGACGAATGGATATTTCCAATTATCTATCAGCAAATAGATGTACGTGCGTGGTTATATGATAAATGTACGACACAAGAAGAAATAAATAGAGTAGACGAAGAGTATCTACTTTACGAGGAACGAGAATTGATTATGCTACTAAGACTATTCATCTTTCTCATTGATTATATGAGAAAGAATAAATTTGTTTGGGGTGTTGGCAGAGGTAGTTCTACTAGTTCTTATATATTATATTTGATAGGTACACATCGTATTAATTCGATAAAATATAATTTAGATATAAGAGATTTTTTAAAATAGTTTTTATAAGGAAAAGATATGGCTCGACATGTATCATACAGAGGTGCGACAATAGATATGGAATCTCTAAGTCGCGAAAATGAAAAGATTCCTGCAATTGGTAATATGAAGGTTAACGCAAGGGGCGACCAAATTAATCGCGGCGTAATAACAAAAACAGCAGATCAAATAGCAAGAGATAATCATCGCGTTCAAACTATTATTACAAATACGGGGTTAAAAGGTAAACAGCCTATTGTACCCGATATTCAAATGGAAGCACCTAAGGCGCCTAAAGCAGTTAAGACACCTAAAGTAGCATCTAAAGAAACCGAGTTACCTTCTGGTGATATTATAGTAGAATAATATGGACGGCGATATCGAGGGAAATGTGAATGGTGTGAAATACACCATAGGCAAGGCCGTCTTGGAACAACTGAAATTGCATAATATTGATGCAGTAAAAGAAGTGGAAGAAGCATTAAATACATTAATTAAAGAAGAAAGGCCTACAGATGCAAATCAAAGCAATGCCCGGTAAAGTACTGGTAACAGATTTAGAACGCGGTTCTAGACTTATAAATGGAATTATTATTCCAGATGATAATGGTAAGAGCGAAGGCATTCGCCCTCGCTGGGGCCGGGTATATTCGATTGGCGAAGGTATCGATGAAATTTCTGTTGGACAATGGATATTGGTCGAGAATGGTCGCTGGACTCGCATGTTAAAGATAAGAGAAGACGATGGCACCTATATACAGGTATGGGGTGTAGAATGGCCTAAGTCTGTTATGCTTGTATCGGACGAAGATCCTGATATGAATATATTTTCTGAATTTACCACATCACACGCATTTTAGGCCTGCATTAGCCGAAAGTCTTGCATAGCATGCCTTACTATGCTATTATTTGTCAATTAAGAAAGAACATATGAAGAATCTGTGGACAGAAGTATATAGACCCAAGACGATAGGAGACTATGTCTTCAAAGATCAAAAACAAAAGAAACAAATAGAGAAGTGGATAGAGAGTGGTGCACTTCCACATATCTTGTTGTCAGGGTCTCCGGGTACGGGTAAATCAACCTTAGTGAAAGTTCTGTTAAATGAACTAGGCGTAGATCCTTTTGATGTATTAGAAGTAAACGCATCTAGGGATAACGGTGTAGATTTTATTAGAGATACTATTACTCGATTTTCTGAAACAATGGGTGTGGGAGATATAAAGTATATATTTCTAGATGAAGCAGACGGTCTTTCGGCGCCAGCACAGGGTATTTTGAGAGGCACATTAGAAAAGTATGCAGGATCTGTAAGATTCTTACTTACATGTAATCATCCACACAAGATTATAGATGCGATTAAATCCAGATGTGAAATTGGTCGTATGCATATAGAGAAATTAGATACAAGCGAATTTTATATGCGATTGGTTAATGTGCTGGATAAAGAAAACGTCGAAATTGACCCAGATGCATTAGAAGCTATAGTACAGAAGACATATCCCGACCTACGCCGCGGGATTAGCATGATTCAGGCTAATTCCTTCAATGGAAAGCTAAATTCTCCCGACGCAGACTCTGAGGTTGTATCCGATTACAAGACTGATATGGTAGTGTTATTCAAGGCAGGTAGATATACAGATGCTCGTAAGCTGATATGCGAAAAAATCAGTAAAGACGAATATGATGATGTATATACATTCATGTATAAGAATTTAGAAATTTGGAGTGAAAATGATATAGAACAGAGTAGACTGATTATTGCAATTAGAAATGGATTAATCAATCATACTATGTGTTCTGATATTGAATTAAATCTTAGTGCAACTTTATGTGAACTTGAAATGATTTCGAAAGGTATTTTATGAGTAAAGAAAAAGTTTTTATCGTGTTATCTCACAAACATAATTTAAAGAAGGGTTCTAGAACAGAGTGGGAAGTTGCAGAATCTGTAGAATTTGTTAATCAGTTAAGAAATAAGCATATCACTATGTCTAGCGCAATCGGCGATTATCTTAATAGAAAGATGATAAGCGGCGAAAGTAAAGGAATGGGCGATTATGCAAAGTTCGAAGAATATGTATGGAAGAAGTATTCTAAGCAAATGACAGAACTCGAGACTGCCTATAATGCATTACGTGTTCCAGAAATTGTCATACCCGAAACAATGATTACTGATTCTTTCGGTAACGTAAGACCACATACGGTATTTGATATATGATTAAAGAGAAGATTATCTTAACAGATTGCGACGGAGTACTCTGCAACTGGAACGACGGTTTTAATAAGTTCATGGAAGATAAAGGTATGCCACAATTACCCAATACGGATGATCAATATCTATTATCGAAAAGGCACAATATTACTTCTGCATATGCTACAGAACTCGTCAGGGAATTTAATGAAGGCCCGAGTATTGCTGATTTGGAACCATTTGCTGATTCCGTAGAATATGTAGCCCGACTCTCAGATAAAGGTTTTAGATTTATTGTTGTCACAAGTCTTAGTGATGCGCCACATGCCCATTATTATAGATCAAAGAATCTGCACAGTATTTTCGGTAGTCATGTATTTAAAGAAATCAATTGTATTGAAATGGGTGCAAGCAAAGCGCATATTTTAAAAAATTGGCAAGATACGGGATATTTCTGGATTGAAGATCACATGCGTCAGGCAGAGGCTGGATATGAAGCTGGCCTACAAACAGTATTAATTAGACATCCATATAACGCACATTACACAACTGATTTATTTCCAACAGTAAGTTACGAAAGACCGTGGGAAGAAATATATAATATGGTATGTAAGGAGTATAATTTATAATGCTTATAAACGTATTTTCATTGCATCGCACTGGATCTACCTGGTGGGCACATTATATTAAAAATCAATACCCTGGTAGTAAAATATATAATGAAATATTTAATCAGCTATGGTATTTTACTATTAATGAGAACGGAAGTTTTACATGGCACAACGAATATAGCGACGGATGCTTCTGGAGAGCACCAAATGCTTCCTGCACAGAAATTGTGCATAATTACAGAGAACTTGCAACCAAGGATAATCTTAGATTCGACAGATGGTTAAAATTCTTAGAATTATCTACAGATACAATTATTTGCCATACTCATCTTTCACCCCTACAAGATGATAAGTATCTTACAGAATTATGCAAGATAGGTAATAAGAACTATTATGTCTATAGAGAAAATATCTTAGAGAAAATAGCATCTTTCGTAATATTAGAACATACAGGTGAATATACAGTATTTACTAAAGATAGAGCTAATATTAATGTAAAATTTACATATCCTATTATTAACATGAAATCAACAGAATGGAAGATATATGAAATATTACATGCTAATGAATTCATAGAAAATAAATTATTTAATTATGAAAGAATTAAATATGAATTTATGCCATTCAACGAAACAATAGAGGGAATGCCACTAAAACAAAATGTGTCAGCATTCGACAGATTGTGCATTATAGATCAAGAATTAATAAAACAAATATATACAAGGACAAAAAATGGCAGGTAAAATTTTAATAATGGGCCTACCAGGGTCTGGCAAAACAACACTCGCAATAGCACTTAAGAAGTATTTAGAAGATAATGGTACCGCAAACAACATGTCATTATCTAATGCGATGACTACTGACATGCTTATCGGTGATTATAAGGTCACCGTTGACTGGTTCAACGCTGATGAAATTCGTAAACGCTTCAACGACTGGGACTTCAGCCAAGACGGCCGTATCAGACAATCGCTACGCATGGCAGAGTTCGCCCTGAAATCATCAGGTGATTTTGTTATCGCTGACTTTGTTGCACCGCTAGTGGAGATGCGAAATAACTTTAAGGCAGACTGGACTATCTGGATGGATACTATCGATCAAGGTCGTTTCGATGATACAAACAAAGCATTCGTACCACCCACTATATATGACTTCCGTGTCACTGAACAGAACGCAGACAAGTGGGCCGAGTTTATTGGTACACATATTCTTGAAAATCGGCGCCGCCCAGTGTTTAATTGGCAAAAAGAAACTGTTATGCTACTAGGAAGATATCAGCCTTGGCATCAAGGGCATAGGGCATTATTTGATATTGCTATTGCTAAAACAGGGCAGGTAATTGTACAGATACGAGATTGTCAGGGTTGGAACGGTAGCAATCCTTTTACTCTTAAACAAGTGGCAGACTATATTAGACGAGATCTCGACCCCTTATATCAGGGCCAGTATGAAATACAAATTGTGCCCAACATTGTTGAAATTAATTATGGACGCGACGTGGGCTATAAAATAAACAAAATAGATCTTCCAGATGAGATACAACAAATATCTGCTACTAAAATTCGTAAGGATATGGGTATAGAATAAAATTGTTGGGACGATGGCACAATGATAAATACATTAAGGGAGAAATGTATGGACTCATTTGTATATCAATGGACTAATTTAACATTAGATAAAATTTATATAGGATTTCATAAAGGGACAGAAGGTGATGGATACATTTGTTCATCGGCATCTTCTATCTTCTGGGAAGATTTTCGTAATCCCAGTAGCCCCAGTAGCCCCAGTAGCCCCAGTAGCCCCAGTAGCCCCAGTAGCCCCAGTAGCCCCATCAATCCCTGCTGGCGCAGCATTGATGATTGTGTTTAGGTTTTTGGACATGGTTTATTCCGGGTTTGCGGGTAATTCCACCCAAGATACTGTTGATTCATCCCATTGATATTGTTTGCCGTCCTCTGGGTAGGAGGCTGGAGGCTCCCACAAACACGATTCTTCGTTAAGCAGCCATGAGTCAAACGGTTTTGGAGCTATGAACGCATCACGGACGGCATCGTAGGTATATCCGACACCAGCGTAGTTCTTTCGGAAGTTTCCGTTGTAGCTTGTCTGTTTCCAGTTGGAATATCCACCCGACCAATTTGTCAGGAACTCAATTCCCTTGGCCTCAGACTCAACTCCGTTGTCGAGTAATTCGTTGTTGTTCAAACAATTAACATCAACGACGATATTGTTCGCGTCGAGTTTTGCAAAATGTGCCATGTTGATTCCTAGAAAGTAATGGAGCCGTTGCCGGTCCATGTATAGATGCGATAACCACCTGATACGGTTACCGTGGGGGAGCCTGTGGTTGCAGATGCGGCTGCATAACTGTCTGCATAACGGATGACTACTACGCCAGAACCCCCGGTTCCCCCTGTTCCTCCATTATTAGCGCCGCCCCCACCACCACCGGTATTTGTTGTGCCGGAATATCCGTTGGCGCTTGACGAGACTGCCCCACCATTACCGCCACCACCTAACCCCCCAGTTCCCGGAGTTCCTGATGCGTAGCAGGTTCCGGCGCCGCCACCTGCATAATAAGTTGCAGTTCCAGATATAGAGGATTGTAATCCAACTCCGCCATTTCCGCCTTGTCCTGTTGATGCATTACCTCCAACAGCACCGGCGCCGCCGCCGCCACCTGATGGATATGGATTTGTACTTGCACTAGTTCCCCCGGTATTTCCTTGCCCCGATGTTCCAGCGCCGCCTGCATTAACGCCCCATGATGATCCGCCACCACCAGAACCGCCAGGTTGACCAACTCCCCCATTGCCAGTACCACCCCGGCCACCACCAATTGCAGTAATATCTGCCCAATTATTTGCACCGTCTGTAGTATCAGTCAAAATAGTTGCTGTTTGCGTGTCATTTGTACTATCTTTGTTATAGTATAAAAATACTTTGTAACTAGTTCCCCCAGTTAATGAGACAGTTTCTGAATATATTACAGTATCACTAGTATCAGTGATAGAGAATACAATTGATGCTCCTGTTTTAGTTGCCCTAAGTCTAAATGGTGTGCTAGCGGCTAAACCTGCATAGGCGTAATTAATTAATTTTCTGGCTAATGCCGTGCCATACGCTGCATATTGTGCATATTCTACCGCCTGTGTAAATGTATTGGCATTAGTGTTATTAAGACCAATACCTAGATATCCAGCATTAGTGGGGCGTGTTCCTGAAATTTGAACTTTGAAATCAAAGTTGGCACTAGCAGAAGTAAATATATCCGACACTACATAATTATTTGGAGATGGAGCATTAACTAACGTTAACGGAGGATGAGCTATTCCTAATGAAGAATTACTTCCATTGTTTGCCACGGTTGTAGACGAATTACCAGCACCTCCGGCTCCTATAGTAATTCTATAACCAATACCAGCAGTAACAGCAGTAGTAGTAAAATATCCACCCGCACCACCACCCCCTGATGGTTCTGCATAACCACCAGAACTGCCCCCACCTCCCGCCACGATAAGGCATTCAACAGCAGGAGGACGCTCAACAGCTGCAACCGTCCAAGTAAATGTCCGGGTGGCAGTCTTGTTGGTAGTCGCAGTAGCAGCCGTGATGACGCTTGCTCCGCTGCTGATTGTCGTGGGTGCCCCGGTGATCTGATCGCCGCTGATGCTCACCCCCGCAGGAAGGGTGTCGGCTGAGTACGAAATCGTCCCTCCCGTTGCCGAAGCTGCAACCAGCGTGATCGCGCTCATGGCCGTGCTTTGCCCCAGTAAATAGGCGGTGCCATCAGCAGGGCTTGTCCAAGTCACCACATCGGGATTGACGGTGATTGAGAAACTGCGGTTTGTGGTCTGGTTCTGTGCGTCAACGGCCTTGATGACAAAGCTGTAGGTTGTCGAGCTTGCAGTTACAGCGTTGGTCCCGCTTATCAGGCCGGTGGAACTGTTCAGTGTGATGTTGGTTGGTAGAGAACCCGAAACGACCGAATAGGTTACTGGCGCATCACCTGTGGCAGCAAGCGTTGTGGATACCGCACCAGTCTCATAGGACGCTCCAAGGGTTCCAGCTGCCGTTGTCCAAGCGGGTATACCGCTGTACGAGATACCCGGAACTGCGATGGCCGTTGCACCGTCTGTATTGACAAGGTAGACCGGGTACGTTCCAGCGGCCACGGCTGGTGCAGTGAAGGTGATCGAGGTTGAGCTGACTACCGCCACCACGGATACTGTGGTGAAAGGCGAGGTTCCAATCAGAAGTGAAGCCCCTGCTGCAAAGCCAGTGCCGACCAAGGTGACAGTCTCTCCACCAGCCACGTCTACGGCTGTCTCCGAACTGGGGTAGGTGATTCCCGTGATTTTGGGTACGTCTGCTCCTGCACCCGTAGCTCCAGTCGGGCCAGTAGGACCACCTGGAGTACCAGCGGCTCCAGTAGCACCAGTCAAACCCACCGTAGGCGTCTCGGCCACCTTCCAGTTGGATGTAGCGCCGATATAAACCAGCGGCACAAAGGCACCGTTGATGTTGATGTTCAATCCAGTGCTTTCCCCCTCCACCGAACTTGCTCCAACCACCAGCACGTTATGAACCGCGCATTGGTTGGCAACGTCAAGGATTGAGATAAGAGCGCCGTCCACGCCTATAGGAAGGGTGATCGTGAATCCCCCAGCGGTTGAGTCCACCCGCACCAGATCGTTTGCCGCAGCCGTGTAGTTGGCCGTCTTGACTGCGGTTGGTGTGAGGCCGGAGCCACTTCCACCACTGCCAGCAGGGCCAGTTAAGCCGGTTGCACCTGTGGGACCTGTTACCGTAGAAGCAGCACCACCGGGTCCTGTCCAACCTGTGGGTCCTGTGACTGTGCTGGCTGCCCCGTTAGGACCTGTCCAGCCTGTGGGACCTGTTACCGTAGAAGCAGCACCACCGGGTCCTGTCCAACCTGTGGGTCCTGTGACTGTGCTGGCTGCTCCAGTGGGGCCTGTGACTGTGGAGGCTGCCCCGTTAGGACCTGTCCATCCAGTGGGACCTGTAACCGACGGCCTGCCGTAGGTCGAAATTGCCCCAAGTCGTAAACCCGTTAAGGTTATTGCCATGTTAGTTCCTTGAGCGTTAAAGTTAGAGTTACTGTTATACTACGGTACTAATTACGGTATGAAGCGTTCTTCTAGATCGTGCAATCTTGCTTCCTGATCTTTTGCTATCTCGATCAAGAATGCCAGCAGAGGCAAGTACGACACGGACTTCATGCCGTTTGCGTCATCCTTAACAAGCTCTGGCAATATCTTTTCAAGCTCTTGGGCGATCAAACCGTATGACTTATCCCCTGACTCTTTCCACGTAAAGGACACACCCATAAGACGTTTGATTGTCTCAATAGGATTCTGGAGCAACCGAATGTTTTCCTTATACCTTATGTCTGACGTCGTGTTCAGTATAGTTGAGTTGAGCGTGCCTGTTGATGGGTCAAACGTCAACTTGGTGCTAGACACATACGTATCTGCTTGAGTACCTGATGTTGCGCGCGTCATCCCAACGTACTGCGTAACCACAGTCGTTGTGTCGTTCGTGATCGTTACTGAGGTGCCTGCAGGACCCGTAACCGACGGCCCTGTCCAACCAGTGGGGCCTGTGACTGTGCTGGCCGCTCCCTCAGGACCTGTCCAACCTGTGGGTCCTGTAACCGACGGCCCTGTCCAACCAGTGGGGCCTGTGACTGTGCTGGCCGCTCCCTCAGGACCTGTCCAACCTGTCGGTCCAGTAGGCCCTGTGACGGTCGATGCTGCCCCGTTGGGACCTGTCCAACCTGTGGGTCCAGTAACCGTAGAAGCAGCACCACCGGGTCCTGTCCAACCTGTGGGTCCTGTGACGGTCGAGGCAGCACCGTTAGGTCCTGTCCAACCTGTGGGACCTGTTACCGACGGCCCTGTCCAACCTGTAGGTCCAGTTACCGTAGAAGCCGCCCCTGTAGCGCCAGTAGGACCTGTGGGTCCTGTTACCGTAGACGCAGCCCCGTTAGGTCCAGTCCAACCTGTGGGTCCTGTGACTGTGCTGGCCGCTCCCCCGGGACCTGTCCAACCTGTGGGTCCAGTGACGGTCGAGGCTGCGCCTGTGGGTCCTGTTACCGACGGCCCAGTCCAGCCTGTAGGACCTGTAGGACCTGTGACGGATGGACCTGTCCAACCTGTAGGTCCTGTTACCGTAGAAGCAGCACCGTTAGGTCCTGTCCAACCTGTGGGACCTGTTACAGTAGACGCTGCGCCTGTGGGTCCTGTGACTGTCGATGCAGCGCCTGTAGCACCAGTGGGACCTGTGACTGTTGAGGCTGCACCACCAGGCCCTGTCCATCCAGTGGGTCCAGTAACCGAAGGCCCTGTCCATCCAGTGGGGCCAGTTACGGATGGGCCAGTTACGGATGGGCCAGTAGGTCCTGTAATAGATACTATAGGTGTCTCAGCTACCTTCCAGTTTGTGCCGGTGCTGTTGTATACCAATACAACGTAAGCACCGCTGACGTTTGCAGACAGGCCAACTGCATCACCTTCAATGGTTTTGCCACCAGCAACCGCAATAAGCACTGGGTTCAAGCTACATTGGTTCGCAACGTCAAACAGACCAGCTCTATCACCATCTGAAGGAGAGGCTGGCAGTGTGATAGTAAACTCACCACCTGTACTATCTACTCGCACAACCTCATTCAATCCTACTGAATAAGCAGATGTCTTGATTGGAGTATAGTTTACTTCGTAAGGACCTGTAGGGCCAGTAACTGAGGGACCTGTTGGTCCAGCAACGGTACTATCAGCTCCTGTTGGGCCAGTCAACGATGCTCCTGTTGGGCCAGTCAACGATGCTCCTGTTGGACCTGTGACAGAGGGGCCAGTCCAGCCAGTGGGACCTGTTACCGACGGACCTGTCCAACCTGTAGGTCCTGTGACTGTCGAGGCTGCCCCTGTAGCGCCAGTAGGACCAGCAACTAAGGCCACATTGTTGACGTAGAGACCAGAATTGTCTACCCTAATCCGCTCGCAGGTTCCAGCACCAAGCAACAGGGTACAGACGCAGCCAGCAGCACCGACCAAGGAGCCGATCACAGTGTTGTTAACACCTGTAGTAATCGCGTTACCCGCGTTAGCACCAATCGCTATGTTGTTACCTGTGGCGTTTGATGCGTACAAGGCGCAGCAACCGATACCGATATTATTATTACCTGTGGTGTTGCATGTTAGAGATTGAGATCCTTGAGCAATGTTGTTACAGCCTGTAGTATTACAGTAGAGCGCCGAGTATCCTTGGGCACTGTTGTTACAGCCTGTGGTGTTGGCGCATAACGCTGTGTTACCTTGAGCAATGTTGTTACAGCCTGTGGTGTTTTTCTTAAGCGCCATGTAGCCTACGGCCACGTTATTTGACCCAGCAGTGTTAGCTACTATGGCATTGTATCCAATAGCCGTGTTGTAGCATCCCGTGGTGTTACCGTATAGTGACCCATAGCCTAAGGCCACGTTACTCATGCCGTAAGTGTTAAACTTTAGAGCTTGTGATCCTATCGCCACATTAAAATGACCGGTAGTATTGCTACACAGAGTAAGACAGCCTGCCGCGAAATTGCGGCTACCTGTGGTATTCCCGTACAGAGAACAGAAGCCGAAGGCGAAGTTACTGTAGCCAGTAGTTGTCTTGGCAAGAGCGCCTCGCCCAATTGCTACGTTATTCGAGCCATTGGTAATAGCAGCCAACGCACTAGCACCAACCCCAAAGTTATTGTAGGTGGCTGTGAGACTAGGATTACCAGTGAGTGCAACATTGTTGATGTAAAGGCCACTGTTATCAACCCTTATACGTTCGCAGGTTCCAGCACCGAGGAGCAAGGTGCCTACACAACCTGCGGCTGCTGGTAGAGAACCAATAACAGTGTTATTGTTTCCAGTGGTTATGGCGCCACCCGCCCAGTAGCCTATGCCTATGTTACACGATCCAATCGTGTTCAGTCCGAGCGCGCAGTAGCCTTGGGCGATGTTATTGCAGCCTATTGTATTTTTGGCGAGACCGTAGGCTCCTATCGCAACGTTGTAGCTACCTGTGGTATTGCAACATAAGGCTATGAATCCGATGCTAGTATTGTATCCACCGAGCGTGTTGGCACGTAGTCCGAGGCAGCCTATAGCAATATTGTAGTCACCATGGGTGTTACCGTAGAGAGCCTTATTTCCTATTGCTATGTTATTACAACCAGTGGTGTTGGAGTATAACGCCATGTATCCTTGGGCGATATTGTCACTACCGTAGGTATTCTTGCAAAGGGCTGCGTACCCTATTGCAGTGTTGCTCATGCCTGTGGTGTTGGCGTAGAGTGCATTAAAACCTGACGCGAAATTATTACAACCAGTAGTGTTGCCGTAGAGTGTCTTGCAGCCGTGAGCAAAGTTGTTGCAACCAGTGGTATTCCCGTACAGAGCACAGAGGCCGAAGGCTGAGTTGTTACTGCCAGTAGTACTCTTGGCAAGAGCGCCTCGCCCAATTGCTACGTTATCATGACCAATGGTAATAGCAGCCAACGCGCTTGTACCAATAGCCAGGTTGTTGTAGGTAGCACTTAGACTAGGATTACCAGTGAGTGCAACATTGTTGACGTAGAGACCACTGTTATCAACCCTAATCCGCTCGCAGGTTCCGGCACCTAGGAGGAGCGTACAGACGCAGCCTGCGGCTGCGGGTAGGTTTCCAATAACTGTGTTGTTAGCGCCTGTGGTTATACTCTTACCTGCAAACGCACCAATTCCGATGTTGCTACCAGCAGAATTTGCACCATAAAGAGAGCAAATTCCTATTGCAATGCTGCAACTGCCGGTGGTATTGTATCTGAGCCCATAGAATCCTATGGCAACGTTATTAGCGCCGGTGGTGTTCTTGTAGAGTGCCTTGTACCCTTGGGCAACGTTACTAGAGCCGTATATGTTACATGCAAGAGCTTGATATCCTTGAGCAAAGTTATCCCTACCTGCGGTGTTGCAATATAGGGACATGCATCCTTGGGCGAAGTTATTGCTACCAGTAGTTGTCTTGGCAAGGGCACAGACACCAATCGCAAGATTGTTAACACCTGTAGTTACTGAAGCCAACGCACCTGTACCAATAGCCAGGTTGTTGTAGGTAGCACTAAGACTAGGTGTTGCCCCCGTAGGGCCAGTGACAGAAGACCCACCTGGACCTGTCCAACCTGTGGGTCCTGTGACTGTGCTGGCCGCTCCACCTGGACCTGTCCAACCAGTGGGACCTGTTACAGTAGACGCTGCACCAGTTGGGCCAGTGACAGTAGACGCAGCCCCTGTAGCACCAGTAGGGCCTGTTACTGTAGAATCAGCACCACCAGGTCCCGTCCAACCTGTGGGACCTGTGGCGGTGCTGGCTGCTCCAGTTGGACCTGTTACAGTAGACGCAGCCCCTGTAGCACCAGTAGGACCTGTGACGGTGCTGGCTGCTCCACCTGGACCTGTCCAACCTGTGGGACCTGTTACAGTAGACGCTGCACCAGTTGGGCCAGTTAACGACGCGCCTGTTGGGCCAGTCATGCTCGTCCACCCTTGGACAGTTGCAAGTTCAGCGTTGGTCAAGTGGTTGTATTCGTTGGCTATCCCACCTTGCAGACCAGCAAGCAGATTGTGAGTTCCTATAGATACAGCCGTATTTGTAATGAGAGATGCGTTGATACGGACGGGCGTCCTCATCAGTGAGCATAAGCCTAGGCCAGCAGCATTTACCAGCCAAGTGAATTGATAGATGGCGACGAGTTCTTCTACAGGCGCACCGACCATTGAAAAGGAACCAAACGTTTCTGCGTAAGCTGTGGCGGTTGTAGTGAACAACGCACGACCTGGCACCCACATGAAGCACTCTTGGCCTTGAACGTTAGTACAGCACAGGTAGTAGTTGACGTAACGATTCGAAGCAGCCGTAACTGCGGTCATTGTGCCTGCGTTGTCGTACTGGATACCACCAGCACCTGTGTACTTGAAGGGCACCAGACTACGCTGCCATTCCCAAGTGGACGCACCTGTGCGGTACATGATGGAGTAGAACAGATTCGATGTTGCGTTACCAGCAGTGACTGCAGGTAATGTTTCGTAAATGTCTTGATCGAAGATGTACGCGGTGCTAATTGCACACGTCTTATTAGCGTTGACGGCACTTGCTACTGTAGGGCCGGTAAGCACCGCACCACTAGAGTACTGAGTACCTTCTGTCAAGTGCTCGATCATCAAGTCACGCCGGGTTATCAAAACGGCATGGCGCTCCTCTGCCATAATGTACGTTGGTGTCAACCCAGAATTACGCGAGATTGTCACAATAGGTATTATGCTTGGGAGAGATAGGTCCCAAACAGTTGTGCTATATGACAACGTGCCGTCTGTTGCGTCGATGTAGATATAGTACATCGTTGTCGTCGCAGTTGCATTAGGCAAAGCGAGGGTCTTGCTGCCTGTTACGGTGTACTTTACGCCTGCACGATAGTAAGACCAAGGATTTGACCCACCAGCGGTTGGTGCAATCGTGAAAGTACCGATGAATGGGGTTGTGCCCACAGCATCGGCAAAAGAAATCGTGGTTTCAGTTTGGTTCAGAAAACCGCACATCTGAGTGTCTACGCGAGCTGCATCAGCATTTGCGCCTTGAGCTGCTGACGCGTAATCTACACCGGCTGTAGCCGCACTAAGGGCGCCAGCAGTTAACTTTGCCAAGCCACTTAGGGCTGTGTCGAGGGTTGTGTTGCCGAGGACGACTAGGCCATTTTTGGCCTTAAAAGGGACGTTTGCCATTTCGCTTCCATTCCACGAAAGAGTTAAGAGAGGTCCTCTGTTACGAAGACCTCCCATAAGGACTACCTACTGATTAGATGTATAATCAGACCACCAACATTGTTTTGCTGATGTTGATAGTTGCAGACGTTGCCGCAGCCATCGTAACAATAAGACGAGCGTTACCGCCGCTAATATCGGCAGTGAAGTCGCCCAACACGCCGTTGGTTTCAAGAACAGCGTACTCAGTCTTTGTCGTCGTCGTACCGTTATGGATCACCATTATCTCAGACACTTGGTAGTCAGTACCTTGCGTGATTTGAACAAGGTACTTGCACGACCGGTACGTTGCAACTGCCCACGAATCAACTGCTGTAGCAGATACTGTAGCAACCGTAGCCTGGACAACGTCCTTGTTGGCGATAACTGCACCAGCAGACAGAGATTCCAGTGTAGCGCCACCAATCGTCAGATTCTTGGCAATTGCAACACCGCCGCTAAACTGCATAGAGCCAGAAGACAGGTCGGTACTATCTGTGGTGTTAGTGAACGTCAGAGCAACCGCAGTAGTTGTACCACGACCAGTGACAGAGGCCAATGTGTCTGCCTCTGCGGTCAGGTACGTGCTAGTATCAATGCTGTACGTGTCAGCAGCAGTCTTCTTCAGGAAGCCTGCTCCTGCACCAGTCATTGCACTAGCCAAGGCCGTTATAGCTGGGCCAACGGTGTTCTTGATCGTAACGTTAGAGGCACTGTTGGCATCCCAAGAGCCGCTAAACGTAACTTCAACACCAGTGTTGGTTGCACCAGCCGTAGAAGTCGTTGCACCCAACGTACCAGAGTTAACCGTCGGCAAATCAGATGTCAACGCCATCGTGCCAGTTGCAGCCGGCATAGTGATGGTCGTCGAACCAGCAATAGCGGTCGGGACCAAGGTCGTAGAGCCAGATGTAGCTCCAGCAAACGCTACACTAAGAATGCCTGTAAGCGCCAGGTTAGCGGATGCACGATTAAGAGCGACCGACGTCGTACCGATGTTGACATTGCTATTACCTAGAACTGCACTAGGGATAGTACCGGACAAATTGCCAGCAGTCAGCGAGGTCAAGTTAGCGCCACTTACTGCGCCGAACGAGCCTGACCACGTACCGCTAGTGATTGTACCGACTGAGGTCAAGCTAGACGTAACAATCGTTGAACCGAGTGTTGTACCAGACAGGACTGCCACATTGTTGATCTTGAAGCCCTTGCCGGTAGGCACATTCCAGTCTTCACTTGATGTCCAATTTGCATTTGCAAGGTCCCAAATGATCGTCTTGTCTGTGGTGCCGAGCAACGTAATACCACCACCATCCGCTGTGATGTTGGTAGGTACTGCCACGTTACCCATCTCAATGTTCTTGTCCAACACCTTTATGGTCTGCGTATCAAGAGTTGTCGTAGTGCCCTTGACTGTCAAGTTACCGTTCACCACCGTTTCAGTGTTGGTATTACCGATGTTGACTGTATTAACGCTAGTGCCAGATGCCGCAATGTTAACGATACCAGTTGTCAGACCAGCAGCAATGGACAGCGTACCAGTGGTCAAGCTTGCCCAAACACTTGGCGTACCAGTAGTGGTTGTGTCCACAGCCAACGTAGCCGCTGCACTGCCATTGTAGGTAGTGCCAGTGGACCAGACCAAGCCAACGCCAGCAGTCAGGCTAGCAAGATTTGATCCAAGTGCAACGCCAGAAATGGTCGAGTTCGACAGAGCGCTGTTGGGGATGCTAGTAAAGTTAGTACCAGTCAACGTTGGTGTGTTAGACCAAGTAGGAGCAGTTGGGCTACCAACCAAAACTTGGCTAGTAGTACCAGCAGCAAGAAACGCTGTAGTGTCAGCGCCTGATTGATACGGCAGGGAACCTGCAGCACCACCAGCAAGGTTAGTAGCCTTGGCCGCTGTACCAGATGTATCTTGGTTCAACGTCGGTACGTCAGCGGCCTGGATCGTTGACATCACCACGTTTGTGCCATTACCACGCAGGTAAGAGCCGCTTGTAACCGCCGCTGCAAACGCGTTCATTGCCAGTTGTGCGCTAACCTGACCAGAACCACCGTTTGCCAATGCCAAGGTGCCGCCAACAGTGACGGTGCCACTTGTTGCAGTGTTAGGTGTAAGGCCTGTGGTGCCAAACGAAATGCTTGCAACACCAGTGGACGATGTCAGGTATGTGCTTGTATCCAAGCTATACGTGTCAGCAGCAGTCTTCTTGACGAAGCCTGTAGTTACGCCAGTCATCAACGTAGCTAGTGCGGAGATTGCAGGTCCCACCACGTTCTTGATCGTGACGTTCGAGGCGCTGTTGGCAGACCAAGATGCACTGAACGCTGTTTCAACCGTTGTGTTTGTTGCACCAGCGGTTGAACTAGCTGCACCCAAAGTACCATCGTTAACCGTTGAACCCAGCTGAGAAGTCAACGCAATAGTACCAGAGAGGTCTGGCATCGTCAACGTTCTGTCTGCAGACAGAGTCGTTGGGATAAGGGAAGAGGTATAGGCGGAGTTAGCATCTTTGACTGCAGGCGTAACAAGTTGGCCTGCTGCATTGAATACTGTTACTGTTCCTATCTGCAAACTGTCTTTGATTTTGAATGACATGGCGAATCCTTAAAAATGTTAAACTAGACTAAGCGCCGAAACTTGAAAACGTAATTTGAATCTGAATCTGTAGGTGTGTTTGAATACATCTGCAATTTCAGATGGAGGGGATTTGCTGTCTCCGTTCGGTAGGTACGAAGATACAGACTTCCTTCTCCACTTGCCCCTGCCCGGTGTAATGCAATTTCGTCTGTAGGCAACGCCAGCGCGGAATTTGTGCTACCGCTATACCAACTCATAGTACCTGAGTAATATTCGTTGTTATTAGTTCCCCCAGAACTTAGATCATTTGCATACACTTGGACTATATAGGTACCTGTTTCAAGGTCAGTGTTGTTTATGCCTACGTCAGACCAATCAGTTGTGAGAGTCAATGCTTTAGTGAAAATCGCCACTTGATCAATGGCAGTCCCTTCGCTAAGTATCAATCCTCCGCCGTGTTGAAAAGTTCCTGTTATTTCAACATTGCCAGTTATGGTTCCCCCAGTTAGTGGTAAGGTTTCGTCTGCAATATCGTTCGTGTCCACCAACATTGAGTCAACGGTTGAACCCGGTGGCAGATTCGTGTAAACACTATCGCTCGGTAGCAAGCCATATTTAAGCTTGGTTGATGGTTGGCATAGCAGAGAATACGAACCATTAGTAGGAGCATCGTCTTCAGTACCAAGCTCGTCCCATACGATGGTTCCACTTAAGGTATAGTTGTCAACAGGGGTTACTGTCGTAAATTTATACCTGTGAATTATTCCCGGAATAGGGGTTCCTAAAGCCAAGTCAGTTGCAGGAACATAGAGTAAGAACCCTACCTGTACATCGTATGCACCATTCCCTGTAGCGTCTGATTGATTTTCGAAAACCGCATTTGCGAAAGTATATTCACCTGGGCTACCACCTACAAAACTGTCAACGTATAAGGTTGCATTTATAGGTCTCACTGGAAGTACCTTTCATTAAAAGTTTGCAAGAATATGTATACCAGTAGTAGACGCGGGCAATGCTCCCCATTGAAATGTACCAAAGTCACCAGCAGTATTTGTCACTATGGTAGATGCAACGACCACCAAACTATTGCCATCTTGGCGAACCGCTTGATTCGGAATGATGATGTCGTCCATGCCAGTGTCCGGACCTACACCATTGACATTTCCCTTAGGAACAGTCAGTGCATATATCGTTCCTGTTCGAGTACCTACTGCTAAGTGAATACGAATAGACATTAGCTGTGCATCTCCACCAGAAGGTGCGCTTAACGTACCACCATTGATAGAGCCAGCGCCTGCGTTATGAGCAAAGTTGAAGCCCATAGAATATGCACCATCACTGCCTGATAGGTTGCCAATTGGCGAACACGCAACCGTAAAGGTATCAGCATCATAAGAGGTTATTACCGCAACTTGGTAATCAACATTAGTGTTGTGTATGATTGCTCTATTGCCTGTAACGTGACCATGGGCAACCCTGGTGATAGTCAACGCAGAGCCAGAGCGTGTCCACGCCAAGCCGATGCGAACCGGGCTTGACGACATGCAGCTAACACCTTGACCAGTGGTAGACACCATCTGGTAGCGTGAAACAGGATTGTAGATATCGCCGCTAGTAGAGCCACCACCGGAAGGTCCAGTGGGGCCAGTGGGGCCAGCAGAGCCAGATCCAGTTGGGCCAGTAGCGCCTGCTGATCCGCCAGATCCTGTTGGGCCCGTTACTGTACTATCTGCACCTGTTGGGCCTGTTAAAGCGGGACCGGTAGACCCTGTTGGGCCAGTGACTGTAGATGCAGCACCAGTAGGTCCAGTAACTGACGGGCCAGTGGGGCCTGTTCCGCCTGGACCTGTTGGGCCTGTCGCACCGTTAACTCCTGCACCTGTTGCTCCAGTTGGCCCTGTTACTGTAGATGCGGCACCTGTTGGGCCTGTGACCGATGGACCTGTAGGTCCTGTTGAGCCGTTAGATCCAGAAGAACCAGTTGGCCCTGTTACTGTAGATGCGGCACCTGTTGGGCCTGTGACCGATGGACCTGTAGGTCCAGGAACAGTTGAGTCAGCACCAGTGGGACCTGTAAGAGAGGAACCTTGGGGACCAGTAAGAGAAGCGCCAGTAGGACCTGTTGCACCATTAACACCATCGGTACCTGTGGGTCCTGTGACTGTAGACGCAGCGCCAGTAGGACCTGTAAGAGAAGCCCCAGTTGGGCCTGTTACTGAAGAACCTTGAGGACCTGTAAGAGATGCTCCTGTTGGACCTGTTAAAGAATTACCTTGGGGACCTGTTGGCCCAGGAGTTGTTGATGCGGCGCCAGTAGGACCAGTGACAGAGGGACCAGTAGCACCATCAATGCCAGCAGAGCCAGTTGGGCCAGTAGCACCATTTGAACCAGTAGGACCAGTTGCACCGTCAACGCCGTTCGTGCCAGCAGTGCCTGTTGGTCCTGTTACTGACGGACCCGTAGCGCCGTTCGTACCAGCGGTTCCCGTAGGACCAGTTGCACCACCAGAGCCATAGGCACCAGTGGGGCCAGTAGCTCCATCCGTGCCGTTCGTACCAGCAGAGCCAGTGGGTCCAGTAACGCCGTCTGCTCCTGTCGATCCAGTTGGGCCAGTAGCACCGTCTGTCCCGTTCGTGCCGTCGATACCAGCAGCGCCAGTAGGACCTGTTGCTCCGGAGCCTGGACCAGTGGGGCCAGCGGTTCCGGTAGGACCAGTGGCGCCGTCTACGCCTGCAGAACCTGTGGGTCCAGTTCCACCAGGACCTGTTGGACCAGGTACGGTACTATCAGCACCAGTAGGGCCGGTTATGGATGTGCCATCATTTCCTGCTGGACCCGTAGGTCCTGGAACTGTTGACGTAGCACCAGTAGGACCAGTAGCCCCTCCGCCTGCGCCAGTAGGACCTGCAGAACCAGTTGGACCTGCCGCACCAGTTGGACCAGTGGAGCCTCCGCCTGTACCAACAGGGTCAATGAAGTCCATTGAATTCTGCTGGTATACTGGAAGACCATTTACTGGGTCATACAATGTAACTGAATACAATTTTCCGTTTGGAATGTAGACAGTGATAGAACCTGTTGCATCTGTAGTTGTAGATCCAGTTGCACTAACAAGCAAACCTGGTTGCGTATAAATACGTGCAGGTTGATTAGACAAAGATTCATCAATTTGTGCGATGTACCCCACGTAGGGGTTATTATTGGCATCAACGAAGGTTTTGTGAAAAAGCTGTAGCATGTAAATTCCTTGTTATCTGCGCTTGTATAAAATTATAAAGTGACTGCGACAACTTCGCCTTTAGAACCCGCGGCGAATACAAACTTGTATAGTGAGAACACCATCATGTTAGTCGTAATCACGTCACCAGTAGCCAAGCTACCAAGAGATTTCCAACGTCCTGTCATGATAGCAATCAAACTTGCTTGAGTGTTGATCAGGTTTGCGTATTCCTTAGGAGCAATTGCCCCGAAAATTTCGCAAGCAACCGGCCCAAGGTTTTGGAATGTAGGCCCAATGTTTAGGCCAACTCTATGTAAGCCTGTTCCATCCCACCATAGCTCGTTACCAGGTAGGTTTGCCTGTTGGCCTGATCCAGCTACAACACTCCCGTCAAATAGGACCTGTAGTCTGTAGTTGGCAGGGAGAAGTCCTCCTCTCCTCTTAACCAACTGATGTGATTCGCTGTATGCGCGTGTACCCATGAGATATTCTCCGGTTATCTACAATAAAATTAGTCACGTCTGTTGACGAGTTTAAGCTTCTTGAATTGATCTTTTAGCTCGTCCAAGTTAGAAATGATTATTCCTGCGTCTTGCAATTGTTTAAGTACAGAGATAGCGTCGGGTTTGGAAGTAACGAAGCGAATCACTTCGTCCTCACCACCACCCTCAAGCCAGTTGATGTTCCGGCTAATAAGTCTCTTGGCCTTAGCGTTACCTGCCTGACCCTTCTTTGGCAGCATCAGGTACAAGTTACCATCTTGGATAACAGGATATATCTTGATAATTGTCGGGTCAGCACTAGGCTTAACTTCTTCTCTGTAGAAGTTACGGATAGCCAACTTGGTGCTAAACCCAAACGCATTGAGACCAGCCTTATTAGACTTCATTGTCTCATAGATGTGTTTGAACATGCTACTTGTGTCTTTCTCGATTGTGAAGCCTTTATCTCTCCACATACGGAACAAGCGTAACAAGGCTTGGTGATATTTAACACGAGCAAACCAGTACTGAGGGCTGATCCGGAAGCCGAAGTTTTGCAGAGCATTTACCAAGGTAGAGTCAGTGCTATCACCACGGTACATGATTGCTAAATGGTCATTCATGACAGTGAAGTCAAATTCGCCACTTAGGCCTTGCTCTGGCAGAACTTCCTCAACAGGTCCCTTGTTGCCTTTGCGTTTCTTGTCTTGCGGACTTTTTTCCACTGGCACAACGATAGGCGTGTCGATTGGGATTTCGCCAACTTGCTTCAGCAGTTCATTACGCATGTCGATTCCATTCGTAGTGGATCGAGTAATGACAAACACAGACATCTTTGGCACTATGACTATATCGCCATTGCTAAGGCGTACACGGATTTTCTTCTTGCCAATGCCAGTACATACACCATCACCGAACTCTGTGTGGACGGCCCTATGCTTGATCAACAGACGTTCTTTACGGACTGCTTCCCGGAGAGCCAACCTGACTAGTTCCTTTGGATCAGTCGTGTCATTATCGACGTCCTCTTGTGGGACGTCATCCATAGAATCATCATCTTCATCCTCGCTATCATCTCCATCTTCATCAGAATCGTCAGCGTCGTCACCGGCGTCTATGTCAGTGCTTTCCATATCCTGACGGACAAACTCGTCGTAGCGGATTAGGCCAAGTTCGCTGGCATTGTAGATTTCCATTTCTGGAACATACGGTACACGGCTGATCAGCTTTGAATCTGGTAGAAGACCCTTTGTTGGGCAAGGAACTGCTTCAACAGAGTTAGGATTATCAATAAGGTATTGAGCATAATCATCTTTGACAATGCTTTGATACCGTTGGAACTCTTCCAAGTACACGCTGAGGTGCTCGTTGAAATCATTGTTTGCCTTGATAGAGTCAAGGGTAATGGGCGTAGGCGGAAGGTCCTCCAGGCCTGCGTAGTCTGAATTATCTGCTTCATCAAATTTTGCAGCATCGATGATCTTGGCAACTAACCGGCTGACCTTTGTAATGTCAACAGAGCGATTAACAACCAACCAGTCAAAGTAAATGTCTGTACGCAATTCCTCAGACTTCATTTGTGGTCTGTTAATACGCGAGTTACCTTGCTCCAACGTACCAGGTGTCCAGACAGTCTCCATGCGGATTAAGCGAGACACATGCTGGAAGTTCAAACCAGTATCCATGGAGGACGAAACACCAACCATGAACATCATGTTATCTTCGCGTTCGAAAGCTGTGCGACCTTCAATCTTGTTACCTGCCGTATAGTGAATCATCATCTGCTTGATATGCCCAGGAGCATTATCATAGACGGCTTCCGCACTGGCTTTATATTGGGTAAATATTAAGACCTTACCGATGATCTTTTTGTCCAAATGCTCTTGGCAAATCTTGTAGATCTCTTTTGCTTTGGGGCTTACATTATCCTCAGCATCTTTTAAGAAGACTTTAGCAGCAGGGTCAGCATCTGGGGCACTAAGGAAGCGTTCAAGGCGAGCCATATAAGGCTTCAACATAGACTCAAGTTGCTCAGCTACTGTGTCATCCTTAGACTCAAGCATATCTTTCAGCTTAGGCTTTTTAGCCATAGCTTCTTCGATCAGCTTGACAGTTTCTTCTAAGATTGATTCGTAGAGAATACGTTGGTTATCACTAAGCTCGACACCAATGAAACGCTCGTGTTTAGTAGGCAGCAAGGCCGCCCACTCTTTACGTTTGGCACTGGCATAAACGCAATGCTCGTTGATCAAGTCTTTCATTGCCTTGATGCCACCAGGCTTGTATGCCAAGATCTTTTCACCTTTAGCCTCTGCTGCATAGTCCTTGATGAAGTTAGCAACGCTACCGAAGATAGTTGGGTCCAACAGAGCAACTTGAGACACAACGTCTTTAGGCGTGTCTGCAACAAACGTACCGCTAGCAAGACGCTTCATTGGGACGTCTTGCATGAAACGTGCCACAGCACCACGACGTGCGGACTTCACATTCTTCAGGAAGTGGCACTCGTCAATAATGACCATGTCGAACTCAAACTGTCTCATGAACTCTGCGTTCTTGAAGACCTTGATGCTCTTTGTTCCGTAAGCGACCGTATCAGTGCGGTTCTTCATGAAGTTGAAATCGGCCAACACAATGGTGTTCTTAGGAGCATGTTCGATCAGCTTCTTCAACGCATCTTCGCCTTGGGAAGCAAACGTCGTATTAGTTACTGGAATGACATTCATGCGACCGCTTGTGAAGTACACAATGTCTTTCACATAGTTAGAGATCAGATGCGATGGGCACAAGATTATTGGCTTGAGGCAACGCTTCTTGTCCAACTCGTTAATAGTGTTGGTGATTGCCAGCGGCGTCTTTCCCCCACCTGCAGCAACCGCCCATATAGCAAATTTGGGACCACGGCGCATTCTGTTCTGCACACGGAACTGATGCGGTGCATACTTCAAATCCTTGCGGATATTTGGAAGTGCCTCAGGTTTGTACTCGGGATCAAGACCTTGGTCAAGGTAGGCTTCACGTTCTGTTCTGTCTGTAGCAACGATCTGGTCTCTATCTTTGGAATACTTAGCTATGATGTTGAGTACTGCCAGAACCTGACGCGTTGTGATGACTGAGAGTTTGCTGTACATCACGTCTACGTTATTGCTCAGCAGAGCATTTGCATCCTTGACAATACGGCCAAGAAACCTCAAGCTGGCAACACCGTTAACAGGATCTATCTGGTACACACGAGGTGTATAGTCTCCGTCGATATGGTCAAACTCCAGAAGGTCACCAAAGGCATCTGAGTGGACTACAAGAGCTGCCTTGATAAGATCAGGGAAGCTGTTTGCTCCACGGAAACGACGGTCGATCATATCCTGATCCCATCCGCCGAGTTCGGCAGAGGTAGGACGAATCTGGAGTAAGTCGGTTCTAAGCTGCGCCGCCGCGTTAATACCAGTTAGAAGCATTGCAATGCCAGCGTCATCGCTGTCAACTGCCTTAAGCGGCAAGTTTATCAGCTTTTGCAGATGATAGGCTTTAACTGGCACGGTTGTACCCAAGTCCATTACTGTCAACGCACCTGAGGTGTTGGAGTAGACAAACTTATCGTTCAACCAGTCAGTGAACACTGGTATGTTGGCTGGCATCCGTTTCTTAGGAGCAGGGTTAGACATGTCGAAGACTTGATTACCGTTCTCGTCAAGATCTACCTTTTGTTGCCAGGTATATGAACCGTCTTCTTGCAGACCAAAGTCCATGAGACGCTGTTCATACTCTGATGCGCGATCTTCTTCTGGCAAGGTGTAGTACCGCAGGTTAATATCGACGATCATGTCGTCAATACCTACACGTGGTTTGATGTTGCTACCTTGCAGAGTCTTCTTTACGTCAGAGGTTACGGCAATAACACTGCTAACAGTGACAGGAACCTGCCCTATTTCACCGTAGATAGTCGAACCCCATTCAGACAATGAGGGGTAGAAGTTGCTGAGCTTTATTTCAAGGAACGGAGCATTGTTCAAATACTCTGCTTCCTTCTGGTGGATAATCCAGTTTGCCCATATAACAAAGTCGTTACCAGAGGTGTCTGCTTCGAGACTTACCAGACAATTCTTTAGGATTTCTTTGGTACGCATCGAGGTTTCGACAAACTTAATTACCTCGGCACACGGGATGATTGGGGTTTGACCAAATGGTGTTTTCTCAACGCCTATTACAGAGTTGATCATATCCAATTTTTCTCTTAGGGGTGCGTTACCTAGAGATTGAATCAAAATTGTCTCACACTCGCTAACAGGACGAACGCCGTTGTATTTAGGAGTATGGTAAATGACTGAGCGGAAGTGCAAATCTTTATTTGCAGAGTCCCTGCGGAGAACAGACTTGCCACGGTATGTATTGGATGCTACCTGTAGCGCACAGAACTTCTTCATGTCCTTTGCGGGAATGCCACCAAGTTTACCTTTGGTAAACGGATACAAGATGTTCAAAGCCATAGAAGCCGCAAACTCATAGATGTTTTTAGCACCCGAGCGAGAATTCCAAAGAGAGATAAACGTATTGCTCTTCTGTGCCTTTGTCAGTTTGAACTGTTGATTGGACTTTAGGTTACTTGATGGGCGCATGGTATTTACCTAGTTGAATTTATGCAATGTCTTACTCGGACACAATCTTGTTCCAGTACATATTCGTCTTGTCTGGAAAGTGGTTTATTAGGGCACGGCAAAGAGCTTTTGTAAACTCTGGTGTCTCATCGCTAAAGAAAACAGAGTTGTACATCTCACAAGCATGGTAGTAGTCGTCATACCCGTTACCAATGGTAGATACGATGAACGCAACCTTTGCTTCAATCTCATTTGTTGTTTCAGAGGCGTCTAACTCACTCAACTCCTGAGTGTGTTTGGCAGCTTGTGGATGAGTGTGAAAAGATGTGAGCATGATTTAGTGTGCCTAATAAGTATATTTACATTGCATGAAATTACTGTCTCTAGAATATCCTTGTACGGACGTTCTCGAAACGGTGTGCCTTGATCAAAGGGAAATAAATTGTTCGGTCAATGAAGTCATCTACTTCCAATCTTGTCGCTAGTGGATCGCCTGGGACGCGCACATGGCCGTCAATGTCGATCTCAAATCCAATGCGAACACGGTACCGGTTGAGGAACCGTACCCACATACGAATACGAGGCGGGCGTACAAACTTGACGTACCTGTTGTTCGTCATTTTGTACATGCGAGGCATGGGGGAGGTTGTTAGCCACTTCTCAAATCCGTCTGCGACGTCAGTGTCCATTGGATATAGATCAGCCCAGGAAATGAGAGTCATTCCGTTGTCATTGCGAACGTATTCCCGGAAGGCTTTGCGAACTTTAACGCGTTCAAACAGCTTGGCTTCGTCTGCATACTGCACCAACAAAATACGCGCGTACCTGACAGCATCTTTAAAGGCTTCGTTCTCAGACACTTCCATATTGAGATCAATAGGATCAACACCCAATGTCTCGCAATCGTTCATGAAGTTCTGGATTGTGTTAGCCCAGATTTCGTTAATAGTTCCCCAGCTCTTGACTTGTGCCTTGTAGTCCTCGCCTTGAAGCATCTCATTCCAGATAGGTCTAGCGAGTTTGCTAAACGACCTTGGGTAAGCGTCTTGAAAAGGCAAACGTGCCTGGTACTTAGCAGGCACGCCAATGAGAGTCAAATCTGTCAGTTTGTCGATCGCCGAGTCAGGTTTGTTGGTGTAGCTATACGGATCAGTACGACCAGGAACTGGTAGCAGATCCGATTTTACTAACAGTTTGATTGCCATGATTGTTTTAGTCGTTAAATATAAATTCAATCTTGGAGGCAGAACCTCCGCCAGTTACTGACAGAACATACTTCTCATCATGAGACCATTCTTTGTATCTGTCATCATAAAGCCAACCTGCATCTGTCAAAATTTTATCGACCCCTTTAGGGGAAGTGTGAACAATCAAATGGTTATCGCCATAACGTTCACAGTTTACGCTACTGTCTGTAAACAAGTGTATCACGTCTTTCTTAAGACGTTTTAGATCAGCAGTGTCTGCGATAACTAACAGTTTGATTGCCTTTTGATTGTTAGATGTTTCTTCATCAAGGGCAACCAAAGATTTGCCAAATACGGTGGGTCCGGAAGTCTCTATCAAACGTGCTGTGCTCTTAATTTTGTCAAGAGCTTTCTCCGCTTGCCCTTGTGTTTTAAACGTAGCATCTGGACCTGGACCAAATTGGCCGGTCTTTCCACCTTTGTCTATACTAAAGGTGCCAAGTATCCACACGCCTTCATTGAAGTCTGGACCTATGTATCGGATAGTATCCCCAACTCGTTTCGCCTTATGTATGTCTGCAATTGATACTTCATCTCCACTCTTCTTAGCCAATTTTAGAAGAAGGTCTACAACTGGGCCCTTAGGAGACGCCAAAGTTTGCAGACGTGCGAGTGCTTTGATTTTGAGTGGTTGGATTGACATGGCGTGTTTCCTTTGTAAGTGAGAGTTATGTTGGGTTAAGAGTTACTGTGACTATGTCCGAAATGTTTCTGTGCTTGGGCCAAACGTGCAATACTGGGTTCGTCTTTCAGAAGTGCGTCAAGGCCGTAATGCCTGCGTTCTGTTGGGATATGATCTGGGTGGCACCAAACGTGCCCGTGTGTCTCCCAGTTCAACGTTGGATGAAACTGCTGGGGCACAATCCCAAGGAAATTGTGGAACTTTAGCTTGGGTTCATCATAGGTGTAGATCGGGATTTGAGTCATCTTGCCTTTGTAGCCCAACTCTTCTTCGATCTCACGCCGAGAGGCTTGCATCGGGTCTTCACCAGGTTCGATTTTGCCACCCGCTCCGCACCATAGGTTAGGATCGACTACATCCGATGATCGGTAGACCACCAGGACGTTGCCCGTGTCAGCTGCAAATATCAGGGCACCTGCTGCCTGCACTTGCTTTCCATCTTGTCCAGCGTACTGAACATTTTTTTCTTTGATTGCCATGATGTGGTCTATCCTTTGTTGATTCAGTATCCGTTGTAGCTAACAGTCTCAAGGGCTCCAGGGCTCAAATAAACGTGGAAAGAACCACTGTAGCGGCCAAAATTACCACCCCAGGCTCCGCTATAGGTATCAGGATACTTTGGATCGCTTTTTAGATTAAGACCTTGGGGGGGTCAACTAAAAAATCAATAATCTTTTGGCGTTCTTCGTCACTCACTTTCTTATCCGAGAATTCCCAACGCCAGTCTGCGCCTTTTGTAGAGCGTACTCTTTTGAAGGAAATCCCTTCCCCCTTTCAAAAAGGATTCAAGATGTTTCCCACCCAGGCTTTTCATCTTAGGGGCAGCTAAAGTTTGGAGACGTGATAGTGATTTGATTGCCATGGTTGTTCCTAAAGTTAAAACTCTATTACTTTCTGGGAAAGAAATCTATGAAACTTTTGAAGGATGGGCGGTGGTCTAAATGTAATTGCATTTTTACACCTTGTGGATCCCTCCACGCATAAGCTGACCAGGCATACTCAGGTCCTTGTCCTGCTGCTCTCCCCCTCACTGGTTTGGCATTGTGTTTAGTTTGGAGAGTTTCAAGAATGATCTGCTCTTTAGCTTTAGGTACAACTACAGTGATACAATAGTCATCATCTGTTGTGTTGGTTAGCCTGCACTTTTTAACAGAAAATCTTAGATTCTTTTTTATCCAATCTTTTGCATCCTGCTCGGTAAATAAAACCTGTGCAGCCAAACTTTGGAGACGGGCGAGGGCAAGTGTCTTGATCATAAGGTCATCCTTTTAGTGCGTCGTACATTTTCTGGCTAACCTCTCGGTAAGCCGCTGTCATTTTGTTGGCCAAATCCTTAGCGAGATTTCTCAACTCTTCGCTATGCTTGCTAACATGCTCGACCTTCACGTAGGTCTCTGTAGCCCTACGGAAGTCATGGTGATCGTTAATTATGTCCTGGGCCAAGCCCATGAACGCTGGCTTGAGGATGGTCTCGGCAATGCTTTGCGCGATGTATTTCCTATCCTCATCAGCCTTGATATCTGTTATCAGCTCACGTACCTGGGACACCAATGTAGCAAACTGGTATACACCCTTTTGCGCTCCGCTATCAACAAGTTGCTGCTCTGCCGCTGGCAATACGTTAACCGTCATCTGCAACAACCGCTTCTTCAGCAAGGTGATACCACCATCGTTGTTGTTCATTTCCAGCATATTTATGATGGTCTGGCTATGCTTGCCGAAGTTGCTCTCGATTGCCCTTTGGGTTGCCTTGTTGCTGACTACCAAGGCCGTTCCAACCGTCTTAGTCTTCAACTTCGAACTAGGTCGGATCTTTATGGCCTTGGCTTCAACATCAACGACGAGGTCTTCCTTGGCCTTACGCGCCTTTCGTTCGGCCTTCGTCTCTTTCTTGTCCAACTGACTGCGCGTAAACCCACCTGCTATGTTTGATTTTTTGTGTTTAAGCATGACGTGATTTTTTCTTGGTGTTGTGTTTAGTGTGTATCTTATAACCGTTAGCCCCCGTACTTTCTTGACCCAGTTGCTTTGATTTTTATATCTGTGAACGTACCAGTGCTTTCACTGTGTATCCTTATGTAGCCAGATTCTTTATCAAGAGCATTTACCTGAGGTTCAGCGTCGTATCCTTTTGCCTTAAGAGCAGTTGCGCCTGCTTTTAATACTTGCCAAACTATTTTCCGCATGTCTTTAGGTTCTTTACCCTTTGCAGCCGTTGTCTTGAGACGAGCCAAAGCCATTTGTGCGATTTGTTTGTTCGATTTCATGATGGTGTTACCTTTAGTGATAATTGATGTTTGAAACCTCAGTCGCGACTACCTTTAAAGCCAAAATCTTCTAACATAAGGATAGCAATGTTACTCATTCTCTGGACTGTAACGTTAAAAGTTAGATCTTTGTATTTTGCATTTTCTGCGTAGGCTAGTTTCTCACTTTTATCTTTAAAAGTGGCCTTAAATGTCTTCTGACAAAATTCTTTGAGTTTGGCGGCCTCCGTTGCAGCCTCATCTCTAGACTCAGTCTTGAATGTGTGGGAGAACATACTCCCAGTAACTACCCGTAATTCCTTAACAGAAACGGCTTTTGCTATAACAACAGACAAAGCGATGAGAGCTCTCATCCTGTCTATTTCTGTTTGCATCTGTGCAATGCTTTCTTCTAAGTCAGACTTTGCAGCCGTTGTCTTGAGACGGGCAACTGCCATACGAGCGATTTGTTTGTTTGATTTGATCATGATGTGTTTCCAATAGTTAAAAATTAGGAATTGGGTAGGGTCCACCTTCAATAGAAAGCAGACCCCTAAACCTGTTAGATCAGGCGAACGAGTGTTGATCAATCATATCGATCAGTTGCTGGATGTATTCCGGAGCGTAACCGTATGCCTTCTTGTAGTATTGGATCTGCAGTTCGCGATCAATAACACCACCAGCGGTAACGGCCATCTTGCTGCCGAATTGCTTCTCATCTTCACCCTCGAAGGCGGCCACTTCGACCAGTTGATCGACGCCAACCTCTTCTGGTTCACCTTCACCGTCGAACGCCAGCACAGTCATCTTGGTGTTGTCATCCGAGCGGGCGACCACGTAACCGTGCATGACTTCTTCTTGGTTTTGATCAACGTAGGCAGCGAACTCACGGCACTCACCAGGAACCTTGGCGATTTGTGCCAGAGTGGGCTGACCATGTTTCTTGGCGTGAGCCAGATGTACCAACTCGCTCAAGTCTTCTTCGCCCTTGCGTACCAGGTACTTGCCAGTCGAGCCGGCCTTGATTTGCCACATAGACTTGTCTTCGGTGTCCATCAGCAAGTTGCTTGCCATTTGCTTGTAACGACCTTCGTTGGCAGCGGTTGCCGTCTCGTCGTATTCCTTGACGTCCGACTGGTAGCGGATGAAACCAGCCAAGGTCTTGGAACCACCGGTGCGCTCCAGGCTACGGAACGAATTGGCTACAGGGGAAGCTTGTTGGCCAAACAATTTGGCAATAGCGGCTCTCACTTCTTCCTTGATCGGTGCTGTACCACTGTAGGTGATCAGAACCTTAGCCAGCGTAGGCGTAAGGACTTCGTAGTCTTGCAGGTTGACGCTGAAGGTGTTTACTTTGGCCAGCAGAGCGTCGGTATCCCAGTTTTTGAAAGATGCGGTCATGATAATTTTCCAGTACAAAAGTTAAATGATAAATGTTGTGGGTGAGTGTTGGTCTGTCTGTGGTTTAGAAAATGTTTAGGTCAATACATCTTCCTCCATATCCATATCCACATCGTCTTCGAGTTCTTCATCGTCTAAGTCTTCGAGACCTGACAGTTCGCCCTCTTCATCCAAGTCGTCTAAGTCGTCCAGATAAGGATCAATTCCCTGATCTTGAACAAGCAGACGATTTATGCGTGTGTCTAAATCTCCTACTGACATACCAAGTAGCTCAGCTAGATCGTTGATCATGCCGTTCGACAGGTTAGGTTCAAATAAGAAGAGCGCCAGCATAAACAGATCAAGCGTATCCCTGTGTAGATCATGATCTTCTGGATCTTCTGGATCTTCTGGATTGAAGTCATGAAGGACCTCATCTTGATACAGCAGTTCAGAAATCTTGGCCTCAAATTCATGTGGCTCAAAACCAAGAATCCTACCCAAGTAGAAAACTTGCTCGTCTGTTGGGTCAGGGAACGCGTCGAGAAAGGAGTAGATTACCGTATCTACATCGACGTCCTTTTCAAGGGGAGGTGGTGTAGGCAGGTTTGGATTTGCCGTACTAGGCGGCAACTTGGTTTGGGCGGACATATAGGTCTCCGGATTGATAGTGGAACATTGGACTCGAAGTCACTATTAAATTACTGTAGGCAACGATTTACCGCCAACCAGAAAATTTTGATTTGGGCGCAGTAGATACAAGCATAGTCAGAGACCTAATAGGTGGGACATATGGTCCGCTCTTCATGTGACCATGCTTGGGCCTCTTGGCATGACACTTGTCGCAGCAAGTACCTAGGTTGGCTCGGGTCGTTGTCCCACCGTCTGCTATGCGTACCAAATGGTGAACGTCATGGAAGATATTTGCCTTAGGTTGCTCAGGTGCGCCACAGAAGATGCACTTGTGACCATCCCTTTGCTTTATGATCTTGCACAAGGCAAACCACTCAGCCTTGGAGCCGTATCCATCGCGGACTATCCGTGTAACCCCGCTTGCTCTGTGTCGGAAGAATGGTTTTGCCATGGCCTGTCACTCTTTTGATTTGAGTTTTGTCTCGGCTACTGCCTGAGATTTTTGGACTTCTGCTATATCCAAGGAACGGCGCTTGTACCTTTGGAGCATTGCCTCGTCAACCGGTGTCCAATCCTTAGGCTTGTCAGCTTTCTTCATGTCAAGCTCGAACACTTTGTCCTCAAGACGGTCAGCTTCAATCTTGGTGATCTGCTTCTGTTGGGTCAAAGCTTCTTTTTGGATGTCAGCCGCATGGGCGTACCTTGCGTCAACTGTCAAGATCGCTCCAATGATAGTTGCGGCTGCGGCTACCGTAGCCGCAGTTGCCTTCAATGGGTTCTCTTTTATAGGAGTGGGAAGGCGCTTGTGCATTTGTGAAAAGCTTAGTACGTCCATAGAATTCTCCTTTAGTAACTGTTTTTCTTTAACGGATGCCCCATCTGGCATTCCACTTACCCCAACCAGTAGCAGGACTCAACGAGATTGCCACAGCACCAGCGGCACCACGCATTTGGTTTGTACCATTAGCCGGACCAAGATTGCCGTCACCAGCCATGTGGCCTTTGATAACAAGGTTTTGCTTGAACGGTTTGACTTCATTGTCGATTCCTGACTGTATGCTGTCTGCCAACTGAGAGTAGAAACCAGTGCGATCAACATCCAACGATATGGCCTGGCCACTAAAGTTGAACACCTTCTCGCCCTCCGCAAGGAACTGAGCACGGAGTGTCATTACCTCCGCAAAACGCAACCAGAACTCTCGCACACTGCCAGTAGCGTTAGTCATTGTGAAGCCTGTCATCACACCTTGGGCACCATTGAAACCATCACGGCCACGGCGTAAGTATGCAAGCAAGAGTGGTGTGGTAAACAGTAGGTCCTTGCGGTGTGCAATGGTAGTAGCACTCTTGTTTACCAAGATCCGCATGTCGTTCACTGCGCTCATGATGGACGGGTTAACAATAAAGATGCGACCGGTTTCCCTCATTTTGCCAGCAGGGTTAACCTGGTTCCAGCCTGTCCAGACAATCGTGTAGCTCTCAAGAGCAGCAGGCATGTTCAACGGTGATTGGATTACGCCTGCGTACATATAACCGTCAGGAGTAAGTACATTGCTATTTACAGAGACTGGTGCCACCACCATGCTGTTTTCCCTGTAGACCTCGAACGTCACATACTCATAAGGTTGATCAAAAATAACATAAACAGGGATATCATTAAAGGCAAGTTCAACAACATCTTCAACTCCTTCAGGTGTAGTGTTAGGGCCAGTGACGACCAGAGATTCAAACGAGTAATAGGTCTGCCCGTTGACGGTCAAGCCCCAACGTATTTGGTAGTTCTGCCCAGACAGAGTTGGAACCATGTCAGTGGGTGTGTTGATAACGGCGCTGCCTGTGATTTTCACATCGCTGCTAAGGTTAACACCTTCATAGGAGTGGGCAACACCTGAGCTATAGACAACACCGTCACGATCAATCAAGCACCATTGGATGTTTCCATTGGCGTAATCGAAGGGCAAGGGAAACATGAAGGACACAGAGCCTATACCAGCCTGACCTGCTTCAAGTTCACCCACCAAATCAGAGAACGCGTCAACGTTCTTGGTCTGATAGTCAGTGGCGAGATTGGAGTTGACCACTACCGCCAATGTCTTTGTGTAGATGTGCGCCTGGTCCGTGTTGACCGTTACGTTGATACCGTAGGATTGCAGGTCAGTACCTCCCGACACCTGCAGCTCAATTACAGGTGACGACACAGATAGGACCGTCGTCGCTATCGTGTTGGGGTCTATCTGGGTAATGGCGCCCGCGCTGATAACTTCTCCACCGACGAATACGTCTGAGAAGTCGATCTGGACTCTCCGTGTATCCTGGGGAAATTTTACGATCACTTTACTAGATTGCATTGTAATTCTTTCCAAGTTAATTCATGAAAATTAGATATTCTAGTAATATGTTTAGTTTTTGGATTTACTACCCACACCCTTAAATCAATGCCTAAACTATCTGCAGCCTTAGCTTTCATTTTGATACGTTTGAAAGTATCGAGGTCCGTTAAACCCACAGTGTACAAGCTTTTAACCTCTATACATATGTCTTTATTCTTGTATTTTATTCGTATGTCTGGGTAGTATAGGCTATCCTTGTTCCGTTTTGGATTGAACCACCATATTTTAGGTTGATCTCTTTTTCTAACATAAATATTCTTGGCGGGGACTTTCAACTGATTTACTAGAACGCCTAAAACATGACCTTCGTACCCTTGATAAATAAATTCCTTACCTTGCAAACATGCAGAATGACGTAAGTATCTACTTAACAAAAATTTATCTGCAATATCTGGATCTTGACTAGGAAAATCTACACCATAGCGACGTTGGCATCTTCCCACTTCTTTTCCAGCTTAGCCTTGGTGCCTTTGCCGTCTTTGACAAGTTTGTTTATGTAGGTATTTGGCATGGTTAACCCCGATTAGCTAAGTAAACGCACAGATCAAGTCTGTCCTTCCAGGTGCTCGCTATCTTTGCCAACGTGTATTTGCCCATGTCCTTGTACCACATTTTGTATTCTCCAGTGGCATCCCCTTCTCCTTCCATGTCACGCTCCAAATTCATCATAATGCTTTCACCAATATCCTTTGTGGAACGTTTGGCTAAATCATATGATACGGCTCTTCCCATGGTTGTAACGCTTAGGATGCTGCCACTGAATTCAGATTCACCAAGACCCATGTTGCTAACAGTGAACATGGCGGCAAAAAACTCCCTCTCATAGGGCTTTAGTGCTCTATCCTTGGCTTTAAGTGCCTTTAGAGCACCGCTTGATTTTTTGACTTCACCAAACGCAGATTTGAGAAGATTGTCAAAAGCTTCCTTTGCTTGAGCTGTTGAAGAGTCTAAATCAAGAGTTATTTTTGTTACTTTAGACGTCTTGTACGGGTTAACTGTCAGATGCAGTGTATGCGGCGTACCTCGTATGCTACGCCCTTTTGCATCTTCCTCCCTTTCAATGTACACCAAAAGATTTGTGTCCTTTGCTTTGGACATCTTTATCATCAGCAAACCCTCACGAGTAGGCTCCTTAAAAGAATACCCCTTAAGAGACGTGCCCAAGGATTTGAGATCCATTACAGCTAAAAGCTTGTTGGCCTTAGCCACAAGTACCTGGCCTGCTTTTTGATTCTCTTCCGCGTTTGCTTGTAGAGCCTTGGCATAGGCTTTCATGGCCTTACTTGAAGCTACTTTATCAAGTTCTTTTGGCCACTCCGGTATGCTTTTTATCTTTGCAGCCAACTTCACCAAACCCTTTGCAATACCTGTTTTGTAGGTAAAAGTTGAAGGACAGTAATCACCATCAAAATCAACTTTAATATCACCAATACTTTGCGGCATACTATATGCCGGTAGGTCATCACCCAATATTCTGTTAGTGACCCTTTCCCCCAACTTGTACATCCACTGTGAGATTTTTATCAGAAGAGAAATGTCCTCTGCAGATATAGTAGGTTTGGCCCCTAAACTTTGCAGACGTGCGAGTGCTTTGATCATCATAGTGTTTCCTTATCAATGAACTTTTTGGGATTTGGCTTTATAGCCTGTACGGCCTTTGAACTCTTTCTTATTCAAAAGGTCTGCCTGTTTGGCTGCGTCTTGCTTGGTGAATTTCTTGGGGTTAGATCCACCTAACCAACACGTTACAGTTCGAGTTGACCCGCCTGTGGTTTATTTCCAGATTTGCCATATCCCAAATTCTTTTGGTTCTGCTGCCAAACTTTGGAGGCGAGCCAAAGCGAGTGTCTTGATTTGGGTCATGGTGTTTCCTTCTTCGGTTTCAGGTTCGGGGGTGGTCCATATTTTGGAGTAGTCGTCCATTGTGAGAACGTCTTTCTCCTTGGAGAGTTTGAGGACGGCCTCCACTACGTCGTGGAGTTCAACATCACCTTTCAGTGTCTCGCGAGCAAGCTCAAGCAAGCGTATGAACAAAGGGACATCAACGGTTATTGTGTCGAGTGGGTCTTTTGCTGACAAGCTTACCATAGCAACATCTGCTTTCACTAAAGTTTGAAACACGCTCATAATGTGACTCCATGTATCTGCATGACCTGCCTTGTGGACCACGTCTTCTGCCTCACGCCACTTCTGGAGCAAGAACTTCTTGTCGCCTTTACCATCTTTAATTAGCCTAGCCAAGTAGTGGTCAGGTGGTGGAGGACACATATTGGAATGAGACAACACCAAGCCTGATCCAGCAACGTGAGCCATCTTCTGGAAGATGCTCATGATATACGCCCAATCTTCTTTGTGTCCTTGTGCGGCAGCGGCTGCCTTTGCATCTTCCCATTTCTTTTCCAACTTGGCCTTGCTGCCTTTTCCCTGTTTGACAAGTTTGTTGATGTAGCTGTTGGGCATGTTTATTTCCCAATTGAAGGGTTTACAATTATTTCGTTTAGTTGTAGAACTTTATCACTAGAGCGTGACCACAACCTGGTACAGTCATCTAATCTCCTGCGCCTATCAAAGTCTACCTGTTGTTGGACTATACGCCTGTCTTTTATAATTCTTCGTTCTTTCAAGGCGAACGTAGCAGCGTCATTCCGCTCGTCTTTTTGTGCTTCTGTATCCTGACCCACAAGCTACACGTCAATGACGTCCAAATTGGACGTAACTACAAGGATGCCAGACCTAGCACAGTAATTAACCGTGGTTGAGATAGTTCCCGACTCAGGACGGAACCCACCGTATATGCCGCTTACATCGCTCCGACCGGGTGTGAAATCAAACTCGTTCAATAGAGCGTATACCTTACGACCCATCATAGGCTTACCTGCTAGAACGTGGTGCGTAAACTTGGATGGGTACGTCTTGAACGCACTGTTCTGCTTCTTGAACGGCCCTAACAAGTGAGTAAGGGCATCCATAAGAGTAGGCAGCAAGTCCTTTGCGGTGAGAGACTCACCTAGGCGTTCTGCCTGCTCTTTTGTTTTAAGTTTTCTAATTGACATAGTTAGGCCTTGGTAATGGTCCAAAAATCTGCAGACAAAACACGATCAGATAGATAGGCGTAAGGCATTGTGAAGTATCCCCCAAGACCCCAGTCAACACCCCAGGAGTTGCGTACTAACCCGCGTTGAGTCTCGTCATCATACCCAACGAGCAACACTGCATGGCATCCGTTGCATTTGGCCTTCGGGCCTGGCATAGGAAGCTCACCAGTGACTGCCACATCCTCAGAGTCGAATTCGTCGTAGACGTCAAAGCAGAACACAATAGGGTAACCAGACGCTAAGGTGCGCTTAACTTCCAGCATATTCTTGTCTCGGCTGACGCGGGCGTAGGCGCTTATCTTATGCTTGGCCGCCTTATCAAATACTTCGGGTGGAGGACGGATTCCTACTTTAGCAGCACGGTACGGCCATATTTCCTCCAACGGCGTACCATACTTCTCGACCACCTTGAGGCCAGTACGTATTTGCGTACCCACGTCCTTGTTGACGGTGCGCTCTACCACGCGACCATTGTAGAACGGGAACAAACGGCTGAGATCAGAGTAGTGGTGATCGTGGTGATGCTTGATTTCCAGGTACTCCATAGCCCCAACTATTGAGTTGTAGACACAGCTACTCAAACTCGCCTGGTTCTCTACAGGAGAACAATGTGGGCGCAGATCGACCTTAGCTGGTAAGTCCTCGGCATGTTTCAGTTTGAAGAAATCAGATGTGTGGACATATTGGTCGCGAGCGTCATGCGTGTCACGGCTGGCATTAAAACGTTCAAACATAAAAATCCTTTATAATTTACCCTTGTAACCCAATTCCTTTAATGCTTTGTCTGCATCAAGGTGTTTTGACTGTGCATACTTACGGAAGATTTCAAAGGTCTTTTTACATCCGTTTACTTCATCCTCAACAGTAGGATCTTCTTCAGAAAGCCCATCTTCCTGTATGTAGTTCAATGTCTCTAAGGCTTCTTGTACCTTACGTATTACTGCCTGTGGAAATCTTGGTACCTCAAGAGGCTTACCATCGTCACCACTTAGTGGTAAGAGTTCAAAAGATTTAACCTCTTGGTCTGTTAATTCACGTGTGTAGGTAACAATCCCATGTCGTACCCTGTCAATACCTTCACAGTCTTTGTCATACGTGTACTCACCTTTGGGTACAGCCCCTAAACCAGGTGGTCTGTTGACAAGCCCATACCTGAACTGTTTATTTGCCAAGATTTTGTGAAGTGGTTGGATTGCCATTGTTATTCCTGGTACATTGCATCCGCTTGAACACCATTTAGAATTCCTGCAACTATTTTGGCATCTTCCTTAGAACAGGAACCTGGTGGAAAATTAAATGTCCAAGTATGGCCCTTAGACTCCCCTGATATGTGCAAAGTCATACCAGCAGTTACTTTAAGTTTTACCTTAGACATTGAAAGAGACCCTGCGGCTGTTGTAGAATGTAAACGTGCAATTGCTTTGATTGTCATGATTGTTCCTAAATTTCAATATTTCTTAGGTTCGAGGTGGGTCTTCAACTTGTTAACCAACCCCATGTCGTTCATCTTGCGAGCGCCTGTGAACACAAATGCAATGGCGAGGTTGGCTATATTTGAAGCAAGCCAAGCTACACCAAGGCCAGTAAACAAGCCTGCACCCAACAAGGTAAGCATAGTCAATCCATCTGCGCTAAGGAACAGGTCGGTCAGATCAAACTGTCCTTTGAATGCGGCTACGATCACCGCAATGTCAAAGTCAAATTGCGGGTTGCCTGTAAAGGACATTGAGAGCCATATCCAGAGCAGCAAACCTGCAAGAGCAATACCAGCCAGCTTCGTCAACAGAGGGTGGGCATGAAGAATCTCGTCGATCTTCATTGTGCCTTTTCTCAGGCCGTCAAGTGCGCCACTCTTTACCAGCGCATCAAATGCCTTGAACAGACCCTTAGGCACAAGGCTGGTAAATGCAGTGATTGCCTTCCACAATGCCTTGACATTGAATGCCACGCCTTTGAGGAGGGCGAACACATCTTTTTGCTTGAACGCCTTAACCACTTCCTCAAAACCAACCTTGAAGTCGTTCGCAATGTCTGTCAGCAATTGCTTCAGGTCACCAAAGGCTTTTACCAGTATACCTGGGAGGCTGAAATCAAAGGCAAGGACCTCACCAACTGGCAGGCACATCTGATCCATTACCTGGCAATAGACAGCGTAGTTGATTTCATCTGCACTGGCTATAGTAATCAGTTTAGGACCTTGTGTTAAGGCAGTCGCGAACGCGGCGCTCACTTCTGTGTTGAGCGCCAAGCGTCTCTTCAACTGATCATGGAATTGCTTCGCGTTATACGTCTGGTTCATGGTCTGTCAGTCCTTTAGATTACTGAGCTTCATCTTGAATGTAATCCCAGACCTTATCTGGTATTTGTTCGAGGCTTGATGTATCCATTGAAGAATACCTGTCAACCTTCTTGACTTGAATGTAATCCCAGGCCTTATCTGGTATTTGTTCGCGGCTTGATGTATCCATTGAAGAATACCTGTCAACCTTCTTGATGTTGTTTTCCAAGAAAGCAGAAGCAAGGCGAATGTGATCGGCAGCGTCACCAATTACCATAGCTGCCATACCCAGACCAAAATCCTCTTCTTCGTCAGAGATCCAACCAATAGCATTTTCAGCACTCAGCTCTCCCTTGAACGCATTTTTGAAGGTAAGCATACCCAAGGAATTCATCTTTGCATCTTTGCCAAGTTTTGCTTTTGGTCCCCTAGCCTTTTCAACAAGTTTGGCAACCTGTTCTACAAACTTGAGTACTTCCTCAGTACCTTTATAAAACTTTTTGTTCTTCTCGACAGCATTGAGTACCTTAGCGATACTGGCCAAGAAGTCAGCACAAGCTTCTGTAGGGCCTAAAGCCTTGGCCTTACTGTAAGCTGCCTTGAGAATCTTAGGAGCATTCTGATCTACAATTTTGTAGATTTCTGCCAAGTTATCTTCTTCGGTATCGTGCTCAAGAACATCTTCAGCAGGTTTTTTGCCTGCGTTCTTGGCAGGTTTGGATTGCTTTGCCAACTTGTTTGCCAGGTCCAAAGTGAGAGTAAACACCTTGTTAGGTCCAAGCTCTGGGCTTATCATGCGAATCTTTTTGCCGTCTGCTGATTTACGCACACCAAATTTTTCACCAGGGCCAAGGGTCAACTTAGTCCCTGCCCCAGATTTAAGAGGAAGACTTTTCCCTTTATAGATAAACCAATCATAGGCAGATTCTCCTTTGGGGGTCGCAATGGCCTGGAGGCGGGCACTTGACTCTTCTTTGATCTTGGTAGTCCTGACTACGGCTGAGTGCATGCCTTTGCCAGCTTTGTAACCTTTTTGGTCATTGTAGTCAGAGGCAAATTTATCAGCCTTTGCTTTATCAGTAAACGTCTTTAACAGATCGTAGTCAGGGCCGCCTGCCCTATCACCTTTGACCTTGTGGTAGACGTAAAAGGTAGTCGCAATGGCTTGGAGGCGGGCGAGTGCTTGAATCTGGGTCTTGATTGTAGTCATGGTATGGTCTTCCTTTGATTGTGATGCCATTGCGTTCGTGTCGTCGATGTTGACGGCGTTGATAAGTGTTACTATCCGTTGGTACCAGCCATCGCATATACCGTCGAGATAGGACGAAAGGTGTTGCATTGCCCGCAAAGCTTCTTGGCGAGACTTAGCCCCAATGAGATTGGTGTAAGCCTTACGGACATACGGCAAGGCTTTTTCATAAGGGAGAGCCTTTGATCGTCCAGCGTAATCGGTGCTACCAGGTGTGATGATCCTTTCCAGAGAATCACCGAGGTGTTCAAGAGCTTCTAGGGCAGCAGGGAACATGCAGTCTTGCGTAGGACCCGCGGTCACAGAATTTTTCCAAGGGCTAGGTATGTTGGTATTGCTCATCATTCATTGTCCATGTTGATAATGTCAATAACGCGGCGCAGTTTCTTAGCGTCAAGACCAAATTGGTCTTGAAGGAAGTCAATGTCATTCACGCTAACTTTATTCTCAGGCGACAGGTTGGTCAAGGTAAACTTGATTACCTTAGGGTCTGTGCCTTGGTCAATCTTCATGCTAACGGTTGCCTTCTTGATCTTAGCAAAAATACCCTTAACGTCTTTGAGAAGGGAAACGGCAACCGCTTGTATGTCCTTGGCCTTAACGCCCTTCTTGAGCATAAAGTTGATTGAGCTAGGGGTGAACTCAATGCTCTCAATGCTCTGGCTAGCCTCAAATTTACCTTTAGGGTAATCATCTGGGTTGAGGTTGTGAGGTTGAGTACCGATAGCTGTATAGATGTTTTCCATCTCCAGCATGGTACCTAGCATGGTTGCAGCTTCTTTAGAAGAAGTGACCTTACGACCCAAGGCGTATTTGCCAGGTGTGGCAAAATCATGCATCACAGTCAAGTAGTAAATTGTCTCTACTTTTGTCAAATCCTTGGTAGGTTTCAATACGCAATTGAACACAATGTAGAACTTGGGATAGATATTACCTTCGTCATCTGTGAGGCTGGTGAGTTCGAGATAGACGGCAAATGCCAAGTTGCCTTCTTTTGTCTCATACCCGTACATAAAAGTCTTGTGGGATTTGAACGTCAACTCCGGGCTAACTTGGGTGATTGTGTCTTTAATCAAGTCCTTAAAGTTCTTAGGAGTATGGCGCTCGCCAATGTCACCCAAGAAGGTAAGTGCCTTATCTAAAGAGGATTTTGCGGTACGTTGCAGGCTTTTGATTGCCTTGAGCATCTCGTTAGAACCGCGGATGCCCCTAAAGTTAACCGACGTAGAGTTGTACAGCTTGTCTAAGTCATCGACCTTGTCTGCTATCTCGTCAACGATGGTGAAGTTCTTTCTAAGCACATCGATCTTTGGGATAACGACCTTATCAATGATGTCTGTATTGATGGTATTTCCGCCTTTAGGTTTTCTAGGACCTTTAGGTGTGTTTACATCAATGTCAAAGATGATTGACTCGGCGGCAGTAACAGGAGATTGGACCCTTGAGAATTGCAGCTGGTATTGTTTTATCAAACCATCCAAATCCTGAAGATCATTCTCAATCCCGTCCAGATATTTTTGCACCTCTTGTAAGGACCGAAATGCACCTTCTGCAATCTCCACAATCCTGGGGACTTGTTTGATGAGGTGAAGTGGTTTAATTGACATAGTTAGCCCTAATGATTATTTCTATCAAAATTAAATTATTTTGCGTGTGTGCCAAGATTCCTTAGGCGCATAACCGAGGAAAAGGAACTAGATGGGGCGCTGCTCTTGAAATCGGTTATCTTTCTCAATTCATCTGGACCTGTGTTGATGTCACTAGGAGGATGATTGCCTGTGTAATCCGTGTTAGGGAACGTCAACGACTCTTCTAATTCTTTGTCAGTGAAAGATTGGTTGCCTTCAAACTCAATCTCGTAACGCTCTTGGCCTTCGTCCCAACCTTCTGGATCACCGCTGTTCATATCCGGAGCGTTGCCAGTTCCTTGCCTTAAACCGTCGTTGAAATTGTGTTGCATGTTCGGGGCTTCGTCATACCCTGACAGATGTTTGATGCTCATGTTCTGGGTCCCTTTCCATTGTCACGGACAAGTGTGGTGTTGCGTTGATTGAGTTGCCTGCGACGGGGGAGGTTGTGCAGGAGCTCACTAGGTTGGATGACGCGCGCGGTCACATCCCAACCAAGGACATTACGATCACGATCATTCCACCAACTAGACGATCCTACTACGAACGCCTTGCCGAATGTAGATTCCACCAGCACATCGTAGGTAGACAGTTTAGGTATGCTAGGGCTGCCGACGATTGAAACATCTTCCGTCAAGTCACGTACTTCGATCGCCGTACCGCTTGTCAGCTTAGGGAATTCAATCATTGCCGTTTCGCGGCTAAGGCCTATCTGGACTTCGAGGTGAGACCAGTAAGTCAAGTCCTGGAACTTGAGTGTGATACTGTGGACCCGTCCATCACAAAAGGCAGCAAGCAACTGATCAGAATACGGCAAAGTATCTATCTGCACTTGATCAGGTGTGACCCTCTGATCGTTGTTCCAGACTTTGAACGCGTCGAGGTAGACGAATCCTTTTGGTAGGATAGTCTTGAACGTAACAGAGGTGGCAAAGAAGCGATTGGGAATTTCGTTTGCCTCAATAGTTCCTGTCACCGCAAAGCATTCTGGGCTATGTCCCGTGAATACTTTTCTCCAGCTGTGGAGAACAGAATATCCGCCTACAAAACCGGTACCAAAGCAAACGGTGCATTTGGAACTGGAGTAGTCGAGGATGTTTGTATCAAACATTTCGACCGCATCATCTAAAGTATCAATTTGGACAGGGCCGTTGTCACCACGTTCGCCAGGCGTACCCAAAGGAGTTCTGTCTATGTAAGGACTTTCAAGCGGTCCAACGTTGTCACCTAACAGGCTATCCTCTGAGGTTAGTTCTCCGTAGAGTTGATCATCGCGAACAAGAGGAGGAATTTTCCGTATAGGTCTCAGATCATCTCGACCGCTTGCTCTTGATCCATACGGTTGGATCTTGAACTCCATACCACCGGTCAATAAATCGTTCATAGTACCAATAGGCATTTTCCCATCTTCACCCAGCAATGTCGTAAAAACCTTTTGGTGGGATTGGCAAGAGCAAGCGAGACCTTGAGTCAAACGATTGTAGACTAAGCTTTCGTAACCTTGGACCTTAAATACATTGTCATACTTGCGTTGCTGAACAGGCATCAAGTCTCTGATAGCTTCTTTAGCGACATCAACGGTTCTTGAATTAGGGGGTAGCAGCCTACTGTGTGTTCTTCCAGAATTAAAAGGCATTTCGCACCATCCTTAAGTAATTTGATTTGGCATATTGAGCAAGACTACGCCAAAATTTGTACGCATTAAATTAAAGTTGCCGCGGGTTTGCTGTTTCACGTCCGATGGTTGTAAATAACAGTATGGAACCAATAATGATAAATATCCTAAGCTGCGATCCTGGTTCAATAAACTTTGGATTTTCGGTACTGACAGGCAGAATACAGGACGGAGAAATATCGTTCAAGGTTGTTGCGAACGGAATGTGCCCTTGTCCATTGAAACGTGTCAAGAAAAGTAAAGACCTCCGTGATCAGCAGGTACAATTCCAACTGTGGTTTGAAAACCTGATCTTCAAACACAACATAGACGCTGTCTGTGCAGAGCGTTTTATGGCGCGAGGTCTTTTGGGACCCCTTGGTGAGTACATTGGAATCATGTTGGGCATGATGGGCTTGATCTTGATACAGAAGAATAAGAAACCTCTCAAGATATTTCCAGCAGCAACATGGAAGAACGCCGTACGCCGTAATGCAGACGACAAAGAGTTTCTGGACAAGACGTACAAGATAGCCAAGGTTCCACCACACCAACTTGACGCATCTCTAATGGGTGTGTGGACATTGTACCAAGGTTATAACAGAACAGATTTCGAGGGATTGGATCTAGTCCAAATCCGAGATAAGCTTCTTGATCAGATAGAAGCAACAAGTGAAACCAAGTTAATCAACCGTAAAATAAAGAGGTGATGCCATGTTAGATAAATTTCGGAATGCTTGCCAGATAATTTGCTATGCAGTCGCGTTCTGCATTGCTCTTGGTATAGGGTTGGCTATTGTTGCATCTACTGCTACAGTTATGTACCAAAAACTTATTACATCTTCCTTCCCATCACGTTGAGACTAAAAAGTGTTCTGCCCAATAGAAAAACTCGAACTAAAGGTTAACACTTGTCCCGCATGTGGCTGCATCTACAAAGGTGTAGGGGGTGCTTGCCACTTTACGACATTGACAAAGGAGAATGTAGGAGTTAAAGATATTGCCGCGGCTAGGCAAAAGAAACCGTATATGGTGCAGACCATGGCATCAACGGCAAAACACTCTGTAACCCTTGGCGCTACTCTGTTATCTTATGCACAATACATCAAAGACAGTTTTCCAGGCAGACAAAATTCCAGTCAAACTGTAAATAAACAGGACGATACGCAATTGAGCAAAGCATTGTATGTCATTTTTGGTTTATCGCAGGAACAACAAAAATACTTCTGGGACGAATCAAGAGTAATTGAGTGGTCAAAGCGGAAAAACATAACGCTTACCATTTCAGACATACGGGCCTTACTTTTAGCCGCGTCAATATCTTGACAATAACTCACTCAACTGGAAACTGGAGAAATACCCATGTCACTTAGTACAAAATCTGCCCCTAAAAGAACAGTCGCGCCCGTATCTATGGTCACGTCGAAGGTCAAAAAATTCATGAGCATTGAACAGCTCGAAGAAGTAGAAAAGGGCCCTGTGTTCGTAATCAACGCAACCTCAGGTGAACTAGGTGGCAACCTTTTGTTCAGTGTGCCTAAGTTGAACGGCAACGGACATGATCTCATCCGTGTACCCAAGACGTTCATTCCGATCGACCTGTCGATGCAGGTTAGCCGCCAGCAATTGATTGCAAGCTCTGAATTCCGTTCAACGGTAAACAAAGGGCTGATCAAGATTGCCAGCCGTGAGTATGCTAATATGCTGTTGCAGAGCGAAGATGGACGCGCAGAACAATTGCGTATTCAGAACGAAATGAAAGCCGCTCGTATGGTGGTTGAGAATGCTGTTGTCCAAGAAGACTCGGATGATGATTACATCGAGGTGAAGGCAGCGGAGAAAGAAGCTAAGAAGGCATCTGATGCAGATACAAACACAGTAAGCATCAAGTTGAAGACGCTGGTGAATAATGCCAAGCATGAAGAGTGGGCGCAGACAAAGGTCACCACAAGCCTGCGTAACTATGGCGAATTAAGCCGCAAAGATGTTTCGTACCTGAGCAAACAGTTCAAGGACAGCCCACGTATCCGCAAATACTTGCAAGAGGTTGCCAAGGAAAAAGGGTACCTTGCTAAGTAAGACGATTTCCTAGTCGTAAAGATGGGGCGTAGATTTACGTAAATCTACGCCCCATTGTCATGAGCAAAACAAAGTTAACGTTTGTGTGGAATCAAATACTCTTCACCTTCAAAGTCTCCGGGGTCTGTTGGGACTTTGTACGAGTGAGTTTCTGGAACTGGTGCTGGTTGTGCCTTATGTCTCTTGCTTGTTAAGTGTGACGAAATAGGCGGGACGCTAACCTGGGAAGTGTGGTGATCTAGAGCGGCATGCCACGCCCTACGCATGAGGTATATCTCTTTCACAGATGGGTGAGGAGAGAATTTCTTGGCAGCTATCTGACTATCTATCCAAGTATCAAAATCTGACATGGTATCTCCTAATGTTATGGCATCACTTCTACGAACTCGTATACCTCACAGGTCATAATCTTCTCCCGCACAGGCGAGGATACGTTCTTGAACCATTCGAGCGGAGAGTGCCTGTCTATTTCTTGACCCATGAAACGGATTAGATCACATATTGGGTCTGTGACATTGGAACGATACGCGAGATCGCGTTCAACGTAGCCCTTATTCAAGTTCTTTAGACAATTACCTCGGCACCAAGAGTAAGCCTCACACTTGGAACATGGCATTTCAGGGGTTAGTTGGAGAGGACTTGGCTTAAGCCAGTTGTTCTGTATATCTCCCATGCACATCGCAGGATCGTACAGCATATCAGGACACGGATAGATTGCACCGCTTGGCATAACGTTTAGCAAATGTGTTGATGTGCGGCACTGAGTTTGGCCGTCATACAAATACTGTGCTAGGTTAGGAAACACTTTGTTTCGTACAATGCCCATAATAGGAATCATGGGGTACAATACGTCAGTAGACTCGAAGAAACGGTCGATGAGTTTGGTCAACACGGTTTTCCGTTTACTCATCGAGTCGCCTCCGTACATAGCGTCTGCGACGAATTGCCAATACATATAGTCAAAGGGTGTACTGCCACTAACCAGTTCGTCAAGTTCTTCAAACGTCGTGTCTGGGTTGCTCCACGTAACTCTTGCAGTAACCGACCCACCAATGTGGTGACGGACCTCTTTCAACTTAGCTATTACTTGACGGTAGATTCCTCTACCTCTATAGTGGTCGGTAGTGGACTCGCCGCCGTCGATTGATGCTAGAACGTTTGATAGTTTTCCTAATGCCCATACTGGCATCTTGTCTATAAGAGTAGCGTTGGTCTGAAGCTGGAAACGGAAGTGAGGGAACCTCTCCATTACCTCAAGCATCATAGGTTTGTTGAGCGTAGGCTCACCGCCGTAGAACGTGACGTAGATGTCCTTACCGCGCAGATGCATTTTGACGAACGCCTCAAGCTGGTCCAAGCTGTACTCGATCTTTGTCTGCGAGTCACGTACATCACCAACGCCCAATGAGCAGTATGTGCATTTGAGATTGCACTTGAGCGTGGTCAGCAATTGAAGTTCTACTTTGCCGCACTGTATTGTCATTGAGGTGCCTCTATTATAATGCAATGCTGTATCTCTGGAGATACAAACCTTTTTATTGTGCAGGTTGGGAACACGGCTTTTATAAATTCATCTTTGTGAAACGCCAGCATCAAGTGCTGCTCAGTCAAAGCCTCTAGTTCTTCGTTCTTCAACAACACATTAGCAGACCCAACTAAGTACCCGTACCAACGTCCTTTAAATTTGTTGCGTACACTTAGCTTCAACTTCTCTTGGAAGCCTAAACGTTTCTGCAGGAAGAAAGATAGCGGGGCTTGCGCGTCTAAGCTCAAGTAGGTAGTCATCAACACACCGCCTGGATTAAGCAGGGGCATCAACTCGTTGCCTATTGTCTCTTGCATCTCCGTTACTGCCGTTGTGGTGAATACAGAGAACACAATGATGACGTCAAACTTTTGATCAGTTACTGACGTAGGCAAAGGCTCACCTTTAACCCCCTTGAAGTTGTATACCAAATTGAAGCGGTTGTACAAATGCCAATGCGCCTCAGGGAAAGCAGCATTACCATTTTCTAATGCGGCCTGTGACACATCCAAGCAGTGATAATTCTCTGGTTTGATGGTGCAGTTGGGATCCCGTAAAATATTCCCCCAGTTGCCACCAAAGTCCAATACCTTTTTGTCCTCCCACCAACTTAGCGGTTGCCCCAACTGGGTTGCAAAGTATGAGAAGATTGGGTAGTAATTGTGAACGTGGTTATCCATGTTAGTTCCTAAAGTCCTTGAGCTGTTCTCTTAAGCCAACTACAAATTTCCTTGCGATCGGGACAGGCATGTCCAAATACTTGCGTACCTTGTTAGCATAAGCCTTCCTGTCAATACGAGAGCACATAGAGTCGTTATCGTGGCCAAGCCACTCACTAAACTCTTTGTTGTAAATCCCCATAAGTAAATTCAGGAACAGCTTCTTTTTGCTAGACTTTGTCTCACTCATTATGTGATCAACAGTTTGCTCTAAGTCCCTGCGCCTGTCTACGTCTATGAATTGCTCACCTTCAACCACACGCCCGTCCAAGCCTGTAACTAAGGAGTTAGCTATCAACGTAGGGCCAAATCCCATGTCAGGTATGCGATCAGATACAAGTAACTGTCCAAGGCTGACCAGCGTACCAGCAAATGTACCATCCCTTTGCTTGGACAACCTCATACGACCGGTTGTCGTCTGCTCTTTGATCACATTCATGCCACGGTTATGTATGGCAGTCTTTGCAATGTTGAGCATGTGCAGGCTACTCTTAATAACAGGGTAAGCCTTGTAGATAGCGTAGACACCAAACTCTAGCAAGCCTTGCCGTATATCATCTTTCCCAAGCTGACCAGACTGTGTCAAGAACAAGAATTTGCGGTTAACAAACTTCTTGCAGTACACGTCAAGGTCACGCACCACACCGTTGAGCACGGTGCTGAACTTATAAGGAGACTTAGGTGTGTACCCCTTACGGCAATAATACTTGCACCTCTTCACAAGCTTAAGTGCTAGCCCATCTTTGGATCGTAGAACACTGTTAACAAGCTTAATATCATCAGCATGTACTTCAAGTCCTTTGGCTGGTTCCTTGATTTGATTTATGCGAGCGTAGGCGTACAGCTTTAGGTCACGCTGAATCCTGCCACTCGTTTTCAAGTTTGATCTGAAATCAATGCAGTCCTGCCCTGACCAACCCATGTTCCCTTTGAGTGTTTTGCTCAACGTAGGGCTGTCAATGATGCGGAACATGTACATCAAGACTGAATACACAATTTCGCGGCGTGATGCTTTGCTCAACAGAATGTAATCTGGATCCTGATTAGCAAGTAGTCTTCCTATGGAGTTCATGTAAGTAACTCCTATACATTAAAGACCAGCGTACCATCCAAACGCTTCTTAGCAGAAGGCGTAACCTTAGCTGACTTTTTCGCTTTGTCAAACCATTCCTTAGGGGCTGAGTCCATGCTAGGCGGGTTGTAGTCCAACTTGGCTAACACCTTATCATCCTCCTCCATTTGGAAGTTAGGCTTGGGATCTACTAGCTTACCGGCTTTTTGCAGGCGTACCTTCCGCTTCGCAAACTCCGTTGCTGTGTATATGCTATCCCTAAGGAACGTGCCAATCATAGGCTTGTTTCGTTGCGCCTTAGCCAAATCGGAGGTCACGTACACTAGCTGTGGTGACTGGGTTGTCACATTCAAAACAAACCCGCGGTAGTAGTTGCCCAAATAGTCATTGCCAATGCAGAAGTACACAGGCATGCCAAAGTGCAACTTGACCTTCTCAAACGTCTTGGACTTTTTCAACAATGACATGAACACTCGCGTCTCTTGTGACGTGAAATCTTTGTACAGCAAAGCCAAGTTGAACAGCAGCTCTGAATTGTGACGTGCCAACAGGTACACATCAGGCGCATAACAATCAGGAGCATCTGCGAAATGCTTTCGTCCTAGCTCACTGCAAGGTTTGCCAAACTTTTGCATCCGTTTGTAATGGATGCAATCTCCGCATTTTATCCCTATAGTGGCTTTGCCAATTGGGATTATTTTTCTTGCCATAAATGCCTCTACTTAAAGTGTGTGTTATAAAGCTTATTGACCGCAAATTCGATAAGTCTCTCTCGGGAGACGTTACCGTAGACTTTTTTAAGTTGTTTGAGTTGAAGAAGAGTCTCTCCTTTAGGTGAAATCACTAGCACTTGTTTCTTGTTTGGATCATTCTCAGTTGCGATGCGAGCATTGCATACAACGGAAGCCAACCAAAGAAGCTTCTTGTTTTGGTCTTCGTATTTGGTGAGTAGTTCTGTAAAGGGCCTTTTTGAATAAAGTCTAAGCGCGATATTGTTAAGTGCGGTGTGGTGAGAGTCACACAGGCTAACCTGTGGTCCGTCTACTCCCCCATACGCTCTCGGAATAATATGGTGATCTTCCCTTTGATTGGAACTGTCAAAGGGGACCTTGCATACCCAACAATATGGAAGTATTGTTGTCTGTGTAATGGAAAATTCTTGTGTTGCCATATTAGGCTAAGCGAGTTACACGCTGATCAAGAAATCTTTTTCAAAAGTAAAGGGTTCAAATTCTTTCATGACAAGTGTATCACTTACACTAACCAGAAAGCTTTTGTTGGTGTGGCTCAAAGGAGGAGCCTGATCAAGGAACACCAACCGGATTGGATAATCATCTAGCGTACCTAGGTCCAAAGCACGTTGCTTGAGTGCTATACTACCTAGTCCGCCACTTAGCTCAGATATCTCATGAGTTGGACTCCACGAGCGCCCAAAGCTTGTGAACTTTGATTGGTAAGGTCCTTGAGGAGAGAAGCCTTTCGGATAACCTCCGCCTTCATCTCCAATCCACAGAGGCACATACAAGTGATCGAAGTCAACGGATATAGGCGCTGACATGAAAATCTCTATAAGACGCTTCTTGGTCCGCTCTGTTGGGACAGTTACTACAAGGTGCCTCATTTGTAATCTCCTTGGAAGGGGAACGTCCATGACTTCAAGATAAAGTGCCCACCTAACGTACATGCACTAAGCTTCTTAAGGTCTGCATCTGTTATAAGCCACACCCACTGAACAAATCCAACCTTCTTGGCGTTCCCAAGCATAGTGTATGACTTGCCCGTCCTCTCCTTGAGAGTCTCTATGATGTAGTTGACAGCAGCTGGTAACTGCCTCTTGTAAGAGGAGGTTATCCAATCCATGTCAAGACCAATCACAACTTGGTTATCGAGCACAGGGTAGCCCTCAAATGATCCTGAACTCAAGTGCAGCGTCTTAAGCTTGTCACTTATGAGCATGTTCTTGGTAATAGCTATCACAGGAGCTCTTGTAGCTTTGAACTTCTTGCCCAACAGCTTCTTTACTATTACCTTCTTGAAGACCGCATACTTCTGCAGCATCTTCTGGCCTTCCTTCTTCATGTCAATGCCGTGCATGTCTTGGAGGGTATCTTGCTCTTCTTCAGATGGGGTCAAAGGAAGATTTTTGCTCTTTTTGTACTCCATCTTCTTGCAGTCGTCCCACAGGTTGTGGACGTCGCCTGCAAGTTGGTTAACTTCTTTCTCGCCCGCATCATCAGATGCTAGGCCGTCTTTCAAACTTTGTACACCGTTATATGCCTTCTTGTAGAAGACCTTAAACGGAGCAGGCGTACTATCCACATACTTATCGAGGATCGTACATAAACGGGTTAGGCTTTGAATCTGAAAGTTGACTGGACGCCCAGCCAATTTTTTCACACCACTCAGGAGTTGAAATAGTTTATCAGAATGTTCCATGGTATCATGTTACTCTAGTAGCCCTTAAAAACGCACATACCCTGCCAAGGTTGCCCAGAGACACTTTGGCAGGGTTAGTAGCTGAATACGTCAAGACGTTAGCCTAGACTAAATCCAGGAGTCATCATCCTTAGCAGCCTTCTTGGAAGCCTTTTTGTCACCTTTGGACTTCTTGGACTTCTTGTCAGCTTTTTCTGCCTTTGCTTTCTTAGCAGGAGGCAGGCTTGCTTTGGCAGCGACCTTCTTGGCTGCCACTTTCTTAGCAGCGACCTTCTTGGCTGCCACTTTCTTAGCAGCTACCTTCTTGGCTGCCACTTTCTTAGCAGCTACCTTCTTGGCCGGAACAGCATTGTCTTTTTTGGCCTGCTTTGCAGCAAGCTTGGCGGCCTTCCGCTCTGCTTTAGATGGCTTAGCCGCTTTTTCCGCCTTTACCTTCTTTGCCTTTACCTTCTCAGCCTTCGCTGGCTTTGCAGCCTCGTTGGTGTCCAAAGCCTTGATTGCCTTGAACAGGGCCTTGACTTGGGTCAGGAGTTCTTTTTTGGTTGACATACTCTTCTCACTTCTTAAGTTATTAACTTACCACTAGCACAAATGTTATCAACGTTTTACAGATAACCAGAGTTATGGCTTTCCGTAACTACATTATAACACAATTCTTTTTGTTGTTTAGGCACAACAATCCAGTTGTTTAGGAGCAACAAATTATCTATTGGCGTTTTGTGTACTTCCTTTCCTTTCAAGATGTTTTTGGACGGCTGATACAGTGTGACGTTCGATAGTGACCCCACCTTCGATATTGGATGTCAAGTGAAGGCTATCGTCGTCAAAGCTCTGTATGTTCCCGACCAGTTTTACTCCGTTTACAAGATACACGTCAACAAGAGTTTTGTTGGACTGCAGATCGCGCAACCGGGAATTCATGATTGAATCTTTGGTCGTCATATCTTCTTTCTTCTTTAGAACACTGCCATGAACCTCGATCCAATAGGGGTTTTCATCTCACCCTGTAGAAGCGGCTCAGTATTAAAATACTTTGACAAATCTTCTACGCTATGCACCAAGTTGGTGTGATCGTCTGCAGGCATGTTAGTTCCTTGCAAAAGCCAACGTATAGTAGGGTGAGCCCTACTTATGAAATTCAATATACGGTTAGGTTCAAAGTGTTCAATTCCTGTCCATACAACCAACGAGCCAGCATCCAAAGAAGCGGGATTTAAATCCCATACATCGGTATGTCCCCAGGATGAATTATTATGCGTCCTGTTATCTCTGTGGGCAGTCTCTGATACTACTAAGGCAGTTTTGTCCAAGTCAAAATAGTACCTGCTTGTCTGATCATCCTTGTATCCAATTCGGAGAGCATCAAATGCGCCTTGCATACCAAACCATGACCCAAAATAGTAAACCTTCTTCATAGGGAATTGAGCCCACAGCCACAAGTAGGCATTTGATGCCCACCGGCGACTAAGTATCTGGAAGGGGCTTAGAGCATCCAACACAGACTGTTTGAACTCTATATCCTTATGGTAGCTTTGCCTCACAAGTGATGCAACAAAATTCCCAGGAGTAGTGTCTTGTATATGTATCAGCTTGGTGCATACTGCCCTGTTACTTGCATTGTTGCTGACAAACCATTCAACTTCTAGTCCTCCGTAACACTGTACATGGTCAGCTTTGGCAGTCATTTAGATGCCCCTATCTCACGTTGCTTAAGGTCCTGATCGCCTCTGTTTGACTGAACGTAGTCTTCACGCATGTCCACAGGAAAATCAAGTTGCTCCTTAGCAGTAATTGATTTGTGTAGACTGTGGCACCACTCACGCAGAGTAGGATGCACAGACGTCTTGGTACGAAGGGCCAGAACGTACTTCAACTGTGACTTGGACCAGAACATACCTGTAGGCACCTGAGTCATCATTGGGTGTGCATACTGCAACTCAAACACAGACCCAGATTGAAAGTTGGTAAGGACTACCAACTGATCGTATATGTCAAGCGCCTTACGGAACAGATCAAAATCAACTGCCTTAAGTATCTTGTGGTAGAAATGATTGATAGCCCCAGCCCTTGCGTTGACTAGTGGCATCTGATTCTTACCATTGCGATGCCTCTGCAAATCCCTGTATGACCCAAAGTCAATGCAGCCTTGAATCCCATACCAAGTGTTATCATCATCGTTTGCCAAATACTGACCTGACCCACCTAGATTAACTACATCACGAACGTTTGCATAGCTTGTTGAGCCGTATACCTTGCGGGTCATGTAGAACTCACGAGCAGGTGTATCACTAATCTTGCGTATAGGCTTGAATGTGTTTGGGTACCTAGCAAATAACAAATCGTTGATATAGATAGCGAGCTTACGCACCTCCAGCAACGGATGTGTAGATAACTGGGTCAGGTGGTCTCGGTATTGCCTAAGAGACATATACATGGACAAGGACGTCGTTGCGCCACACGGTAGCAACCCCCTAGCGATGTCAAAGGAGATTGCTTTGCACGTCTTATTCCACAAAGCTTCCCTTTTCTTGTCGTACGCAAGTAAAGCAGACATCTGATCTCCGCCAAATGACGCAGAGGCCCCGCTAGGGGTATTATCGTCAGGCATGATGCGGTCACGCTTGTCCTTGTATGCCGCCTTCACCCACGCTTCGATCTTAGGCAAGTAGGCAACGTATAGCTCGCGCCACTTTTCCACAGCGTCCTTGCTGAACTCTGACTCGGCGTAGAATGGAACCTTAGAGAAGTCTTGGTATCGTGTGCTACGTTCCTGCCCGTTGTATAAAGGATTGTCTTGCATAGCCTTAGCAGCCAGCATAGACACACCCTCAATAAACACAGGTACGTTGGCGCAGTCGGCAATTGAGGCATGTCCGTAGTCAAGGTAGTAAGTCTTGATAGCTGCCTTAATTCGCTTCTGCTTTGTGTCGGCATCGCCATCTGCCAAATCAGCTAGGCGTGCTTCGATAGGCATGTCACTGCGGCTGTACATGCTCTGCAACATAGCCAGAATCTCAGGATCATTCAGTTCGTTATGATCTGGAATGAACACATGGGGCTCTGGGTTTATAGCTAACTCAAGTTCTTTTGTTTTCATCAGAAGTCTTTTTAGAAAAGTCAATCGTGCATTTCATGGTAGGCACATTGGCGCTTATGAACGCCAGGTAGCATACGGGGCAGACCGGGTCACCACCTATAACAGGGTGATCGCTGTGTTTGTATGCGTGTGGGCTATATTGTTCTGTGTGCCCACACTTAGGACACGAATAGGGTTGAGGCAGTATGTAAGTCATAAGGCAGGATCATCTTCCCACTTCTCTTCCGCTTTAGACTCTGGGTTTTCATCATCATCCAAATCTTCTTGCGGATCCAACTCATCATCTTCGTCTAGGTCACCATCATCGTCCTCTTGGTCATCAACTTCGTCAACAAGATCGTCCAGCAAGGACCTAAGCATCTCAAGGGCATTTTCTTTCTGCTCTTTGGTTATAGGGCTCTCGCGCATATAGTGTACAAGAGAAGCCGCAATGCTTTCGATCTTAAGGCGCTCTAACGTGTCATCAATATCAGAGAAATCTGCATCGAACGTTTCTAGAACAGAAAGGCTATCCATGTCGATTGCGGAAAATTCAAGCATATCGTCTGTGGTTGACATAATAATTTCTTTCGAGGTTGATTGGTTGTTGTCTATACAATCCTAATTTACAACCTACAGAAATATAACCTCATCTCGTATTGAGTCAGAATCGTCTGCAAGAAACCTTTTGGCTTTGCAGTAGATATCGAATGTAACCCCATCCTCTGGATTGCATTGTAAGAAGGCCCCTGTTTTAAGATCCCGGTCGTCAAGCACCACGTACTTTTCTACTTTGTGTTCTACGATGAAGCTTCGTATCTCACCTTCTCGCGTCCTGCCCTGTACTGTAACTTCGGATGATAGATACTCGGTTGGGTCTTCTAACCAAATAGGTGTCACCGCACACAGGCCTGAGTAGGTTTCTGGAGCATTTCTAAGTGTGCTAGTCAAAACTATCTGCGCATCGTAATCAACAGCAAGCTTGTACACCATCGCCATACCTTCACGGTCGATGAACCGATGCCATCCAGTATACCCGCCACGATAGAACTCGCCTTTAGTAGGACAGTGTTGTCGCACAATACTGCGATGAGTTACAACCACGCCCTCTATGTCAAGGAAGATCACCTTGCGATATTTATTAGGCTCAAGGACGTTAGTCATGTTTAGCATCCGATGGTTCAACTTGAAGACTGACCCTAATGTTTCCAGCTTCCTCGTCTACGCTAGGAGGAACATCGCCAAAGGCACACCCAGCATAGTCACGCCAACTCATAGTGCCTTCATCGAAGTCAGTTAGGCGCTCTTCGATGTAGTCCCTGTATGGCTCGTACAAAGCCAACAAAGGTTGGAACTGCTCTAATGTAATGCAGATTCTACGAGACGGTATGCCCAATGATTCGGCTATCTCAATACTCTTGTTGGCGCCAGTATCACCCTCAACTATTAGGTCCCACTGCCAGGCCAAGTAGTCATCAAGTTTGTATCCAGGTAGGCTGCTCATTATGTCAAGGTACTCACGTGGATTACATTAAATATCGTTTGCTGGTAGTCTATCCGTACCTTATCTAAGTACTCTTGCTCAGAAGGTACAGTGACAACAAACTGTGGAGTCAGCTTGTATTCGTGGGGTGGGTTGAACCATTCGAGCGGGCCACCTTTGCGGAAGCCTTTCCCCCAGCGGTAAGCAGGAATAGGTTCAAGGACAGCCCGACCTGCATTGCGAGCAACTGAGTCGGTGTAATTAACAATTGCATGGGAGCCTGTGTCAGTGTATAGCTCAACTCGCTCACGGTCGATAAGAGCCTGGAGCTCTTCAACTGAGTCAGCACGGCACACACGAGTCAATTCCTCTACATGAGAGGACCTCATGTCATTTAAGAATAGGAAGAAAGGCATTTTGCTTCTCCAAAATTATTTTTGTTGATGTTGGTAAAAATTTTTACCAACTGATAATGAATTTGAGAATAGGGTCAACTCCAATCTGTGTTATGTCGTAGCCTTGGGCAACAAACAACTCAGTCAGATTAAAGTGTTGGAAGGAACTAACCTCCAAAATATCTAGAGACGTCTGATCAAGTTTGACGTACTCTTTAACCTTTGTCATGATGGTGTTGAACGCCAATATGCGGTTGACGTCATAGTCTTGTGTAACGTCCAAGGCAGCTTGCGCTGCGGGGTATTGAATGTAGCCCATTGTGTGTCCTCAGTAAACCCCGCCGCCAGAAATGCACATAAGCCGCCTCTCGTTCAGGCCTAAGTCCATTGGAACTCTGCGGGGTGTAGCTGAAATTATTTTGGCCTTGACTTCTTCACAAGCCTTTTCTGAATTGAACTTTGCAACAGTGGCAGTGGTGTACGGATACGGGCTAATGCTAATCAGCAACCACACAATAATCGTTTGTGTCATAAAAGTTCCTTAGTCAAGTAAGTGGATAAAGCCTTTGAGTTGCTCTGCCATGAACGCTGCGGGCTTGGCTTTGCGATGCTCCAAAGTCTTCTTCTTTGTCATGACCTCTTTCATCTGCTGTTCAAGGGCTTTGCGCTCAAGTGCCCTAAGTTGGCGTACCTTCAGGTCATAAATGAAGGCGGCCTCAGCTTGCGTGATCTTCAACTTTGCAGCAAGCCACTTTTCCAACTCGTCTTGGCTAAGTGTTTTGTCCAGCGACTCAATGATGATCTTGCGATTATCCACAGCAAGCATGAGTAGCTCTAGCTTTCGTATTTGCTTTACCGTCTCTCCAATCCAATACGAGCATGCCTTACGCTCCAAGTCTGTGCGCCACTCGACCCAGTTGGTTAAAGCCTCCGTTACAGATTGCGGTTTCATGCGGGCTTGGCCTTGCCCCTCTTTGTCCAAGTAACGCTCTGTGAAGTTCAGGATGTAGTTCTCCCGCGAACTAACTTCCTCGTCAATGCGAGTCAATAGCTTGGCGTAATCTTTTGTTGTGAGGTTGCGCCTAACGTTGACCTTGACCGTGCCGTACTTCTCGCCCTTGGTAGAATTGTCCAAAGCGGACGCTACACCGTTCATCGCGCCTAAGTTTCCTAGCAACTTCTCTACGTTGACTTTGCTATTGCCGAAGCGAGAGATAGTTATGGTCTTGGCCTTATCATCAAACACAGGGTTGCCGTACAGAGTAGCTCTGCCTGTCATACCCTTGAACATAGCAAGCCGCTCAAGCTTCTCTTCTTTAGGCGCTTCCTCGAGGCGCTCGACACCACCAAAGAGTGTGCATAGCTTCAATCCCTTATAGAGCAACTTAGCGGTGATCTCTTCACCATCATAGATTGCCTTGAGAGTCTTCAACACGCTCTTGAATGTGAAGCTTGGGATGTTGGTCTGCGCGCCAGGTGCAATACCAAAGCGTCCGTTTAGGAAAACAATGGGTAGCAAAGCTGGCAACACTACAGGCTCTTTGCCGCTGCTATCGAAGTTAGGCCCCATCTCCACAACAGGCAGATAGAATTTGTTAAACAGCACCTCGTCCGAAAACTTGCTCAATCGGGCCTCTGTGTACCTGTGCGCCGCGTAGCTCTTGTCTGAGAACGAACCCCAATTGCCTTCACCTTCAAGCAAGCCGCATTGGACATTGTTGATTGTCTGACCCACGTTGGTCATGCCAACCATTGCGCCGTAGCAAGAGCTGTCACCGTGAGGATGGAAGCGGCCCAGCGTATCACCAACGATACGAGCTGACTTCACAAACTTGCTGGTGCTATGGACACCTAACTCATGGGCTGACCACAACACACGGCGGTTAACTGGGTTCATGCCGTCCCGGTAGTCTGGGATAGCACGATCCTCAAGCACAGAGACTCCGTAGTTCTTGTACTTGCGTATTGCAAATTTATCAAGTGGTACACTGATGTGTTTCTCAGCAACCACCGTCAAACTAATTTTCTTGCTCATGTTTTTCTCATGTAGGTTCACCAGCTGCGGTGATAAATTCTTCGAAGGCTAAACTTGGCCTAACTTGATGGTAATGGATATAATGCTTGTAACCATAAGGCCACACCCACACATTGCCGCCAATATCAAGCTTGTACTCAATTGAGCCATTGGATTTGTCGCACATCCTGCACCAGGAGAAACCTTTGTACTGAACAGATTCAACTCCTGACTCTACTCTTGATTCTACTCTTGAGAGCAAACGTAAAAAGAGATCCCTGTTCCTCCATGAGGTACCTACAGGAGTAGGGAGATGTGTCTCGTGGTCAGAGGCCCAAAAGCCCTCTCTGTTTATTAACAACTTAGCCATTTTTCTTTCCTTTGAGTTGGATCTTTTGGATCTGATCTTCCGCGTGAGCAAGCCACTCTGCTTTTCGCTCTGCAGACAGTTCAGACCAAGTTGGAACAAGGTTCAGTTTGTCTAAACTGCGCCAATAATCCCTTCGAACATTGTACAGGACCTCCGCATACTCAAGTGGAGGTTGTCCAGTGTGTGGCGTTCTCAAAACCTTATACTCTGATATTGCGCTATGGCTGAGTATGTACGCCTCATTCTTATTCATTGCAGTTAGCCTTAGCCTTTTCAGCTTGTTCTTGATCATGCCACCTTTGGTCTCTGTAGTCTCGCCGCTCCGTGTGGTACATAAAGTCCTCGTACAAAATAACAAGAACATAGCACACCAAGGAGGTCAAACCTAAGCCGAGGCCTAGTGCAAATAGCATGTCCATAGACTTTGCCATAAGCATTGACATGATAACAGAGGCTATACCTCCTGCGAAAAGAGATAGGCTGATCCCCTTTATGTTTGATGTATCCATCATGTTACTCCGAATAACACCTTGCGGAACGCTGGGCTCTTGCCCAACAGAAGCTGGAAGTCTTGCGAGCCTTTCTTATCTGGCGGCATAACTTGATACAGCTTGCGAATTTTAGGATCAAGGGCAATGTCGAGATCACTCTCACTCAACTCACCCCAACCTTTGATGTAAGTCACCTCACATTTGGTGGTGCCTGTTTTCTCAAACACCTGCTCTTTGGTCATGCCGAAGTATATGACACCTTTGTACCTCGATTTGTACAACGGCGCTTTCACCACAAAGACCTTACCATCCTTGAACAGCGATGGTAAATACTTCCACAGCACACCTAAAAGCAGGACATTGATGTGGTCACCGTCAACATCAGGGTCGGCCATGTTAATGATCTTGCCGTAGGGCACGTTCAAGTTAGGTCGCTTGCCACCTAAGTCAATGCCAAGTGCAGCCAGCAGACCAACAACCTCAGCGTTGCCATTGATCTTTTCCTTTTTGGCCTCCATAACGTTCAGGGGCTTGCCTCGCAGAGGATAAATCGCCTGCGTGTACTTGTTACGTGCCCGCTTTGCACCACCACCAGCAGAGTCACCCTCAACAAGGAACAGCTCGCGTTGCTCGACTGGCGCGTTACCTTGGATAGGTGCCAACTTGGTGGCCAGCTTTTTCTTTGCAGCGTTAACGTTCTTGACAAGCTTCTTGTCCTTGAGGAAGTCAGCGGTCTTGCTGCGTAGTAAGGCCGCTCGCGTTACAACGTCACGCGCCATTCCTTTGTGTGCTACCCAAAAATCATGGAAGGCTTTCAGGAACTGTTTATACCCCACCTCGTACACACGGTCATCTATCAGCTTGTCCTTCGGTTGGTTGTTGAACTGCGGTGCAGCTATCTTGTAGTTGACAAGGCCGATCAAGCCATCCTTCAAGTCAGACGGTGTGTACTTGTTCTTACCTTGGTATGGTACAAGGGACTTAACCATTGCATCAACAAGGGCCTTCACATGCTCACCACCCTCCTTGTTATGCAGGCCGTTAGTGTAGGCGTCGATCAGGTTGTCACCTTCGCAGTCAGTGAACGCAATAGCAATGTCCGCCTCCTTGCTGGAGAACACAAACGATTTGCCCATCTGAGTAGCCTTGAGCTCATCAATCTTGTTCACAATATACTCGGCAGGACCCTTCGTAATAAACGTCTTGGTCTTGCCTTTACTATTTGTGATCTTGACCTCCAAGCCTTTAACCAAGTAGGACGTTAGCTCTGCCCAGCTAAGTGGGTCCTTAGGGTTCAGCTTTGCTCCTTTGTGGAACAAACTTAGGTCCGGAGAGAAGCACACCACAGTGCCCTTCTTTGCCTTAATCCCATGTGGCAGCTTAGGCGCTTTGCCCTTGTATACCTGCTTGCTAAGTTTGGCATCCCTGTACTCGATGCACCACCACGCACCATCACGGAACGTCCAGACCTTGAAGAATTTGGACATTGCATTGGTGGCCTTGATACCAACACCGTGCGTGCCTCGGCTTATAGTGTCGCCACTAAAGTTGGAGCCACCGTGCGTCAAGCCTGTCACCACGTAGAACGTTGACATCTTCTCTTTGCGGCCTTGCTCGTCCAGGAACTCCTTCTTGCCAACTGGGATGCCTTCACCACCATCAACAACCCAGTAAACGTTAGGCTCTGCATCGAAGATCAAATGCACGAGCTTATTACGGCCTGCAAGCGCCTGATCTACCGCGTTGTCCGCTGGCTCTCGGAACATAGTCCACAAGCCGTTGCCGTCGGTTGGCCCCAAATAAGGGGTGGGCTTTTTTCTAATTCCCATGAGCCCCGCATGTCTCTCAATATGGGATTCGTCGTACTTTGTCATGTTGACCCTTTGTATTCACCTACGATCTGACTCGTCGGTTTGTCACTGCCTATGAAATCCGATATGAACCGTTCCGTAGCTACACCTTCATTGTAGTCCGCTGTGTTCGGTTCATTGAGACTATCGCTAAGTTGGATTGGCTTGATGTTCACCAAGAACAACTTACCATTTACATTTATGCCGGCCTTGTGCTCAACACGGAGGCCAGCCCGCTTGCCTTCTTTGTACATTGCATCTGCTTTGACCCATGCGTTATCTTCTTTGGCATAGTAGCCGGCGAACTCGTAGTGATCGCCTTGGGTACGGTGTGACACACGCCATACATCAATCATACCTTCAGGACACTTAGCCCAACCAGGACGCCGCCGCATACTGGGCATAGTGCTATCTGGTTTGCTGTATGCTGTGCGAGTAGGTGTCATACAGCACCCACTTTCTTGAGCACCAACTTATTCTGCTTTGGTGTACGCTTGAGGACTTGCTCGATCTTGATGAAGTGTTTGGAGTACCACCCAACTATTGCCTTCACCATTGCGTCTGTATCAATTACAGACTTGCGAGGCCAAGAGAAAATCAACTTGTACTCGTCGGCAACTAGCTCATACTTCCACTTGCGATTCAGCTTGCCTAACATCTCTTGCTCGAGGACAAAGTAGGTCACCACGTTGATCTTGACTCGCTTCTTTTTGCACAAGGCAACAAGGAGTATGAAATCATCTAATTGGATTTTGGTTATTGGGATTTTAAGCTCTGATAGAAGCGCATGGTCTTCCTCAGCCTTAGGGTAGTCCACAGAACCGTGGGCAACCATATTCAAAGTTCTTATTGCAGGTAATTTGGTTTTCATATTGGCGTTTGATTGGTATTGTGTTTACACGCTATAAACAAGAACGGCCCAGCAAAGTGGGCCTAGTCCTTTTTCTCACTTAGCTTTTCTTTCCGCACGTCGAAGAGTGATCGCTTCTTGGATGCGTTGCTGTTGCCATGCAGGCTTCTCAGCAAGCTGGGCGTACAGCCTTCCCAGTCTTGAATTGTCACCGATCTGCTCTGCTGTGTGAAATGCGTTGACAATGTTGTCGAGCGGAATGCCGATCAAAATCTGCACACTTGAGGCAGGGCACCGGTCATTGCCTTTGCTGAAATGGCAGTTGTTGAACTTCTTGTCCGCATGGGGAACCAAGTGAGTGCAACGTAGGCATTTCTCGTTGTAGATTTCAAGCACACCGTTATCAACTTCCGCAGCGTCAAGAGTGTCTTCATCAATTTCTACATCAGCATCTGCTTCCTGCCCTTCACCAGCAGTGTCCTCTAGGCTACTCAAGTCATCATCCTCGTCATAACCAGCAGCAGAAGACTCTTGCTGGATAGCACCGCTAGTATTTGGCTCAGAGTCAGCTTGAGCATCTTGCTTGAGCGCCCAAGGCAACGGTTTGCCTGAACTTGTTGTGCTGCAGACTGCCTCTGTTTCTACTTCAGCAGCAGGGGCACTTGATTTCAGGCTAACTGTTATGCCGCCTGTTCCACTAACACGAATTGTCTTGGATGGTGTTTTTTGTATTGACATTTTGTTTGTCCTAATTGCAATGTAAAGAGGGCCCACGTAGGGCCCCCTTCAACATTTAGCTAACAGGGATTAGTTGAGGTCCCAGTCGTCATCCGACTTTTTGCCTTTGCCTTTTTTGGCGTCTTTCTTGCCCTTGGCAGCTTTCTTGCCCTTGGCAGCTTTCTTGCCCTTGGCAGCTTTCTTGCCTTTCTTAGCCGGCTTTTCGTCGTCTTCGTCTTCGTCTTCTTCTTCGTCGTCCGACTCTTCTTCGTCCGACTCTTCTTCGTCGTCTTCGTCGTCCGACTCTTCTTCATCATCGTCGCCGTCTTCTTCGTCGCCGTCTTCTTCGTCGCCGTCTTCTTCGTCGTCGCCGTCTTCTTCGTCGTCGCCGTCTTCTTCGTCGTCGCCCTCTTCTTCGTCTTCGTCTTCGAGGTCGCTCAGGTCTTCGTCTTCTTCCTCGTCGTCTTCTTCGACGTCTTTAGCCTTCTTTGAAGAACCTGCTGTTGCAGCAGAGAAGGTAAAGGCTACATTTGCGCCTTCCAGGTCGAATACTTGCTTGCCGTCTTCGGTGACAATGGTCAACGTAGTACCATCAATCTTGAGGCTTTCAACTGCATTTGCGCCCTTTGCCTTACGACCGCGTTTTTCTGCTTTCACCTTTTTGTCCTTCTTGGCAGGCTTAGCAGCCTTTTTGTCCTTCTTGGCGGGCTTAGCCTTTTTGCCAGCCTTCTTCTCAGCCTTTGCGGCTAGGCGAGCGGCCTTCTTTGCTTCTTTTTCCTTGCGAGCCTTGCGCTCTTCTTTGGATTCTTTTTCGGCCTTGGCAGCTTTCTTGCCTTTCTTCAGGTCTTTGTCTTCGGCTGTCTTCTTGGATTTCTTGGCAATCTTAGGCATACGATTTTCCTTATCCCCGTAGGGTTGTTGATGATAAATAAAACACTTCGTTGCAACGAGAAACGTTTATCTTGCTTCTCACCTATTATTTACAGTTTGAAATAAATCAAATTTCCGATTCTTTGAGTCTCCTTTTATCTGAAAGTTAGTAGCCCTTTTAGGGCGCCTATTACATCTTGCCGCCTAATACACAAAGAGGATGGCAAGGGCTTGTTTAACAGGGAAAGCCCATGGTTAATCAAGTGGGACACAACCAGGCTACGGATAGCTGTTTGAGTCTTTAACGTCGTAAAGTCAAAGTCAGGCTTACTTTTAACCTCATACAGAATAGCGTCTACTCGCTGATCGACTGTGAGATTGAATTGGACGTGGATTGGCATATAAAGGTCCTAGTTAGAAGTTCTTGGAATAGCCCAGAAGAATTTTTGCTCATTAGAAGGAGTGAGCGCCTTTTGAATCGCAACCCACAACAGGTTTTGATATTCTTGGCGTTGTCCGTCTTTTCTGATGTCGTAGTTTAGAGGCAGGTCTGCATTTTCAACATCTTCACCTACAACCTCTCGATGAACCCACAAAGTCTGTAACTTAGGCGTAGGCTGGGCCTCTCCTTGTACAAGCTCTGTGGTTAACGCCTGGATACGCGCCAACTCAAGAGTTACATTGCGTTTTCCATCGTCTGTGCAGGTGATGTAGCATGATGCAAGCGTCTGTCCTATTTCAGCAAAGAACGCACATTGCGTGATGTTTTCACGTGGGTTGACGTCGAAAGCGATCTTAAGCTTTTCACCATCAGGTCCTGCCACGATTATGGCGTTTCCAAACGGAGGCTTTTTGCTTGCATCCCACCCACCTGATTCCCAAACCGCAAAGCGATTGGTTTTAGTTAGGTCGAGTCTGATTTTCATAGTGTGTTTTCAAAGTGCCTTTTATTTAGAGTTATCAAAAGGATATCAATCTCTGGTTAAGTTTTTGGACCGGTTTATGTCCCTCATTGCAGTCTTGTTCATAGGTTCGAAGTGAGATAACCCTCTACTAACCTTATCTGCGTAAGCCTGCGCCTGTTCCATGTTTCTGTTTGCTTTTCCTCCTAAGCATCCATCAATCTTCACGTAAACACGAGTGCCTTCGGTAACGTAATCAATAATCATTTGTTGTTCTCACTACCCTAATTTGTTGAGCATTAAATTAACAATGCTTTCATCTTCTATTTACAGTTCAGAGTTTTGTTCTGATAGCTTTGATAAGATTTGCTATTCGTAATCTCCAAGAGGACTCTTGGCTATCTATTTTTGTAGACTCAGGAAATTCAGGGAATGGCGGGAAATCAGGCAGCTTATCACCAGGCTTTGCTGCCTCCATCAACTTGGAGCGGAGTGTGCGTACCTCTGCAATCAGATAGAGCACATCCTCGGCACACTGTGTCTTCGGCTGACTCAGTCCACGCCATATGTTGCTTGCCCTTACTTGCATCTCTTGCAGCCGAGGTTCATCGAGCACAGGCCGGCGTGGGCCACCTGGGCGTAGTTTTGTGGTATTCACGTAAGTCCTTTAGTTTTGAATAGTTCTTATACCCCGGAATACGGCAGGGGAAGTAAGTTGATTACGCTCTGTATCAGTAACCATTGGGGTATAGCCAACAAGAGTGTAGACGTTAGCTAAGCCTATTTTATCAGCATGAGCTTGAGCATCTACACTAGATGAGAACTCCAAGGTGTTAATCTTGTTGTTCTCAATGGCCCGCAAGGCGTACCACATATAGTTTGTTGAAACCTCAATGAGCCAAGCCCCTTTCTCATTGTCATAACGAAACCGGTAGGACCAAACTGGATTTTTGAAGTGTTCTCGCAACCATGTCCAAAGTAAGTTAAGCATAATTTTGCCTTTTAGATTTTTGTTCCGCACAGTTCCGCAAACATTTTACGGGCTGTACCTTCATTTACACACCAGAACGCAGGATGCCTAAACTCCTTCCGCTTTTCGACGCACACAAGCCAGGCAGTTGTATTCTCTCGCTTCCACGTCAAGTGGTCTTGAGACGCTTTACTCATAGAGTAATCTGCAAGTACCTTCTTTGCCCACGCATCCAGGTGTGTGCTCTCTTTAGTACGGAGTTTCTGCCGTGCTATTAGCCCTAACACGGCGTTGAATTCAACAATGTCCCAGTCTGTTGGGACAATGCACCAAAACGGAGTATTCCGATAGGTAACAAGGGCAGTAGCCTTCGTCAGCGTAAGTTTTTTCTGGGTACCCAACTCACGCAGTATCCTTACTGTGTTGGGCAACGTACCCCACTCGAACTCTGCGCTGCCCATGTAATCAAATGAGAGGATTTTGTCAACACCTTTCTTATCTTCTGAATGATACTTGCGTTCGAGGCAACGTTGAATCAAATTGAAGTCGTTAGTCAGTGTTGCGTATTTATCTCTGTCAAAAAACATAAAGTCCTCCTTTTACTGTGGAATCGGGCGCACAAACATTAAGGGCCGTTGGCTGCTATCAAAATAGGTATGGTGCCACCCTGAAGAGTACCCAGCAAACTTGCCATCGCCATCAACGTAGACAGTGAACGACCCGCGACCAACGCCAGTGGCCTTAGGTCGAGACAAGAAGCGGTAGTTCCGAGTGTCCTCAGAGTCATGCAGGCTGTCTGTGGAATCAATCAGCGTAACTTTCCATTGAGTAGTCCCTGGCACCACAGGACGGTGGCCGACAATTTTCTCAGGCACAGCATCAACAAAGGCTACGTGACCTTGCGCGGGTATGCCGCCAGCAGTTGCACACTTCTGCTGGCAGGTGAAGACCATGATGTCACCGACCTTAACCTCGCGGATGTCTTGGACCTTTTGGAGAATGTCCTTGTTGACGGCTTCGACAAAGTTGTTTGTATGGAGGAAGCGAGTCTTCCGAGTGTATGCCTTCAGCATGTCATACGTTGTGTTGTTGGCCTTTTTCAAGACCCCACCCACAAACTCAGAGCACATCGTATCAACTTTGTTCTCTGGGTGCCCATCGCTTGCCCAGTGTATTCCCGTGGCAGTTGGTGTGGCGTTGTATAAGTTGTTCTCAGGGCGGACAGTCTCTACAAGCTCACGCGCCAGCACCATGTGTTTTGGTATGGGTTCAGTTGCTTGGGCAAAGCCTAGTAAGGGCAGGAGTGCCAACAGGCACACAGCTAAGTTTTTCATAGAAGTTCCTTTTCAAAAGCGGGGAGCACATTGCCCTGCTCCCCAATGGGCGTAACTTACACCTTAACGGGCTTGCCATCGCAAGTATTGTGGAGACCATGATTACGATCTATCGTCACAGGATAAGCAGGACCATGAAGCGACCAGTATGCTGCAAGGGCATCTGCCTCTGCCTTGTCCTGGGTACTTACACGAGCGCCACGCTCATTGTTGACGTTTACTAACCGCCGGCTTGGCAGTATGTAGTATAGGTAATAAGTTGGAGGAGTGGGTTCAGCTACGATGCGGTATTCTACCCGCAACCACGGGTAGTCCGAAGTATCGTCCTTTTCCCAATCCTGCTTCAACTTGTTGCACTCTGCAAGGGTTAAGTTTTCAGTCCCCTCACAAAGGCCCCAAGGGGCCTCTGAGAGTTTGTGGTACCGATCTGCTTCGCGTGACTCTATGCAGGGCATTTTGCCGCCTCCTCTGCACTCAACTTGGTGTGCAGTTCCTGCAGGTCCTGCAAGTAGATGCAGGACGGGTTCCAGTCGATCGCCTTAATCACTGTCCTGCGGTCTGCTTTGTCGAGCATATTGAAGGGGTACCAGCCTTGCTCTGACATAACGCAAAGGCCGAACACAAGATCCTTAGCAATTGCGACGTGACCATTTGTCCAGGTCACACCAGGCATAGCGCGGGGTTTGTTTGGATGTGTATCCATAATTTGCAAATTTCCTTTTTGAAAAGTAATACGGTATAAACCGTTTCTAGCACACGGGTACTTCCCGTAGTTCATTGTAACACAGAAACGTGGAAATACTGTATAAAAGCACAGTATTTAGGCTTTCCATAGCTAGAACAGCGATTTATTGCTTAATTTGTAAGCAAAACCAACCAAAGTTAGGACCAAAGATGCTACCCAGTAGGGGACATAATTGTCCTTGTCAAAAGTGCTTATGAAAGGGGTTGGTGGGACGTGTAGGACTTGAACCTACGACCAATGGATTATGAGTCCACTGCTACTGACCAACTGAGCTAACGTCCCACGCTGAAAACTTACTGCAAGGTCGGGCCAGGTTCCGAGGGGCCTTGCTCTTGCTGTTCGCCAGAAGGTGCTTCACCACCCTCTGCAAGCTCAGCTGGTTGTTCGGCAGCCAACGCGGCGGCCGCAGCTTCCTGTTGATTGAACTCTTCGACGGCCTGCTGGATCTGTGAGGTAGCTTGGGTCTTGATGCTATCGAACAGGTCCTTGGTCTGACCCAAGGGACGCGGCAGCAAGGAGTCAAGGATGATTTCGGCACCGCGCACACGGACTTGCAGATTGATAATCAAATCCTTTTGTTGTTCTTCGGTCATTGGCATTTCAGTTTCCTTTGGGTTGGTTTACTAGCAGGGAATTTTGATGTTTGGTTAAGGGTTCCGATTGCATCGCACAGTGTCCGCCAACAGGGCGGCCTGTGCCTACGCAATCAACTCATTCTATTTCGGCGGTTACGCATAATTCACCCCGAGTTTGTGCGCTTTGAAAAAGGTGCCCAGCTTCAAGGGATGAAGGCTCCGTCGTTATCAGGAGGCTGGGCCAGATTCAGCTTACGCTAAACCTGCTTCACCGCGGGTGCCCTTTCAGGCAACCATGCGGAAGTTTTCGTCATTGGCGAGTACTTAATTGCCTACAAGTTTAACGAGCGTACAGACTAGCTCGGGTTGTCAGCATCCATTATCTACCGCTGTCGAAACCAGTGCACCCCCATCAGAAACATACTCGCGCCCAAGCTCATACCAACCTGTACACAGTCGGTCATCTAGCCTACGGGTCAGTTTAAGTAGGCTTTCCTTGAATACGTTTCTGGTGGAGGTGGCGGGAGTCGAACCCGCGTCCAGCAATCATTCACTTCTGCGTCTGTGCCATATCCGAAGAAACGACACCACAACCATATGAAGGTCAAGTTAGACTTACCCTTCTCAAAGTACGCTAGGAGAGAATGTACCAAATCAAGTATGCAAGATTTGGCCTAACGTGCTTTGAGAAAGATAGTGCCACAGTTGGAAAACATTCCTAGCCCCGATCATCTGTCTTGCGACAGACGCCTTACTATCAAAAGCCTAAATTTCTCACGTCTAGACAATGATCTCTCTTAATGTAGGCTCACCGACCTGAGACAGGCCGACTCTCAAACGCTCTCCAACTGTGGCACTAGCACTAACCCTTCTTTGACCGCACTAACCTTCGGCACATTTATTCAATCGCCTTTCGGCGCAACGTGCAGCAACAAGACTAGCATTTCAGTTAGACGCCGCGGCGTTTATATACCTACCAACTTCTAGATTAAATAGGCATACCCAAATAGTGCGTTCAAAGAAAGGTCCTACTACCCATGATATAATTTAGGGTGCTGGCCGGCTAAGTAGGACCTCAATCCAGTTTTCGTGTCTTCAGATTTGTGGGGGCCTAACCCTCTCCGAATAACGATGCAGCCACTTAAGGCTAGTATGACCACCCACACATTTTTCACTGGAAGCCCTATGTAGGTTTTTACTGACTGCAGGCGACGAACTTAACCTTCACCAGTATTTCTATTTACAATTTGAGCTCATTGCAGATTGCACTGACAAGGTCTGTCCATGTTTCAATTTTGGCACAAACTTTATCGCTCAGTTCAATGTTGAATCTCTCTTCGAACTCCATAACAAGCACAATCAAATCCAGAGAGTCTGCACCACTCTCTGAGATATTCTTATCAATCCGAATTTGATCTTTAGCCACACCTAAGTGTTCTGCTATGGTAGTATGGACACCCATTACAATGTCCGACTTGGTAAGTATCATCTACTTCTCCATATCTACACACATCAACAGTGATGTAAACAAACGTTCTACTTTTTTACGATCACGTTTCCACAGCTTACGGGCCTTTCCTGGTGGCGGTGCACAGCAATTACACTTCCACCCACCTGGGCCAATAGACTTGTGGTTCATAACCTTCCGGTAGAACGCCTTTTCAGTTTGCATGAAATCTCCTTGAAGTTAATCATCGCTTCATGGGATTCTCCTTAAGTTGGATTGGATTGAAATGCAGGAACACTAAAAATAGTGTTTACATAAAGAAAAATGCAGTTTACGCTACTGCAAAACGTAGTCAAAAGTTGACGTTAAACGTCAACAAAGTAGGAGAACTATAACTTTTACTATTAGGCCTTTGGCAAGGTCACACCGACCTGACCTTGGTACTTACCACCGCGGCTGGCGTAAGTCGTTTCGCACTGCTCGTCGCTTTGGAAGAACAACATTTGGGCGCAGCCTTCGTTGGCGTAAATCTTTGCTGGCAGCGGCGTTGTGTTCGAGAACTCAAGCGTAACGTATCCTTCCCACTCTGGCTCAAGAGGAGTGACGTTGACAACAATGCCGCACCTGGCGTAAGTGCTCTTGCCCAAACAAATAACAAGTACGTCACTAGGGATAATGAAATACTCCAAGGTACGGGCCAGCGCAAAGCTGTTAGGTGGGATGATACAATATCCCTTGCCGCTAACGTCAACAAAGCAACCTTCGTCAAAATCCTTTGGATCAACAATGGTGCTGTTGATGTTGGTGAAGACCTTAAACTCGTCTGCACACCGTACGTCGTAGCCATAAGATGATGTCCCATAGCTAATAACCTTTTTGCCTTTGTTGGCGGATCGCACTTGCCCTGGCTCAAAAGGTGCAATCATAGGTCTGAATTTTAAGCCTAGGCACTGCTCTCGAATCCATTTGTCGCTTTTGATACTCATGATGTTTTGTTCCTATCTGTTTAAATTCTTGCATTATGACCAATTGCCCAAACAATAACAAGCCCAGAGCAAATAAACAATGCAAGGGTTATTAACGACACAATAGGAACAGCGGCTTCAAACGCGGGGCTAGGAGCAAGCCAGCCAAAGTACCAAGCAATTGGTCCTGATAGACCAAAGCTTGCCGATACGTATGCCATTACTTTAGCAAAAGGTATTACCCACCATAGTGGTGTATTAAAGTCTCCGTGGTATGGAATTTTTGTGTTCATGAGTTTCATGTCAGCCGCCTATGTAAAAGTCAGAAGGTTTCCGATCAGGTTGGAACAACGTCTCTGCCGCAAGGGCGACGTTGCATTGCATGTCCGAGAACGATGCGTCAGCGTTCTGCGTACCGCGCAGGAACCCAACGACCTTGTGCATTGTGTCATGCAGGTACGCCTCAAAGCTCACGCCGCTGGTTGGCTGGTTGGTGTCTGCAAAGTATTTATGGACGGCGCCTGTGACGAACCAGAGCAAATGCGTGTGATCGTATTGGGGACTAGGTTGTTTCATAAAAAGTTCCTGGTTAAAGTTCAGTAAGAGAAAACAAAAGAGAGAACATAGACGCTTTTCGTACCACTTCATCTTTCGAAGCCCACCTTAGTGGTTCGTGGTCTGGACTATGCCTTAACCAATCATGCCGCACAGCTAATGCGGTTAGGCTTTTCTGATAAAGAAATCCCTACATGACTTGAGGTCCGCGCCGTCTAGTCTCTACACCTTCCCAAAATTTTAGCTTTGGGCTTGGCTCGGCGTTATCATATATCAGTACGTCACATTCTCTGCTCCATAAGGAGACTGGCTAGTTACGGTTTTTGATGTGGCCGCCCAGCGGATGCCAACAACCGGTGACTGTGGAAACTGTTATTACCACCTGACTTAGAGTTCGCCGAATTTGACGCGATTCACCTTCCCCCTAATTTACCTACCTACTATTTTTCAAGTAGCTGCAGGTTTTTCGAAGGGACATTTTATACGCCTTTCGGTTGCGTTCTTCAATCCTAGGAAATCAACGGCTGGTGAGTTACACACCAGCGGTTAGGCCCTGTCGTGACTTCTGCGGATTTAACCCAAACGCATTTTTCGTAGATGCACAATTATCTCCTTGAGGAGTCTATCAATGTACGCCTATGTTCTCACTTTTGTTTTCTCACTATCTATTTACAGTTTGAGCAAAACTAGCTCTTTGGCTCAAGCCCTTCTATGTTAAGGACCTGACCTCGTAATAATCTAGCTCTCATTTCAAAATCCTCGCACTCACGTTGCTCTGTGTTCGTGCGATGTTGCAGTTTGCGAATACGTGCCGCGATCTGCTCAAAATCTTCAGCAGTGCCAGTCAATACCTTTACCGCCGCGTCTAAGCCTGCTTGGTATTGATCCTTGCGATTATCAGAAAGTATCTTGATAATAGCTTTGATAAAGGAGCGCAAGCCTTTAGGGCTGAACCCATGAGTGGTGTACCCGCTAGCATCAACTTTGCCATAGCCAAAGTCCTCATGCTTAACTGCCAAGGCCTCAATTTGCTTAACAGTGATTATGCGAATCGGATAAATGGTTTTCACGTTTCGTCTCCTCTTGAGTTAATCTCCTCAGCCTTACGCAGGCGCTTGTTATCATTTTCAAGGTCAGTGATCAGAGTCTTCAACGCTTGTATAGCGGCGTTGTAGGCATCAACCTTTTCTTTGGTCGGCCTTGTGTATGCCAGTCCACTTACGCAGCCGTCGAGGTCATCTATAAGCTTGGCGCCATCCTTACTGAGTAACATAATTTACTCCAAGTCTTAGCAGCTAATTATAGAAATGGGCCTTCTCGACTCTCGCCGCATCCTACGCAAGATCGCCGCATCCTTGTCAAGGCTCGTCAAGGTCTTACGCATCTTGTCCAAAGCCTCTTCATACTCTTTTTTAGCATGATCCACCGAAGGTCCGGAACCTTGGTCCTCAAACCACCCCCAGTGCTTTGTTGCACTAACAAATTCTGCCAATAGAGTTTCAAGCCTCTTAGGCAGGACTTGGGTCTTTGATTTTGTGTTCATAACTTATCTCCGCATTTTGGAAATATCCTTTATCTCCTCGTCAGAGAAGACAGGGATGCCGTTGCTCTTGTGGAGTACAGACACGCCGAGCATTTTTGTGCCTGTGTACTTTGGGCTCGCCTTAAACGTGCCTCTGTATTCTTGGTCGCCAAGAGCCTCGCTTGCATTCAAGCTCTTGAGGTGCTTTGTGTTCGTCCTGCCTGGTGGAGTTTCTAACTTAGGCATCATCCGCAAGCTCATGCCCTTAGGCCTAGGCGTGCGAGCAAACTTAGGCAAAGCGTCTAGGCGAGCCTGCATCTGCACAAAGGCCTGCTCTGCATCCAGGTCGGACTTAGTGGCTTTGCGAGGTTTACGCCGTGGCGCCTTGTCAATAATTCGGAGGAGCATAGTCTTTGAGAAACAACTTAGCTGAGTAATGGAGATCGAATTCTTCACCTATTACAAAGACATTGGTGGCCCCAGGCGTTGTGTCATACCAGAAGTAGGCATCCACTTCATCTGTTAGCATAAAGGCGCTAGGTGCCCAAATCTTCCAAAGGTCAACTGGGTAGTACCAGAGGATCTTTGCTCCTTTGCGGGTCGCCTGCTTGATCAAGTTGAAACGATGTGAGCTCCAGCGCACTTTGGTTTCCTCGTACAGCTCACGAGATACTGCTTCGAGCCACCCTTCGCCTGAATCTACGTGGCCACCGAACAGACCCCAGGTGCCAGGATTGTTGCACTGTGCTGAGCGTTTGCCTAACAAAATCTTTTGAGGATCTGTTGGGTGTGTAATAACTACCCATACGCGAGTATCTTTATCAGATTCTTTTTCATTTGGCTGCCCCATGTTATTAACCTTTTGTGTTAAGTTGGATTGCTTCAAACCGCAGAGAAGAGAGGCAAGGGCAGAGCTCCTGCTCTTCCCTGCAATAGTCGTTGGCTATGTTAGCCTTCGTCTCGGCGTAGTCTCTTGTAACATCCTGCAGGATGCCTACCGCAACATGCGGTATGACAATAATTCTAGCCACCGCTTTGGCTTCCCTGCGTTTGTAATGAAATACTTCACGCAGGCAGCGTACCAGCAAGTTATCACAAAAGTGTCCATGGTGACCAACAACCACTAGCCACTTAAGTGGTTCCTTGCTGCTATCCTTAATAGATATGTCAGGTTCCCTTGGGCGAACCCAAGGGGGATCCTTAACTATTTCAGACATAGGAACTTACTCCTTGTATAGGCCCAAAGCCTTCTCAATAAACAGAACGTCCTCAGGCCTGCTCTCGACTTTTAAGCCTATGGACTTATCGAACACTTGGACTTCAGTTTTCATGTTAATGAAAAAGAAGCCTGCGCCTATTATGGTGTCAGGTGTAAACACTTTGGCAATGTCAGCGTGGCCAACGTGTTCAGGAAACACGACAGCACTAATAGTGCCAAGACCTGTTAGGGGGTTTGCAATATCCCCAACGATGTACTTGCCTTTTTGCCACATAAGTTATTCCTTCGGTGGTTTGATTTCTGGGATGCAGATGGCTCGTTTGGATTTCTTGTCACCTTGCTTGTATGGGTAATGCTTGGCTACCATAGCCTCGCAGACCCTCAAGTTAGGCAGGACAACCGCAGATTCTGGTCGCCACCCACTCATATGGATGTGGATCATCACGATCAAAATTGTACCCATATCTTTCTCCTAAAATGGAAAGAGGGCCGAGGTCCCCTTGCGGGGTTGCCTCAGCCTTATTTACAGGGCAGCGTTCTTGAGACCTGTCAACGGACGCACCTTCACGCGGACAAAAGCCGCCTTCGCCTTCTGCTTGACCATCTCGCCGGTAAAGCGGTTCATCACCATCTTGCCACCCTTGCGAGCAGGAATCTTCTTGGTGACGATACGCAACATACCAGGCAGCACAAACTGACCAACGCCGCGCGGCGCAATGGAGCCAAGCATAAGCTCGTTAAGGCCAGACAACATCTCACGCACCGTCGCCTTGTCAGTGTCGGCGCGATCTGCAAGATGCTCGATCAGGCCGGCCTTGGTGAATTTGGTCTTCACTGGTTTGATTGCTTCGACAACCTTCTTGGCGCGCGGCTTGCGTACAGCGGCCACCTTCGCTTTCGTAGGCTTGCCGGTTTTGGCAACAGTCTTGGCGGCTCGGGCCCTTACTATGCTGGTTGCTTCGGCCTTCTTGGCCGGAACTTTCTTTGCCGGTGCCTTCTTCGCTGCAGGCTTTGCCGCCGCCGCCGCCGCCGCCGCCGCCGCTTTGGCTTTGGCCACAGGCCTGGCCTTCTTGCCGTTCACCTCACCGAAGATGTCCTTCATCACAGATGCCGGAACAGACTTCGAGATACGCGACGTGGTTTTGGATTTGGATTTTACGATCTTAGGCATAGAGCCTCCTATTTAAAGACAAGTTAAAAGACAAGTTAAAGTGTGGGCGCCCAAATTAGTTGGCCCATATTTCCTTAGCAGCCAGCGCGAACGCCTTGTCGGCCGTCTTTGCTGTAACCTTACCGGTGCGGTTGCCTGCAACAAACTTGCCGCTGTCTTCGTTGAAGCGAACACGGATCGGAGTTTGGTTGCGAGTCCTGGCGCTAAACACGCCGCGAGCCTTGCTCGCAAAGCGAACAGATTGAACAGCTTCACCAACGCGAACGTTTTTGACGGTGATTTGGTTGGATGTGATTTTCGACATATAAAGCCTCTTGAAAAGTTAAAGTTAAAAACAATATTACCGTTTACGGTCTGCGAAAGGAGTCCGCAGTGTCCGTAGTTCATTGTAACATGAAAACGCGCATTTTGCTACCTTTTAGCTGACAAAACACGCAAAATACGCTGGAAATAGCGTTTTCTACAACAAAAGACAGCTTAGACAGCGTGTTTTCTGCGTTCCTGCACAGTTACAGCGCCACAGCTAGACTAGGTGTAGAACAGGTTAGCTGGCTGTTATTGTCTGTTATGTGGGCGTAGTTGCCAGCCTACCAGCCTAGGGCCGTATTCGATGAACGTCCCAATGGGAGATAGGATCACGTTATACGCTGGCACAGCCTCCATGCTATGACCAAGTCTATGCTTGACGCGCATGGTTAAGTCATCTTCTTGTGAAAGGGATTCGTCACGTGGGACAAATCCAGATCGTATTGCAGGCTCAGGGTGTAGGAACAAACTTGTTGAGCTAATCATGCTATCACCTCGTCGAGTATCACTCTCTCAAGCTCGTACTCAAAAGTGTGAGATCTCCCATCATTAGCCCTGTCAACATGCACCAACACAGGGAAGCAGCCACCGTTGTAAAAACAACCACTAGACAAGTTAGGGCCAATAACTGTCCCAACATATGGCGTGTGGTGGATCCTGCACCGCTTGCCCTGCATTGCTTCGACTTTAGTAATAGTCTCAGCATCGGGTCCTTGTGAATCAGACTTAAGCTCCTTGACCACATCATGTACAGCGTTCGCTTTATCTGGATTGTTGTTCAAAGTCTGTAGAAAAATGCCTGCAGTAAATTCGTCCATGTCAATCTCCTATGATCTGTTTGGGCATGTGCTTGCAGTAGAAGCACTCATCACCTGCGTACTCTGCGCCATTTTGTGAATGATGGTAGGTGGTCCCATCATCGCGTTTTCCCTGCTTGTGGCACATCTTGAGCTGAGTATTAGGGAACAAGTTGTTCACGTAATCAACAATCCCTTGTCTGTGTGACACAGCCCATCTGCCAAGGCAATTATCTAAACGCCAGTTAATGTAGTGCCCATCGAACTCAGATCGAGGTATCAACCAGTTGTTGATGCTCTTGTCCTCTCCCAAGGTATAGTGAGTACCTTCTATGAACTCACGATGCCAATTGTTGTATGGGTTCATTGAACAATCATCGAAGCGATCCCATTGGCAAGTGTAGAACCAACCGTCGCTACCTTTAGCGCGGTAACCAAAGTGATTATTCTTTGGCTGGTAGTCACCATGAACAAGGCGCTGTTCCAAGATCGTAAGCTCAACAAAGTATAGGCCAGAGAGCACATTTTTAATAGAAGCACCATCTGGATAGCGTTGGCTAGTAAATATGTCCTTCTCGGCGCACAAGATAATGCGCTTGTCACGTAGGAACACTTCGTGTTGGCTTCGGTTGTATGCCTCAATGTCTGCTTCACCGGGTTCCCATGCGTCCCATTGGTACACAACTTGATCATTCATAATAACTCCTTTGATTGGTCAATAAAACGTTCCGCGTCATCTGCTGTGACAAACGGCCCATGTGCGACCGCAGTTGGTTTCCAGCCATCTGCAGCGAGTACGCCATCGCGTTGACCTTGTAGGTCAAGTTGATGCACTGTTCCATCTGCTTCAACTTCGGCAAGACAATATTTATCTGGTACAGATGTATCTGCAAGAAGGTAAAAGCCTCTCTTGCCTAGCATGTCTCGTATGCTTTCGTTCACTGCCGCTTTATGATTAGAGATCCAGAAACGTGCAATCTCGGCAGCGGAACGCAACTTGCCACGGTGCTTGTCACATAGGGCGTTCTTCTCTTCCTGCGTGTGAGCGTTCCACCAGTGCATTGCCGCATGTAGCTGCTCAAGATAAGGCATGTTGTAGATTTTCATGTCAGTTTCTCCACTTGAGGACGAATGTAGTCTGTTTCCATGTCCATGCGGCTGAGGTCTACATAGAACTGCTGGCCGCTGCGACGGTTTACCAAGGTCATTGACCGCAATGCTCGTTCGTTGTCTTTACTGTCGTATCCGTCGTGCATGATGATCCATCCACGCACAAGAGACGTACCCATTGAAGATGCGTCATAGTGGAACGGGTTTGCGTATTGAGGCAACAGCGGTAATTCGGTAATGCTGGCCATCACAAACTCGTCACCACGGTTAGTTGGGTCATCCCAATCTGGTATTGGCTTAGGAGTAACTTGCCCAAGCACCGTAGTTCCATTTGTATCGAAATCGCCGTCGTCACTGTCTTCATGAACGAAGGTAGCAGCTGTCAACACGCAAAGGGATACGCTGGTGACCGTGACCTGGTTAGGGATGGTGTACTGATATGTAGCTTGTAGGCTAAGCGCCGTTACATCAAGGTCGCCACAGACCACGTGTAGTGGTACGTCCTTATGGAAGCGAGAGAGAGCGGCGCTCAAATCGCCAACTGTAATAAGAGGATTCATGATTCATTTTCCTTTGGTTGATTATAGGCCTTACGCTCGATGCGCTCACAGAGAAAGTTGACATCGGACTCAGTAATGTTCTCGCCAGGTCCACGTAGCAAGTGTATCGTGCGGTCGCCGAACCCTGCGTTCGCTGTGCCTCTACGCCAGCGCAAATCAAGTTCGATCAAGGCCGCTACCACAATCCGAACTTCTTTTTCGTTTAGCTTCAGAATCATGGTCGTCCTTTCAGGCGATAACGCCAATGTCAATTGTGAGGCCGTTAGTGGTTAGCCGGATGCGGCCTGTGGCCTTGCTAATGTCAACTGTCAAGTCTGCCACGCTTGTTGCAGCGTTCATCTTTGATATGCGTGTTTTGCGAATGGGCTTGGTGGATCCTTGGTTATCTGCTCCACCCCCAATAGGGTCCCAGTCAAAGTCATTGTTGGCGTAACGTACACCCTCGTCTGTCTTGCGTTGAGTGATAAGTCCATTCTTGACCATGCGATGGATCAGAGACTCGAAACCCTTGCGACCTGCAGTTTCGACTTTAATAGCCGTCACCAGGCTTGCCATAGACAGAGCGCAGTTATGGGATGCGTTCAGAAAACTTACAACACGGGCGCGCTGTTCGGCGGCTTGTACAAGATTGCGTGACATAAAGGTTCCTTATTGAAGTGTGGTAGATGCTGTGTGCTCGACTGGTGCTACTGTATAACGTGGCACAGGGGTGATTAGCTTAGGGCCAAATGTCTTGGACTTAGCTAGAGACGACAGGATTGGGACTTGATCCAGAATAAGTTTACGTGCGGCGTTGTGCGCCGGACTTGCTTTGGAGTAGCCGTCGATCTTGGCGCGGTACAAGATGTTGATCACCTTAATGCCCCATTTGATGACTGCGTAGAGATTGCCAGTATCACCGCTGTAGACTTCGGCGTGGGTCGCATCGTACTCGTTGGTCTGCATGTGACGGATTGCATTGCAGACAGCGTTATTGGGATAGGCTGAGTGCGTCACCTTGACCACCACCTCGCCGCGATAGTAAACACTCATCACAGGACGTGTGGTGTAGATTGTTTGTGCTTTTGCCATTACGTTTCTCCGATCATTAAGGTGTGAAAATAAACAAGCAAGAACGGTCCTTGTACCGATACATGCTAACGCGGAACTTAAAGGACTTTCCTGCATAGCCCCATTGAGCAATGTGCGAATAGCTCATGTCCTTCATATGAGCCAACTCTTTGCGAACTTCAAGGCCACCCATTGCCCTAAGCACTTGCTTCATGGTCAAGTCTAGGAATCGAGCTTCAATCTTCAACACACGAGGCGTCCTTGTAAAGGGATCTGGCTCTTCTGAACGCATGACCTTGATGGGGTTGGCCTCGATGCGTTGGATAAACACGTCGTACACTCGACGAAGTGTAACAGGCATTTTTACTTTGGACGTAATCAAACTCTTGTTAGTGCTGTTACCACGTAACAAGTCCAACCGCTTAATACGATCTTGCTCGTCTTCACGCGCAGCTCTGTACTCACGTTGTGTTTCTAAGTCTCCTAAAACAACGTGTGCATGGGAACGAGTAGCAACTTTGCGTTTTTTGTTTTGCTGTGCCATGATAGTTCCTAAGCATGTGATGAACGGTTGTCGAACTCTCGGGTACTCTCATACCCTTGTGCATTGTTGCGAATCAATGCAAGCGGAATGCCCCCGCCTTTAGATAAAAGGCTCTGTCGTCTGTACTTATCCCAATCAATGATAGACCATATGTCACCAAAGAGTAAGTAGTTAGAGGCCTCCATGCCTATCATTGATACCAACACACGGCGTTCATCTTCTGGCAACGAAGATTGAAACTTGTCGTTGTGGTCAGACGACGTCAAGTGGTTTCGGATCTTCAAAGCCTCTATTTCCGCAATTGCTTCTGGCCGCCGTGTTGTGCCAGTTTGGTCTCGGGTAAGCCAGCCGTTGACCGGTGTAATGTTGACTTCAACCATGCCGTGGGGCTCACCACCCCACACTGGCTTCAACACACGGTTCCAAGTGTGCCAGTAACCGTCCCACTTGTAAGGACGAGCAATTAAAAGCTGCTCAAACTTTGTAAGAGGACGGTCCGCAAGCTTGGACCAATACTCTATTTGATCATGAATTGACATAACGTATCTCCGGTTGGTTAAAAAATAGGCAATGTGCCCAGGAACGAAAAGCCGATGTTGTTAACGGCCAGAACAGAAAACTTGTCTGGACCAAAGTCGTTAGCCTTTACCAGAAACAAATCACCTACGCTGGTACTGCGTTGACCCTCCGCCCAGGGCTTGTCGATGTTCTGCGTATTGCGGAACGCATCTTCAAGAGAGCGGTCAATATCACGCGGCCCCATTGCGTAGACTATTTCGGCAACAGGACTGTATGCCCCTTTGATCTGCGCTTCTGTAGGCAGTGTAGTGCAGCCACTAAGCATGTCAGAGATCATAGGCTTCTTGTAATGCCACACATGGACTTCGATTCTGTTCAACTTACTCATCATCTTCCTCCTCGTCTTCGTCTTGATCTGCAAACACAATGTCAAAGCAAACGCCGCACATATTGCTGATGGCGAACTCCTTGACCTCCTCTTCCGTACGCACGTTCTGATCGTTCGGAACGTTCTTGCAGATGACGCATACAATGCGCTCACGTGCCTCCGTTAATGAGATTCCATGGACTGGCTTGATCAACTCATCAAGCAGTCTTACTATCGCAGGGGATTGCGACATAACGTTTCTCCTTAAGTTAGATGCCGAGAACAAAGTGACAGAACTTACCGGTGGTGCGCGAGCGCAACATCTGCTTAAGTTTTTTCTGGTTCAGGTGGGTGCGGCGTTTCCACATGCGCCAAAACTCAACGCTCTCACGTTCCTGAGAACGCGAAACAAGATCATGGCACTCGCTGGGTGCATTGAACGCATCAACGTCCTCATGCTGCTCGTGCTCTGCGCGGTGCTTGCTGTAGATTGCACTGGCCAGAGTGCTGGCCGTGTCAGGCTGTAGACGTGTTGCCATGTTAGCGGTCTCCTGCAATGTAGCGGTTAAAGTATTCAACCGACTGTTCGTCGAAACCTTCTAGCCGGCCATGCTCGCCATCTTCAAAGTGCTCGAAGGCCTTACGATCTGCTTCGTCGAATACTTCCTCGCAATATCGAGTAGTAGAACTGGGAACGACCGCATTGTTCCACGAAGAACCAAACATTGGGTCGTCGTACCTTGGCAGCCAAATCCAGCGACTGTTGTCAGCGTCCCATGCAATGCTTGCCATAAGCAAGTTGAACTGATTCAGCACAAGCCCGATTCCGAGCCACGTTTCTTTGTCAACACACAAGGGCATACCTTGGTGTATTACTCGGCACTTGCCGGTGCTGCGAGTAAAAGACATGTAGGTCTCAGGGGTTTTTACTTGGTACTTCATAACGTCTCTCCTAAAGTTGAAAACTTAGACCTAGCACCACGCCCAAAAGGCGCGAACGATTTTGCCGATGCGCTGAGTAAACGGCCTGTACCAAGGGCTGGACAGGTTAGGCAGGTCGTCGTTGAAATAAGCGCAGGGCTTGAATTGCATTGTGGGGAGTTTGGAGGGTTTCATGATGTGTAAGTTCCTTGTTTAAGTTGATTACTCGCCGCCACCTGGCGTGAGGTCTAAGTCTGCGCCGTCTGTTGAGCTGGGCATACGCAGGCCTGTCAGCAGGTCAAGGTCACCAGGTTGCAAGGGCGGAAGCTTTCTAAGTATGTCTGCAATCTTGTCCAATGCCTCTTGTGTTAACAACAGGCCGCTAAGAAGCTGCTCGGCAACTTCGATCGTCTCAATGCCTGCCAAGGCGTGTTGCAGCTCTCGTATCTGCTTGGCTGCGTTGATTGCAGATACATGCCGCTGCGACGCAGTAAGTATGTCAAACGGAACGTCTCGTCCCATAACAGGTTCTGCTTTAGGCGCTTTTCTAACTACCATAACATCTCTCCAGTTAGTTAAGTGTATAAACCGTTTATACACTTTTACGGTCACTGTTTCTACTCAGCGTGTCCGTAGTTTATTTTAGCAGGAAATCGCGCTTTCTACTGGAGAAATCACCGATTTTAGCAAAAAAGACGCAGAAAAAGCACATTTTTGCAGTAGAAAAGCGCAGAAAAGCCCCTGAAATGTTGCTTATTTTAACAGCAGATTTAGGGGCTTTTCAGTGGAGGTCTTGATCATAACGTGGGTCCGTGTAGGTCGTACCTACTGAGATTACTGGTCCTTATTGTGGTCCAGTAGATTGGTTTGTTCTACGGCGTACATACGGATAAGGGCTGGGAAAGTAAAACAATCCCAACCCTTCATCAACTACCAAAAGGTTTATTCCCCTTGGCTATCAATAGCAACGGCTTGTATAAGCGGAGCATCTGCCGCAGGGGTTGCAGTCGGTGCAGGTGCAGTCTCAGGCATAGTCACTGTCGTAACCTCTTCTACTTGCATTGATGGGAAAGCCTGCAAGCTGTCAAGGATAGCCACAACTTGCAGTTGGATCGGCACGGCGCCGAACAGCTTCGGATTCTCGCCCTTGCCCGCACGGTCCATGTAGTCAGCTTGGGCTGCGTCGGCTTGCTCCAAGAAGTCAGCGCCTTGGTCGCTTATGATCACAAAGCCTGTGAACAGAGACGGTGGGAAAATCGTCTTTACTTCAACTACTGGATCAGGCAGTTGAATTTGTTGGCTACCTGCGTCAAGCTCAGCAAATACGTCTTCTGACTCTGTGTAGGTAACAACAGATTCTTTGGGGATGCAGAAGATGCGGTTCTTCTCACCCTCACCTGGTAGCTTGTACTCGATGATGTCGATGCGGTCATCTGCGAACAGCTGAGTAACAATGCCTCGGAGGTTAGCGAATTTGACGTCGTCTTCCTCCAAGCCTTCAATCTCACCGACCTTGGTCGCGAGGTATGTAGAGATGTCAACAAGCTTGACACCCTTTTTCTTTTCGATGATTTTGACAATAAGTTTGCCAAGTTTTGCTGCGTCTGCCATTTTGATTTCCTTCGAGTTAAAAATTATTGGTTGGTGGGTACTTAACGAATTTACAGTTTATGAGAAGTGATCTACGATACAAAATCCTCCACGGAGTCTACGCCGTCAACTGTACTGATTATCTCTACGTTCTCAAACCTGTCTGGGGGAAAGCCAACGTAGAATCCACTCTTGATATCCAGGAATGCAAAAGCAATCTTGACGGGAGGTTTTTCTGCGGCTTCCTTGCCAAATAACGCCAGCGTCATAGCAGGCATTCTCAAGCCTACTTTGCCGCGAAGTCGTTTAGCCTTTGGCACATCATCCCAGTGTGGGAACTCTCGATCTGCAGAACCTTTGTCTGGCCCACCATCCTTTTCAAGTGTTTGCTGGGTGACGTTGATAATCACTTGAGCAGCAAAATGAACAGGCGCAGGCAATTCATAGTTATTGGAAAAGCAGGTAGCCCAATGTCCTTGTCTTGATTGTATTAGAAATACAGTTGGGGTAGTCATCTTGTAGATCCGGAGTTTAGATTGCGATCACTCTGCCTCTTTTGCTTTCAGCAAGGCTTTGAGGTCTGCTGCAGATGGAAAATCTTTGATCTTCGTAAACGCCGCTGCCATGAATTTCACTGGCTTGCGAATTGCGCGATACATCGGATCTTTCTTTTCCAAGAGTTTGGCCTTCTTTTCGTTTACCTTTACCTTCACTTCCTTTAGGCCGACCTTGATAGCGCCTGTGTCCCTGCTAATTGCAATGCGGAACAGAGCCTGTACCATTGTCCCACCAGGTAGGCGTTTGGCTTCATTGCGAACGAAAGATGCGCCAGCAAAACGAATGGCCATCTTACGATGCGTATCTGGGTCCCACATAGCGAGATCAACAGTCTTTGCATCTGGGTTCTTAGCGTTGCCCTTGATGCGGACTGCCTTCATATCGGTGAACAGGCCATCTTTTCCGTATGCAAGCAAAGTGCGAACAAAGAATGGCTTCGTACCTTCTGGAGCCTTGAAAACGTGCCCAGGTTTCTTAACCTTCTTTTTGGATTTCTTGCCGCTGGCTTTATTTGCCGCGCGAGCAAGTTGAGCTTTCTGGATCGGGGTCAATTCCTTGCCAGCTTTCTTTCCTGTTGCTTTCACTTCTTTGCTAGTCTTGGCTTTCGGCGCAGACTTTTTTGCTTTCTTCATCTTGTTTCCTTTGGTTAAGATTAAGGGGTTTTGCACTGTTTATTTACAGTTTAAACAGAAGTTAGGTTCGTGCTAATTCTTTCGAATAGAGTCAACTTCAATCTCAAATCATCTATCGAATCCGTCACAGCTTCTTGGAAAGCTTGCTCGGCTTTAGCTTCACTTACTTGTTTAGCTTTGAGCATCTGGGATAAGAACGACTTGTCAAACTCTGCAGCCTCCTGCTTGACCTTAAGCAATGCCTCTTTGGCCTTTTTCTTCTTTCCCCTAAGTCTCTCAAGTATGTTCCTCTTAGGGTGCCCGGACTTGTACTCCTCAGCCCTTTTGATCATGTCAATAAGAACGTTGATATCACCTATCTCATACGCAAGCTTGCCTGCGTAAAATATCTCAGCTAAATAATCGTCGTTGCCATTCTTGTCAGGGTGGCACAGAGACGACAGCTTCTTGTACAGCTTCTTAATTTTGGTTGCTGACCTCTTCTCTCTTAGCTGGGCTTTCTCGCGTTCTTTGTCATGTTCTCGTGTATTGTTTATGTGTAGCTTGATCTCCTCGTCTAAGTCACGCTCACCAGTAGGGTCCTTTATTGGGTCCATCTTTAACTGGCTGTCGTGCTTACGCCTAGCTTCCATCAGTTGGTTTTGTAGGTCAACCAACACAGATACTTGGTCCTTGTACTTTAGTTCAAGTCCACGTATAAGAGTCATTGCCTGTGTCTGCTTTGTGTTTAGATCATGATTTAGCTTCTGTACATCACGGGCCACCATTTCATAGCTTACAGTTTCCAAATCAATCTCGTAATCAAACACGTAGATGACGGAGGGCAAGTATGATCCTGTGTAAGGTGATTTAGGCTTAAGTTGGTTGGTCCAGCCTTTGTGTATGAAAGACTCGTTGAGTAAGATGTTTGTGGAGAAAGGACTTGTAGATGTGCTGTAGAAAATTCCCATAGGCTAACCTGTAGGTCATCGCTTTCGCCACTTGAAACCAAAGCAAAGCTCTTGCATCTTGCGGTGGAACCAGTTGGGTTCGTTGTCCTTGTCTGGGTGAAGCATGAAGTTGGTGGTTATGTAAACTACCCACTCGCTCTTTTCAGGCACTCTCAGAGTAGATGTGTAAAACCCGCCCTCGATCCGGTTGACCTGATCTAAGATAGACTTACGCAAGCGCCGCCTATCTCGCCACGACCACAGAAGACGAAGCAAGATGATTGCCCACAGGACGGTCATGCCAACAGCCCATACCATAAACTTGGTTTCGGTCGCGAAGCACAGTGGGCCAACCGTTGCGTAGCACTCGTTCATTATTTTCCCCTCAAGGCGCTGACGACTTCCTGCCAATCCTTGTACGCTTCACCACCGTCGGTAATGCGTTGGCCCTTGTACGTCATGCCAGTGTCGTCTAGGATAAGAATCCCTTGTGGGAAGTCCTTAGTTGGGTACAGACAGAATTTCCCACGTACTAAGTGACTACCTTTGACAGTGTAACCAGTTAGTGGCGGCGCGGCCATAGGAACTTCTGGGAGGCTCGCGTCTCTTGGCTTCGTCGTCTCAAGACCTGCAAGCCATACGCGGGCGCACTCCCAACCGGCCTCGAATTCCTCACGGAGATCTGGGTCAATATCTATCCACCACTTCTGAGTACGAGTATGAGCTGCGTTCTCCATTGCTTCTTTACTCTGTGCATAGGTGACAAACGGCCACTTGCTCCTGGGATTTACAACAGGTTTTGGTATATGCTCTATAGCCACAGGTACAAGGGTTTCCATTACATACGTGACCATGTCCTTGGTGGCTTGGGAGGATTGGTCGATGTCATTCTTTAACAAGCCTTGAACGTATTGGCGTATAAGGGCGTCAGGTGATTTATCTCTCATTTCTTTTCCTTCTTGTTGCGCTTTTCCAATTCAACTGCGTTTTCATCAATGGCTTGAAATTCAATTTTGAGGCGCTTGACGAATCCAACAACCTTGTCCTCTGGGATTGTAATGCCTTGCTTTGCGGGTAGCCAGGCCTCGCTACCTTTTGTTTTGTAAAACTTGCGGATGTTGATATGTTTTTCACCCCCGCTGGTTTTGAAAGAGCTTATCTCAAGCTTGGTACTGTCTGTTAATTTGAGGTCTGCCATAAAAGTCCTGTGGTTAAATTTTACCTTGTTTCAAGAACATACGATGTAACCAGTTATAGTCGTTTATGTAAACCGACTCTACTGATGTCTCGGCGCCTATTGCGCCTAACTGCGCCCCAACCCTTGTGAGATTGAAGTATTCAGTGTGCTTGTTGAGTGTGGGTTCTACCCACTCTATAAGACGATGCCTAGCTATCTCAACTTCGTTTATTGGCACCCTTTCGTCTAGTGTGATACGACGTAGTTTGTACCCTTCACGGAAGCCTGTGCGCCATGCGCTCTCTGCGGACCAGTTGTAGGCGTGAGTGCCTACGCATGTGTCATGTATTGATAAACCATCTCCAATAGATGTTGTCATATCCAAAGGAGTTATTGGGGTATCAAAAGCTGACTTGTTGATCAGTTTGGGTCCACCATTGCCGTAGACGTTTGCATTGCACACACTCTGCACGTACCATAGGTGAACATACTTCTCTTCTGTGATAAAGACCTCAGGTAAACTTTGTGGAAAGTTTGTGTTGGGGCAGAAATCAGAATCTATGAACAGTACAGACTGTTCTGTCTTAAGGCTCTGCACAACCTTCTTGTGGGTATCGTATATGCTAAGGTCCGTCATGAAGACCTTAACATCTGCGTTGCCTTTGAATTCACTCTCAATCAAAGTCTTTAGAGACAAGGCGTTATCAGTACGTTCATAGTTAACTGCAGATAGTATCCGTATTGGATACGGGTAGCGGCGTGTTGTTGCATCAACGTCGCTGAATCCAGTTTCGCTTAACAACAAAGGTTCGCCACTCTGCAACTTTGCCTTTAGGGTATCGCCTATGTAATACAGGCCACCATGCCGAGAGTGAACGTCACGAGCGTTGGTTGTTACTGGACTTGACGTAGTGTCCCAAAAAGGTTTGCGTACAGTGAACAGCGTGACAGCGTCAGTAGATAGATTCGGTACCCTGGAGGTAAACGTGTAGTCAATCTTGTACCTAGTATCCAAAACCCAATTTTTGTCTGCTTGTGCCGCATATTTGAGAGCCTCTGAAAGAGTGCATGTGCTGTCTATGCTAACATCAGAGTCAAGGCCTGATAGGCTATCCCTAAAGTAGAAACTTGACCTGCGAGTGAACGGCACAGGAGTGGTGTAACTCATTTTAATCTATCCCACTTTTCTTTTTCATATACAGAAGTTTTCTTGTGCGCCATGTTGATCATCATCTTGATGCTTTTGCTTTGGTTAGGGCCAAAGCGAGGTATCTGAAACCCTAACCGGCCGCTGACCTTAGAACGTAGGTCAAGTATTTCTCTATCCAAATCTCTCTTAGGGGCATCATCAAAAAATTTCTTAAGCACATCGTAATCGAGAACTAGATCAGTTGCATTACCTTGCACATGAACATAATCGAACCCGCTTAACGTTCCATGGATAGCGTACAAACCAAATTTGTTGTCCTCACCTACAGAGGACCATTGGACTAGGCGCTGTAGGTTCAAATCAGTATCAATATTTATGTACTGCTTATGCTTAGGAGTAACAGTTCCTCCGTTGAGCATCATCTTAACACCTTCACGGAAGCCTGCGCGCCAAGCCTGGTAAGCAGAGCCATCAATGCAAGTAACGCCTGTGATAGCACTCATCTGCATATAGTGATCGTTCCAACAGAAGTCAACGCCCTTATCCTCTGAGGCTTCATGCGTCTGCATGTTCTGAACAAACTCAACAGACCACAACTTCAACCCACCGTTGCCATAGGCAAGCCCATTGAGGTTATTTATGGAGCGCCAGCTAAAGGTGGTCTTGTTAAACTGACCAGGCGAGCCTAAATAATCTTGGCATAGGTTTTCTATATTAGAGTCCCACACCCAACGGAAGATCTGCGTATCTGCATCCACGGTAAAGAAGTGGGTCGTCTCTGGCATAACTTGCAGAGCCAAGGCACACGCTGCCTTGTGCGCCGCGTCGAAGCCCTTAACACCATGCGAGCGCAAAGGGAAAATCATATGTTGTCCCTTCAAGTGTTCCCAGTTTGCGTCAGCGTTGGGTTCATCATACGATAGGAACACTACAGGTATTTCTGCAAACTTCATACTTCAAATTCCTTTTTTGTTTGGGTGCCTTGGCCCAGTTTTTGATCTGGATCTGGGTGCAGCCTTTTTGCTCCCAAACCTAACATTACCAGTGGTCAAGTTAATGCCATTTTTGAGATCAAAGAGTTTTGCGTTCATTCCCTTGAAAGCAAGGATGCCGCCTTCTATATCTTCGGGATCTTCCTCTTCCTTTGGCCTCATCTTTCCACCAACAACGTCCTTCCAATCGATCTGCGATTGGTAATTGCCCGCGAAAATCGCAAACGGGTGATCATTAGGGTAGACTTTTCCTTTGGGTTTAGCTTGTGCTTTCATACTCTTATTTACAGTTTTGCATCTTTGTAATAACCTATAGTTAAGTCAAGTAGATCTATTTTATGGGAAAGTTGGCGCTTATCTTTACCTTTGAGTGTCAATAATTGTTTTTGTATCTTGATTTTAAGGCTCTAGCTGAGGCTAACTTCCGGTTACCTTCGCGCCATTTCTTTGCTCTGGCTTCTGATGCCAAAGCCCTTTCTTCAGGAGTAGTCTTTTTTCTCTTGAGGATAGCTTGTATGTCAGTATCAATAGCCTCGATCGTAGAAGCACTGCTTTTATTAGTAGGGTCTAGTTTTGATAGTCTAGCATAGTAACTGCGACGACTCCTAAGCCTAGCTAGCTCAATGTTTTCCTTTCTCCATTTTATATGTTTCTCTTTATCTGCGAGGGACCTATCTTTTTCTGACGCAAATGTGGTCCTAGGAGTAGCATTTTCCCTAGTAGGATTCAGATTGTTGAAAGCTACCATTTTATAGGAGTTAGCAACCTCCATGTTTATGCTAGGCTCATCTTTCAACTTCTGACGAAGCAAGTTGGCCATCTTTAAGTCTGGGACTATGATGTAGTTCCGTTGGGTTGACTTTGTGTCTCTAATAGACAATCGAGTTGCGCTCTGGACGCAAGCATCTGCAACATGATCCAAAGCGTAGTCATAGTTAGGAAGTAGGGCCTTGTACAGGTGACGGCTCTCGCGATCAGGGTTCAAAGCCGCAGAGAAGAACATACAGTTATGCTTTTGATAAATGTTCATACCCTGGTTTGACATAGGTATTACTTCAAATTGGGGGTAGTTTGTCTTTATGTGCATGTCCCAACCACCTTTAACGTTTGCAACCGCCAAAGGTTTCTTACGCAGCTTTCCGTTCTTAGCCAAATTGGCTACTACCTTAGATGCTATCTTGCAATACCAATCAAAAGCATCTTTCTGAGCTCCGTAGGTATCAAGTAGATCAAAAACTCGTTTGAGTTTTTTGGTCATCACTATGTGGTCGCGATTTTGCATCAAGTGCAATATATCTTTTGTATCTGTGTACCCTTCTTTTTCTAAAGCTAGCTTGAGAAGAAATTCGGCGTGCTCTGGAACCAAGATACCGTTGTCGTACCTAGTAAGGCTTGCCAAGTTATTCTGCCTAGTAAGGGGTATGATAGTGACTAAAGTCAACTTGGTTTTTATCTGTTCTGATCTTTTGAACAGAGATCTGTTAAGTGCCCAAATGTAAGGGCCTTCTACTTTGAGGTCGATTAATTCGACATTTGGATTCAGCGCCAAGAAGTGCCACATTTGGCTATCCTTTAAAAACGCAGACATCAGAATGACTTCTCTAAATCCAACAAAGATGTTGCTAGGGATGACAACTTGGTGGAACCTGAATTTGGTACGTCCCCATTTTTTCTCATTGGTGGAAACATACAAGTCAATATCAGGACTTGTGATCACGTTGGTTATTGCGGTTATCTCTTTGAATTGAAGACGCGCGTCAGTAGAGTTGAGTTTCTTGTTGAGTACTTTTGGCACTCTAGACCTAACAACCTTGTTGAACTCAGTTGGCTTTCCGTCCGAATAGAATAAAGGCTCAGACCCATCTTTCATAAGCTTTGTAAACCACTTTTCTTCTTCGGCACTTTTAAGCATTATTTGTTCTGGGCGCGTAACAAATTTGCGAGCCTCATCAAACATGACGCACACATTGGTTTTATCTATTTTGGGTCGTTTAAGGAACGCTTCGTGTGTAAGAAAAATGATGGTGCCTAAAGGGGCCTTTGGTTTAGGTTTAGTGTTCTTAGTGGCGAGAAAAGGAATTCCACCCTCTAATGCCAGTTGTAATTTCTCAGATACTGATACCCAGCAGCCATACTCTGCAGACTGGGGATCTGATTCAATCAGCCTAATCAGCTTCTTTGGAGACTTCATCTGAGTTTCCGCAAGATTCAAAAGGTCTTGTTTCACCTGTTTTAAGAGGGCAAGAGTAGGTGCGACATAGAGAGTTATCTCTTCTTTTGCCACCATTCTTTGGCACATTTCGTCAACTGCCCAGGTGGTTTTTCCAACACCTGGCAACAAATCTAGGTAATAAATTAGTGTTTTTGACATAGAATTCACATCAAAGTTAAAAAGGGGGCCTTCAGGATTTACACAACTGGGTATACTGTCTATAATAAGTACGTCACGTTGTGTAATATCTTTCTACCTTATATTTACAGTTCAAAAGAAAGAATAAAAAGAGTAAAAAGCTGAAAGGGCGCGAAGCGCATCTTTCGCTATCGCTTTCGATCTACGTAGCGAAGCGGAGTAGATCAAGACATACTTAGGACCGCGACTTCACCTTTCTACTGGTTAAGGTGATTCTAATCAAACTCGATCTAATCGACTAATCTGATGCTCGGGTCACGTCGCGTACTAAGGTTACTCTGAGCACCGCTTCGCTTCGCTACGCCGGCGCTCGACTAGTCTAAAGATTCGCTATCGCTCATCTTTATTTTTACTTACCCTTACTCTTTTTTTAATAGACTGAAAAGACATAACACACTGTAAATTCAAGTAACAAAATCAAGTCAGTAAGGCCCCCTAGAATGTCCTACCCTAAATTAGCTTTAACCGAGATTGATTTCTCGATCATCTTACCGATCTGGGAGACCCAGCTTTGGCTTGGTCGACAGACGAAAATAGAAAGTCATAGTGCGACTTTGTTAGGTAGAGATCCTTCTATGACTAATTTCAGTCTGCCAGCTTGGTACTATGGAATGTACTCTATTCCAAGTATTGCTAATCAAACAAAGTTAGTCGGAGTAAACTCAGTCCACCTTTGTGCTGACGGTTCAGCCCGTATCAGGGGATTCTGGGTCGACGAGGATTACCGTCGAAAAGGGATTGGGTTGTCCTTGTTGACAAGCACCTTGGACAGAGCAAAGGAAAGTAAGGCCGGCTGGGTATGGGCTTACCCTAGAAAAACATCTTGGCCTCTGTTTGAGAAGTTAGGTTTCAGGCTGGTCACACCTTGGTCTGAATCAGAAACTAGTCCAGCTAATGCTTACTGCATTTTGCAATTTTAGAAATAGGAATAACAATGATAGTCAAAGGCACTTTTAGTAGGTTGAACAGGTTCAACGTCCAGTGGCAGATAGGAAACTTCTGCAACTACAAATGTTCATACTGCGAGCCTAAATTCAGAGATGGGACCAACCCATTCCTTCCAATCGAACTAGCCAAGACAGTGATACGTAATGTTGTATCCAAGGTACCAGAACGAAACGCAATCTTCAATTACCAAGGCGGTGAGCCAACTGCTTACAGGGATTTTGAAGAGCTACTTAGCTTCACGTTCGATATAGGTGCTGGTTCCCTTATGGTGTCCAACGCATCTCGTTCTGTGGCGTACCTACGGCGCATTGCTCCTTATCTGAGCTACTCTTACTTGACCTTCCATTCGGACATGGTGGATATAGACAGGTTCTTAGAACGCCTCCACGTATTCCACCCATCCCGAGTCCTTGTGTACTTGCCAATGAATCCCAAATTATGGGACAAGTGTGTTGATGCCCATAGGCGCATTACAGATGCAAACTACCGTGTGGTGGCGAAAGTTATCTTCGATGACTATGGTGGAGGTAACTTGAACAATAGCATAGCCTACACCAAAGAGCAAAAAGCATTTATCGATGATGGGAATAAGAACTTGCTTGTACCCAAACCTGCTAATGACAAACAAGGGCCAATGCCTTTCCAACTTAATCCAAAAGGCGAAATGGACTTTAGCGTTGATGTCAGGGCTATCCAAATCTTCGACCAAGGCCAAGTCAAGCTAACCACGTCCCAGAACCTGGTCGTGACAAAACAGAACAACTACGTTGGCTTCGAGTGCTTCGGTGGGCTGGAAGAACTGTGCATCACTTCTAAAGGCAAGGTCTACACCACCGTGTGTATGCAGGACAAAGCAATAGCAGACATTTTCAAGGACCCTAACTTTGACCTGCCAACCAAACCCATGATCTGCAGACGCACCAACTGCTGGTGTGAAGCAGACTTGCTGCTAACAAAAATTTCCCCAGACGAGCCACAATTCTCTACACCTACACTTGCCAAATAATCATATGCAACAATTCGATGTAAACGTTTTGATATTCACAGACTGCTCTGGGACCATATTTTCTAGAGCAGCAGGAGCCTACCGAATAGCAACAGAGCTCCGCAACAATGGGTACACTGTTCAAGTGGTCGACCACTTTTTGCTTGCAGGGTTACAAACCACTTTAGACCTTGTAGACAAATTTGTTGGGCCCTCGACTTTGTTTGTTGGGTTCTCAACCACGTTTATGAACCCTGGGGAAATGCACCTCAAAGAGGCGGTTAAAGACACTAGCACAGTGTTCAAAGTAAACGGAGTTAAGACGAATCAGATCACAGCACCAGCTATGATCTCCGTGAACCTACCTCTGACACGAAGCGACCTGCAGGTAATTCGCGATCGCATCTTGTCCAAATCTCCTAACGCCAAGTTGGTAATGGGTGGGGCAAAGACAGAGTACCGGGCAAAAGATCAAGTCCAGATAGATACATACCTATCTGGGTATGCGGATACCTCAGTAGTTGAGTACGTTAAGTACCTTGATGGCAAGAACCCGTTCTTTCAATTCAAGACAACACCCGATGGTCGAATGTTGATCGACCACGATGTAATGGCTGCCAATTTTGATTTCAAACACTCAACCATCGAGTACCAAGAATCAGATTTCATATCGCCCGGCGAAGTGCTGCCTATAGAGATATCTCGGGGTTGCATTTTCAAATGCAAATTTTGCGCGTTTGTCTTGACCGGCAAAAAGAGAACAGACCACCTTAAGGATAGGGAGGTTCTGTACTCTGAGCTAATGCGTAATTACGAAAAGTTTGGTACCACCAAGTACCTATTCTCTGATGACACTTACAACGACAGCGTAGCCAAGCTTGAGTACTTTGCAGAGACCTTCCGCAAGCTACCATTCAAGATTGAGTACGCGGCTTACTTGCGGCATGACCTAATAGCTACGTTCCCAGAAATGGCTGACCTGCTAATGGAAAGTGGAATCAAGTCTGCTATCTTCGGCCTTGAGACATTGAACCACACTGCAGGAAAGATTGTTGGCAAAGGCATGGACCCCAAAAAGATAAAGGAGATGCTACTGTGGTTGCGTAACGAAAAAGGTTGGGCCAAGAATATCCTTATGACCTCTGGTTTCATGGTCGGGTTGCCAACAGAGTCCCAAGAGACTGTTATGTCCTGGGCAGAAGAACTCTGGGACCCAACCTACCCCCTAGATTCATTCATCTTCTCTCCACTGACAATTTACCCTGACACAAACCGAATAGGCAAATCAGAGTTTGAGAAGGAGTACGAGAAGTACGGGTACTGGTTCGACCTTGCTGTATCATCTGGTTGGATCAACGAGCACTGGGACTACGACAAGGCAAAGGTCTTCGCAAACTGGCTTACCACTGAGACAAATCGGAAAGGGAGAAGCCGAATGTTAGGCTTCCCTGCCATGATGGCTCATAACTACGGAGCAACGTGGGAGCAGATACATACTATGAGAGCCAGAAAATTTCTCCCCAACATATTTGCAAGGACACAGGTGATGGCAAATAATTACCACTCAAAACTCCTTGCCTTATGAATATCAACTTCACTCCGTTCACAGTTGAGTACCCTAGGTTCTCTACGCCCATAAAGTCCTTTCGAGAAGAGGCTGTGCAGGCTGTTGACTTGGCGGTAAGCAAGAACAAAGAAAACTTGCCGGTGGTGATTATGATGAGCGGCGGCGTTGATAGCGAGATAGTTGCCCAAGCATTCCTAGATGCCCACAGCCCTTTCTTGGCAGTCATTGGCCGTTTGGTAATCAACACACCCAACCATGTTCAGTATCTAAATACTCATGATATAAAGTACGCAGAGGCTTGGTGTCAAACAAATATGATTTCGGTTTTATACTGTGATATTGATGTTTACCAAGATGCAAACAAGCTCTGTAAATATGCGTTGGATGCCCAAGGGTTTAGTCCTCAGTATGCTTGCCATATGATGATTATGAAGTGGTGCTCTGACAACAGAATGTTCTTTGTTGCTGGTAACGGCGAGATGGATTTTGTACTCTACGAGAACGAATACCATATGCTGGACGAGCAACGTGAGCATACGTTGGGAAATTTTTGCAATGCTTATACCCTAAGAGGAGTATGGCAGTTTTGGAAACAAGATGCGAGGTGCGCTGCTGCTTTCCTTGAGCTACCAACAGTAAAACATTTGATGAGGCAAAGAGCAGCAAGGCTCCTTACTCACAAGTACGCCTGCTTCTCTGATGTGTATAAGATAGAAGCAAGACCTAAGTACACTGGCTTTGAGTACATTCAAGAATGGGATAGCATATTGAGGACCCGTCTAAAGCTCGACCATGACAAATTCGATGAAAAAGTTTACACACCACTTAATATTTTTAGGAGCCGTTAGCAATGTATTGGAATAACACCAACACCAACACGCTTGACATTTCCCAGGTTGGGGCGTATAAACATTTTCCCCATATGAGTCCAACAAACCTCGACGGGTACAACTGTGATCCACTTGGACCCACACCTATCTTGTTCTTAGGTTCCTGTGACCTAGATGGGCCAATAAAAGATACAAACCAAAGCTGGGCACGTTTGCTTCATGCTGACCTTTCCTTAGATGCGAAGAAGGGGCAACCCTTACCGTACATCGCTATGGGAAAAATGACAGCCGGGTTCATGGCCTTTCCTAGGAGATTAAATACCTTCTGTGAGAAATTTGGACCACCTAACAAATTGTTTGCAGTCATACCTAGGCCAGCCGCAGTAGAGATCCCACTTAGCACGGGGGAACTAGTCAGCGTATCAAACAGACATTCTTTTGCAGATTTCCTCAAAAAGCACGGACGCATCTCTGATATAGACTACAACTCTCTTGCTAACGCGTCTAAGTTCTTCCAGACGCAACTTCATAATGAGACTTACCAGCTGTACCAATTTGAACAAAGTGCTTCTTTCTTGGCTTTGATATGCAAGCATTACAAGATTGATTTTCGTTGGACTATGAACCTTAGTGCATCTGCGATTGCCTACTACCAAATCTATTTTACTTTGTTCATGGCAAACTGTCCTTTCATGCTTGAAAATTTTATTGGTACAGCCATAGCATCTGATTTCAGTTTTGATGGGAGCATGGGAGATAAGAGTCAGCATCAAATAGCTGACCTATTTATTCAGACAAAAAATTCCCGAGGGTTTGACATGGAGGAGACAATCTCTCTGTTGAACATAAACCTTAACCTTGCTAATAGCATCACACCCAAAGTTCACAGGGCTTTATAACATGAACCTCACTAAATCATATCTTTTCCCGCCAGTCCAAAGCTTGTTGTTGAAGAATTTGAACAACCGGCCTTACCTGCACGGGACTGCCATCGTCAAAGGTGTACTTGACGCATTGTGGAGCCAAGTAAGCTATGACATTTGCGATTTTGAGATCAGCTTGAAGAAGAAGCTAATGTCAAATGCAACCCTGTTCATTAACCGCGCAGGAGAGCGCCACGGGTATGAACCTGAGAAAGAAGACATAGTCGTATCTGGCACCTTCTCTTGCGAAGGTATACCTTACGAGTTCCAACTGACTCCTACTTTGATACCTTGTACTGACATACTGGTCGTTGATGAAAAGGCCTTGGCTGCCCGCATGTATGAAACTGATTCATCTTGGAGTATGGATGTCACTCCCGATGATGATATTCATATCTGCATCAACGAAGTGTCAAAGACATCTAACCAATTGATGTTTGCTGTACAACCTGGTATTGTTATGTCACCAGATAAGCAAACATGGTTTGTTGGGTACAAACTTCCCTCTCTTAATTTCCTATCTGAACCAGCAACTCAAGTAGGCGTATCAAAAGGGTACAGGATGTTGAGCCCTAACCGAATGATGCGTTGGATTTCTGTTAACCGCCAAATTGTTGGTGAGCGTATTTGCGTTTATGCCTAGGATCAAAAATGGTTCATGATAACTATTACCGGTGTTACTACAACAGCGACCCCAAACACGTTGTTAGGAAAGATATCCATGATAGATGGGAGCAGCACTTTTCAAAGGACATCTTGGATGGTCGTCATGTGCTTACCTTCCAGCATGAGACTCACATAGCCTGTGGTTTCATTTTTGACAAATTTAGGAAGTACACTAAGAAAGTAAACCTGTTCTTTAGTGGTGGCATGGACTCTGAATGTCTTTTACGAAGTTTTTGCTATCTCAAGATTCCAGTTAACCCAATTGTACTCGTACACGTTCATGAACCAAAGTCAAACGAGACACTTAACGCCTTTGCAGTATGTAAAGAGTTAGGCATAGTCCCTACTATATTCAAAGTTGACCTACCCACGTTGTACAACTCTGGCGTACTACATGATTTGGGACGAAAATATCAGACAGCAAGACTCGGTCAGCTTGAGCTTATCTACGTAATGACTAAGCTGGCAATACCTTGCATCCTTGCCGACGATATTCAGATGGTGTACCAAAGCACAGGCGAAGACTTGTTGCACACAGACGCGCATGAAACAAAATATCAGCAATGGTTGTATGAGGTGCGTGAGGACGAAGATGGTCTGTACAATCGCTACGAGTCTCTTACTGGCATACCAACGATAGCTGATTCTTTTAGGTACACACCCCACCTATGGGCTGCCATGATTCTAGCTAAAGATATTAGATACCTTGTTACACATTCTGCAGGACGAGTATCTAGCTACTCAACGAAAAATATAATGATGAGCAAAGAGTTTTCTGTACCAAACAGAGAAAAGACGAACGTGTTTTCTTTTGGTCCACACTTTGCTACAGCTAAAGCTCTCAGAGAAGACTTGGAGCAAGAACTATTCCCGTTCACAATAGCCAGGTTGCCCTATAAACAGTTACTAACAACATTGGGGATTAAATATGAAATGTAAGGAACTATCTGGCGCTAATTATTTCGAGTACGACAGACTCGTAGCAGCAGCCAATATAAAAAACAATGGATACCCAAGACCTTCCCTACTGGCGTTAGAGAACTTTTATTTCAACGATGAGGAGAAGATGCACAAGGTCTTTGGTGTCTATGATGACAACAACGTCTTGAACGCTTGCATCTTCATCCACTTCTCTGCTAATGCCCGCTACTGGAAACTGGCGTATGTGGTCAAGCAACCGTTTGCGCCTTTCAACTGTCTTGCATTTGCATTTGATGAAGCTTTCAAATATGCGGAGAGTATAAAATATTATCACGGATACGTTAAGCTCTTTGCTGGGGTTGATGCCCGTTGGGAGAACTGGCTAAGCAGACGATCTGAGATGTTCAGACGATACACTGTTGCAACAGAAGAAGTTATACCACCAAATAAGAAGTCCTCTTTCGGTATGTACTGGAATGAAATACAACTTGGTATCACGTACGCCCGCCCTGTGCTCGTAAAAATTTATAGCCTACCTGATAACCTAAGGATATTTAGTTATGAGTGACACTCTCTTATCTACCGTAAAGGGGACAGGCGGTGCTCAGGATATGCAAGTAAGATATGCTAGCAGCATAAACGGGTGCCCTGCAATTGTCCTTTTTCTATCTGCCTACTCCGCGTTAATTGAAGCGAACAACACTCAACCCCTTCTTCTTACTACAAACAAGAGTGAAGTTATTTATGCGATAGTAAACAAGACTGTAGTTGGTGTGTTAATGTTTGTAGTTTACGCAGATACTTATAAAACAGTATTAGTCCAATTTGTTCACGTTACTCCTGACCATAGGGGAGCCAGAATTTTCCAACATATGTTCACTGCTCTAGAACAACGTGTTAAGGCTTTTGGGTGCAAAAAGATAACAGGTAACATACACATCAAGAACAAAGATATGCTAACGGCTATGACTAGGATTGGAGCATTTGCAACTTTTTATAAAGTAGAGAAGAACTTATGACCAAAAGAAGGTCTAGTGTTCCGCCCAGTCCTTACTATGCGGCTATCCTAAAGTCTCTTGAGTATGTTGGTCCAATGACTATCAAAGAGATAGCAAGGTACTTAGACGTTCAGTTCCAAATGGTTTCACACCACTTGAGGGTCATGCGTAGTGAAGGAAAACCCATATACAAGGTTGATTGGGAGCTCAAAGAAATTAAAGGGCGTCGCAGCCCAATTTATGGTTTAGGAACTAAAGATATTTGTGATGATGTTCCTGAGCCACCTCCCATATCGCGCCAAGAGCAGAAGCGGCGTTACTACGAGAAGACTAAACTTCTAATCAATCTTAAGGCGTACGGTGAACGTTCTGGAATGAATAGGGTAAACAATATATTTGGCCTAACATCGAACACTGTAAATACAGATAGCAACACAGAAAGCAAACTATGAGCACACCACCTTTTACGCTTAAACCGCTTGTAAGTGAGATCCGATATATTTGTCATTACTGGAAGGAGTTTGGAGACTATGGCACTACCTTGTGACAAACCTAATGAGTGTAGGCTGCAAGAAGAAATGCGGACCAAGATAGAACAACTCAACTCTATATTCACAAGCAAACACTGTGAGATGGAGGTTGGTACCTTTAGGGGGTATGCGTATCATCAGGTCTCCTGACGGTTATAAGTCTGGGTTAATTCCTGACATTACGCCACTATTAACGACCTTGCAAGAAGATTTGAAGGCTGACAAAGTTAGGTTCAAGCAACAAGAACACAAGCAACTCTCAAAAATAGCCCTGGGGCCCAAACGCGGTCGTTGGGCATAACGAAAGACAACAATGGCAAAAATAACAAAACTCTCCTTGACGTTGGTACGCAAGCTCAGTGATGGCAACTACGGAACGTACGGCGCAGAGGTCACAGTCGAAGCTCAACTCGAAGATGGCGACGATGTCAAGGACGTTAAATCGAACCTTCGTAAATCAGCATTGAAGGATTTGGAGCGCGCCATCGAAGTGATAGCCCCAGAAGAGCCGAAGGCCAAGAAAAAGAAATGAAGTACACAACCAAGCCTTCTATTGTTGAAGCTACTCAGTGGTTCAAGGATGGAGACCATCCCCTTGTACAAGGTGCTAATCCAAAGGCTTTATGCGGTTGCATCATGTTAGGTGGTCCAGGTAGTAGCCCTCATGTTCACGATAAAGGTACACAAATCGGAAGCACATTAGTTTTTGCTGGGGACTGGATAGTCACTGAAGGGGATATTGTATGTGTAATGTCGAACCAAAAATTTAGAGAAACGTACACAGAGCTAAAGGATCAGCCATGAAGATTGCAATTACTGGGGCGTCAGGTTTCATTGGTCGTAACTGTCTCGATCACTGGCCTGACGCCTTATCATTTGATAAACGTATAACAACGCACCATATAACTCACTGTCAAGATATGCTGTGGGGTGAAAATCAGATATACGACTTTGCTGGCGTTGACGCCGTTGTTCACTTGGCTAGTGAGACCTCTGTTCGTAGCGGACTAAGTTGCAAAGAGCTCCTACGCATCAACGTAGGGTTGGCAATGAATGTATATGAATCCTGCGTAGAGCACAAAGTACCTTTGATGATAAACGCATCTTCTAGTTCTGTGTACGGCAATATCCCGCCACCGTTTAGTGAGGAGCAAGTTCCTCACCCTATGTCTAACTATTCTGTGTCTAAGCTTGCTGCCGAACATTGGTTAAATCTTGCAGCAGACCAGACAGAAGGTTCAGGTCCTTCGATAGTAAACCTTCGTCTGTTTAATGCCCTTGGATCTTACCAAAGGGAGAATATGTTTCCCTACATCATCTTGGATTGCTTACGCCTAGGTGTACCTGTGCCTCTCTTTAGTGAGATGTACAGGGCATGGACTCCTGTTGACTACATAGTGAAGTGCATTGACATGTTGATCACAGAAGGTAATTATGCCAAGGGAGCGAGCTATACGTTCAACTATGGTAATAACACTCCTCTTACGCAGGTGCAATTTATTGCAATTATGGCAGATAAACTAAACATAGATATTCCAACAGAAAAGGTTGCTGGGGGATCTAGGCTAGAGATGGCCATAACTTTACCCGATGTGCTGGCAATACGCAGGTTTATAGATCCGCCTTTACCTGGTGCAAAACAGATCGGAGATGCTATTGCTGATGTGTTTGCCTACTACAATTCAGATCGAGTGTGATCAAACCACACTACACCATACTGTAAATTAGAAGTGTTCGAACATGAACAATTTTAAGGAACAGTATGAAACACATGGACCCGAATCCTAAATCGGCCCATAAGAAGATTGCCTTTACTGGAACCAATTCCAGCGGCAAGACTACTATGGCTATGGAAGTATGCTCAAGACTTAAACGTGATCACCACGTCCTAGCTGAGCTTGTATCTTCTCAAGACCGAAAGATCACTTGGAAGGACGATCACTTCCCTGTCGACCCACGTGCCCACTACGGCATGATCACAAATCTCATCCACGCAGAGGTCCAAGCAGAGCTCAAAGGTGATGCTGATGTTGTCATCACTGATCTCTCTGTTCTGGACCTTTATGCGATCGCCCTTACTGACCACCCCGATAGCCAAATGATAAAGGCGTTGGGTGTTGCAGTTGATGCTTGGGCCAAAACCTACACTCGAATCTTTTACCTGTCGCCTTTGGCATATCAAGAAGACGGCAAGCGGCCACTTGACGAGTTCCGCATGATGACTCACGCTACTCTCATGCAACTGATCGGCACAGGCAATTACCCAAACGTTATCACAATTGACCGGCCAGAAATCTTCAAGACGATTCTGGGTTTGTTGCGTATATCTGTAAAGAACGATGTGTTTGCTGAGTACGAGAAGTGGCAACTCCTTGCCGACACTTTCAAGATAACTTTGATAGTTAAGGAGAGGAATAGCAGCACATCTGATCAAGACGTTTGGTACAGCTACGAAAATAATAATCGTGGCACCCTCTCTGCGTATATTTCAGAAGCAAGCAACATTAAAGCTTTTGCGAAGCTTCTGTTTGGCGATCAATTTAAGATCGACCTCATGTTCGCCCCACCTGTGCCTTGGCATAAGGTTCCATTTGTTGCTGTAAAGTACATGCCTACTGGACCTGACACTGCATTGACACATGAGGACGCACAATGATAACACCACGACAAGAAGCTACTGTCAAGGCGCAAAAGCTTAGCCTGTTCGAACTATCGTGTGCCGCGTTCAAGATCGACATGCTTGAACGCGTAGCCTTAGAACGCCTTGCAACACTACCTAACGAGATATTGCCTATTGGTGGGCTGTACGTTGGCACAAGTGGCGGAAAAGATTCTGTAGCAGTTCATCATTTGATGAGTAAGACTGATCTGACTTGGTCAGTTCTCCATACAAACAAACCAGAGGATGTTCATCCTTTAACAAAAGACTTCCTGTACCGCAGGCAGTATCCTATTCTGTATGTACCTAAGGGTGCGGCCATGCCTGCACATTTGCGAACTCAGTTCGATGGGTCAAGGGCATCTGAGTACAATAGGGCAGATGGCCGTTCCACTGATTTCATTGTAGGCGGAGTATCTGTGTCAAGGGATAAGATGCCTCTGTATGTTACCAACGGGTTGTTTGGCCTAAACTTTGTGTTTCCTATGTACGACTGGTCAGATGAAGAAGTGTGGGCGTATATATTCGGGAACGACATTGAGTACAGCGACGAATATCTCATTCCAAAGGATGCAGCATGAAGACACTGATCCTTGCACCGCACGTTGATGACGAACTTATTGGCTGTTATCAAGTTCTTGAAGATTACAGGCATGGTCCAAAAGAAAATGATTTGGATGTCATATGGCTCTACGAGACAACTGAGGAACGACTAACAGAAGGTCATCGCCTTGCAGAGTACTTTGGGTTTACTGGTGCTGCTGTGTTTAGTGCCCAGGTTCCTGAGCTTATATACCGAGGTAAGTACGACAAGATCTACGTACCAGCACGTCAGGATTGGCACATAGATCACAAGATGACCAACCAGCTGTTCAGAGAATTCGCTACTAACTTCTACTCTGTAGATATGGTTATGGGCGTTCCCTTGTCTGAGAAGGCTAGCAATAACAAGAGAGTGCTGTTAGACACATTCTACCCAAGTCAAGCAAAGCTATGGGAGTACGATGCAAAGTATTACCTGTTTACTGCCGTCTACGAGACAGATATCCACAGCTACGTCCGGAGACGCTACGGGTTCTTCTCAATAACCGCACCAGCCAACTACGTTGAAGAAATCAATTCGATCGTCTTACAAAACATGGACGACTTCAACAAGTGCCAAGTCAAAGCGTTCAACAAATTGGTTAGCGTATGCCTATCTGGTGAGCTACGGTTTGATCACATCAACGGTTGCATTTTTAAGATCTAAAAGAGGAACACATCATGAAACTTGGATTTGAAGTAGAAGGTCGTTTGTCAGGCCTATACACTCTGTTTATGGACGCCAAAGAGGCTATGGAATTTTTCAACTACAAGTCTCTAAAGGATAGGTCGACTCCGAAAAGCGCAGTAGCAAGTGTTGAACGGGTTCAACAAATCTACGTAAGTGACCACGCCAACGACATACAACCTTATGCCGACTGCCTAAAAAAGTGGTACGAATTAGGTCTACCTGTAACACTAGAGAGAACTGAGATATATAACAGAGACAGTTACTCCAAAAATGTAACCATCATGTTAACTATAACAGACACTGGTTCGCTTTTCAACGATAGTTTCTGGAATTTGTACGATACAGACCAAGTAAAGTTTAGCAGAACTACGTTTGACGGTAGTAACACAGTGCGGTGTATTACTGTTGGTAACATGATGCTAACGCAACCACAAGCCTTTGCTGACGATATAACGTTAAAAGTATCAACTGATAAGAAGTTCCTACTGCCAGGGTTACAAAAATGAATACCAAAAAACAATTAGTGCTAGTCCCTCTTGAGCCGTTGTTTGAGCGGTACACAGAGTCCTGGTACAGGAATATACCGCCTCTGTTTACCAAGCACGGCTTCGATGTGACGGTCATAGACGGTGTGACGTTGGAAGATGAAGTGAAGGTCGGAACCTTCTTGGACATCAACAGCACAACCCATTACAAGTTTACTCAGCTACAAAAGATCAGCAAGATGTTTCATCAGCGGCAGATCAAAGATGGGTGCGTATTCTTTTTCTCCGACACAGAGTTTTGGGGACTTGAGAGCGTACGGCTGTTGGCGCAAATGAATAACGTCAAGGTGTTCATAACTTCGTTCCTGCACGCCGCGTCCTACACAAAAGAAGACGCGTTCAGCGTTGCAGCCTATTACCAAAAATATACAGAGGTTGGTTGGATAGCCTGCAGTGATCTAGTATTTGTCGGTAGCCAGTACCACAAGCAGCAGGTCATAAGAGAACGTCTGCGTCCGTACGGGGCAAAGAACTTGGAAAGCAACTTGTATGTCAGTAAGAACCCTCTGTTCCTATCCGACTACCCAAGGGCCAATAACACAAATCTGTTGGCAGGCAAACAGAAAAAAGTTTTACTTACCAACAGGTTCGATACTGAAAAGCGGCCCAACGAAACCCTTGAGATGTTTGCCATACTTAAGCTAAGGTATCCAGATTGGGAGTTCGTTGTGACCACTGGCAGGTCAACCTTCCGAGGAACTGAGAGCGTGGTGTATGCCCGTAAGCTCGAGGCTGAGGGTGTGATCACTATAAAGGCAGGCTTGACAAAAGATCAGTACCACAAAGAGCTTGAAGAAGCAGCGATCATGGTAACTCATAGTATTGAGGAAAACTACGGTTATTGTCTTGCAGAAGCTTTGATCCACAAATGCCATGTGGTTGCCCGTAAAGGCTTATCTCACGATGAGTTCTTGCCCATGCAATTCTTGTTTGATAATGAGAAGGTTAGGGACTTTGACGTAACGTCCGATCTCATGGCTACGTTCAATACCTCTGACTGGCCTACTGTAAATGAAGTAGACACTAACGGAGCAGAGAACATTGCTCGAAGTCTAGAGAGGTTGGTTTTATGAGCGTTCACCTAGTCCCTGCCGGGTGCGAGAGCTATTCTCAAAATAGCGCCCAAATTTTGGTTACAAGGGAACACAACAAGAAAGAATCAACAGAGTTTGGCGCAAAGTACAAACAGTGGTACACCCACGATAAGACTGTTAGCTTTGTATCTCGGTCGCAAGTCAACGGCGTGAACATTAAGCACACTGCTGACATCGCTGTTCCAATATCCAACGCCCTGTTTGTCCACGCCTGTGGGCTGACCAAGGTTTTGGCAAATCCAATCCATGGCGATTATGTCAAGAGCACCTTTGAAGACAAGGGCATAGAATCCATCATTGATAGTGGTGGGTTCCAGATGCTAACTGGCGCAGTAGACTTTGTCCACCCTGACGATGTGGTACGCAGGTACAACAAGTTGGCAAACATTGGGATGCCAATTGACTTGCCAGTCCGATCAAAGTTTGAAAAAGAGTATTTCGATCCTGTTTCGAGAATGATCAAAGCCAACGATGATTATCTAATCCAGCGGCTTGACCCAAATATACACTTAGCTTTGATTAGCCACGGGACGTCTTTAGAAAGGAGAAAACGTCGTTTGGACGTTCTCGATCGCAAAGCTGAGGTAGTGGCAATAGCAGGTCTGAACATCAAACCGGAACCTGGCGTTGACCATTACTTGAACATAATTGAGAATTTAATGTATGTGATACACAGGTACAGAAAGACTACTAGGTACTTTCACGTCCTGGGTGTAACAGCCAAATTCTGGATGTTCATGTATGCGCTGATTGAGGCAGAAGGTTACGTCAGAGAAATCGGCGCTGACTCAGTTAGCCACCGAATGGGTTCTCTGATTGGCATGGTTGACCGTTCAGACTTCACTGTCGTTGACATTCCAAAGAATCAAGTCTTCAAGCAGGCTATTCCTTGTGGGTGTCCTGTTTGCGTGGCGATTGATGACATCCGCATCCTTAACGCTGCGGCAATTCTCGAAGCTCACAACCTATGGGTAAAGGCTAAACAGACTGAGTTGATTGTAGACCTGGCAAGGCACTTCATAAAGAACGAGGTTACGCTGGCAGAGATATCGAAGGTAATGAACCTGCGCATTGACCTGACGAAGTTTCAATACATGGTCAACTACACTCGCGAGATCATCGCCAGCGACAAGTTCAAGAGTATCAAACCGGCTCGCAGTACCAACAGCTTGTTCTCAGACATCATCTCAGAAGAGAACATAGATGAAGCGAACGTAGGCAAGGACAAGTACAACGAGATTCTTATCAAGTACGAGAAATTTCACAAAAGAAAGTTTAGGTGACAGTATGGCTACCGCACCTGTTAAAGCAAAACCTGCTGTAAAGACTGTTGGTGGGTTGATTTTTTGGCCAGTCAAGAAACCAGAACGATTCTACGCATCAGTTCGCTCTTGGGTAGAAGCTGGGTTGCCTGACGAAGCTTGGGTTTATGACTCAGCTGATACGTTGTCCAGCTGTCGTATTAAGATCGTTGATGCAACCTACTACAGAGGAATTTTCAACCGCATCCCACGGCTGTTGAAGCCAAAGGAAAATAAGCTAATCTTCCCTAGCATCTTGTTGGTACCTATTACGCCAGCCCTCGCCAAGGACAAAGCAAAAGGCATCAAAGGTGCTAACACCAAAGAGCATCACAGACTAAATTACGGAGCGTAAACCATGACAACCATTAACACAGACAAAGAAACTCTAGTGATCTCTACACCTAGGCTTAGTAGGCTCAGCAGTCAAAAGACAACCATATGGGTAAAGTTTACTCGACCTGGTATTCACTGCTACCTTAAGGCTCCAGATGAAGTGAAGTATCTTAGAGATCCTCACCGTCACAGTTTCCATTTCAAAGTTGGCATCCAGGTTCATCACGATGACCGTGAAATCGAATTCCATATGTTCTTGAATTGGGTTACCGGCCTGTACGACAAGTCTATGCTCATGTTGGATTACAAATCTTGCGAAATGATTGCCGCAGAATTAGTTGGAGCAATTGCTTCTAAATACGATTGCAGTAATCGTTCAATCGAAGTAGAAGTTTCTGAGGATGGAGAATGTGGAGCCTGTGTCTACGACAATCCAGTTGGTATCTACTAACTATTCGACAGTAGAAAATATTTCAAAGAAATAAAATCGGCCGTTGCCTGGTAATTCTGGGCAACGGCCTTTCCTTTGCCTGCGTCATTTCAAAGATTTGCTGCACATTGTATTTTAATATATCACTGGACCAGCCTAACAGTGATTTAAGTTCAAAAACCCTACGTGGAGAATACATGCACAAACCAAATCTTAAGAGAGCTTCTCGGTTCGCCGAGATCGCTCGTAAGACTGGTGGTGTGTTTGTTTTCGCTACCCGGGACGCTACGTTGCCAAATGCGAAGGACGTAAGTGCAGAGATTGCAAAGCATAGTTTCGTACAATGCTCCTGCAAGAAATGCACCGCAGAATTTGCGTTTCCCAAAGTCGAAGGCGCACAGCCATTCTGTGTTGTCTGCGGCGATGGAAATGTAGAAGTCAAGGGAGAAGTGAAAGCGAGCATTGCCCCCGACGAAGAACTCTCGTATCTGACTTGCGCTGGTTGCGGAACGATTAACGCGTTTCATGCTGCCCTTGCAGGTGTAGGCAAACACATCCACTGCTCTGCATGTGGTACTGATATGCTTGAAAAAGCTGCCGATGGAAGCGATGAGGGTGACGGTGAAGACATCGATTTCGATGAGGACACTGAAGAAGCTGCTGACGATGCGCCAGAAGTTGACGATATGGAACTCCTCGATCTTGAGGACGACATTGAAGACACTGATGATGCTGTCGCAACTACGACCAATGAAGATCAAGTTGGCGTAAAACCCAATACGACTACATTGCCTGATGACGCTGGCGCAGACAGAGGCCCTGGTGCTCCTGACTCAGCCCTTGTTGATGGCAAGCCTGCTAACCCTGGTATCGAGCCAACCACTCAGAACCCAGGCGCCGTGGAGCCCAAAGTCACAAAGGCGGGTGCAGTCAAAGCTGATGCAGATGAAATGCCTGAAAATGACTACGGAGATGAAACGATTGACATGGACCTAGTTGACGTCGAAGACGAAGACGAAACCCCAATTGAATCCGTATCGTTCTTCTACGGTGACAAGAAGGTGTTGCTGTCTGCCAAGGACCAAATCATTGCCACACTGGCCGAAGCGGATGCAGGTGCTTACAAGGATATGCTGCAAACTGAGCAGTTCCGTATGAGCGTCGCGCACACCATCGAAACAGAAGGCTTGAAGAAGGCTCTGGCAACGTACAAGTTCAAACCCAGCAAGGTCACTGTCAAAGTTTCCAAGGTTGTGCAGGCGAAAGTCGATGCAGCTACTGAGAAACAACGGAAGACGGCCACTGCAGGTGCTGACACGTATGCCGAACAGTTCCAACACAGTCTGGATATTGCAGCCGCAGGTTACGCAGGTAATTTCTGGCGCAACAAACATGATCCGTTGAAGACTGCCTTGATTGCAGAGTTGGCGAGCCTAAACATTCGCAAACCTGAAAAGATCATTGACAAGATTTTCGCACAATACAGTGTCGCCCAATTCCGGGAAGTCATTGATGTTGCGCGCGAACTTGCCAAGAAGCCTGTCGTGGCTCTAAACGCATTGGCTGAGACGATTGATTTGGTGAAGTACACCCCGACCGCGAACTTGAAAAAGCCCGTGACCGCTGGTGATGACGCCGATGAAGACGAATCAGTTGATGACGATGACGTTGATGACGATGAGACAGAAGATGAAGGCGAAGAGTTTGCTACCGCTACTCCCGTCGAAGTCGTAACGTCTTCGTTGAAAGACAGTTCGTTCAAGACTCCGGAATTGCGTCGCATTCTGGGTAATTCCTCTTCCTTCTTTTAATCCAGGAGAAATACATGCTTTACTTTCCCCAAGGTCGTACCTACATCAGCCAGGAATTCCCTGTTGCTCTGGGCGCTACCGTCCCCGCAGAAGGCTTGGCCCTTGTTGCAAACACGTCCAACGGTTCTTTCGGTGTTCAGCCTTCTAATGCTGCCGCTGGCGAGAAGTTTGTTGGTATCTCGATCTCCATGCAAATGACGATCACAAGCCTGGCTCGCGTTGAGACGCAAGTCGTTCCTGCCAGCAACACGCTGACTCTGGAACGCGCTCCGTCCGCTGGTACCACGTCAGTTTATGACGTGACTGCTGGCGCCGTTGTGCCGTCTGCTGGTCCCGGCGCATGGTCTCTGATTGGCGATACGCTGACTTTGACTGCTGCTGAAACTGGCCATGAAGTTAACGTGTCCTACAAGTTTGCTGTGACGGCGCAAGAGTCGATGCAAATCCAAGGCGACATCTATCCGGGCGGCGCTGCTGGTCTGGTTGTTGGCCAAGTCGGTGTGCTCAAGAACGGTACGGTCTTCACGTCCGAGTTTGACACCACGCAAAATTGGAACGTTGCCAATCCGGTCGTAACGACTGGCTTGGACGGCCAATTCACTATCGGCGGTGCTGGTGATACGGTCCAAGGTTTTGTGGTGAATGTGCCTTCGGCAACTTCCCCTTACCTTGGTCTGAACCTGACCAACTAAGCTATCACCAACACTTAACTTAAAAGGAAACATGATGCGAATCAAAACTCCCGTGCTCGCTACCGAGTATCGCTTCCAGGGCTCCAACGAGCGTGCTGTCGGTGCAAATGGTGACTTGAATGCCGGCTCCAAACGCGAACTGCTTCAACGTCAATTGATGCTGGTCCAGGCTACGGCCAACGGCGAAGTGACCACTGCTGGTAAATTGGAACGCGCTCGTAAGAGCCGCGAACTGATCGAAGCAATGTTCAACAACGACGCTGTCCACAAGGAACTCGGCGAAACGATGGGCAAGGACTTGTACCTGACTGCCAATCGCCGCGGTTTTGCTCGTAAGTTTATGAGCCGTCAAGACCTGCTGCCTGGTCAATTCCCGGTTGTCAAGCTGCGCCGGAAAGACGTTACGGTTGTGTACGCAACTTCGCCTACCAAGACGGAATCGCAAATCACCCGTGACAAGATCTTCACGCCGCCGGAAGTCATCCTGGAAGCTCGTCCGTTCATCGAACTGCGCGAAATCAACACGTCGACCTCCGACGTGTTGGACGAGAAGTTTGGTGAAGCTCTGGAAGCTATCATGGTCGGTGAAGACCGTCTGTGGAAGCGCCAAGCTGACAGCACCATTGGCCTGGACAACGACCTGAGCATCATCTCTGGTACGCTGACCCCGCTGACTTTGATGGAAGTGCGTCAGAACGTTGCACGTTGGAACCTGCCGGTCCCGTCGCTGCTGATGGCATCTGATCTGTACACTGACATCGTCGGTGACACCACGTTCATCCAAGCGATTGAACCGGTTGCACGTCATGAGCTGATTATGACTGGCGAACTGGCTATCCTGTACGGCATGGCAATCACTAGCGATGCATATCGCCATCCGGAACACCGCGTTCTGAATCAAGGCGAGTTCTATGCAATCAGCGACCCGATCACCCATGGTCAGTACACTGATCGTGGCGGCGTTGATACGGAAGCAATCTCCGGCGCAACTGAGAAGATTCCTGGCAAGGGCTGGTGGGTCTATGAGTCTTACTCCTCAGTGATTGGTAATACTCGTTCTGTTGCTAAGGGCATCCGCCAGTAACACTTCGAGCTAAGTAATAGTGTGCCTGCCCTTATTCACGTGAAGGTGGGCCCTACTCTTAAATACCAATCAACTGGAGAAGATCATGCGATATTCAAAATCCCTTGATTTGCTTATTGCTGCGGTGACCTTTGGTCGCCAAGGTGATACAAACAAGGCCGCGATTTGCTTCGACAAGGCATTGGCAATGAAGGATCTCGGTCCTACTATTGCCGCGCTGGAAAGAAGCCAAGCTAAGGCTCACGTTGAGCTGACGGCTTCATTGACCAAGAAAAAGAAGACTACTGCCCAGTTGATGGCTGAGTTGGCTGCAAAACGCCGCAAAGCTCAAACGGCTGCCGGTAAGCTTCCTTTCCCTGGCGCTGCTCCTCCGTTCAAGAAGAAATCTGAATCCGAAGCTGCTGACGATGAAGGTGATTCTTTTGACGATATTGCTGATGACATGACCGTTGGTAACGGCCCTGCTGGCAATTCTCGTCCGGTTAACGGACCCTTTGGCGGCGGATCAACCGCAGCTTTCGGTGAAGACGAAGCCGAGGATGACGAAGAGCTAGACACAGACGACCTCGACGAAGAAGATGCTGACCTCGAAGACATTGACGAAGGCTTCAACGACGTCATGGAGAACCTTGACCCTAGCATCCCCTCTGTAGACGGCGAAGGCCAACCAGGTGATGACAACTCAGAAGTGTCGGAAGCTGATGACGAGGAAGATGACGAAGATGAAGATGACGAAGATGAAGATGACAAAGACGGCGAAGAAGATGCTGGCTTTGACAACTACTCCAAGGACAAACAAGCTAAATACTTGTTGAATCATCCAGGTTCCAAGCATCACAAGAAGCCAAAGAAGGCGGCTCCGAAGCCTGCGGCAAAGCCTGCTCCTAAACCGAAAAAGAAAGCTAAAGCTGACTTTGACGGCGACATGGATGAAGATGACGGCTTTGAGGGTGTAGAAGACCTTGACGAGGATATGGAAGAATCGCGAGCTATTGCATCTCGCGTGAAACGTGTCCAAGCCAACCTCAAAGCTTTGGCCAGGCTTTCTAGCACCAGCAAGACTAGTAAGTAAGTTTGCGCTGAACTAAATAGGGCGAACACAGTCCGTTGCAACAAAGTGGGCAGGCCTAGATCTAAGCACGTTTTAGGTTTAGCCTGCCCCTTTTTCATTTAGGCCCCTATGTCAGTCCCCCTTCCCAATCCCAACCAGCTAGACCAACGGATCAATCCGATTGAGGCCTTTATTTACAAAGGGCTGGCCGATCGTTTTTACCAGGTGTTCGGCGCGGTACTTACATATACGACTTCACAAGATAAGAAAGCTGCGCGAGCCAAGATGCTTGGCAACAAGGATACTGGTTATCCTATGGCGTTCGCTGTTTTGAAAACAATTGCTGTTGATGAGACTAGGTACTCTCCTAAGTCTCTGCTCTTGCGCGGCGTAACTTCTGGCGCATCTTCAGACAGCAAGCTAACCTACAAGGCTCAATTTGTGCCTGTAGTGATCTCATTTGAAATAACCTTTCTCAGTCAAGACATAAAAGAAGTGACAGCCTTGGCTAAAGAATGGATATTTGCCTCAATTGGTGGGTACCTGAAATTCTCTGTTAGTTACGGAGTAGTTGACCTTGACATAGGCAATGATCTTGATAGAGAAGTACAGATACCAGAAAAGAAAGCTGGTCTCTCCGATGTCAATGAATACGAAATGATTACTAACATGCGTGTTCTAGGATATCTCAGCCCAGATAATTTGTCTAAGGTACAGGCAGTCACCGACCTTAAAATCCAAGGTCTGATGGGTCCCCAAGCAGATTATGAAGCATTGAAAAATGCTACCCAAGGACATAACGGACAGATCTTCATGTTTAATAGGCAATGGAATTCTATCCCTGGTCCAGAAGGTTCTTACCAAGATCCAAAAACACCCGGTGCTTAATTTAATACGCACTTCATCTACACTGGAAACAGAACATGCCAAGTACAAATAATCAGGCTCTGCTATTAGACCTACAAGTCTTTCTTGCTACCAACAATATACGGCGAGGCGTCTTAAGTGTAGCAATCAACGCAGCAACCGAGAGCAATAATTTTGTTGAACAGACAATTGACGTTGCTGCATCTGGTACTAAAACCTACACATGCCTAACAGGAAATGTGTGTACGGTTATTCGCACTTCAATACCTATTAACGTAGTGGTTACGAAAGGTATTGCAACTTTTTCTTTCACCATAAATTCTTTGTTCGTGTTTACGGATTCTATTTATCAACTGCTCTTTACGAATCCAGATGCAACAAACATAGCAACGTTACGACTTGTCCAAATCTAGTCATAACAAATTCAAAACCTCAACCGGAGATCACAATGCCTCTAATCAATACGCTTAAGAGTGGCGTTACGCTCAAGATAGTTAACGCTGAAGGTAAAAAGGATTCAGTCAACATCCAACCTAAAGGTAAAATTCATTTACCTCAAGGCTGGCGCATTGACCCGGCTTTTGCACGAGAGTACGAAAGCTTTGTGATGAACACCGCTAAACCAAAGTAAATCTAACGTCCCTATTGTAATTTAATACAGTAGGATAACCCAACTGCGTCTGCTGAGACGTTTCCCAATTTCTCGAAGGAGAGAATTCAATGCCAAATTTACAGCAACAAAGTGCAGACGTTAGATTTAATGAGATAGACCTATCGCAGGTTATCGCATCGAACACTAGCGCCAATGCTGCTATGGTTCTCGTGAGTAAACAAGGACGGCTTTCACCATTCAAAGTGACTGCTGTTACCGATTTCAATGATGAGTACGGCAAACCAGATGCTGCTGTCTCTTTTGGACATTACTGTGCTTTGGACTTCTTTCAAGAAGGTAGTTCGTTGCAAGTGTTGCGTGTCGCTGGCGCAGGTTATGCCTACTCTGCTGCACTTCTGAAAGACAACGGCTCAGGTGTTAGTTCTATATACCAAATCACAGCAGGCATTCCAGACCCAGCTAACATTGATTGGAACACGTACACCTTCGGCGCAGAAATTCCGCTGTTGATGTTCTATCCCAAGTCAGGCCCTGGGTCCTACGCTGACAACATTGCAATCAAGATCACTTCGCAAAATATCACCTCTCCTGATGCTCCTGATCTTACTTCTGGTACTGCAGGTATTCTTGCTGATCAGACGTACTCGTATCAAGTGTCCGCAATTTCTGCAATTGGTGAGACGTTGGCATCCACTATATCTACAATTGTAGTTAGCGGCGGTAGTGACCAAGCTGATGTAACTATCACTTGGCCGGCTGTGCCTAACGCTCGTGGATATTATGTGTATGGTCGGGATGGTGGTGGCATGTACCGCATTGCTACTCTAGGTGCGTCAACTTTCACCTTTGTTGACACTGGCGTGGTGACACCCGATACTGCCAATCCCCCGATCACTAACCCTGCTCTGTTGCCTACACCGGATCCTACGTTCACTGTTCAGATTTATGACATGAGCGTTAACACGTCAGTTCCGCAAGAGACATTTGTTTGCACACTGACAGACTACACAGATGCAAGCGGCGTTCAGTTGGAAGCAACTCAGCTTCTGAATCCGTATTCCAACTACGTCAGTGTCGAGTCGTATGTGCCGTACATTGTAGGCGCAGTTCCTGTTGTGCTTGCCTGTCCGCAAACGAAGTTGACAGGTGGTAACTCTGGTGCAGCCGTTACTAACGGTCAAATCAGCCAAGCTTGGACAGACAACTTCAGCGATACAGAAAAGATCAACGTCAACATATTGATCAATGCAGGCTACACTGACGTGGGTGTCCAGCAAGCAATGATTAACGTTGCTGAAACTCGTGGCGACGCGTTTGCTATTCTTGATACGCCTAGCACAATGCAAAGCTCACAAGATGCAATTACATTCCGTCAATTGCAACTGAATGCCAATACGAGCTATGCCGCGATCTACACCTCAGACGTTCTGGAAAGCGATAATTATTCCGGCAAGAAATTGTACATTCCAGTCTCTGGTTGGATGGGTGCAGTGTTTGCCCGTACTGATCGAGTTGCAGGTCCGCAGTTTGCGCCAGCAGGTTTGAACCGTGGTCTTATTGATGTGCTGGCTCTTAGGTACAAATACAATGGTCAAGAACGTACTGACTTGTTTAACGCCCAGGTTAACTACATCCGCAATTTTGTGGGTGCAGGCAACGCAGTGTTTGAACAAGTGACGCTCTATAACAAACACTCTGCTCTGTCTTGGGTTAACGTGCGCCGCATGGTTAACGTTATCAAGGCGTCGGTGCGTGACTTCCTGATGTACAGCATCCATGAACCGAATGATGACTTCACACGCAAGATGATTGTGCGGTCTACCAGTGACTATCTGCAATACTGGAAAAACGCTCGCGGTATTCAGGACTACAGTGTCATCTCTGATGATAGCAACAACCCAAGTTCGCAATACAACCTGGGAATTTTGACAGTCACAGTGTTTATCACCCCAGTGATTGCTGTGCATGAGATTCAAGTTGACATGGTTATTACCAAGTCTGGCTTGGCCTTCTCTGAAATCAACCTGTCCAATTTAGGGTAACTAGAGTAGACGGGACTGAAATGTCCCTCTTCCAATTTTAAGGAAAAGACATGCCAAAGACAAGCCTACAAGACGCAAGATCGCTTCCCGATCCGTTGTACACGTATCAGTGGGACGTGTTTATTGCGATGTTGCCTGGTACCCCAAATAGCCGCAGCTTGACATACAAAGCAACGTCTACTTCAATCCCAGGTTCAATGCTCGAATCTGTTCCGGTGAATCTTGCTGGCGTTGAACTACGCTATGCAGGCCGCCAGAACTATTCCCATAGCTTTACGCTGACGCTGCATGAAACTCGAGACACTGGGTCGATCGAGATGCTGCGCCGCTGGCAGCGGATCGCCCGTGACAATAACCTGAACACTGGCACCTACAAGGACATTTACGCAACAGCCGTTGAGCTTGTCTTGTACGATGACACAAACCAGGTGACGCGGACTATCACCCTCATGGGTTGCTGGCCTGAGACGATTGACGACTCTGCACTTGATCGTGCTAGCGCCGCCGTGTCGATCAACGCCACTCTTTCATATGACTTCTTTACAGAGACTTGAGGACCAGCATGGCAATTAAACAAGCAACTCGCCTTAAAACCGTAGCCCTATCGACTGAGACGACTCCTCCGTGGGAAGCTAAAGCTCACGGTCTTGTTCTCAAATGTTTGGAATCAAAGAAGGCTCATCTAGTCGATAGCCTTTACCTCGCAGCCGACCCAGAAGATGATAATCCAGAAGAAGCCTGGGCAGCCTATGAAGTAACAAATGGTTCTGTTATTCTAACTGCGGGTCAAAGCCTAGTCTACAATGACAATCGAATGGCTCTGTTGGCAGCTTTTTGCAAAGAGCATCAGCTTGACATGGAATTTATGTGCATACGAAATAAGATGTACATTGCGTTCACGTCAGACTGTGAGTTGCACGACCTGGCAGATTTGATGTAGACATATGTCACTACTCGACACGCTAAAGACGGCGAGTGTAGGTTTTGGGAGCTCTCGGCTAACTGGTAATTCCAGAAACGCTGCCGAGCTCCTTATGAACCTGTACAATCGCGGACAGTCAAAACCTGGCGATTTCCAGCCCAAAGGAAATACAGGCAGAGTTGATCCCCTTCAAATGGCTCAAGGCCGTTCAGATCCTTTGCTTGGCATAGATTGGTATTGTGAGATGCCATTTCTCAGTGGCGCTTCTGGTGAACCAACTACACTTGGTTGGGAAATGGTAGAAGAAGCGACGCTGCCGATGTTCGAGTTTGAGCCCCAGTCAAACTATAGAGCAGGTAAGATGTACCATTATCCAGCACATCAGAATCTGGGTAACTTGACCGTAAAGCTTTATGAGGACTCAGAAGGACACTCTAGTGCATACATAAAGAATTGGCAGTCTCTTATCTTTGACAAGAAAACAGGTCTGTACAATCCGCCAAGCAAGCATAAGCTGTCAATTGGCTTTACTTTGTTTGATGTAGGCAAGCTTGAGGTCATCTTGATAACCTACTCTGGTTGCTGGCCATTGAATGTAGATGCGTTTAACCTTGTTGGTGGTTCATCTGATCGTATTGTCCCTGGCGTCACGTTCAGCGTTGATGACATTGACATGAGCTTTGCAAAGCTAACACCCGCGCAAGCTTCTTCATCGTTACTTAATTCAGGAAAGGAGTATCCGGATTTCACAGGTGTTACGCCTGTAATGGAATTTGTTGACTATGAGCCTCAGCCCATGCCAGCTTATTTCTAACATTATGCCCTACGTCAAGTAGCGGTACTGTATTTCAAAAACATTAACCCATTTGAGGTCATACAATGCAAAACAACTCTCCTCCTAGTAGAGAAAAAGGGCAGGGCCCTAAGGTTACTGAAGTAATCTCTACTCAGTCAATACCATTGCGTCGTCAAGGTCAACCACAACCTGCTCCGATCGCAACAGCAGTACCTACACCTGAACTAAAGAAAACTCTGCAACCCTTAGGCCAAGCGCCGTCTATTCCTTCTGAGGACGGTAAGAAGACTTACGCTGAAGAGAATTCAGAGTTTACGTCGATTGATCTACCAAGCAAGTTTCAGTTCTACTCGTTCAAAACCTTGAGTGTTCGTACACTCAAAGGCAGCCACCAGGCTAAGCTAAACAGGGCTTATACGCAGAACCGTCTACGTTATGTTGTTGAGGCAATGGGTGCTACTCTAGAACCCAGTGTGTCTGCTTTTGACCTTACTCCAGGAGACTTCTATTTCCTGATGTACTGGCAGCGTGTTAATAGCTTTACCAAGAGCCCGCAGATCATTACCACACAATGCTCTGATGAGACACACGTTGCTCGTGTTCAAGCTCGGGAACTTACACCTGAGAGTTTGAAGATTGAGCAATTTTTGAACTCCACTACGCTTGATACAAAGTACTCTGAACCTTTGGACCTACCTACACTTATGGCAAGTCTGCCAGACTTCGAGCTTGGCGTAGAGACAATGCGTGACGTAGTGGACATGACAGAGCGTATGGTTGATATTGCAGAAGACGAAGAGTCTGAAGACGACATCACAGAATACGGATGGTTGGCAAGTAAGGCTGCGTTCTTGCGTACGCCTACCTCACTGGCCGAACGCTGCAAGGTCGTAGGTGATATGAGTGTCGAGGATACAACACTCCTTGACAAGTACATGGAAGCTGTGACTAACTACGGTGTGGAAGAATTTGCAACAATTAAATGTAAGGAGTGTGGTGCGTCAAAGCGAGTTAAAATCTCGTTCGATGCACTGACGTTTCTTCCAGGCGGTTGATGAGGAAAACCTACTCAACCGAATAGACAATGTGATGACTGAAACTGGCGTTTTGCTGACCTACGATATGGACTTGAGAACTATTATGTACCTGTCGGACAAGGTTGAAAGTAGAAAACAAAAACGATTAAACGCAAAGCAGAACACTCCCAGTTTCAGTGGCGGACCTCGATAACCTAGGACCTACTTATGGCAACCAAAGGGAAAGCACCCCACTCGGGTTCAGGCAAAAAGAAGACAGGTGAAGCTTTTGACCCACTAAACAAATGGAGTAATGATCCAAAAGATGTGGCTCAAGAGAGTGTAGACGCGGCTGCTGCTTTCCAGAAAGAAATTGTTGTCATAAGCCGCCAAATGGCTAGCCCAGGTCTTAACTTGGCAACTCGCCGTGCTTTGTATGCTGCCCTTGCAGAAGCTAAGAAGGGCCTTAAGGACGCTAAAGAAGACACAGCCAAGATGATGGCTTTGTTTAAGCAAAAGGGAAACCTGCATGAAGAAGCTTCGATGAAGCTTAAGGATGTGCAGTCTCTCCTAAAAGGAAATAAGGACCCGTATGTTGCCCAGTATGCTAAGGTAACTCAAGACCTGTTGAAACAACTGATTGAAAGTTCAAAGAATCTTGGTAAGTCAGAGATTGAGACTGCTGGCGTAATGAGCGACCTTGAGAAGGTCAAAGCTTCTATGGAGAATCTCCCTGAGGAATTCTCTAAGAGGCTTGAAGAAACCACTGAGCTATTCAACACTCTAAACAAACAACAAGAGCAGCAACGTGCTAAGTGGTCAGCAGATAACAAACGCGCTCAGGACCTTCTTGACGATAGGGCAAAAGAGCTAAAGGAATGGCGTCATAACCTCGGCATGGGTATTGCTGACAAAATTGGTATAGGCGGGTTCAACGTAGGCAACGCAATACGTGGGTACAAGAGCGTAAAGGGCTTTGTCAACAAGCATCGCGAGCTTAGTGCGGCCAAGAAATTGGTCAGGATGACTAACCCTAAGCTTGCTGGTGTTGGCGAAGGGATGAAAGAAGACAACAAAGCTGAAAACGAAAAAGAGCTTGTTGAGCTAGTAAAAGAATACGTCAACGACAATAAGAAATTCAACCACAAAGTTGTTGATGGTATAGGCAAGAAAAAATCCGGAGGCGGAGATAGCGGTCTTGGCGGCCTTGCTGCGGCTATTACAGCAGGATTGGGAACATTCTTTTCTGGGTCAGGACTTACTAGCTTACTTGGTAGTATAGCTGGTAAAATTCCTCTTGGGCAAGTTGCTTCCTCGTTAGCTAGAGTTGCTGGCCCTGCTGCCCTGGTAGCAGGTGCTGGGTATGCTGGTTGGCAAGTAGGAACAAAGATTTATGAAAAGTACGGCGACGAGATACAAACAGGCATAGGCAAAATAGATGACTTTGTATCTCACCTGTTTGGTCGACAATCCGTAAACGACATAAATAGGGCAGCAACTGCACCAATGCCGTTTACACCTAAGAGCGGGACAACTCGCGGACTAGGTGGAGGAGGTGGGCGAGGCTCAGTTAATCCGCCAATGGTTACCCCAGATGACTCTCCCTCTGTAGTAAGCACAGGAGGACAGGTATCTGGATCTACTGGCACAGGAACATCAATGCCAGACACTGGCGTAGGTGGAGGTCGTGGTCGTATCAATCCAGCCAACGTAGATCCAAATTCTGTGCAGCTTAATAGTGGCGCAAACGTAAAAGGCTTGAACCCAAGTGTTAAAGCCAACCTCATGGGTATGGCTACAGAGTACCAACAACTGACAGGGAAGAAACTCCCGATCAACAGTGCTTTCCGCTCTATTGATGAACAGGCTAAGCTATACAAGACGAAGCCTAAGGGAATGGCGGCTGCCCCTGGTAGCTCACTCCACAATTTTGGCTTTGCTGTTGATACAAATTCAGGCGTTGGTGGTGAGTTGCAGAAGAATGGCTTGCTTGCCAAGTATGGGTTTGAAAGACCTCTAAGCAAGGAACCTTGGCACATGCAACCTGCGGGCATGACTTTGGCGGCTGCCCGTAGTGGTTTGTACTCTGGAGATGCTCCAGCAGATCAAGGTGGACCTGGCGAATCTGCTGCAAGGGCAGCGCCTGCTGCTCAGGCTGTAACGGCTGCTGTATCGCCAGGAGATACTGGAAACGTATCTGGCCCAGGCGGGGGTGGTGCAGGTGGTGGATCTGGTAAAGGCTCAATGGGCGTCCCTTCACAAAGTAGCGTTAAGGATATTCCTACGTTTGACCAGTCAGACGGGATGTTCTTGGCTATGAATCTTGGAGTATGCTAAATGTTAGTCTCTACGGCTGCTGCCTTGATAAGCATAATGCACAGAGACAAAAAGGCAATAAGACTAGCTGTTCATAAAGGAATAGGCAATAAGGACGATGATAAGTCTTCCTTTTCCTGGATGGGGTCTATGCTTGCAATGTCTTTTGCTGGACCTTTGATATACAAATTTATTGAACATGCTTTTGGCGCAAAATTATTTGGTGATCCAGATAGTACAGACTTAGCAGAGCAACAAGGTTTAGTAGGGGCTGCGGTGGAAGCAGTCAAGACTGGTTCCTCAAATATGTTGGACAGTCTATTGGGAAAGCCAAAGAAGGCTGAAGAAAGTGCCCCTGCACCAGATCAAGTTGAACAAGGGCCTACTACCAGAGGATTAGTACGCAAAGGTTCTCAGATTTCAAAAATAGCTTCGCCAACAAAAGATATTGACAACGCATTAAGAGCGGTTGCTATAAGAGAGAAGATTGAATACGGCTTGCTCTATGCCTTTGCTGGGGTTGAATCAACGTTTAGCTCTGGAGCGCAAGCGAGTTCATCTTCTGCTCAGGGGTTGTTTCAATTTACGTCTAGCACTTGGGATTACTTGACCAACAAAATTTATCCCGAGTTAGGCTATGTGTCAGCAGATAGAAAAGATCCTGCAAAGTCTGCTACTGTTGCATCTAAATATATTAAATCGATCCAAACAACTCTTAAGAATTTCTTAGGCAAGATGCCTACAATAGGCCAAACTTATCTTGGGTACTTTATGGGGCCCTCTGGTGCAAAGAAATTCCTTGGAGCATTGTTAAAAGATGCAAATCAGCTAGGCTCTTCAATATTTCCTAATCAAGCAAAGGCGAATCCTAACATTTTTTCAGAGGGTGGAAAACCTTTGACACTTAAGCAGATCTTGGACAAGTTGGAAGGAAAAGTAGGCGTGTATTATGCGCAAGCAGGTACAGTTTCTGGCCAAGGTAATACGCAAATGGCAACTAACTCTCCCGGCAAAGGAGACAGCGTTACACCCGTAGGACAAGGTGCCCAAGTAGCCCAGGTTTCTAAACCAACCGCACAACCTCCTAGAGTTGAAGCTACTGCCACACAAGTTGTTCAAGCGGTTACTCCTTCGCAATTGCCTTCCTCTTTTAAAGTAGAGAGGTACACTTTGCTAGAGGGTGAAAGCCAAAACTATATACTACCCCATATTGGTAGTGGTGGCAATAACAATGCGGAACTCACTTACGTTAGAGACAGTCAGAACAGAATGACTGCCGTTTACGCCTGACCTGAACATTTAAGGACTATACACCATGGCAGATCCAAGTACATTTGGTACTGTTGTTGACAGACAAAACAAAGGTAGTTTCAACTCGCACAGTACAAACAACGCCAAGTCAATAAAAGAGTTGGCGTACAAGACATACATTGTCGCTTCTGAACAGAGCATTATTGTTGAGGCTTGGTTGCCTGAGACGTTCATGCTTGACGTTAACGCCAAATACGAAGCCCCTTATGAACAGGGAATAGGTGCATTAGGTGCTATGCAAGGTCTTAGCGAGATGGCTCGCTTCCTTGGCCTGAGTTTGACTACACAGGCTATGACGGCTCAGGTATGGCAAGGTGGTTCGTTTATTGATCTAAGCATACCGCTAGTCTTTCAAGCTGAGACTGACGCGGGAAGAGACGTAATGTTTCCTATCAAACAGTTGCTGAGTTTGACAATGCCTAAAGACCCTTCTGGCGGAGGTTTCTTGACTGCCCCAGGTCCGCGTATTGACATAAATAAGCTGGCATCTAATGGTCTTGAAGGTGTTACAAAGGCTTTTACTGATGTAAAAGATAGTTTAGGCAAGGTCATAGGCTCCCTAGCAACTCCAGTTGACACTGGCAAGAAGGTGGTCAATGGGAACTCTGGATTCATCCAGGGATCTGTTGATACGGCCAACAACGTAGCTCGTAGTTTATCATCTGCCCTTGTAAATAGCGTTGTCAATAACATTAGCTTGTACGTTGGAAAGTTTTTGTACTTCCCATCAGTGGTCATAACAGATGTTAGTCCAACCTATGATGTTATATTAGGACCTGACATGAACCCTCTTAGAGCAAGTGTGAACGTTGGCCTACGCACGTTCTATATGCCTACAAGTTCAGATATTGACTTAATGTTCCCCTCTACTCTAAGCCTTGACCCAACAGCAGGTTATGGGTATGGGACTTCTACTCGTAAGGGTTTGTGATATGGCATCTGCAATTCTTGACCTAAACAGAACAGCATATTTGTCTGTTGGTGGTACGCCACAAATGCCGTATGTTGATTATCTTAGTCCAAAGTATGTCAACATAAAGTACCTGCTTCCACCAACTAAGATATACACTGTGGATGCCTCTGACCATGCTAATGCCCCCGGGATTGCTTTCAATTTCTATGGTAGTGTGGACTACTGGTGGGTTGTTTGCATGTACAACGGAATCCTTGACCCAATAACAGAATTAGAGCCAGGCACATCTCTTCAGTTGCCGTCTCTTGTTGACGTAAACGCATTCCTTTCCTCGCAGGACACCAATCAGCTTGACACTGTGGTGACAATCTAAATGCCGTTAGCCATAACAGACCGAATTTATTTACAGATTCGGATTAACAATGTTGAAATTCCGCTTGATCAGAATACAATTAGCTACCTACACATTGTAGAGAGCGTGCGTATCTATGTACCTATGCTGAGTTTCAAGATCAACGATATTACAAAGTTCCTTACTCGTAATGACTTGCTGGTAGACGGCTCCTTGATTGAGATAACGATTGAGATTGAAGGGTACAGGACAGTGTACGTGTTTAGATTGTTTGGTTCGTCAGAGCTTATAGCTAATGGCGCTACCTCATACATCATCAAAGGGTACTTGAATGTTCCTAGGTACTGGACACAGTCTTCTGTTGAGTCATTAAAAGGGAGCGCCAGCAAGTCCTTACAGGCAATAGCTTCGGCAGTAAACCTAACTTACACTGGGGTAACTACTACAGAGGACCAGCTGTGGGTGCCAATGAATCGCAAGTATTGCGATTTTGCCAAGGCCATTGTAGACGGAGCGTCTATTTCTGGAACGTCGTGCATAAAATTGGCTGTTACTGCTGACAAAGAAATGCTGGTGCGAGACATTTCTACAGCTTTGCAGGCTGAACCAAAAGAACTATTCTCTAACAAAGATAGTTCGGCAGAATCTGCCTTTATAATAACTGACTATGAGGCGCTGAATAAATCAGGTTTCTTCAATGCAAGCACTGGTTACAAAGATTTTAAGATCCTGCAATCAGTTCTTGCTGACGATATTCAGATCAAAGACGTATCGTTCAATAAGAACAGTCGAAAGATGATGATCAACAAGGGAATACAAGCGGGTGTTGAACAAAACCGCGTGGCGTTTGCCCCTATAGATGTTGGTAATGTGAGCAGTACATACGAGAGTGCTAAATATCAAAATAGGCGGCTGTCTAACCTGTTTGTATTTGGTCTTAATTTCCTTACACCTAGACCGGTTAAGAGTAAATTATTGGACGTAGTAGGTACAGAGATAAGTAAACCAGATCTAGACGGAGTGTCTCAGTACAGTGGCAAGTATCTTCTTACCAGCAAGGTCACGTACATCCATGGTATGAATTTCTTTCACAAATGTGAGGTTTATAGGCATGGGCTTAACGCAATTCAAGAATCAACTCAGATCTAGGAATATCCATGATTGATAACCTAAATGACCAAGACAAGCCAAACTATTCTGGGTATTTCATTGGCACAGTCTTGTTCAATGAGGACCCAGACAAGATTGAGAGAATCAAGGTTACTATACCTAGTCTCCTTCAAGGTGATAAAGACAAGCTACCTTGGTTGGGTAAGAAGAAAGCTGAGCTTTTCCCTGATGCAAAGGATGGGACGTTTGGAACGTTCGGTTTAGTGCCTGCTGTAGGCACTCAGGTCATAGTCAGTTTTCAAGATGCAAACCCGTTGTACGGTATGTATGAGGCTTGCCCACACCAATCAAATGAGAGAGTAGCAGAGGCGCTCACTAATTATCTGTATAGGTATGGGTTCAAAGACCCAGCAGGTAATTTGTTCATGGTTGATACTAAACCAGGTGCTGTAGAGATTTTGGTCCAACATAAGAGCGGAACACTTATCAGAATAGTTGATAACGGAGACATGGAAGTTATAGTGGTTAAAGACTTGTCAGTGAACGTAACTGGTAATTCCACAATACAAGTCTCAGGCAATTCTGACGTAACCATATCTGGCGCTGCGACGTTGTCAGTTGCTGGAGGTATAACTTCCGATACACCTACGTGGAATCACACTGGAAACATTAACATAACTGGCAAGGTCACTGTTACCAACGATGTTGTCGCAGCTGGCATATCGCTTAAGTCTCACCTCCATATGGGAGTAACTTCTGGTACAAGTATGACAGGCATCCCGGTTTAACTTAAGGTGAACATATATGGCAATTGATCCACAACGTCCAAGACTATCTGAGCAGACAGTTAACGTCGTTTGGTTAGACGTTAACACTCTGTTGGGAACAGGTCTTAAACCCGACTTGCTTCCCGACGTGAACGCTATAAATAATAGTTTGTACAATTTGTTCCGGTGTCCAGTAGGCGCGCGAGGACCAATATTCCAACCAGAGTATGGTTCAAGCATTTTTAAGCTATTGCATGAACCTTTGGATTACATAACGGCCAACAAGGTTAGGATGTTCACAATACAAGCCATTCAAAGATGGGAACCTCGCATTGTTCTTGACATGGCACGGTCCAGAGTAGATCCTGATCTTAATAGAAACGCTTACATGGTTTCAATCTACTACTCTATAGTGGCTACAAAGCAACTTGGAAATGGCTCTTACATACTAGGTAAATCATGACAATTGAACTATCAAACATATCGCCAGACTTCAATGACCTGGTTTCACAACTGCAAACAATCCTAGCCTCAAAGGATACCTGGAAAGATCGTCTTACCACGTCTACTGGGCAGACTTTGATTGAAATGATTGCGGCAATCGGCGCTTATTCTCAGTACAGCATAGAGAGTGCGTTCCAAGAGAACTGGCCTCAAAGTGCCAAGAATGCCAACTCCCTGTATGCAGCCAGTAACTTTATGGGCGTTCGCGTAAATCGTAAAGGTCCCTCCTCCATAACAATCAACTTTGTTGCTCCTAGTGCAGTGTCATTGCCTGCATACAGCCAGTTCACAGGCGTGGGTAGCTATTGGTTTAATCGCGACCCAATTGTCTATGACCCTGATATTCTTACTCCCCTCCCTGTTGTGTTGTATCAAGGGCAAGTAAAAACAGAAAATTTCTACGGACTAGGCAGCAACTTTCAAGCCTTTATAACAACAGAGACAGCATTCACTGTAGCTGACCAAGACATTACGTTAGAAATAAATAACGTAAGTATACCTGTAATACAGGAGGGCCTATGGACTAAACCGACTTTACCTGGTGTTCAGGATATGACTTTGCCTTCGGGGCAAATGATGCTTCTGTTTGGTAATGCAATCTACGGTTCCCTTCCTACAGTAAATGACCTATGCACCGTAACGTATGTGGTCACGTTGGGGGTTAACGGAGACAACATACCAACGCTTAGCCAGAAATTTAATCTTGAGACTGATACAACTAAATACGGTATTGCTACAACGCAAGCTTCTGGTGGCGGTGATCAAACAAGTTACCTAGTGTACAAGAATATAACGCCTGCTTTGTTTGGGGCGTTTAGTTCTTCCGTAACGGGTAACCAATACAAACGTCTACCTATACAGTACCCGGGTGTTCTAGATGCCAAGACGTTCTCCCAACGAGAGATAAACCCCTTTGCATTGACCTGGATGAACGTAATCAAGGTCTGTTTGTTGACCAATACCGTCATGGATACTGCTCAGTGGCATGCTTTTGAGACATGGTACTTAGACCAAACAATGTATAGCACTAGAATCTATAGACAAGATCCTATAGCGAGCAATGTCAATGTAAATGCAAAAGTCTATTGCAAGAATTTTGCCAATACAAGCGATGTTCATGTTAACACAATAGCCGCAGTAGCCGCAGTGTTCCAACCAAGACAAGGTATCATAGGCCTTGATATCTACAGGTCAGACATAATCAATGCAATTTTGCAAGCAGATTCAAATGTTGAGTACGTGGTATTGAATTCTCCTGCGACAGATATCATCTTGTCCTCCTTCATTGTGGACTTTCCAACTTGCACGGTTATTCCTTCTGGGGGAACCTTGGCCGTAGGGTACTATGACTACTGCATATCTGCCACGTCATCTCTTGGCGGAGATTCTGCCCCATCTAAGTGGACTACTGTTCACATAACTGTTCCTAATTCTAGGATTGTTTTGTCGTGGGCCCCAGTTACAAATTCTGTTGGGTACAAAATATGGGGTCGTACAACACCGACTCCATTAGGGTTGTTGGCAACCGTTAGCGTCTCTACATTGACCTGGACAGACAACGGAACAGTAGTGCCAGTAGGAAGTGTTCCAGTTGAAGGAACAATAGAAACTTACTACCCTAGGTTGAACAGCAACGTACAGGTTATAGGTTACTCAAATCGAGATACGCTTAGTTAACTCTAGGACACATAATGTCAAACATTGTTAGAAGCACATTGCTTCCTCCTTATTTAGAAGACAGTCCTGCGTGGGCAGACCTAACCGACTCTATCGACGCAGTGTTTGGATCTAAGATTGACGATCCAACTCACTGGTTGGCTCGGTTAAGAGATACTTGGATTCTCACTGCCACAACAGAAGGACAACTAGCTGACGCTTCCTTGATGATCCAAAACAGCGATTTTGAAGCTATAGAAAAGAACATCTTGATACGTCAAGCTAACATGATAGGTTTTGATCTTGTCGATTCAAACACAATGACTAGCGATCAATACCAACGCATGGCTAGATACTTGGCCAAGTATTGGTATGGCAAAGGTACATTCCAGGTACAGAACTTTTTAGGGTTCATAATAGACGCATTGATTACGTTCACGAACATGTGGTCAATACAAGGTCTAACATATGACACATACGGACCACTTCTCCCAGAAGGGGATCCTGGTATAGGTGCTCCTATCTGGGAAGGTGGAATTTGGTTTCCTACAACACACATTGAAGTAGGCATTGATTTGACAAACTCTTATCAAGGTTGGCCTGTTGGATCAACGGCTAGGCTTGCAAAGCTTGTCTATTCTCTTGCCAACTACAACCTAGTTATCTACAATGTAATCTTGAACATTGGTATTTGGGTACACTCAGTTGATGATCCAAAGATAGGCATAATTGTTACTGCCTGTCCTTGGGAAGAGATCATAGAAGAGATCGAAACGGTTTAGCATACATTAATCTAGCTGTGGGTATTTAATTTAATACAGCTACAAGGAGAAGAATTTTGAACTCAGGCTTTCTAATAACAGACGCAGGTTTAGCAATTGCGACTGCTGCCCTCCCTGGTGGCCCTTACATTCACATTGCAGAGTTTAGAGTAGGTTCGGCTTACGGCTATACACCCACCCGTAGTCAAAGTGCTCTAGTTGGATCTACTTTGTATGCTAGTGCTGCTACTGCCTACACCATCATTGATATAAACATCTCTCAAGTTATGTTCATTATGCCTAACACAATAGGCTCTTGGAACTTTGGCGAGGTTGGCATATATTTGCAAGACGGAACTTTGTTTGCTATTTGTGTGTGGGATGTACCACAAGAAAAGATCAAGGCAGTTGGTTCACAGTTTGGCAATACGTGGAAGATCAAGAGTTTGCTTAAGCTGGCACAAGCGCCTGCGATTGTAGAAGTGAATTTGATCAATAGTCAAAACATTCTTGAAGTTCCCAATTGGGAGTCCTTGCTCGCACCGTCTGACCAGCCAACAAATTCAAACATAGCGATTGTTCATGCTGATGACGAGAATGGTAAACCTGTTCTTGTTGTTCGTGATGAGGATTATGACTGGGGATTAATAGCTTACGCAAAGGTTTTTGCAGGTTCTGTTTCTGACCCTGGAGCAAGTGCTACAGCTGACACGTTCACAAACCCAGGTATCATACCATTGTGGTTTGGTGTTCCCAATGCTACGTCACGTTACCTAGTTAAGTTTTCAAATGGGCAAATCAGAATTCTGACAAATAGGTTGTCTGATGATACCATACAGTGGGCAACTGCTCTTGGTGCCCCACCTGTTGGGGCTATCAGCATATGGCAAGACATAAGTTTCTCAGATGCAATATACTGGGCAGATACCTACGAATACAACAAGATGATCTTGAACTTCAATCCGTATTGGGCTACTCCCAATGGAGTTTATCCAGGATCTAATCGTGGTTTCAACGAAACGGCTTTTCCTGTATTGGCAAGAAAAACTACGTCTACAGATTGGACAATCTTACTTAATGCTATTCGTAATACTAGCAAGACGTTGGGCGTCGACCCTGCCCCAGTTACTGGTTTCAATGATTTCATCTACCACGCAGACAACGCAGAGCTAATAGGTCTTGAAACCGTAAGGGAACGTTGGGATGCTACGGTTGCTCAAATTGTCAGCCTGTACGCTAATCGCAACGTTGTCAACTTGCTGTACCAAGCTCTTACTGCGTATGCTCCTGAAACGTATTCTTTGTATTGGGGTGGAACAAAGAATCACTACTTTGATTTTACCTACGCAGATGCTAATATGCGTCAAGGTATGCTTAATAGTGGACATGCGTTGAACATAACGCCGTCAGTGACAAGTCCTACCTCTGCCGCTTGGGTAAAACTGCAAACAGATTTTGCATCCTTCGGTGCCATTAGTTTGACGCCAACTGGCGTAACTGCCTCAGCGTCTTGGCACCCAACCAGTATTGGCCTACAAAACTTGACTGGAACAGATCAGTTGCTAGCCTCTTTTGTTAACCAACTGTCTTGGACAGTCTACGTGTATGGCAAGATCGTCGGTAATGCAATACGCATAACCTTCAGTATGATAAATTTAGGTGGGGCATACTACTACTACTACTATGCGTCACCTGGTACAATAAATTTTGCATGGTCTTCTAGAAAGGCTAGCTTACTTGCTTCTCCGATTCAACCAACTCCTTTGCTAACGTACACTACGGGCTAAGATTAAATAGCCATAACCCCTTCTCAATCCACACCCACTTACTTTAGGGATACGTCATGATACTCCAGCTAACTTATGCCGGTCGTTTACTCCTTGATGAGAACCCGACTACCTTGATAATCACGCGAGCTGACTTCGGTAGTGATTACAATTACACATTGCCTCCTAATCCTACAGGATTGTCTGGAACTCAGGTATATAGTGCAAACGTTGTTTGGTATCCTCAGGTTGTTGATCCAAATACGCTTCGCTATGTTCTTCGTTTAGACGCATCTGTGTCCTCTTTCCAATTTGGCGAAGTTGCTATCTACAACGGCGCAACACTGGTAGGTGTAGCGGTAAATGCTACACTGCTTGACAAAGTGGGTCCTAGTGGTGGAGATTCAGGACAGACATTTAGCCTGTCCTTCTTCATTGATTCAACTCCAGGTCAAACCTATTCTGTAGTCGATACGCTTAACGCAAAATTGACTGCAATGTTCCCTAAGGTGATGGTTCCTGATCTGCTTACTCCTCCTGCTGCCAATGATAACAATGCCTTCATTGTATATGGTCAGTACATTACAGATGTGCCTTACATGGCTTTTGCTGATCCTACTGGTAAGTGGGGGTTCAGCTCTAAGCCATCTGTGTACATAACAGGTACCGTTGCTACTGTTAGTGCCAACAACATCACTAGCTCTGACATATCAGGTCACTACTCTGGAGCAGCCGCCGATTTGATTGTCCAGTTTGTATCTGGCGCTAACAGAGGCTACTGCAGGCAGTTGAGTTCTGTATCTGCAACTGAATTGACATGGGCGACCCCTTTGCTGACCTTGCCAAGTGCAGGTGATATATTTATCATCGTAGGTCCCCAGCTTGCTAGTGGTAGTGGTTCAGGTCCAACTGGTCCAACAGGCGCAGCCTCTCATACAACAGGCCCAACAGGTTCAGCTGGTACAGTAGGTCCAACAGGTCCAGGCGGAACCGGTCCCACTGGAGCAGCCTCAACGGTAACAGGCCCAACAGGTTCAGCTGGTGTTAACGGTGCAACAGGTCCAACGGGAGCCTCCTTGACAGGTCCCCAAGGTGCTGCTTCAACGGTAACAGGTCCTACTGGTATAAAAGGTGCAACAGGTGCAACAGGTTCAGCTGGTACGAACGGTGCGACAGGCCCTACTGGCGCTTCTCTTACTGGTCCCCAAGGTGCTGCGTCTACAGTCACAGGCCCAACAGGTTCAGCTGGTACGAACGGTGCAACAGGTCCTACAGGCGCTTCTCTTACTGGTCCCCAAGGTGCCGCCTCAACGGTAACAGGTCCTACTGGTACTGCTGGTGTTAATGGAACTACTGGCCCTACAGGTGCCTCTATTACTGGACCCTCTGGTACTGCTGGTACTGCTGGTACTCATGGGTCTACAGGTCCTACTGGCTGGCCAGGTGCGGATTCAACTGTAACAGGACCTACAGGTTCAACGGGCGCAGGTGGCGCGACTGGACCTACAGGCTTGTCGTTAACTGGTCCAACAGGTGCCGTAGGTGCAACAGGTGCTGCATCAACTGTGACAGGTCCTACTGGTATTGAGGGTGCTACAGGCCCAATTGGAAATACTGGGCTTCGAGGAGCCACAGGTCCCACAGGTTGGCCGGGTGCCGATAGTACAGTAACAGGCCCAACAGGGACTCAAGGTGCAACAGGAACCACAGGTCCAACAGGTTGGACAGGTCCTTCTGTTACAGGTCCTACTGGTGCAGCATCCACAGTCACTGGACCTACAGGGGCGTCCCTTACAGGTCCAGCAGGCACGTCGTTGACAGGCCCCACTGGCGCGTCTGTAACAGGTCCCACAGGAGCAGCCTCGACAGTCACAGGTCCTACAGGGTCTGGTGGGTCTGCAGGTCCTACTGGTGCATCACTTACAGGCCCTACTGGTCAAACTGGTGCAGCATCCACAGTCACTGGGCCTACAGGTGCTCAAGGTCCAACAGGTTGGACAGGTCCTTCTGTGACAGGTCCTTCTGTGACAGGTCCTACTGGTGCAGATAGTTTTGTTACAGGTCCCACTGGAGCCACTGGTGATATTGGTGCAGGTGGTCCTACTGGTGCAACAGGCGCTCAAGGTAATTCTGTAACAGGACCAACAGGTTCAACCGGTGCCGATAGTACAGTCACAGGACCTACTGGCTCAACAGGAGCCTCTCTTACTGGCCCAACTGGGGACACAGGAGCTCGTGGAGCCACAGGTCCCACAGGTTGGCCGGGTGCCGATAGTACAGTAACAGGCCCAACAGGGACTCAAGGCGTAACTGGCCCCACAGGCTTGTCTTTGACTGGACCTACTGGCGCCTCTCTTACAGGACCTACAGGTTCCGCTGGTTTGGATTCAACAGTCACAGGGCCTACTGGCTCCTCTCTTACTGGCCCCACAGGTCAAAAGGGTGCAACAGGACCTACAGGTACAGCAGGTTTAGATTCTACAGTTACAGGACCCACTGGTAGTCAAGGCGATGTGGGTACAACAGGCCCCACGGGTTTGTCTTTGACAGGCCCCACAGGATCAACTGGCGCAGCATCTACTGTGACAGGCCCTACAGGTGCTCAAGGTCCAACAGGTTGGACAGGTCCTTCTGTGACAGGTCCCTCGGTCACAGGCCCAACAGGTGCAGATAGTACAGTCACTGGACCTACTGGAGCCACTGGTGATATTGGCGCAGGTGGACCTACTGGTTCTACTGGCCCTCAAGGCAATTCTGTTACAGGTCCAACAGGTTCTACCGGCGCAGCTTCAACCGTCACTGGCCCAACAGGTCATACTGGACCCTCTGTAACTGGTCCCCAAGGAGCAACTGGAAGCACTGGCCCAACTGGTTGGCCAGGTGCTGACTCCACTGTCACAGGTCCTACAGGAGCAGCCTCTACGATTACTGGACCTACAGGTTGGACAGGGCCAACAGGCGCTGACTCTACTGTAACAGGACCCACTGGTTCCCAAGGTATTGAGGGAGCCACTGGACCCACAGGTGCAATGGGACCAGGCGGAACTTCCGTCTCTCTTAAAGGCTCTGTTCCAGACTACGCAAGCTTACCGAGTGGTGCTACTCAAGGTGATTTATGGATAACTACAGATACTGGACATGGTTGGGTATCTGACGGCGCAGAAGCTTGGTCTGACGTTGGTAAAATTCAAGGCCCAACAGGAGCATCTCTGACAGGCCCCACTGGGGTTACTGGTCCAACAGGTATTGCAGGTACTTCTATAACAGGCCCCACAGGTTTAGAAGGCCCAACAGGGGCATCTCTGACAGGACCAACTGGAGTTACTGGAGATAAGGGCGCGACAGGTCCTACAGGTTGGCCGGGTGCTGACTCCACTGTCACAGGTCCTACAGGAACTCAAGGTGACCAAGGTGTAACTGGCCCAACAGGTTGGACAGGTCCCGCTTTGACTGGACCTACAGGTGCAGATAGTACAGTAACAGGTCCTACTGGGTCTCAAGGTATTCAAGGCCCAACAGGCTGGACAGGTCCCTCAGTTACTGGCCCGTCAGTAACTGGACCAACTGGTGCTGCTTCTACAGTTACTGGACCTACAGGTGCTACAGGCGATATAGGTTCCGGAGGCCCAACAGGTGCAACGGGCGCTTCTTTAACTGGCCCCACAGGATCAACTGGCGCAGCATCTACTGTGACAGGCCCTACAGGTGCTCAAGGTCCAACAGGTTCTACAGGCGCAGCTTCAACCGTCACTGGCCCAACTGGATCAACCGGAGCAGATTCGACTGTTACGGGTCCCACAGGTAATACTGGGGATACAGGAGCAACAGGCCCAACTGGTAATACGGGTAATACTGGAGCAACAGGTCCCACCGGCGCTGATTCAACAATAACAGGCCCTACTGGCGCTTCTCTTACTGGCCCAACTGGGGACACAGGAGCTCGAGGAACAACTGGTCCTACAGGCTGGCCGGGCGCTGACTCTACTGTAACAGGTCCCACTGGTAACACTGGATCAACAGGTCCCACAGGTTGGACAGGTCCCGCTTTGACTGGACCTACTGGTCAAACTGGTGCTGCTTCTACAGTTACTGGACCTACAGGCGCTACAGGTTCTCAAGGTCCCACAGGTTGGACAGGTCCATCCGTCACAGGCCCATCCGTTACAGGCCCAACAGGTGCCGCATCTACAGTTACAGGCCCAACAGGAGCCACTGGTGATATTGGTGCAGGTGGTCCAACAGGAGCCACAGGATCTCAAGGTGATTCATTAACTGGCCCAACTGGTGCTGATTCAACTGTCACAGGTCCTACAGGTGCTGGGGGTGCGACAGGTCCTACCGGCGCAGACTCTATGGTAACAGGACCTACTGGATCAACAGGAGCAGATTCGACTGTAACGGGACCCACTGGTAATGATGGTCCTACAGGTCCAACAGGTTGGACTGGCCCTGCTTTGACTGGACCTACAGGCGCTGATTCTGTTGTTCCAGGCCCAACAGGTGCCTCTCTTACTGGCCCCACAGGTGACACAGGAGCTCGTGGAGCCACAGGTCCCACAGGTTGGCCGGGTGCCGATAGCACTGTCACAGGTCCTACAGGTGCTGGGGGTGCGACAGGCCCAACAGGTGCGTCTTTAACAGGCCCAACAGGTGCGTCTTTAACAGGCCCAACAGGTGCCGATAGTACAGTAACAGGCCCAACAGGTAACCCTGGATCAACAGGTCCCACAGGAGACACTGGCCCTAAGGGTTCCACTGGCCCCACAGGTTGGCCTGGTGCCGATAGTACAGTCACAGGACCAACAGGTTCAGCGGGAGTTGACGGCGTTACTGGACCAACAGGATCTGATGGTGTGTCTTTGACAGGCCCTACAGGTCCAGGCGGAACAGGCCCAACAGGCGCTGACGGTGTATCTTTGACAGGCCCTACAGGTCCAGGCGGAACAGGCCCAACAGGCGCTGACGGTGTATCTTTGACAGGCCCAACCGGCCCAGGCGGAACAGGCCCCACAGGAGCCGCCAGTACAGTCACAGGACCCACTGGTTCTGCTGGTTCTAACGGCGCAACCGGCCCAACTGGTCCTGCTGGCGGTGGTGGAGGTTCTGTTGCTCTTGACGCCAACAACAGCCTTGGCATTGGTACAGGTGCGTTGACAAACACCACAACAGGTACGAACAATCTTGCGATTGGTATTTCCGCCCTGGGCGCTAATGTCATTGGTGGCAATAACGTTGCACAAGGCTGTCTGGCTCTCGGTAACGCAAAGGGATCGAACAACATAGGCGTTGGTTACAAGGCTGCACAACACGGAACTGGCGATGGCGCCATGTTGACAGTCAACCCTGCGTTCACGCAAGGTACAGGGTACACCGACGGTGACTACTATGGTGTAACCCCTATCTTGAACTCTGGACCTGCCCCTAGCACGTACCCTACCGTGCAAGTTGGCGTAGCAGGCGGTGTGGTCACTGGGATCGGCCCAGATAACAACGGGCTTGGCATCGACCCAACAACGACCTTTAAGCTTTCTGTTGCAGACATCGGCGGCACGGGAACGTCAGACCCAGTGTTTGCGCCTGCTGTTCTTAACTTGCCTACTGGCTGTAACAACATCGGTCTGGGATACCAAGCTCTTGCTAGTAACGTGCTAGGGAATAACAACGTCGCTATTGGATGCAACGCTCTTTGCAGCAACTTATCTGAGAATGACCAAATTGCTATCGGCGCTGGCGCGTTGGCTAGCACCCAATTCCTTGCATATCATTATGGGAACGTGGCGATTGGCACTAATGCCCTGTGCAGCAACACTACTGGGTATGGAAATGTAGCTATCAGTAAGTTTACTCTAACAGCGAATACATACGGCAAAAATAACTTTGCTCAGGGTTACAAGGCACTCTACACCAACACTATTGGTAGCAACAACATCGCGCAAGGCTATCAAGCGTTAATGACTAACAAGGCGGGTGAATGCAACATCGCTCTTGGGAACGGGGCTCTTGCGTTCAACGACACATCAGGTGTCAATGGATACTTAATTGACAATCCAGGAGCAGGTTATGTAGATGGTATCTACCCTGTCGTTGAGCTTGACTACGTTAGTGGTACCTCCCCCCAAGTGTTGCCGACCGTGTACGTTGATATTCAAACTGGCTCCTTGGCTAGTATCAACGTAATTACGCAAGGTGCAGGAATTGACTTGACAACAGTGTTTACTATTGCCAATACCAAGCTTGGAGGTACAGGCTCTGGTATAAACTTGACTATTGATGCATTGGCTAGCGGTAGCAGCAACATTGCTCTTGGAAGTGGGACAATGTGTTCTAATAGAACCGGACAGCGGAACGTAGCATTGGGAGGAAACTCCCTAAGGGGCAATATTGCTGGAAATGGTAATACCGCTCTTGGTTATGGTGCGTTGGGCAGTTCTTACGGATTTGGCAACCTCGGTATAGGAGAAAATGCAGGTTGCAACATAACCACAGGCGTTAACAATACAGTAATAGGTAATCTGACTGGTGCCTCTGGTTGCGTCTGTACCATACTCATTGGTGCTGGAACCTGTGAGCGTGTCCGTGTTGACAATGGTGGTCTGTACGTCAACAACGTTGGACCCTATCCTACGTCTGCTGGTTGCGCGTCACTTGACGCCAACAACAACCTCGGGATCGGTACTGGGGCGTTGGCGTCCAACACAACAGGTACGAACAATCTTGCGATTGGTATTTGCGCTCTAGGACTAAACACCACCGGCAGTAATAACACCGCCCAAGGAAACAATGCGCTACGAAGCAACACCACCGGCAACCATAACACCGCCCAAGGATTCAATGCGCTCTACAGCAACACCACCGGCAGTACTAACTTCGCCCAGGGACCACTGGCTCTCTGCTCCAACACCTCTGGCAGTAATAACTTCGCCCAGGGACCACTGGCGCTCTCCAGCAACACCTACGGCAGTAATAACTTCGCCCAAGGATACAAGGCACTCTACGGCAACACCACCGGCAGTAATAACACCGCAATAGGATTCTGTGCGCTCCGCAGCAATACAACGGGTAACCAAAACTTTGCATCTGGCTGCTGTGCCCTAGGTTGCAATACTATCGGAGGATTCAACACTGCGATTGGGTGCCAAGCACTTCAATATAACACCAGTGGTGTCCACAACGTCGCAATAGGAGCCAGTGCGATGAGTTCTAACACAACAGGTAGCAACAACATCTCTATTGGATATTGGGCACTGTATGGAAATACTTCAGGTAGTTGGAACACGGCGATGGGTCGTTTAGCTCTCGCAAACAATACCATTGGCCACCACAACATTGCTCAAGGCTACAGAGCACTTGGCAACAATACGACAGGTAGCCGAAACATTGCGATAGGCGAATGTGCCGCTACACTCAACTCGACTGGATATCACAATATCGCAGTTGGTGGGCGGTCACTATACGGCAGCACCTCAGGTTATGGGAATGTCGCGTTTGGTCAGTGTGCTTTGCATAACAATGCTACTGGCTGCCAAAATACGGCTATTGGTTACAACGCAGGCCTCCAGAATAGGGGAGGCTCTAATAACACCTTCGTTGGCAACGGTGCATCTGGTATTGCCGCAGCTTGTTCCAACACGATCACTCTCGGTAACGGGTACATCACCACTATCCGCGCCCAAGTGACCTCGATAACGGCGCTGTCGGATGCACGGGATAAGAAGGACATTGTTGACATTCCATTGGGTCTTGAGTTCTTGCGCCAAGTGCATCCTGTCAAGTTCACTTGGAACATGCGTGATGGCTCCAAGGTTGGTCAGGGGTACGCTGGATTTATTGCCCAGGAACTGAAGCAGTTGGTTGACAGCTACGCGGTAAAGGACTGGATGGAGTTAGTCATCAGTAACGAAGACGAAAGCCGATACGAAGCGGCCCCGGGTAAGCTCTTGCCAATCATCGTCAAGGCGATTCAGGAGCTTGCCCAGAAACTCGACGACCACATCGCCAAAGGACACTAAAATGCTCAAGACAAAATCTCAACCCCTTCCAGTAGTTACTTCTGAACAAATTGCATCTCATTACAAAGCGGCAATTGATTCTGTTAACACTATAACTGAATTAGTTGCCCTTACAGATAGAACAGAATCTGATGCATCAGCTATTGAGCGCAACAAGGCACACTTGCGGATTATGGTTGCTAAACCTTTTTGGACTACAGAAGACTTGAGTCCACTTAATGCCGCAATCTCAATTGAGGTACCTGCATCTACACTACAGTAGGACGTAAAGTACTCGTGACAACGCCGGGACCAATTAAGTTTGGTTACCCGGCGTTTTCTTATGCCTTATGCCTTACGGCTTAGCAACATCTATTTGGCTAAGAATCTCTCTTAATTTTGTGCTAGTTGAGTCTATTTCTAGACCTTGGTGCACCAACATCTCTGCTTCACTAAGGCGATCCAAATTGAAGTTAGCCTTTGCGCCTAACTCGTATGGCACAGCAGACCAAGATTCAGGCTCATTGATATAATGAGAAGGTCTTTCCTTTATATCTAATGCCCTGTTGATTGCGAACAGCATACCCGCCCAATCACACTGTATCTCCAACACTTTTGCCAAGTGTACCCATGGCTCACGTGCCGTAGCATCTTCAGCGCAGGCTTTGAATGCCCATTCAAGAGAGTTTATACGGTTTCCCTTGCCTACAAAACACCTACTGATGTATCTCATAGACGCAGCGCGTTCAGCTAGCCACTTTGCTCTTGGCAAACTAAGGTGACGTACCAACTCGTCTATTGCTTTATCGAATTGACCATAATACATCAACTCACGCCCGTAGTAATGAGAATTTCGATCGTCTTCTGGTTCTTCTTCTACAGACATTTTCAGCAATGGCAAGTAAGATGACCTCGACTTGGTGCTGTCTGGAAAGTGGTGCAACTGGAACCCATGGCAATAAATTGGCTGCTCTGACTCTCCATTTAGATATGAGTTAGTGATTTCATGCACAGGTTTCACCCAACGATAACCATCTCTTGTATGAATCTTTTCATACCAGAAGGTTGTCCCGGGTGTACCATCAGGGTTGAAGTTCCACGTGTACAGATATTTTACACGCAGATTCTTTCCAACTCCACCGATCTTCCCTCCGTTCTCAACCCAGCACTTCTCCAATGCTGCTCGCCAGCCTGGCGTCAAGATTTCATCTAGATCTGTACAGACGCATATGTCAACGTCAGCAGACACGAGGTGCATGGATGTGTTTCGCGGCAAGTCAAACCGCCAAGGTTTGAACACACCAACTTCAACATGAACACCACGGGCCCGTAATTTATCAACAGTGTCGTCTTTGCTGCCTGTATCTAAGACAACAATTTCGTCTGCCTCGTGCATACTATCCATCCAACGATCAACGAACTGTGCCTCGTCTTTGCATATAGCGTACACTGCTATCTTAGGTCTTGCTTGCGTCATTTCTTTGCCTCACATTTGTGTTTCAATAAAGGGATACGAAGGACTGTGAACAGCCAGCCTAAGTACCCTACATTTTCTTGGCAACCACTACAGATGTACCGAGTGGTTGTTACTACTCGTAAAGGTTCCATTGTCCTACTCTCTTATCTCAAGTAGACGCCTAAATTCTGCCGCTTTATGTCTCATACCATACTCGTAGGCAGTGTTCATCAAGTGTGCAACTTTCCACGCAGGGATAGGCATATCTTCTTTTGGAACAGACACTGTGCGACACCCGCCTGTGTCATCGTGTTCGCAAATAACTTGGCCCTCTGCTTCTAACCATAGAAATTTAGGGTGGCTCATATTGATTTATCTCTCAATTCTTCGTACAGTGCGTCGAAACCAGGGCCCCAGCACCATGGGTTATTGTCATAACCGCTGCTCTGAGTAGTACATTGTTTTGCCTTTTCAATCGCGTAGGTTGCTTGGTTTGCAGGACCAACCTCTTTGAAAAAGAGTGCCAGTGTTACCCACCGTTCCCTAGATGAAGGTGCTAAGGAGCACGCCTTTCGGTAGTGCATCTGAGCTTCCATTATATCAATCGGTTTCCAATACCCACCGAGAATTAGATGAATGTACGACGTGTCGCAGCCTGGGATGTCTATGGCACTTGCAAGAGCCTCAATTCCATCCATACGGCGACCTGCTTTGACCAACTCATCAGCGTAGAAGAACCACGACTTCCAGACTTTAGGATCTTCCTTTAGTGATTGTTCAAGCAGTGGTAAGTACGTGTGCTTACCTTCCTTCATATCGGGTTTTTGTGTCATCAGGAAACCACCAAGCCATGCCCATTGCTCTGCATGATCTGTGCCTGTGTAGACTAGAATCTCATGCACAGGCAGCTTCCATCTCCAGTTGTGGCGAGTGTGGATTCGTTCATGCCAATGAGAAGATTTGTTGGTACTTTCTGCATCACTGGCAATGGTACGCCAGTCCCATATGGTCTGGAAACGACAGTTGTATTTGTCGTACAGACGACCTCTAGTCCTGTAGTGCATCTGAATCTCACCGTACAGAATGTCGTACCACCCATCTTGGAGGTATTCATCTAGATCAAGAGAGATACAGAGATCAACATCTTGAGGCACAAGCATCAACGCATTGTTACGAGCGTCATCGAAGCGCCACGGTGCAACGTGTGTCTGGTAGACGTTAGTTACCCCGCCTTTTAGAAGTATTTCTTTAGTTGCGTCCTTACTTCCCGTATCGCAGATCACACTGTGATCAGCGTACACCACAGATGCGGCAAAACGAGCGGCAAACTGTTCTTCGTTCTTGCATATACCATAGACAGCAATCTTTGGGCGAAGCAGATTCAGAAGTTCTCTTTGGTATATGTCTGACGCCATGAAGTAAACCCCTATCTCATTCTCAATCCCGTACTCCACAATGAGATTTCCAAAGGTAGATATAACTTCTTCGTGTGTCCAATCATCTTTGACGTGCTTCTCGAATGGGTTTCCATCATATTCATCTTGTGGGTAGTGACCAAGGGGGATGCTCATAACAAGATACTTACAAGAGTCACTCAGAGTATTAAGAAGATAGACTGCCTTTTCTTTTTCCATGTGCTCTGCGACGTCGCCAACAAAACAGATATCAATCTTTTGTGGCGTGTAGATGCCAATGAAATCTCTAGCAACCAGTACAGCATCTTTTTCGTACAGTTTGTCATATTTATCTGGTAGACTATATTTTTCGATGTAAGGTCTCCAAATTTCTATTCCAATCCACTCTGTTCGAGGTTTAGGCAGCAGCCCTTTTCCGTACCTGTCGTAATAGGTACCGCTACCAACACCTACGTCTAAGACACGAAGATTGTTGTTGTGAGCGCCAGCAATCCGCTGAACTGCTCTGTCAATGAGATGTTTTCCTGAGTTTGAACTAAATGGCATGAGGTTGTCCTTTCATAGTTTATTTACAATGTGGCATAGGCTAATTTAATTTAATTTATAATTATAAGTACAGATTTAATAACCTAGTTCTGTAGGCGTAGTGTCAACTTGGAGTTGGGATTTTGGTGATTTGACTACGTCTACTCTTCAGAATCCAAGTCATACCTATAGTACCCCAGGAGTCTATTCTGTATATCTATTCCATGGTACTGGGTCAACCTTGTTCAAACCTCTTTTGATTACAGTGACTTAACCAAACAACCTTAGAGAGAAATAAAAATGACCTCCTTTAATCTGATACCAAAATTGACGCTTGACCACGAAGACTTCGAAGCTTGCGCCAAGCTTTTGGGTTGTTCAGTAGACGCGGTTAAGGCAGTATCTCTTGTTGAGACAAACGGCGGCGGTTTCAATCCAGATGGGTATCCTAAAACATTGTTCGAAGGTCACTACTTCTCTCGTTTGACTGATCACAGGTTCGACAAAGAATATCCAACTATTTCCTACCCCAAGTGGACAAAACAATTCTATTGCAAGAATTGGAAGGACGAACATGCAAGGTTGGTACTTGCCTCGACGTTAGATCAGGAGGCTGCTCTTAGGTCTGCGTCTTGGGGCATGTTCCAAATCATGGGTGACAATTACAAACTTTGCGGATTCTATGACGTAGTTCAGTTTGTAAATGCTATGTGTGAGGGGGCATCCCATCACTTAGAAGCTTTTACACACTACGTCATAAACCGACACCTCAACGACGAGCTACAAAATCTTGAGTGGGCAGACTTTGCACGTCAGTACAACGGACCAGGACAAGTAGCTGTATATAGCAAGCTTTTAAGTGATGCCTATGAGAAAATAGTACATGCGCCTGGCGCAGATCAGGAGGATGCCAAGAACGAAACTTAGGATATTACCATGTCAAATCAAGATCAAAATCAAAAACCACCCCAGCAAGATCCATCATACACCTTCGCAAGAATTGCGTATGACCAGAATTGTATCTTTGTATTCAATCGCAAATGCTTAAAGGCTAGTTCCGAAAATCTTTACGGTCTGACCTTAGGGTTTGCCTATGATTCCAAGGGCTACCCAATCTGCACAGCTGGCATTGACATACGAGAATTGCATAGACAAATGACGCAAGTTCTATTCGATGCACGTACTATTTATTTTTCAACAATTGACTCAATAGATCAGCGGTTAAAAACTCAAATAGCTGACGCTGTCATAGCCTTCGATGCACAGGCAGCTGAACATGTCGAGTAGCAAAGGCGTTCTACTCTTCTCCTTCAACAATGAGGCAATGCGGTATGACTTGATGGCCCTAGAATGTGCTAGGCGTGTAACACTACAGCTAAACTTACCAGTTGTAGTTGTTACTGATGCACCCATCAAAGGTCTTGACTGTATATTAGTTGAAGCACCTGCAAAAAACTCTAGGTACTACCCAGATGCCAAAGCAAACCTTAGCTTCCTAAACGGGGCTAGGGTTAACGCCTATGACCTATCCCCTTTTGATGAGACACTTGTAATTGACACTGACTATCTTCTACAGACGCCTACTCTTCTAAAAGGGTTTGACTACCCTGGATTGAAACTGACTAAGAGAGCCGTAAACGTAGGTCTAAAGACAATGACGGATGATATGCGTATCATAGGATCATCTGGCATAGAGATGTATTGGGCTACAGTGTTGTACTTTGATCGTTCAGATCTATCAAAACTATTCTTCCAATATTGGCGTAAGGTACTAGACAACTGGCAATTTTATGTATCTTATTTTGGCCTTCCAAATGGGTTGGTTCGTAATGATTTTGCAGCCACATTGGCTCTCTATAAAATCTATGGGAAACTAGGAATCCCTAACGACATTGATACAGGGTTAGGCTTAACTTTGTGTACGCTACCTATGGATTGGGTCATAACGTCTATTGATCCCATTGCGGTAAAAAGTCATACAGGTACAGTAGCACAATTAGAAAATATTGATGTTCATGTACTTAACAAGAAGTCTCTATTAGGATTGCTTTCAAATGAATACCAACAATAATCTCACTAGAGGAGTGTTGACGTTTGCCTACGGGTATGAATATCAACGCATGGCATACGCACAAGCTTTGACTTTAGCTGATCTAGATACGCCACTTACTGTGGTTGTCCCATACTTAGAGTACCCAAAACTTGCCGAAGTGGCGGTAGTTATAGAGTTCAAAGAACCTATGGCTAAATTTGAGTGGGAAGCCTACGCTTACGATTTGTCACCGTATGACGTAACCATAAAGACAGACTGCGATGTAATTTTCCCTTTAGGATTTGATATCCAACACTACTTCGACCAAGTAGAAAAGATTGGTCTAGTATCTGGACAATCTTGTGACTTAGAGTCTGAGGCTGTTGATTGTTCTTGGTACAGGAAGAAAGAACTTGAGTTAGGTTGGCCTAGTTTTTACGTTGCAATATATGGGTTCACAAAAGACAGAAGCTTGTCTTTCTTCGAGTATGCAAAGAACCTGTTTATAATCTGGTGGAAACTCAAACCTATATTAGGTTCCCTTCCTCCAACAACAGACTCTGTGTTCAGCTTAGCTTACAGAGACATAGTTGGCACAAACCAAATTGAAAACGGGCTAAACTTCATTCACGCCAAACAAGGCGTATGTGGAGATATGTTTTTAGACAACTGGTCCGCTAGTGTTCCTCATCACATTAGTCAAGAAGGTACATTGTATGTCAATGGGCATAAAGTTTTCTTGCCCTTTCATTACGTTGATAAAGACTTCCTATCAAAAACAATTATGAGTGGCATAAGAAATGTTCTACGTTAATTACCACCCTCGCTCTGGGTTAATCTTAAGTGTTAGCCAATGCAAAGAACAGGATGCTCTTGAGATCACACAAGAAGAGTACCTAGATTTTATGACTAACCCAGGAGCCATTACGAGCTATTGGGTGTTAGTAGACCAAACTACCGGTCAGGTTACTCTTGTTAAGCAAGTGCAAAATAACTTTTCACCAAACCCAAGTATCTTTTTGAAACAGAGTACTACTCTACATGAGGACTTTGTGTTCTATGCTGACATAGATTCCGGTGAGATTACTTTGAAGGTCAAAAATCCTTTGGATGTAAACAGAACAGATATTCGCATCCATGGAATGCTTAATGGTGATATATGGCAGGAGGTTCAGACAGTGGTGTTTAAACCAGGTGTCTTCACATCTACTACAAAGGGAGAATACTCTCTGGAAAGCTATATGTGGTATGTTGAGAGACCGCTTTTGGACAAGACTTATGGAATCACCTATACAAAGTAATTTGATATAACGTGCCTAGGAGCACAATTGATAAGGTTAGATCATGCAAACATTCAACAGCGATAAAACCAAAAGAGCCGTCTATGCTTTCGCAGAACAAAGTCTGTCTCCAATTGACGTCTACAAAGAGTCAAAACGCTCTGGGGTTCTTACGTTGGCGGGTCCAGCAGCCGCACCAGCAATTGTCTTAGACAACGGGGATGTGAGAGACCAGGGAATTAGCGAAGGCGTCCCAATGGACTTTGCTCAGTGGCTGCCCTACTGCGCTCCGGTTTACCAAGTTAGCTCTGATCCTCGGGACTACGTGATGGTACCAGTGATCATCATGCCGTCTGATTTGCCGAATCGCAATGGCGTTGCGTTTCCCCTTCGTGAGCTGATAAAGTTCAACCCTGAGTTAGGGCAGCAAGCCTACAAAACTTGGAAGGGCAAGCCTACGCATTTGGATCATAAGAACGAAGATATCACAAAGGCGTACGGTGTGATCGCCGATACGACTTTGCGGAAGCTCGTGGGGTTTAACGAAGGTCGTTTGTGGAAGGTCTTGTCCTTCTTGGCCTTCGATAGGAGCAAACATGCTGACGTATGCCAGCGCATCTTAGATGGTGACATAAACAGTTACTCGATGGGTGCCTGGATTGCCCAGTACACCTGTTCATATTGTGACGCAGAACTTGGCAAGTGCGATCATTTGGCTAAGAACAAGCCTGGTGAGATGTACCAGAAGGACAACCGCTTAGTGTTCCGCAACTGTGCTGGCATCGAAGGTTTTGAGACCTCCGCTGTTGAAACGCCTGCATACATCAGCGCCATTTCCGACGAAGTGTCTGAACTCGCCTGAAGGTAGATCACATCATGCCAATCAAACCCCTTCAAGTAATCCCCCAAAAATATTCTTCGTGAGTACCCTAAGGGAAAGCTGTGGCCCACTAAAGGGAAACGGTCAAAGAAGGGGATTGTGAACCAATGCCATCGTAATAGTTCAAAGCTGTGGTTCAACCATCAGAGCGACTACTCAATTGTGACAGGGTATGTGTGCGTTGCCGACCGTTGGTATGAGCATACGTGGCTACTTGATAAGGACAACCGCATAGTCGATACCACTCTCAAGAACGGTTCTGCTTACTACGGAGTTCTTTTGTCTCGCAAGGAGGCGAAAGAGTTTGCAGCCAACGAAGGCGTGGGTGCAGACTATAGGGATTGGTCTAAACAAGAATGTGAAAACGCTCAAGAAACTTTGCTGAAAATACTAATGTCCCAGCTGTCTCAAGATGATGCAAAGACAAGAGATCGCATACTCAAAAAGAAAGGCTGGTCAAGCAAGGACCAACTTGACATGGCAAGAATCAACAGCGACATTGCCCATGTGGAGTATGCAAATTGGTGGTCACGGTACAAAGGTGATACAAAGATACTCTTGAAAGAACTTGAACTATGGTTGGACAAACCAACTCTCAAAGCGTTCAGGGCCAAAGTTAATCTTTGATGTTAAGCGCCTTTTTAATCTCCACGTTCTCTTGTGCCTTGAACGTTGCACAGCTAGAGTAGAGGTCAAGTACAGTCTTTGTCCAGGCGTGTACATCCTCTTCTCTAGCGGACTTTATATCAGGAACTTTTTCACAGTCTGCAAGAAGCCTTTTGTCGAACTTCACCTCCCGCGTCTGATCAATTGCTGATTCAGGCTTCTGTGGCAAGTGGTTGCAGCCAGCAACTAGCATAGCCAAGATAATGCCAATCAATCTCATCATTTAATTTGCCTTCTTTCTTGATATTTCTGTCATACCCATCCACCCAGTGTTTGGTCGGTTGCCTGTTGGGTCCAATTGCTCATCAATTTGTGCTTGAGCATCCTTAACTTCATCAATAGACTCAGATCCAGACTCAGACTCAGAATCAGAGCCATCTTCGTCTATATCATCAACAGGACCTTCATCACTATCGTCATCTTCGTCGAAGATAGCTGCCACTATGGCATACGATTGAGTCATTAGGTCTGTGGCGATAACCGGCTGGAAGGTCCCGTCATCTAATTCGTAGCCGTTGATCACTGCGTTCAGTCCTGAGAGAACGCCATGTGCTACAGCCGCAGAAACCATTTCCACCATTTCGTCTGATAAAGTATCATCACGAGCTAGAAACTCTTCAATGAAGGTTGCGACTGTTATTTGAACTTTTGCTTTACTGGAGGTCATACAAGAGGTACCTTTAGAACAGATTTGGGTTTTGTTTCGTTATCAGGAGTAACTGGCGGAATTGGAATAGCTGGTTTTGCTTTTTCTACTTCAATCTCTTTGTCGGGTAAATTGCCGTTAGCTGCTGGTGGTTCTACACTACTCTGCGGCGTGTTTTTAGCAGGGGCTGTATTTGGCACTGCTGGAATAGAAACAGGCGTATTTGCTATCTTTATCATGTCTTTGACGCTAATAAAGAACGCATCATGGAAACGGCTGCATATCACTTCATCCTTGTCCAACGTTACGGTTACAGGCTTATGCGTCTCGGGACTTTGGATAACTACTGACGTCGTAGCAGACGACCCACGTAGCTTGCGTTCTTCGGCCAACTTACGAGCAAACTCTTTTGCGGCTGCATTTAACTGATCAGATTTCTTCAAGACCTCACCTACAGCTAGGTCAGCGGCTTTCTTTGAATCAGCTTCAACCTGCAAGATCTTTGTATCGCGTTCCTTGATATCATCCTCATACTTTGTTATCAGCCTGTCTTTGTCCTTGATGATCTGTTCGTAATGGGCAGTCAATTTGTTTGTGGCCCATGTATAGCCTGCCCAAACAGAAGCGGCAGACAGTATGGCAAGGCAAAGGATAGTCGCTGCCAATTTTGGGTTCGCTTTTATCCAATCGAAGATACCTTTGAACAAGGCGGCGAAAAATGATCGGATGATGCCTAGGAATTTGAGTATAGCGAGTATCATGGTGTATGTCCTTAAATGAGATTCTTTTTAACTTGGCGCAAAAACTTCTTGGGGCAGTTGAACGGGTCGTACTCCATCATCTTGGGACGCCCTTTGTCATCTAGTATTTCTCGTCCTTTCTTGTCCAACAATGGCTCTGCGTATTTCCACAGCGACATGTATTTGGTGTTGAAGTGCTGTTTGATGTCCTTGTAGATGACCTTGGTTGCAAGCTTACCTGCGTCGTCACCATCCATGAAGATGATTATGTTCTCTGCTCCAGTTTTTTCCAACTGGAACCGCTTAAGCTCATTCCAATTACCTGCACCTAACACTGCCATTGCAGGAATTCCAAATCGCAATAGCCGTATTACATCGCGCGGCCCTTCACACAACACAATTGTTGACAAGTCCTTACGCTCCATCAACTCCACTGCGTAGTCATAGAACAGTAAACCATATTCTCGTGACCATTTGCCAGGTGCGTTGATGTACGAAGGGGGTGTAACAGAGTAAAGCTCTCCTGTCTTAGGATCCTTCTTGACTACCTTATCTGGCTTCTCCAACTCTGCTTTAACGTAACCCCGCAGTTCGCCTTTGATTAGCACAGGCATGAACACGTAGAAGTTGTCGTTGTATTTCTTGTGAACAAACTCACAGCCTATCTTTGTCAAGAACGAACAAGGGATAGTACGCCACTCATCTTGAGTAAGATCAAAGAACTCTAGGTCGGCATGATCTCGCTCAAACCCCTCTTCTTCTTCATCATCGGTTTGATTCAACAGACCGTTTCTGTACGTAGATGGGTTGACGTAGTCCTCATCTGTCCTCTTCTTGTTGCTGTACTTGCGTAGGCCCAATGTGTCAGCTAAGTCGTCCCATGGAACAGACTTCTTGCACGACCAACATCGGAACCACCCTAACGGTGCCCGTGCCTCTTCTAAATCCAAGTTGACGTTACCACTTGGGTTTGAGTCATTGTGATACGGACAGACGATCTTGGCGCCTTGCCTTTCAATCTCTTTTATCTGTAGACTTGATATCTCTCCGAGTATAAAGTCTCTTTTCTTTTCATTGCTCATAGTATTGCTACCTCGTTTGTATTTACAACATACCCAGCAATGTAACTTAGTTGGCGCTGTAATTTAATACGTGGGCTTGTCCGCACTTGGATGCAAAGTGTAAATACTTTTGATGGTGCAAAACACCAGGAAGGAATATACCATGATAGACGAAGTTGTTATCAGCAATCAGTTGCTTGCCAACTTGACCAACCTTGATGAGACCAAAAATTTCATCTTTGAGGTCTTAAACGAGTACATCCAAGGCTCGTATGCTCCATTGCAAAATGGAAGGATTGATGGAGGACGAGTTAAACGTCACCTCGAGTGTATGCTTGAGGACTCAATCAAGAAAAAGAACCCTACATTCAACAGCACCGTCCAGATAAATGTTGAATGGGGTCTGCGATCAGTGTGCGGATTCTCCTGCAGGATCTTTGTTGGCATATCTGATTTTGACTTAACCCCCTTTGGACACTCAGCCGTTGAGGCTGTTCCCCTATGGCAATAATAACATCAAGCACAACAAGACTTTCCAAAGCCATAGCAAAGGCTGATAAAGAAACAATAACAGGGACTGACAAAGGAAACGTAAGTAAGATCATACGGACGTTCAACACTTACCTAGATTCCTACGAAGATAACTTTCAAGAGGAAGAAGTTGACCCAAAGCGGTACTTCTTCCTCCGTCCGTCTTCCTTCCCTTACTGCGGGTTCAAAAAACTCCTTAGTGCTCCTACAGATATTGATGCACCTCGCCTCAATACATTCGCGTCTACCTACTTTACTCAAATAGGTCACGCTACTCACGAAGTGTTTCAATTGTTCGGTGGGCGCGGTGGTAAGTTTGTAGGTGATTGGGTGTGCAACACTTGCGGTAATATCTCAAAGTTCACAACCGACAATATGTGTGAGTGTGGCTGCCCAAAGGGAATGAGCTATCTTGAGCTAGAGATACGCTACCGAGGGATCATACTAGGTCACATTGACGGGCTGTTCCGTCTTGATCCTAAGAAGGGTAACAAATCTGCCCACGTCTTAGTTGACTACAAGACAACCTCTAGCAAGAACGTTAAGCTTCCTGCTAAATCCTCTCCCTTCCCCTACAAGTACAACGTTGCCCAGATAGAAGCCTACGTCCCACTGATTGAAGAGCAGTATGGGGTAAACATCGACTACTGGTTACTAGCCTACCTAGCAAGAGATGCCCCTTTCAAATATGGTAGGGTACTTCGCGCTAAGTATCTATCTGTAAATGATAAGGCAGCTATACTTAAAAAACTTGATCGTTGGGTCAAGACTCATAAGCTAGTCCTAACTGCCTCTACTACTGAGGAATTCGAACGCATTGACAAGCGTAAGCTGTGCAAGAGTGCTCAGGACTACAAAGACAATTATAAGGAAGAATACAACGTGTGCCCATACGTCAAAGATTGCTTCACTAAACCAGAAATCTTGATCAAGAAGGCCCTCAAGCACAAGATCTTTCCAATCATAGACCATGCACCTAAAAAAGTTCAACGTTCACTAAGAGAAATAATACAATCATGAACAGACAAGAATTCCTATTGACGCAACTAATTACAGACTGTTCCGCAGTTACGTCTAATACAGCTCAAGCATTGCAATTTGGTTTGCATGAATCTGTCCAAATTGGCAATAGCAGTCGCATTAACCGCCACCTCCTTGAATCAAAGATACAAGATTTGCTTGGCACACTAGCATTACTATCTGACGAAGACATTATCCGTCTAGAGATGGATGACGAAACAGAAAGGGACATACAGGACAAGAAAACAGAAGTGCTAAGTGATATGGAGTACGCGCGAAAGTTTTGCAAGACCGTCATTACTCCAAAAGCAACCCAAACTCGCAAAATAACTGTGGTAGTCAGACATGAAAAAAGCAACGTTCGCCCCGATGTATGTAGCCATATTCCCCCAGCTGTCTAGGATTGCTCAAGAACATGGGTACGCATTAGCTGCCCACGGAAGTGTCAATACTGATTTCGATCTGATTGCCATCCCTTGGATTGAGAAAGCAAGTGAGCCCAAAGACTTTGTGAAAGACATAGCGGCCTATCTCAAAGTCCTTGAAGGTACATTCGGTACAGGCATAGATTGTGGCCCTATTGGGGATAAGCCACATGGTCGTATTGCTTGGAAACTCCATCTAAGTTGTGGCGCCGCCATTGACTTGAGCGTAATGCCTATGGTGAAGAAAAATGAGTAAAGCTTTTGTTGCAGATGGCAACTTCTATTTGTGGCGAGCCATGTCAGTTGTCCTAAAACGGAAAAACCCAGAGAAGCTTGTCAAGAATACGCTGACTATGTTCTTGAACATGGTAGCTGGTGACGCGGTTATGCACCACTCCTCTCATGTACTGGTATGCTTTGATGCCAAGCGGTCGTTTCGGAATGACATATACCACGCATACAAGGCTAACCGAACGCATGGAGAGACCACAGTAATACTTGCAGATGGCAGAGAATTCCGCACTGATATAACGCCAGGGTCGTTAGTGAAACCTGCAAAAGAGATGCTAGACCTAGCAGGCTTGGCGCATTCTCAGGTCAAGTTAAGAGAGGCTGACGACCTAATGGGTAGCGCGGCCATTAGCTTGCCGTGTAGGATAGTCATTGGTACGCGGGATAAGGACATTGCCCGATGTGTAAATGAGAGAGTGAGCTTGTGGTGGCCTATTGAGAAGAGGCTAATAGGGCCCAAGGAAGTACTCAAACACTTTGGTGTCAACCCTATTCAGATCACTGACTACCTGTCTCTGCTAGGTGACAAAGTAGATAACATCCCAGGCGTCCCTGGTTGTGGCCCTAAGACAGCGTGTGCGATCTTAGCCAAGTTTGGTTCGCTTGATGATGCGATAAAGGACAAGGCATTTAGACTTAAGTACCATGAGCACAGGACTACACTTGCGATGGCGCGTAAACTTGTGACGTTGAAGCCTGATACCAAGTACAACCTAGATGATTTGGTACCTCAGAAAATTGATAGGGCGTTGGGTAACATGGTATGGGCCATACCTAACACCCTCAAGGACTTAGCTGAATCTCGCAAGATGAGTAAGATGAAGGGCCTGTTTGGATAGACATATGAAAGTAAAATTTTCACTTACCGTGGGAAACTTCTACGTAGAAGAAATAGTGCGCTTCAAAGAGGAAATGTCTGATGTAGAGCTCGATGAAGCCTTTGCAGACTGGCAATCAAACTATTTGGATGGGCACTGGGCAAGAGTGAAGCCCGAGCCTAAAAAGAAACCCTCAACATCAACAAGAAAGAAGATATGAAAGAAAAAGACTATCTGATCTGCAAGATCAAAGGCAATGAAGACGAGAAGCCATTTGTTGCCAGAGTCAATAGCCTAGGCAAAGAAACGATAGAGGTGACGTTGGAGAAGAACGTTCACCACGAACGTAAGGTTATTGAGATCACCAAGAAAGACATTGTGGTACGCCTTGGACCAACGCCAGCACCTGGTACAGTCTACGGCTGCGATGTATCCAACCTCTATCGCAAGACACTTAGCCACGATTTCTGGGGTACGCTCTATTGCTTTGTTAGCCTGCCACCAGAGACGTTGAAGGTCCTTCGTAATAGCTTGGACCGCACCGCAAAGATCGTCGAGAAACTTGGCTTAGAGGATTTCGTTGACCTGTTCACAATAGAGATACGCGCCAAGAAGGGCAAGTGGGCAGGTATGTACAAGCATAACAAAGAAGGCTTGCATACCGTTTGGTTTGCTCCTGAGTGGGCACAGAACGCCGCTGAGTTCATGGACTACGTTATCCTCCATGAGTTCGGCCATGTTCTACGGTACAATGGGCTGACCAGCAAGAAGGCACAATCGCGCTGGCTCAAACTGTTTCACCAAAGCATCAAGCCTGATCTGATCGACCACAAGGATTTGATGAAAATTCTCAAGGGAATAAAGGCGGCCAAGAAAGAGGATGACCTTGTTGGGTTCAGTGAAGCTCTTAGAGGGCTTGCAGATGATGACGAAGAGATGCTGCACCGCACCAAGATTCTTCTGCGCTGGTTCAAACAGATCCACCACTTAAGTGTAAAGGATTTGAACATCATGTGGGCTGCAGAAGCGTTTGAACAGCTTGAGGCCTTGTGGCCTACTGTTAGCATTGATAGTTCTAAGCTTGATCCTCTAGTCAGCGAGTACGGTACAGTTAGCTCAGAGGAATTGTTTGCCGAGTCATTTGCACTACACGCTCAAAAGAAAAAGCTGCCCAACTCTGTAGTAACCCTTATGGACAAATCCCTATCACTTATCCGGGCTAACAAGCCAGCGTGACTTTATGACCGGTCCTACAAAAGAATACAGCGAGTCATGCAAGTCCCTTGTTAAAAAAAGGCCGGTTGCTCTTAACAGTTGATGTGCGTACAGAAGAAGAAGCAGATCAAATTCTTACCTGGATGTACGGCACCCAAAAGCCAATGTCTGCTGCTCTACAAGAGATAGCTTGGGATAAGGCGACAGTGACCCAAGCTGTGGCTGATGCCGTTGAGACTCTTAAGAAGGCGTTACAACCATGACAGAAGATATAGACAGAATAAACGTCAGGAGTATGCTTGATCGTATCCAGAGAGCTGTTGACGAAACAATGGCCAGTCCTCTTAGGGTACTACCAACACAATACTCTATTACGCAACTAAACGCCCTACCAAACAGGCAAAAAATTGCGATCATAAATATGTCGGGTAACAACCTGCCTGACCTTGAAGATTTGAAAGCACAAGGGCGCATACATGACTTCAAGATAGAGTTCACAAAGGCCGGCATGGCTGACATATACATCAGCCCTATCCAGGCAATTGAATACATCAACGTATCCATTAAGTCTCAAAAGAAAGGTAGTGAGCAATGATTGTAGAAGAAGTAAGACCCGGCGTAAAACAGTATAGGATGATGGCAAACAATAGTGACCTAAGTCCAACTAGGAAACGAACAAGCTACAAGAGACTATCTAAAACAGAGGAAGAGCTATTAACTTTTTTAGCTAAACCAAAGACTGTTCTAGAAGTAGGGAAGTTTGCCGAAGCAAATCTTGAAACTATACGCTACCACTTGCGAAAGCTTGTTACCCAAGGCAAGATAGAGTATTCTGCATCATCTGGAGAATCTGGAACATATCATCAGTATTGGACAAAAAAGTGAACAAGAAAATTAACAACCCTATCATATGCGTTGACTTCGACGGAGTGATCAATAGCTATACCTCAGGCTGGATTAGCATTGATGTAATACCTGATGATCCTGTCCCTGGCGCTATCGAATGGCTTATGGATCATCTTCCAACACCAGAAGGTCTCGGTCACATGGATGAATACAAAGGCCCTATCGTCTGCATCTATTCGTCGCGCTCGAAGGAGAACCGTGGCATCAAGGCTATGCAGCGGTGGCTGGTCAAGCACGGCTTACCTCGTCAGTACATCACTGACAATGTGCTTCAGTTCCCTACTCAAAAGCCAGCGGCGTTCTTGACTCTTGATGATCGCGCTATATGCTTCACAGGCACGTTCCCTACCACGGAGCAAATGATGGCGTTTAAACCTTGGAACAAGAGGTGAGTTATGAGCAACTTGTTGATGCAGACGATAGGCAACGACGATTGGATGAAAGCCAATGCTCCAAAGATTAAAAATATCTTGCCTGATACGTGGACGCACATAGCCAACTTGAATGGTTTACAATTAGGTTACCAGCTCAAACTACTTGGCATCGACTGGCGTTCAGAGGATGAGTTCGGTAAGTGCATGATATATCTTGAGCGTATAGGTATTATGAAACGAGACGGTATGTTGATCAAGAGGGCCTTATGACAACAGTATTTGTCGTGACAATAAGAGACGTTGTCACTATCATCTGCGTAGTAGTTGTTCTCATTGCATGTGTTACACCATTGCTTTTGACATTGATGAGGCAACGTCGTTGCCTGCACAACGAAGGGGTTACTGAAACGTCTACTTGCGATGCAATCTGCCGCAAGTGTAGAAAGAATCTGGGGGTTCATAGGAACCTGGATACTGAAAAGGGATCACAATGAAATTTATTCGGCAAGCACCTATTGATCCTAACTCCAAACTAGGTAAGGCACGCTATCAGGTCACCAACGCAAAATCAGCTCTACATCGTGGTGAAGAAGCTAGAGATGAAGCACAAATTATTGACGCAATAAACAGTGCAAACCTATTCATCAAGCTTGCCAAGTCTGCTTTGGATGGATCTGATGAAGCAAAACTCAAAGTGTCTACTAATAGGTTTGGTAAAACAACCGTTCACTACCAAACGCCTGCAATACAACCTCCTCCAAGGAACCCTTGACGTTAATTTCATGTAACTATTAGGAGCAGGCTATGACGATGACAGCCAAACAGTTGATGAAATTTACGCCGCGGAATAGAAAAGATGCTTCTCTATCTGCTCGCATCAAGGAAATAAAAAAGGGCACTTTGTCAAATGGATCTACGATCTACAAGGCAAAGATTATGACTACCCGCACACCAGCGGGTGCTCGTAAACCGCCTCCGCCTATGTACACCTATGTGACTACAGTAGAGGTTAGTCCAAAGGAAAAATGCGTGGTATCCTGTTCTTGTGAAGACTTTTTGTTCACGTGGGAGTACACCTTGAACAAGAAAGGTGCAGCCCGTATTGAATACTCCAATGGAGAGTCGTCTAAGGACAGGAATCCTCAGCAAATTCCTGGAACGTGCAAACACATCTATTCATTCCTAACACGTTTGATCGACAAAGGAAAACTATAGGTCAGGTTTAGCACAGACTAAATCTGGCAGTTTGGTACATCATGACAACCCCAACATCAACATCGTCTAGATCAGATCCAAAATCCCACCCAAAATCTTCAAATGGCAAGGCAACAATAAACAACTACAACCACTCAAAGTTGTTTGCCAAGCTGAAATCAATTGAAGAGACTATACCAAACAATCTCACCTCCTATCAGTACCTAAGTGTCCTTGACGAATTGATCTACCGTGGTCTGTATCCTATAATTGAAGGTACAAAATTCTTCGAGAACTTCTTGGCACAGATTCTTGGGTGGCAAACAATAAATTCGAAGCGCAAGGTCGTTGGGGTTGGAAGACAGGCCTTTAGTTCATACACCACATTGTATCTTCTCCTTGATGACCCAAAGCAACGCATAAAGCTTATCAAGAAGATGAAGATTGATAGGGCGGTCTTATTTGAGGCAATGCGTAGGTGGACATCGATCTCAGAGGAAATAGTTTCTATATCTGAGACAGACGTAATAACCTCTGATGCCTTAACACAAATTGCAGACCTTAGCGAAAGGGCTTCAATACGAGATGGGTATCATGTGATAGCCCTTTACAATCAAGTACACTACTGGCATAACCAAGCAGTAGCTTTTAAATCTCAGATCTTAGAAAAGTACACTCGCCTGTGCCTTACCACTGCCCAACGTGATTACGTGCAGATGGATTGCCAGGGAGATTTAGATGACATAATTCAAGTTTACTTCATGAGCGCAGGCAAGGCCATTGATAAATGTGACACCGAGAAGGGTGTTCTTACCACACATATTCAAAACTGGCTGCTCAGCGCCAAGAACGTAGTCATAGCTACCTATGTAAACGGGGCAGTTACGCAAACCAAGGCAAGTACCGCAGGTGCTTCTATCATTCGTACAATGGTAGATCACGTTAGCCTAGATGAAATCGAAAACATGATTGCAGAGGAATTAGATGACCCAGCAGAAAAAGAAGAGACGGTCTATCAGGTACGGAAAGTAACACGCTTCTTTGACAAGACAGGTATAGGTCGAATCCTTTTGGGCATACAAGACGTTCTATCAAAAGAAGATGTACAGGCACTGAGGGCTCACGCACTGTAAATACAATAGTTAAGTGTAAGCATCTCTTTCTCAAGAATAGGAAAAACAAACATGCAATTCTCAATCGACTCTGAACTACTGGGCGGCACAATCCGTACTTTGCAGCGTATAGCCCAAGCCGTTTCTATCTCACTTGAGGTCGCCAAGGGCAACGTTCTTATCACAGGCACTGGCAACGGGAACTCTTGTTCCATCAATTTGCCTTGCAAGATACTCGAGAAGTCCGCGCAAAACAAATTCAGCATTGCCGCTGAAACGTTAGCTAACGCAATTGCAAAACGCAAGGACATGAAGATCACAATCAAGGACACGTCCATTGAGCTGGCGAGTTCTCGGTATGCGGTTGAGCTCTTGATCAACCAGTTTGAACAGATTGAAGTTATCCCAGAAGCTGTCAAGCAAGACAAGAGCTTGAAGCTCAGTACAAAATTCCTTGATGCTATACGGGCCAACTTGAGCAAGATAGAGTTGAAGCCTTTGTTAAGTCTCTATGATTACATTCCTATTGGTATCAAGAGCACTGACGAAGGTACGTTTGTTGCTTGCTTTGATACTTGGCAGTCGGCGTTTTTCTTTGACAAAGAAGTTACTGGCAAACTAGAGTTCACGTTGCCTAGCAATATCTTCATGACGATTGCCAAAGAGTTCAAGAACCAAAGCTACAAACTTTGCATCACCGACAGCACGGTATACGCCTACAATGATTTCTTTGAGTTGGGCATTGCGCTGACGCAAACTGAAGGTGAGCAGGTTACGTTAGGTCACATGCTGGCTCTCTACAACAGTCTCAAGAAAGATAAAAGCGGCGTAAAGATCAAATTGAAGACAGAAGGCATAAACCAACTGATCGAAAATGCCAAAGCTGTCTACGAAAAGGATAGCACATTTACGTTCACTACCAAAGGTGACAAATGCAAACTTGTGCTCAAGAGTTCATTTGGCTCCATGAGCACGTTGGTCATGATGGAAGAAGCGCCCGCAAAGGACGTCAGCTTCTCTTGCGACTTCTCATTCTTTAGCACACTGCTTGCTAAAGCACCACCCACCCTTGAACTCAGAGTAAATGATAGGATGATGTTGTTTTCCAACAAGCCTGTCACGTACCTCTTGAGTCTGGTATAAGGGCTAGTCCATGTCTACAGTAATTGAAGAATCCTCTCCAATGCCGTTGACGATGGACTTAGACATAGCAGAGTCCTTCAACAAGCGTCTAATAACGAGCTACATCTACCGAGGCCGGACATACTTCCTATTGTTCTACAAGAATGGGACGCCTGGCCCTTTTTACGTTGAGGATGCACCCTACGCAGAGAACTCCTTGCTCTCAATTGGAGAAATCAAATGCAAGGCAGACGATCTTGTGATAGGTAACATCTTCTACACTAATGTAAATTACAGATGTGAAGGCAGCTTTCTGCTAGTCTACAGCGGGGTGTTCAAACATTCCATCAACAAGAAATTGCCAAGGGACTTGAACATGTCCTTGTGGGCTAAGACTCCTTACATGCAAATCTTCCAAGAGAAGAATAGAGCAACGTTAGTAATTAGTCCTATGCTCAAGAATAGTATCAAACAGAATCTGGAGATCTAAATGGCTAACAAAAAAGAACAGAGTAGAAAAACCAAAGAGGTTGGCGGTGAGAGCCTTAAGAGATCTCTGCTTGAGGACGATACGTACAAACGTTACCGTAACATTGTCAAGGCTATCAAGGACAAAATTATTGTGGATGATATGGACGATGAAATAAATCGTCTGCATAGCGGGCGTATATCACGCACGTTGTATGGTACCACACCGGGCGGTGACAAGATCATGAACGCGGCGCTGCAAGATGCTTCCCACAGGTCCCGCATGGCTGAAATACGGGTGCGGGTATCTAAGCAAGCTGACCTGCTGGACATTACGTTGGAAGCTACACGCATCTACTTGGCTCGCCAGTTTGCAGACGAGGTGCCAGACATACGGACTAAAGGCGAACGCATGGCCTACTTCGATGCTCACCTCACCAATGGAATTGTCATGCACTCCAAACTCAAATCATTGATATCTCGCATTGACGTGCTGATCAAAGACGTTGACCAAACTGGTTTTTCTTTGAAACATTGCGTGGACATCCTTGAGCTGGTATACCACAACTCGGGGGCGAAGCAGTGAAAGTGTTCTGCAGGGATGCCTTGTACATCCCAATACACAAAGTAAATGACGAGGAATATTCTGCTGTAGAGAGAAAATTCGAAAGAGATTCTTACGTAGATGAAGGTCAATGTGAAAAATGTGACTACTTCTCAGAGCGACCTTGCGATATCTGTACCGACTGCCCCAATTATGAGGGCAAGGTCAAGATGCACAGCATTGTCAAGAAGGACAGTGGTAAGAAATTCCTACGACTGCCTTTTGGATCTAGGGCTGCTGTAGAGAAAATCTTTGGGCCCGTAACGTTTGTGAACAAGAACGAAGATGTGCCTATGAAGAAGGCAATCGAGTTCACTGGTGAGTTGCGAGAGGACCAAGTACGTGCTACCAAGAAGATGTTCAACGCAGAGTTCGGTGTGTTGAAGTCTCCGCCTCGCAGTGGTAAGACCGTCATGTGCGCCTACCTTGTGTGCAAGCTTAGCCAGAAGACTTTGATACTTGCGTCGCAAAAGGACTGGCTGGATAATTTCCATGAGACGTTTGTAGGTAGTGATACACAGACGCCACTGACAAACATTAAAGGTAAACGTATTGGGTTCCCTAAGACGTTGGCTGACTTTGAGAAGTACGACATATGCTTAGTAACCTATCAGAAGTTTCTGTCAGCTAAGGGTAAGAAGCTACTCAAGGCCATTAGCAAGATGTTTGGTATCCTCTTAATTGACGAGGTGCAGGCAGTTGGTGCCAAGGAGTTTGCGACTGTAGTGAGCAAGATTCATACACGCTACAAAATCGGAGTTAGCGGAACACCTCAGCGGAAGGACAGCAAGGAATACATCATCTACAGTCTGCTTGGCCCTATCTTCTACGAGAACCACGTAGAGAAGTTGAGGCCTCGCCTTGAGTATGTTCGAACAGAGTTAGCAGGTAAGATGCCTCAGACGTGGACATACATGGTCAACAAGGTAGAGGAAGATCCTAAGAGACTTAAGCTAATAGCAGAGACGGCTATCCAAGATGTTAAGAACAAACATTTGGTATTCATACCTTTGGGCCGTGTGAATGTGATTAAGGCTCTTGTCAAAGCCATCAACATACTGTGTGGTAAGCAAATAGCCGCAGCGTTCTATGGTGGCATAACCAAAGAGAAGCGGATTAGCGTGATACAAAAGGCGCGTGACTACAAATACAAAATCATTGTAGGTAACACGAGGCTGTTAAGCACTGGCATAAACATACCTCGGGCTAGTATGCTCTATCAGGTCACCCCTTCGGCTAACTTGCCCAAGGCTCAGCAGAGATTTGCGCGTATCCTAACGCCGTACGATGGGAAACCTGAACCTGTGTTCAAGTATTTCCTTGATGATGTAGACGTGATACGCTCGTGTATGCGTAAGGAACATTGGCAATGTGTCATACCAATGTTCAGGCCTAAGATGACCGGGCACGTCAAGGAGACCCTTGACGCCTATTTCAAGAACAGTAAAAAAGCAAAACAGGACGCTTATACAGGCGGCTACATATGAAAGAGCAAGAGGAAGATCCCCGTTTCAAGAACAGGGGCAAGTTGAAGATACGGCTTGCTGAAAAGTACATTACGATAATGAAGAACAGAGGTGTCAACGGTGGAGTGTTCAGACAGAACCCCTTTGTGTTGATGCCTACGTCCTTCACTTCCGACGTTGAGGGTCTCAAGCCCAAAGTGTTTAGCCGTCAGAAGCAGTTCGAGATGTTTGACAAGTTCATGGAGTCTCCTTTTGAGCCTATGAACTGTTGCATTGTATCTGCTCCTGATGACGGGAAGGCCAAGCTAATGGCAGCCTACATGATGCAGCACGCCATAGCCCAGCACAATAGCTACACGTCCTTGCCTATGTGGATTGATCTAACTGGCGGCTTTGACAATCCGCTCGTTGTAAATAAAGTGAAGCCCTCCTTGCTTGTAATAAACAATGTAGGAGTAGCATCAACTCAATCCAAGATGGAAAAGCTTAGGGACATACTGGAAGTGTATAGTGACATACCGCGCATTGTAGTAGCAACTGGTTGTGACCCCTACTACTTCTTCATGCGTCACTTGTATCTGCCCATACACTCGCTGATGTACCTAACCAATTCATCTGTCAAAAAATCTATTGAACTCTGAGGCCTATTTGCGTCAGTAGTCAAAGGGGAATATCATCAAGTTAGTTGCAACAAACTCTGAGATGTCGGTACTTAGGGCAGCCGCCTCTAAGAATCCAACAATCGCAGGGACAGTCCTACAAGGTATTGATGAGTCTTACTTTCACAACGAGTTTGCGAAAGAAGTCTTGGCACGGATACTTAAGGTTAATCAGAAGTCAGGAACTCCTCCTACTTGGCGTGAGTTATGCGACGACCCTCATATCCGTGAGGAGACAAGAAAGAAGTTACGCACCTCTGAGATTGACAAGATCAAAACCCCAGAGGAAGCACTGCGTAGCATAAAACTTCTGCACGGCTACAGGCAGTTGCGTGGAATGTTCCAGCTGGCAGAAGATACGGTGGTATCACTGCGTAAGAAGAAGGTCAACCCAGATCGGCTGTTGACTACAATGGCGGATACGATCATCCAGCTAAGACAGAACCGAAGCGAAGGTAACCAAGTCCTTACGTTCGGCAAAGGTAACAACACCACTGACATAGTGAAGAACCTGCTGCTCGATGAAGAGAAGAATTTCCTACCAACAGGCTTTAAGGATTTTGACGACGAGAATGGTGGCATTAGCTTTGGCAATTTGTTCTTGTTAGCTGGTTCAACAGGTGGTGGCAAGAGCGCATTGGCAGCACAGTTAGGAATTAACTGGGCGGACATGGGTGAGGACGTAACAGTCATTCCACTTGAAATGTCCGAGGACGAAATGACAGCACGGTTAATGGCTAATGCAGCCAAGTTGGACGTGCGAAAGATTCTGTTCCGCAGGCTTAGTGAAGACGAGAAGAAGATCTACTGGAAACGCTACAAACGATTTGTGATGCGTAAGAAGAAGGTAGAAGGTTCCTTCAGAGTGTTCAAGCCTAAGAGTGACATGAACATCCAAGAGATAATGGCTACGGTCTATCCCTTGGGCAGTAGAGTTGTCATCATCGATTACGTGTCGTTGTTGAAGGACGTTGATGGTGATGACGCATGGCAAAAGCTTGGTGCTGTCGCCCGCTATTGCAAGGTCTATGCCGAGACTCACAACATCATTATCGTCTTGCTGGCGCAGGTTAGCGATGAAGGTATTGTCAGGTACGCAAGGTCACTTGTTGAACATGCCAACTATGCTTGGAGATTTGTTGCAACGTCTGCAACTCGGGAACATGAGATCATAAACATAGACCAGCTTAAGGCGCGTAATGGTCGCATGTTTGAGTTTACGCTCCGGGCACAGATGGCCTACATGCGGATACGCAACCTCGACATAGAGGAGAAAGAAGAACTTATGTCCAGGATTAGCGGGTCGTCTGAAAACAAGGACAAGGGTGCTATTAAGGGCAAGCGGTTTGACAAGACTCGGAAGCACAGTGACAAAGAAGACAAACCTAAGAAGACTAACCCAGGCAAGGACTACTTGAAGGATTTGTCGGATGACGAAGATTAAAGGAGCGTATGCTCATGGCTAACTTAACCAAAAAACCTTTACGAAGCTCTGGGGCTGCCTCGGCCGCCAGGGCTTTCTTGCCTCAGACAAAGGCCCCTAGTTCCATATGGGACAATGCAAAGCTATCTGACATTGGGAACAACTTTGAGATCATTAGGGAAGCGCCTATCCTCGAGGAGTATTCTTTCCATAACCCTTTCCTAAGAGGGCAATCTGAGTTCATATTCTTTGTAGTTAAGCCTAAATACAAGGTCAAAGAGAAGAAGAAGGTAGTTACACCCTTAAACTTGAACAGCAAGTTGAGCAAACCTCAGAAGAGAAAGATAGCTAGAGCCATTGGCGATAACATTGAGGATTTTTCTACGTTCTTCATGGAGGAGATTTTGCCAGTTAGTCTGGCAATATCGTCTGCTGGTCAGAAGGTAGACGAATTGATCCAACAATTGATAGACGATAAGGCAAACCTGCCAATGTCATTCATCCAAGCTAAAGCTACGCAAGCCGTTTGCTTGCGGATCATTAGACGTATATCACAAAAGTTCAAGCTGACTAAAGACGAACAGCGTATGATGTTTAGGGAGTATCTACGTGAAAACGTTTTCAAAATCTAGTAGTGGGAGTGGGATAATCCTACCTCACTTTGCAAGCAAGAGTAAAAACTATGTTGACTCTCTGTTCAACAATCCTGGTTCCGCATCTTTACCTTGGGAGGCTTTCCCTGATGACTATGATCCACTCGATCTTATAGCAGCAGACGGAGAGTTTGATCTTGCTAAAATGATGGACAAGGCCGTAGACAGCATAACAGGTCTACCTAGAGATATCCGCCTACCAGAAGGTGATTTTCCAGAGGCTAAGAACTACTTTGATTATTGCGAAAACTTTGTAGGTCCTGACACAAAATTTCCTTTCTCCCGTCAGATGTGGGCAGCTATTCATCTGCTTGCCGAATACTGCCCTAGGTGTTCTCACCCTAAATGGGAAAATATTTTCAACGTAGGCGTTGACGTTGACCCTCGCAACATACCCAACAACGTCCGCCTTCTCCACTATGGGAAATGCCCCAAGTGCAAGACAACAAAGGCTGAACTGTTTGCTAACAAGGAGCTAAACCTATACGTTGAAGCCGCTTGGTTATGGGGACAACGTTCTGGCAAATCAATCTTGACCGCTAGTCTCACGAACTACCTTCTCCACAAGTACCTCAAGTTTCCAAAGATGAGTGCTATATGTGAGGGTATTCAATCCAGCACACCATTGACAGCTACATTCGTTGGCGTTCGTTTTGCGGACGCCATTGCTACCTTGTGGGAGCCAATCACTAAAGGTATACATGATAGCCCTTGGTTTAGGGAATATCATGCGATGATGGATCAATACGGTACCAAACTTGGCATTGAGTTTTACAGATTTAAAGATCAGTACCTAAAATACGGCCACAAGAATTTAGAAATCTATCCAGCAGGCCCATCCAAACGTGCCCTACGTGGTCGTACTCGTTTCTTGTGCCTTACTGGCGATACTTTGGTAAATACAGACAGGGGTTTGGTAGAGATCAAAAACAATTTGCAGGGTCAGTCTGTAGACGTTTACATGACTAAAAATGCAGATATTACTTACCATGCATACTCGGGTAAAAAGGAAGTCTTTGAAGTAACTCTTGGTAACGGCTTATCTGTTACTGGGTCTTCGGTGCACCCTCTCCTAACGTTAGACTTAGAGACATACAAACCTAAATGGACAAAAATCGAAAACTTGACCGTTAACGACTACGTCGTCTGTGGATTAGGTGGCACGTTTCCAGATGAGTTAACCTTGCCTTCCGGCGATCTACCGTCTAAAGCCAAGTATGAAGTAGCTATTGAGGAAATGGTAAAGCGTAAGACGTTCTATCTTGCAGATATAACTAAAGTATGTGGGTTGTCTCCAAACGTGTTAAGCATAACAACCTGCCAGTACACTAGGCTAGGTTTACTGACAAAACGTAAGATGTCACAGACTGGGACCTCTTTATTCTCAGTAGCTAAAGGCGTGACGGTCAACCAACTACTTGCAGCAAAGAAAAAAGGCTCTCAGCGTATAACTCAAAACAGGAACAAGACACAATTCCCGCTATCAATGACCACAGAACTAGCAAGTGTTCTGGGGTACTTGGTAGCTGATGGGAAATATACAGAACAAGGGTTTGCTCAAGAACTAGGTTTTGGCACAACCTCAATACTTAAGGCTGAGGACTTTGCGGCCAAATTCCAAGATACCTTTGGGTGTGCACCTCGTAGGCGTACAGGTTATAAATCTGATGTAAAACTAGGAAAGGTGTATGGTTGTAGGATTGCGTACTCTGCGGTCAAAGACTTCTTAAAAACTATAGGACTAGTCCCCGCCGTTGCAAAGACAAAAGAAGTACCTTGGTCTATTCTACAGGCTGACCGAGACAGTGTGGTAGCTTTCCTGTCATCTGCTATTAGTTGCGATGGCCGAGTTCCTAATACTTTCAATAAAGGCCTAGGTAGAACGGTTAGTTATACGTCAACTAGCTTAAAATTGCTGCAACAGATGCAAATTTTATTCTTTAAACTTGGGTACCCGTGCCATATAAAACAGAATACTGACGGTACGTCTAAGGTCGTCCTTAAAGCCTACACTGCCAGCAAGTTTCTTGATGAGTACACTGGGCTAGAAAAACGCGACTGGCATATTAACCGAGAACGTACCGTACGTAGAAACTCTATGTCGTATTCAGAGTACCGTATCCCAGGTTTAGAACTTCGCAATACAAGTATGGTGTACTTTGTTCATACTCTAAAAGAGTTAAATGCTCACAGCCGAATAAATACTTCTGGACTAGGTCATCTTATAGACAAAAATTTTGTCTTTTCAAAAGCGAAGACCATTAAGTCAAAAGGTGTTAAGAAAACCTACGACATTAGTGTTGATAGTAAAAGTCACGCGTTTGTTGCCAACGGGATTGTTGTCCACAACACAGGTCTCGATGAATTAGGTTGGTTCCCTATCTCAGGCGAGAACAGAGACCTTGAACGTGCAGACGCAGACGAAGTTCACACAGCACTTGACCGCTCCTTGCTTACGATGCGGCGCGAAGTGCGTACCTTGTACCGAAAGGGGTACAGCAATTTCATACCTGGTATCGCAATCAACATTTCCAGTCCTGCAGACGAGACAGATAAGATGTGTAGGCTGGTCGAGGAGAATAGATCGAGCACTCGTGTGTTGGCGCTTCAGCTTGCTACGTGGGAAATTAGTCCTTTGTTTACCAAGGACAACGAGGAAATTGCAGATGCATATTCTAAGAATCCAATAGATGCCGAGCGTGACTATGGGGCTAAACCTCCAATGAACGCGCGGTCGTTTATGGATATGTCTGTGGCGGCCCGAGGGTTTAACGGACGTAATGCTGCTCACGTTACGCCTTTTGAGAAGACTATAAACGAGAAGGTCAGACGTGCGGCAGCTCTTGATAGTTGGTCACCCTCAACTCCTCAGCCAGCGTCGGTGTTATCAATGGATGCAGGTCTGACAAACAATTCGTTTGCCATAACCATTATGAACTTGAACCAGACTAAAGTTGGTGAGTTGATAAACACTAGAGTTCAAGTGCAGGTGGCGGTTGAGATTCAGCCGCGACCAGGGGTAATGCTTCACTATAGCAAAATCTACAGTGACGTTATCAAACCAATGATAAAACATTTCAACGTCCGCTTCATGTTCGCAGATCGTTGGAATTCTGTTGCTTTATTAGACACAGCAGAAGAAGATTTCAAACACATTGGATTAGTCGCCAAGCAGCACAGTGTCAAGTACCCCGATTTCTTGACCACCAGGTCATATTTAGAGGAAGGTAAACTTATCCTTCCTAAACTTGAAATGGAATATGAGAAGATTCGACAAATTGATAGCTACCCCTCTTATTTTGAAGGTAAGCCAGCCGCTCATCTATTGTTCCAGTTTGCCACTGTACGTGATATGGGTAGTACAGTTATCAAAGGTGGACCTTACACAGATGACATTTTTAGGGCCTTGGTTCTAGGTGTAGGTCGTATTCTCAATCCGAAGATCATGGAAGAGATTCTAAAGATGGGAGTTGTCCTCAACCAAAGGAATTTCGGTGCCGTAACAATGGGGAGATCTTTTGGTATGTCTAGTCCAATAAACTACCTTGCGAATAGGGACCCGTCTAAACCCAATGTAGGTTCTACAATCCTATCTGGGTATTCTACTATTAGTCCTGTTGGGGGTTCTAACTTTGCAACCTCACAAGTTGTAAGAAGTTCTAGGACAAGGTAGTTTAATTTAATTGCATGTAAAGGGGTACCTAATGTCTAATTCCACCACACCAATCCAGAGAATCATTCCTCGCGTCATGCAAGCTCAGCCACATTCTGAAACGACAGTGGCTAAGACTACAGTGACAGTGGGTGCAGATGGTAAGGAAAAAGTCACGTCAAGAGTTGAAAACATCAACGAAGGTCAATGTCCAATATGCGGAACTCAGTTACGACCAACCGAAGCTAATGGAAATACTGTCCTGTATTGCCCCGCTCACAACATTGTGATGCCGGTTCGAGATCAAAATTAAAGGTAGAACAATATGTTCGGTACTGACAGAAGAATATCCGTTAATGGCAGCACATTGCGTTCAACAAAGCTAGGTCAACTGTCCGCCACAAAGACAATAAAGTCTCGGACAACTGAAATGGCAAACCTGTTCGGTGGTGGCCCATTAGGAGGAGCAGGAAACTCCTCAATGAACGTCTACGCGTCTGGTCCTCTTGCATCTGTATCCATGCTAAACGGATTGGTACCAGAGCAGGAGGATTATCTACGACGTTACTACAGGGACATCTACTACCTCGATGCCGTAGCTGGTACCACAGTGGACTTGATGTCCACGTTTCCATTTTCAGAGTACACTCTCACTGGTTGCGACACAGACAAACTTGAGAAGTATGCAGAGTCGTTGGAACGTCTTAACATCCGTTCGCTGATGCCTGAGATTAGCACAGCCTACTTGGTCGAAGGTTCCTCAATCTCCAGTCTGATCTTTAACCAGAGAGAAAAGATCTTCATCGACCTGGTTATGTTCGGCGTTGACAACTGCACCATCCAGCAACTGCCGTTCTACTCGACCGACCCAAGCATTACGGTCAAGAACACTCAGGCGATGATCGAGTTCATGCGCTCGAATGACAAGCAGGCAAGGGCAATCCGTTCTTTGCTTCCACCGCAGTTGGCAGCAACGTTCGCCAGCAATGCGTTCAAGCTTGACCCATTGACGACCTTGTATTTGTCCCGCAAGACGCTCCCAGGTTCAGAGCCTATCTCGTTCTTGAAACGCATGTTGCCTATCTACCTTCTTGAGAAAACTCTGTTCCGCGGAACGATTGTTGAAGCCAACAAACGCCAGCGCAGTATGTTGCACGTCACAATGGGCGACGACACTCACACGTTCACACCAGAAGAAATGGCAGAGACTGTCAACCAATTCCAATTGGCAGATTTGGATCCACTAGGCGCCGTCATTGGCACACGTGGTACTGTCGCAGCTTCTGAAATCCGCCAAGGTGGTGATTTCTGGAAGTGGACAGACACTATCGACACGATGACTCCCTACAAACTTCGCGCCTTGGGGATAAGTGAAGCATTCCTAAGCGGCGACAGCAATTTCAGCAACACAGAGACGGCCTTGTCAGTGTTCCTGGAAAACCTCGATGCGTACAGGTCATACTTGACGTACGAAGTGTTCACTAACAAGATCTTTCCGATTGTCGCTATTGCCAACGACTTCTTCAAGAAGGGTAAAGAAATAGATACGTCAAAACGAAACAAGATGACGTACCAAGCCAACAACCATAAGGACTTGGACATTCCGTTGATGCACTGGCACAAACGTCTTGAAGCAAAAGACGAAGACAACATCATAGAGACTCTCACTACGTTACAAGAAAAGGGATTCCCCATTCCTATGCGTATGTGGGCAGCGGCTGCTAAGGTAGACCTCGGCGCATACTACCACGACCTGCAACAGGACAAAGAAGTTCGAGAGTTGATTGCCAAATACAGCGGCCAAAAGCCAGAAGATATTGGGGCAGCCAAAGACGGTGAAGGCGATGAAGAGGATGATGGAGAATTTGCATCTTTGCACAACATCACTCAGCCTGTTCGCTCACAGAATCTGTTGGACCGTGACTTTGGGCCTAACGCAGGCGAAGTTGTTGGTCGTACAAAGACCGGCAAGGCCACGTACATCTTAAATCAGAAGCGCGCCAATGATGAAGCCAATCAAAACATTGCAAAGGCAATGACAGAGTTGAACAAGCCTGAGGTGAGGGCAGCCGCATTGAAACGTGTTCGCTCTGCTTTAGGCGCAATTCCAAACATCATTGGTGAGCCACTTCGCAAAGCAGAAAAATCTGCGTCTCTTGCACGAGCAAGAGCATCTGGTTCACAGCATTAAGGACATGTCATGTCAATACTTAGCTTAGCCGCAAAAGATAACAGGAAATTCCTCGAAAGATTTATCTCTCAGTATTGCAGTGAAGATCCTGGGCAATTTCTTTTCTTGCCTATCAATGTAGGTGCTTGGTATAAAGGCATTACTGGAATGAGTTCCAAGGACAAAGAGCCAAAGGGACTTAAAACCTTAACGAAGGCTATTTTGGCTATTGGCAAACCTCCGGTTATTGGTACCACTGTATACAGAATGGCAAACGTAAAAGTTCCGCCATCTGGAATTGAGACGCTGATGGGTAGACCTAGGAAACTGCAGGTTGGCCCACGACCAATACTGTCCTTTTCCAGAGATAGGGAATACACAAAGAAGTTCTACAAAAAATTCTATACCCGAGGTGGTGGTACCCCTATCAAAAGGGGAGACGCTAGGTTTGCCTACGTGGTGCTAATGACAGAAGTGTCAATAAAAAATTATGTGTTGGACACACATACAATCACAGAACTGTTCAAGTTGATACTGACAAACTGGGAGTTTACGTTGTCATTAGTAGAGCAACTAGACCCAAATGAATGGCAAAAACTAAGAAAACAAATAACCAAATACCCCTTCACGGCAACGTACAAAGAGATATCTACTGTATTCATACAACAGCAGCAAGAGGTTATCCTGAGAAGTAAAACCTCTACATTTCCAAATGTCGAAGTAGTAGATGTACTTTGGCATAGTGGTAACAAGGACTAACAAATCATGCAACCACCATTCAAAGTAGCTGCGTTCTGGAACTCGTTTAATTCCCAGGTAGCAACTCGCGTTCTTCGAGATAGCTTGGCCATCCAACGGCTGGCAAAAGCCAATCGCGCTGACTTTGTTATCGCGTGTGACCCCGAACTTCACCACACGTTGTCTGCAATGGGCATTCCTGTTACGAGCGATTTTGTTAGCCCCAATATGGTTAGGGCTTACTTGATGAGAGATGACTTAACAGATGACCTAACTGATCGTCTACCTGAGTGTGAGGATACTGAGTTGATCACCTTGACTCCAATGCCTGCACTAGGTGATGGGCACAGTGAACAGACAGTTGACCCTTATGCCGGTGTCAAGTTGTTCAAGGATTGGAAGGCAATTCCGGAGACACTTCCTCTGGACAAGGCGCCGCCTAAGGGACCTTCGGACCCCATGTGGTCACCTTGGTTGTAGGGGTGTAAGATGGCAACACTCGACCAACTCAAAGATCAATACCTTGCCGCAAAAGAAAAATACTACAACGATAAAAACGGCAAGAACCTTATGTCGGACGCAATGTTCGATAAGCTTGAAGACAAGATACGCAAAGCCGACCCTAAATGGAAAGGGTTTAAGGCAGGGGCACCCGTCAACAAAAAGACGAAGGTGAAGTTGCCTATCCCTATGTTCTCGCTCGATAAATTGAAGGCACCAACTGTACAGGCATGGCTAGACAACCAAAACCCAAATGACGACGTAACGTTGAGCGATAAGCTTGATGGGTCCTCCCTTGAGATCGTCTACACTCGTGGTGTACCTACATTTTGTGCCACCAGAGGCAATGGCGTCATTGGTGGAGAGGTTAGCTTCTTGATACCTCACCTGAGGATTCCACAGAAGGTAGGGACCGCAGACTTCACTATCCGCTGCGAAGGCTTGTTCTCTAAGGCAGGTTTCCTCAAGTACAAAGCTGAGTTTGACGCAGCCCGCAATGCAGCCAGTGGTATCTTGAACAGGCAAGACATTCACCACAGCATGAAGGACCTCAAGGTAGTGGTGTTGCAGGTCATGAAGCCTAACGTTCAACCTAGTAAGGGCTTGCGTTGGGCAAAGCAAAAGGGCTTCACTGTCGTCCCGTTCAAAGTGTTTAAGGTGCGTGATCTTAATGCACACAACCTAAGCACCCTTCTGGCCCAGCGTAAGGTCGCATCTAAATTTGACATGGATGGGCTTGTCCTTACGCTTGACAAGGTCAACAAACTGCCAATGAACGGCAACCCCGACTGGGCAAAGGCCTTCAAACAAAACATTGATACTGATAGTGCGCCTGTCACCACAGTAAGAGCAGTAGAGTGGGAAGTGTCATCTCACGGCCTTATCAAACCAGTGATTGTGTATGACGCGATAAATTGGGACGGTAGCACTCTAACTAGAGCAAGTGCCTACAACGCCAAATTCGTCAACCTGAATGGCATTGGTATAGGGTCGAAAGTTGCCTTGATACGCTCAGGAGAAATAATACCTAAGGTTGTCAAGGTTTTGAAAAAAGCAGCAAGGACAGCTATCCCTGATCCTAAAGTGTTCGGTGACTACCACTTAACCAAGAATGACACTGACTATGTGCTGAGCGCACCCCTTGAGAATGAGGATTTCCGGGTCAAGAAGATTGCCCGCTTCTTTGCTAACCTCGAAGTTGATTACCTACGTGAGCAGACAGTTCGCAAGATGTACGAGGTAGGCTTTGACAACGTCAAGAGCATAACACGGGCGACAGTCAAAGACTTCATGGGCATCCCTGGCATACAGGCCAAGGGCGCCAACAAACTCTATGAGGCTATCCATTCCAAAATAGACCAAGGCGTTCCTGTGGTAAAACTGATGGACGCTAGTGGTGTGTTTCCCAGTGGTATGGGCGAGACACGTTTTGAAACCATTGCCAAGTACCATGACTTATTGGACCTGTGCGCTTTGCCCGAGTCTGAACAATTGGCTATTCTGTTGAAAATTCCTGGGTTCAAAGACTTGACTGCTGACTTCTTTATCAGAGGCAGTAAGAAGTTTCTCAAGTGGGTTAAGCTAGTAGGTATAACCCCGGTTAAGCCAAAGAAAGTGAGGGTAAAACTTGACAGCCAAAAACTCGCAGGAATGGGAATCAGTTGGACTGGGTATCGCAGCGATGAACAAGAAAGCACCGTCAAAGCAAACGGCGGAACAGTTGAGAGCTTCGGAGGACGGACGAAAACTTTGCTGGTTAGTCCAACCGGAAAGGCAAGCTCAAAAGCCCAGAAAGCAGAACAAAAAGGAATCCCAGTCATGACATGGGAAGCCTTTGCACGCAAGTACAAACTCTAGGAAGTACAGTATGGAAGCACACACCTACGCAAACATTAGGGAATCTATTCGATCTGGAGATTTGCTGGCCTTTTCTCATGGAGACTTCAAGTCGTTTAATGGCATGCTTGTCAAAGGGGTCCGTGTGTTTACAACATCCACCTATAGCCATGTGGCAGTAGCGTGGGTTGCAAAAGATAGAGTGTTTGCTCTTGAGGCAGTTGTGCCTAAGGTACGGATATTTCCCTTGAGCTTGTTAGGCGATTTTGATCTTATTCCGCTAGAAGCGCCTTGGACAGCAGACACAGAACAGTATGCTTTGTCAAAGGTAGGCGCTGACTACTCGAGGTGGACAGCAATACAAGGCTTCTTCAACCCTCTTGCTGATGGTGACGTTTCAGAATGTGCAGCCTATGCTCGTGAGGTTTTGAAGCGCGATGGAATTGATTTAGGGAAAATGTCCCGACCGGATACTGTCATTCATGCTGCCCAAGATTTGGGTGCCACTTTGATTCATGTCGCCAACGGCGGCTATGTAGCTTAATCTTTAGAAAGTTCACTATGATATTCCAAGTAACAGACGCAGGTCGGCTCCTCCTAGATTCAATGCCAGATGGTGTTGTAATAACACGAGCAGACTTTGGGGATGCTTTCAACTACTCCTTGCCACCTAACCCAACTGGCCTAACTGGTGCATTGGTTTATAGCGCCAACGTAGTGTGGAATCCACAAATAGTTGATGTGAATACTCTACGCTATTCTATTCTACTGGCTAACTCTTTACCAAGCTTTGCCTTTGGCGAAGTTGCTCTCTACAGTGACACCACGTTGTTGGGAGTTGCCGTTAATGCTGTTATGCTTAACAAAATTGGTCCAGTTAGTGGATCAAGTGGACAAACCTTCAAGCTTGATTTCTTTATTGGTAACGCTCCAGGTCAGCAATATGCTGTAGGTGACGTTATAGGAGATCAACGTGCCTTTGCGCGTCTGCCAGTTCCAGACCTTCTCAAACCTCCTGCTCTCAATGAGACAAATGCCTATGTCATCTATGGTATTGGTGAGAATGATATTCCGTATTTTGCATTCTCTGATCCAACAGGCAAGTGGAGTTTCAGTTCAAAACCGTCAATCTACATAACAGGTACAATAAGTGATGTTGGTACGTATGGCCTACAAAGCTTTGATATTACTGGTAGCTACCCAGGGCCAGTAACTGACCTAGTTCTTCAATTTGTATCTGGCACAACTCGCGGCTACTGCCGTCAAGTATCTTCTATGGTGACAGATGGAATTGTGTGGACAACTCCGATGACTTATCTGCCGTCTGTTGGGGACAGTTTCATAATCCTAGGTCCCCAAGTGTCTAGTGGCGGTACCATAACCGCCACAGCGGACGACTACGCAGCGTTCTCTTTCAATGGTTCGGCATTGGTAGTACCACAAACCTTTGGTCACTATGTAAATACCTTTGAGAGTGGTACTAGCACTAGGTTGAGTCATACTAGCCTAACTTCTGCACACTACAATGGAGGAGGTAATACTGCTCTTGGGTATAGCTCCTTGGCACAAATATCTGTTGGTAACAACAACACAGCAGTTGGCGATCAAGCAATGAGAGATACAGGCGGTGGCGATAACAATACTGTCGTTGGTGCACAATCGCTTTCTTCTGACGCCTCTGGGGTATCAGGTAATTCTACTTTGGGTTACAACACTTTAAGTTGGTTAACACAGGGCAACAATAACGTTGCCATAGGGCACTCTGCATTAGCCACAGCAGGTTCCCTTATCGATAACGTTGCAGTTGGGGCGTTTTCCTTAACCAATTTGTTGGGTCAAGGTGCAGGTGCAGGCAATGGACATCGTAATGTGGCCGTTGGCGCATACTCTTTAACAGGTAGCACTATAGGGGATGACAATACTGCAATAGGTCATAGTGCGGCATACAGTTCCACCAGTGGGGTTAGAAATACGGCCGTAGGTGGTAAGGCTATGTACAGCGTAACTGTCGGGTATAACAATACTGCCGTTGGTTACTATGCAGGTCAAAACCTTACAACAGGTACTAACAATACGTTCCTGGGGTACAATGCTTTGGCGTTAACAGGAACCGCATCTAATACAATTACGTTGGGCAACAGTGCCATAACGACGTTGCGTTGCCAGGTTACAACAATTACCGCACTGTCTGATTTTAGGGACAAAACAGACATTATGCCGTTGCAGCAAGGTATAGATTTTGTCATGGGCCTTAAGCCCGTTAGCTTCACTTGGAATACTAGAGATGGTTCCAAGGTAGGCATTAAAGATAGCGGATTCATTGCACAAGACCTTAAGCAGTCTCAAGATGAAGTAGGGGCCCAGGACATTTTAAAGTTAGTCTGCGAAGACGACCCTGAACATCTTGAAGCATCTGCTGGTCGCTTGTTGCCAGTCTTGGTAAAGGCTATCCAGGACCTTACAAACCAAGTCAATAGTCTTAAGGCCGAGTTAGCTATTCTTAAGGGGGCCTAACACTAATTTTATTGGTAAACGGGAAACACACTAAGGCGGTATTTATGGTAACTAAGAGAGACAATGGTGACCCCATAGATACTGGGGATTTCCCAGAGGACTTTGTTCCTTCACAACTAAAACTTGAAGCACTTGTCTCTCATCCAAGTAGATTTGGAAAAGGGCACGAGCGAGAGTACGAATATGAATCAGACAGCAGGTTCAGATTAGATGCGGAAAACTCTAATACAGAATACTTGAATGGTGCTGCACCTAATTTTTCTGACCGCAGAGTTGCCAATGATGAAGCTGCTATCTTTCATTTGGTAAAACAAATTCATTCAGACGTAAAACATCTAGATGGGAAATTAAGCTCTCACATCATAGACGAACCTAAGGATACGGCTAAAGCAATACAAAAGGCAATAACCGAATTGGTTCCTAACGGTGATGTGTCAAAACACTTTAATAGTCACAAGAGTGCTTTTGATTCTGATGATGCTAATAAAAAAATGTGGCGGGGCATAATAGAAAAAACAGTTGGGGGAGTTATTTGGGCTGCTTTAGGTTTATTAGCTCTTGCCATATGGGAATACGTAAAGAAGCAATTGGGAGTATCAAAATGAGAAGCAATTGGGAGTATCAAAATGAGTAGGCAATTTAGATATGCGTTGGCAATTTGGCCGTTTGTGCTAGGTCTTTTGATCATATTTGGGTTGTACGAGGAGAACATTATTTCTTCCTTGTTATTGGAGATACCTAGCAATATATCAAACGTTATCTCTAAGTAATTTAATGTGTAAATTGTTTTCAACGCCTACAAAGGACAAATCATGCTAATGCTGTTGCAAAAGACTTTCATGGATGACACAGGTACGCCATATGCGAATTACCCTGTTGTTATCACTGAGTGTGGTTCAAACAATCCTGTTCGCCTGTACACCCAATCAGGGTTGTTGATGGAACGTTTTGGAAATACAAAAACAGATTCAGACGGAATCATTTCTGTGTATGTGTCAGATGAAAAATTCTATGGCGCAAATCTTTTTAATCCCTCAAACGGGTTGAAGGTACAAAGTGTATACCGTCTTGACGTTGGTAATGGCGCTGACGTTCGCGTTGGCCCAACTGGCGCAGCCTCTACTGTTACTGGACCTACAGGACCGTCTGTCACAGGACCGTCTGTCACAGGTCCCACTGGCGCAGCCTCTACTGTTACTGGACCTACAGGACCGTCTGTCACAGGACCGTCTGTCACAGGTCCCACTGGTGCTGACTCAACTGTTCCTGGACCTACAGGTCCTCAAGGTGACTCGTTGACGGGACCCACTGGTGCTGACTCGTCAGTCACGGGACCTACAGGTGCCGCAGGCAACGATGGGGCTACTGGCCCGACCGGTGCAGACGGTGTGGCTGGCCCAACAGGCCCAACAGGCGCAGCACCCTGATCTGATGTGATGTAAATACTAGGTGGGGTGCAGTTAACTACTGTACTCCACCTTTGTGCGTTATTTGTCGTATACCAACTCAGGAACAATATCATGTCTATACAGGCTTTACAGAGAGATGCTGAAGAAGCTTCTTTAAGTCATGGCAGACTGACTGTTGACTCAAGTTCTGGTATCACCCTTCCTCCAGACATAAAATTCAAAACACCTTTTGCGTTCTGCAAGATATCCCAAGGCAGCACGTTCAAGATGAAATACCTATCTGAGAGGTGGCACTTCTTTAACAAGGAGTTGTTTGGTGGGTCAATGACAGAGCCAAAGTTGATTATAACCAAGGCATTTAAGCACATGAAGACCTTGGGGTTCTGGAGACCTTACACAAAAGAGTTATCCATACATCATAAGCTTTTCACTCTTGATAGTGACAAACAAATTTTAGGTACCCTTGTGCATGAAATGGCACATGAGTACGATTCTGATATCTTGCAAACCCCAATTAGAGAGCGAATGATCAAAAAGGGTCATGGTCCTAGCTGGGACGGTATCATGCGGTCTATTGGTCTGCCTGCAGATGCAATGTTTGCAGGGGACTCTGACGAATTGATTGATGAAGAACAAAAAGAAAATTTGAATATTCGTAGGGGTAAAATCGAGTCACATAACCAAATAACACCCGCGTCCTTTGACGGCAAGCCTTACATACCAGTTATGTTCATCAAGGGCAGCGGGACCTTGGAGCCAATGCTACTCCTAGATTCTCAGCTTGTACATGGCGATCCTAATTCAAGCTACAGAGGGTTTACTAAGAAAGACTTACGGACAGGTTCTTGCTGGTACGTAGACATAGATAACTGTCTTAAGCCTACATCTGCTCAACTTAAAAAGTTCCCTCCTGAGTTTGACACTATACGCACTCTTGAGATAGTTAACTACACGTATGAACGGTATAAGCCTTGATAAAGTGCAGGCGAACTAATTCCACTCACTGGAGAGTTTATGTCCAAAGCAAATTCACAACCTGAGACAAGTAAATGGGTCCCACCTTTCCAAAGGGCAGACAGCATAACACTTGACGGGTGTCATTACCTTCTAAGTAGGTTCAATAATAAATGGGCAGTATTGCACGATGGTGATTGGGCTATTCTCCCCGAAGAAAAGTACATTTTTGTCTACATGGGAAGAGAGACTAATGGACGGAATTCCAAGTGGAAAGTTATCCGTAAACAAGGTACACCCAGGCTTACATCTAGTAATGACGAAGAAGCAGAACTTAATACCGAAACCTCAGATGGTCTTAAGGACTTCCAAGTTGTGGCCAACATCAACAAACACAAAGATACCTTGCACATTAGGGCACACAATGCTCGCCATGCTGAGATGATTGCGTTCTGCGAGTTAAGCACTAGAATAAAATTGTCTGTGGCTACTCTACGGTCTATGTGCCTACCTGATTCGCTAAACATACAATTACAACCAGAAGATTGACCATCATGTCCAAAAAAGCTTTTTCTCGTATCGCAACACTGGCTCGCGTAAAGCCGAAAAGCTTAGATAGTTTCATCTACCTTCTGTATGCAGCATCTGCAGTATTGGCAAAAGACGAGACATTGCCTAAGCTGGCACAGAACGTCACAGCTAAAGCAAAAGACGCGGCAGAGGTAGATGCAGAGCTTGGAACTAAAATTGTCCCAATGTTGGTTAAGATCGTTAAGTCAAACGACTATGATGAAGAAGAGCTGTCTAAAGATGTTCGCGAACTGAGAAAAGCAATTCGGCGTGACGTTGATACTGATGCACAGGTCAACCATGATCACATTGATATGCTAAAGGCCCTTACTGCCTACATATCAAGCCGTGCTGAAGGTGCTCTGCGTAAGTTAATCAGCTTGGCTCCCCTTACCGAGGCAAACGAGCTTATAGATGCTTTGACATTCAAGCCAAACTCGCAAAAGGAATTTCTCAAACCACTCGAAAAGATTGTCAATGCGTTTCACCGCAAGGGTACTACACTTACTTCCGAAGAGCAGAAAGTACTCAAAGTCAAGTCTCCGAAGGTGCATAAGGAATATCTGCGGCTTCGCAAGGAGTTCAACAACGTCTGGAAAGATGAGCTACGCAACCTTATTAACAAGGCAGGTCGGCCAATGACTGACTTCCAGTATGCCCTTGACTACTTGAAAAGCCAAGGCATACATAATCCTTTGCCGCCAGATTTTGAGGGTAACGTAGATGCCAACGGCAAGTTCTATACCAAGACAGGCAAGCTAATTGCTAACGTACCTGGTGTAGGCTTCAAGATCGTAATGAATCCGGATTACGATCCCAAAGAAGATAACACCTACGTGTTTACTACTGTCAATGCCGAAGGAAAGGTAAGCCAGCATGTCTACACTACCGAGTACCGCAAGAAGACAACAGACGTTAAGTTCAAGAAGGTAGACGAGCTAGACGCTGTTATTGATAGCGTCCGCAAGAAGTGGATGAAATACGTCAAACAAGGTGGATCAAGTGTTCAGGCTGTAGCCAGCACGGTATTAGAGTTGATCTATCAATTTAGTGCTCGTGTAGGTTCAATGGGTAATTCTACTGCTGGTCAAGACACTTATGGCATAAGCACGTTGCTATACAAGCAAGTCAAAGCAGGAAAGACTGGTATTCTTATAAAGTACCCAGGTAAGAAGGGCGTTGTCCAGTCTCACCTGTTGCAAGGCTCTACCGTTGAAGCTAAGTGGTTGATCCGTAACATTAAAGAATGTCTTGTTGATAAAGACCCAACAGACAGAGTGTTTACGTTTGATAACAACGGTAAATTGTACCCAGTAACAGGCAATATATCTAACAAGTGGTTTGCCAAACTGGGTTCACCCGTTACAGTACACAAACTTAGGCACGTCAAAGGATCTAGATTGTTTGCCCAAGAGATTGCTGACAATGACAAGGTTATAAACAACCCCAACAAGCCGTTGAACCAATCTCAAGCAGATGCGTTGTTCAAACAAATGGCTACTAAGGTAGGTGAGTTGTTAGGTCACGTTACTGGCATTGGTAAACAACAGAAAGTTACGCCAATGACTGCGGTGCAGAACTACATATCACCTGCACTAATGATTGGTTACTATCAAAGACTCAATTTGAGACCGCCAAAGTTCTTGTCCAAATTTGAGTAATAAGACTTGACGTTGCAATAGAAAAAGGGGCTGTAGACTAAAAATCTACAGCCCCTTTGTCGTTTGCTTTTCTTGTTATGTGACAGCATCTCCAGACAATTTGTTCTCCCACTTGACTATCCTGTACGACAAATATATGGGAAGCCATACAAGGAGAGCCATGTAAATGTATTCACTCATCATTTCTTTTTCTCATAGAACTGGCGATTCCACATGTCGTAAGCATATCCTGCTATACGTGCCAACACGTACAGAACAATCAAGACACATACAACGATTATTAGACCGTTATCAAGCATCTCGATGATTCTGGTGAAAGTAGTTCCCATGTCAGGCCTCCTCTTTACCCTCTACCCCACGCACCATACGCCGTGCAGTCCTTACTTCGAGGTTCACCAACGCTTCTTCCATGTGTTGGATGGCTCGCTGGTTCTCATCGCAGCCAAATTTAGCATCCAAAAACTTTGTGCGGTGAATCAAGATCGCCAGCAAAGCCTCGTTGGTTAAGCCATTTACTCCAGATTTTGGAACTGGGCCGTATTGAAACTTGATCAGACATGAATCTTCGCCTAAAGCAACTTCGTAATAGTGTCCAGTTACGTTCGAAATAATCCCACTAGGGAAGAAGGTTCGTCCTGCAATGGCTGTTACGGTCACCCCATTGTGGTCTTTGTAAATTTGTGGATCTGGCATGGTGTAGGTTCTCCTATTTCTTTCCCATTGATACAAGTGATAAAAATTCAGCTTTAGCAGTGGTAGTCTTGAACACACCACTCAACTTGGATGTAACCGTATCTGAGCAGGCATCTTCTACCCCACGAGTACGGACGCACATATGTTCTGCCTCTATCAAGACCGCAACGTGTTCTGTTCCAAGAACAAACTTTAGTGTCTCACATATTTGGCTAGCAAGACGCTCTTGTATCTGCGGACGCCTGCAGAAAAACTCAACGATACGGTTGATCTTACTCAGGCCCAACACCTTGTCTTTGGCTATGTACGCCACGTGGGCGCAACCAATTATAGGAAGAATGTGATGTTCGCACGTGGAGTTGACAGTGATATTGCGTTCGAGAACCATCTCGTCTACTTGCATCTTGTTCTCGACAACAGTAGCCTTTGGGAAATTGTCGTAATCTAATCCCCAGAAGATTTCGTTGAGATACATCTTGGCAACACGCTTGGGAGTATCAGCCAAAGAGTCATCAGACAGATCCATACCTAAAGCCTGCAAGATACCAGTTACGTGATCTTGGATTGCCTGTAGCTGAACAGATTTTGTAACCTCTGCATTATTGCTCGGAAGCCTTGTCATTGGCGTTTCGATGCCTAGGCTTTTCAAGTGAGCCTCGACTCTGCCACCCAGGAATACATCTGCTTTTGCGTCGTCAGTTTTCATTGTTATCCTTGTTTAGATTAGGCCATTGAGGCGTATAGATGCATTTGGAGACACAGCCGGTAGCCCATATGCAAGGCGTAGTTGGCAGCGTACTCATGGTTTATTTGGTTCTCTTTCTGGTTGAGCAACCCTGGTGTCCAGAAACTAATCACTTCGTCTACAGTAGAACGCTCATGCAGGCTAGGTGTGTATGTACCGTCTGCACCCTTCTTTGTAAGCCGCAGGATTTTCGACTGTTGTGGCACATCGTTGTAGATGTTCATTGGGGATATATAGATTTCCCTGCCAGTGCGAGCCTTCCATTCTTGAGCCCATTGAGGTACGTTCCAGTACGGGCTGTCAAAATCTTGCTTGACAACGAATTTCAAACACTGAACAGAATCTAGAACCTTATCGTTTGGTTTGAGGTACTCAGTAGGTACACCATTCTTCTCGCCACACTTGGGACTACATACAAACGTAACAAAGTCTGGCACTCTCGTGTTGAGCAAACCATTGCTTTCGATTTGGACATGCTTGTATGCAAACTGTTGCCGCATCAAGAACTCATACAAGTTATCTTGCAGCAAAGGCTCTCCACCAGTGACGACCAATATGCAGCCGTAAGGCCCAAGCTTTCTGTCAAACTTTGTTTCCTTATCAAAGCTCTTAGGCAATACCCAAAGAGGTGCAGGAGTCCCGCCTTCATTCCAGTGATCGCATATGGTAGCGTAGGCTTTCGCCTCTATTTGCTCGTAGGTAAGCCAGTCACCTTGGTCAAAGAACGTGTCGCAGAAGTGACAATTGAGATTGCACTTAGCAAGACGTATGAACAAGGCAGGCATTCCTGCATAAGGTCCCTCGCCTTGTATTGTGAAAAACATGCTCGTCACGTACAGGGAATTCGCGGGTGCGTCTTTGAAGAACTTCTTGCCAGTTATTTCGTTAGTTCCAAACATGGTTCATCCTATACAGCATCTTTGCTTGTCTCATATCGACCCTCAAATGCCTTGAGAGAGTTTGCAAGGGCGATCTCGTAGTTGTCACTTAGCCACTGTTTGATCGTTGCCAGATCAGGCGGCGTGGTTTGTTTGTCCAACCAGGCAGTAAGGAAGTAGTTGTCTTGGTTAGCCCCATCCCACAGCTTGAGATACCGATCTACGGCATAGTACCCATACTTGAACGTACCTGCCTTGTACCCTTTGTCTTGGCGGAATTGATTCAGCAAAGCCTTTGCCATGTAGCGGGTGTAGAGGTTACGCAAGTCAAAGTCAATTGATCTTGAAAGGCTGAACAACAAAGACCAAGGGTTAAGGCCAAGCAACCCGTGTGCTTCCACGTACTCACTTGCGCTGTTCAAATTCAGGCTAGCCATTAGCATCTTTGCCAAAGACAAAGTCTTAACTTTATCCACAGACAAATCTGCAGACATTTGAAGGCTTCGGTAGATGCTCTCAATTGCTTCATCGGCGTCTTGGCTATCAATCACTGATTGGCTGAGCATGAAGTGAACTGCGTCTACTATCTCCATTTTGCAGTTACCTAGGTCTTGCTTATCTCCTGACCACCACTCGTAGCCGTAGCTGTTAACGAACTCACCGATCTCTTGAGAGGCTGCTAGGCTGTAATCAAACTCCTGGGTGCGGCCTTTGTTAAGCCAATCCTCGTTGTAGGCTTTGGTGTTCAAAGCAATCTGGTTAAATACCATTTCACGTATCATCGAATACGCTGGTGAGGTTTTGAAATCTTCGCCGAAGAGGTTAACCATGGTCAGTCCTTGTTGGTGTTTGAGATAAATGAGCTACGGCTCTTTGGAGTCTCCCACCAATCGACACGAGAGCAGGTAACCCCCAAAGCCTTCATCTTTATTGAGACTAAAGTGTGCATCCACTTTGCAAAATTCTCGCTCGTTGGTACAAAGTCTACAACTAGCATACCACCATACAGCTCTTGCAATAAAGGGGACATTGAATCGTTTTCAACAGTCCATGCTACCTCCACTCCTTCCAGCTCTACTGGTTGTAATCTAGATGTTTCTGGGAATAGAATTAACCTTAGTGGATCATTTCTGTCAATGACAAACTTGTGATCAATAAAAGTATTTAGCCACTTCTTAAGCCACTCCAAGTGCCTAAAATCTGTAACCATACCTCGCACCAACGTGTCTGAGCTTAAAAAGACTTGAACTTTTGCTTCATGGCCGTGCAGATGCCTACAGGCGCATTTCAAGTCTTCTGAAAATCTACCGTCTAATTCTTGACTCCAAACTCTATGGCCATAACAGAACTCAAAAGTCTTATCAATGTTGAACATGGTTTCTTCCTTTATATCAATGTAATTTTATTTACACTCTAAGTTACTACATGGTGTAAACTATGAACCTAAATACCGCAGTAAAAAAATTCCTATCTTATGCAGATAAAAATGGCATACGTAGACTTTATGAAGTCCTACCTGGTTGGTTGAAAGCTAATTACCCGTCTGTTTATTTCTCTACTCCTGAGTTCAAATTGTTAGAACACCTGCCACACAAGAACGATCACGCATACAGGGATATGTCTAAAAAAGACAAGGCTAAAGTAAAGGCCTCACGTACACAACTATATAATGCTATTGCTAAACAGGCTTTGAAAATCCGACATTGCTACGGTTGTGGAGTCGAACTTACCTATAATTTAACAGGTAGTGTCCCGTGTTCTTTACGGTATGTAAGGACTACACGAAGGTCCTGTTCTATGAAATGCAGTTCAAATTCCAAAGAAACAAGAGACAAAACCTCCGCAACCAACCTTGCAAAATATGGTAATAAGTGTTCCTTAAACGGGAAAGATCAGATAAAGGCAAAAAAGGCAACCTGGAAGAAAAATCTAGGTGTATCCAACCCTTCACAAAGTCCTGCCACTGTTAGTAAGATACTAGAGGCTAGGTACGGGCGAAAAACAATTGATTTAGCTGGAAAGAAATTTTCATACCAAGGCTACGAGAACGTTCTTCTAAAACACTTATTTCACCTAGGCATAACTGCAAACAATGTATCAACCAAAGCGTCCGTAATAGGTATGTTTGATTACAAGTATTTTGGCAAGATATTCAAGTACCTTCCAGACATAAAAGCAAAAACGTCATCTGGAAAAATTTGGTACTTTGAAGTAAAATCTACTTATACTTTGTGTGGAAGTACTTCTATGCAGAAGCAACTGTGGTATAAAGCTAAATCTATGTTGGAGGTACACAAAAAGAACTTCCGCGTAGTTCTGTGTTCTAGAAACGAGATTCTTATGAAGGCTGACAACCTAGATGAACTGACTGCAATTATAACCTACGTTAAGAAAAAAGGGAAAACTATTCCTAGGTGACCAACCCATGTAGTAGATTGCAATGTGAGTCTGCTCGCCATTGCCTAAAGGCACAGGAGAAACCAGCTTCGTGTCCGTAACGTTTTGTTGATTGAAACATTTTTACTTCCAGTAAAGTAGATTGGTGTAGTGTATTGCTAACACTTCTATTTACAACTCGATCAAAAGACTTTTTACAAGGGAAGGGGTACACACAATCAGGAAACGCAGTCTTAGAAATGTGAGCGGAGTGGCCTAACGATCTGAATGACGGGACCGTCCTAAGTAATGCGACTGCTGTCGTGTGTACCCAAAACTATCTAAGAGGAACGCGGAGTTTCCCTTTAGACTTACTAGCGGTGGAAGATTGTGTTTCCACTTTTGTTTGCGTCTCAGTTGACGTAGATGTATTGTCCTGATTGCTTGGGGAGTTAGGCAATCTTCCTGAGTACGCATCAACTAATTTGTCAGCTACCTTAGCACCTGACCATATTGCCATGTACGCAATGAAAATCCACGCATCAATCTTTCCTTTGTTGTTTACCAACATGTACATTATTGCCCACGTAGATACACCTAGGCATACAAAGATTGCAAGGCGAAAGGCAGAAGGTTTATTGAACTCATCGCGTAGCATGTCAGAGAAATCAAAATCATTGTCTGGGTTCTTCTGAGTCTTCCACAGGACCCAACCACCAAGAGAAAGAATGACTAGCAATATGAGTGCTGGAAAATCTATGGTAGTCACCCACCATGTCTCAATTCCCTTCAGTGCGTCCATAGCAATCCCTTCTTAAGTTCTTGATCGGTAAGTCTTACGCTTACTCTTACGCCTACGTCGAAATTTAGGTCGTTTGGGTTGGGGTTTGGGTTTCAACTCTGGTGCCCCTGGTAGGTACACCCTCTGCCTAGCTCGTGTCGTTCTCTTGGACAGTTCGCCTGCTCTCCAAGCAAGACGCGCCAGTATGCTCATCCTTATATCAGGTTCAACAGGGACAATCTTTGCCTTCTTGACAACACGCATCAGGCCGTATTCACTTAAGACAAGCACACCTACTCGACTAGGTATGCGAGACATCAGCTCTTTATCCTTGTTGATCTTTCGAGCTACATCGACTGTGAATGCCAAGTACACACGATCTGCAAATTTCAAATACTCATGCCACTTAGAATCAGATCGGAAATCAGCTACACTTGATTTAACCTCTATGAGGACCAAGTCTCCTGATATCTTGTTGCCAATTACGTCTGCCCGACGGGTTCCCCACGATTGCAAACCAACCTCATAGGCCATTGAATAGCGGTACCTAAAGAACATAAAAGCAGACGCTTTTTTAAGTGCGTCTGCTACTTCACGTCTAGTAGCCATTGTAGGCTGTGCCTTTGTTGTTATTGATGTAGGTTGTGGGTTTGTGTATGCGTTAGGCGACAGGTGTCACTATGTTGGAGGCCTTGAGAGCACTTGTGCCGTATGCGTTAACTGCCCACACAACGCATCGTATGTCTTGACCAACGTCACCAATCAACAAAGTGTAGGTGTTTGTAGCTTCCCCAGATATTACCACATTGTTTTTATACCACTGGTAGACGTAAGAAGTAGGAACAACATTCCATGTTCCGGTATCACAAGTCAGAAGATTTCCAGTGGTCTCAATTCCTGTAACTACAGGGGCGACCGTATTGATCGGCACCATGTTGGCAACACCAACACCAAAGGAATACGAGAGACCTTCGATTATTGCACCATTGGATTGATGCACGTAGTTGGCTAGGCCAGAAGAAGAGCCAATCCAAGAACTAGGAAGCGCATCACTCACCTTGACAAACTCAGCGAATCCCTGGTAAGCCTTAAGGCGCACATCTTCATGATTCCACACAGAAGCCATGAACTCTTGATTTACTGGACGAATTAGAGAAGGGGTTGGGATCCACAGTTCAATAGCCACGTCGCCTGCAACCAGAGTGTATTTAATTTCAGCCCCGGTGAAGGTGATGTTTGCGCCTAGGTTATACAGGCCAAGAATTTGTTTGGTTTCACGAGCAATTATTGGCAGGTAATACTGGATGGTTGACATTGTGCGTCCTCTTAAGGGTGATGGATTACGGTCTTGTTTCCGCGTCAAAATAAAATTACTTTGTAGCTATAAGGTATCGAAGGTCGAAGGCAGATATTTTATATTTCTTGGCAGCCTTGGTTGGTGTGAGTTTGTTCTGTTTAACCTGTCTTATTGCTACTCTTAGGTTATCTACTGACGGTTGACATAGCATGGCACGTAGGTTGTCTACAATTGCAGGCTTTATTTCCTTCTGTAACCTACTTTCAATCTTTGACAAAGGCGCGGCTGTAAGTAGCCACGTCTTAATCAATCTAGAAACTATGTCTCGCTTATCAACCTCTTTTATCTTGTACAAGAAGGTTTGTATCTTTGACAGATCTGACTGTTCATACTTCTTTAGGATCTCCTTTATTGGCTGATACTTGTGATCAGAAAATAAGAGTTGCTCTTCTTTGTTTGCGTTTTCAATTAACAGTGATCTAAGAACACCTTCTGTGATATGAGAAAACTCTAATCCCGTTGTTGCTGCTTCTGCTCCCAGTAACGGCACCTTTAGATTACGAGTCAATACAACAGGGTTATCAACTACAAATGCGACGACCTTAGCAATCTTGAAACGGCCTTGCGTCCTTAGTAAGCAGGTACTTGAAGTAAAAATAACTGGAAATATTGGCTGCGGTTTAAGGCGTCCTTCTAGGATAACCTTCCTAAAAGAATTCTGCTTGACAATACCGTAGTCAACTTTCAACTTGCCTAGCATAAGGGCCAACTCGATACCTGTTATGCCAGGAACACCATAAGCTGCTACTATCATTTTGCTCCTGCCTTTCCAGGGACAAGTGTAGACACACCACCCTTCTTGACAACTGTGAAGACTCTGCTACCTTCAATCTCTAGTTCTGGCCTAGGTGTGATGACCACAATGTGGGGTATCACTTTGTTAAGCACAGGCAAGGCCCTGACAAAGGTAGCGACAGCTTCTGGGCCCATGTTAGCCTCGGGCTCATCTAAGATCAAGAAGTTACTACGTTTATTCTTTGGCAGCAAGCTAATTGATGCAACAACTAACACCAATGTCAACATACGTTTCTCGGCCCCCGACAGGCGCTTAACATCAGTGGTGATTACCTTCTTACCTTTCTTGCGATTGGCAAGTACATCTAGCTTTGATCCATACGAGAACTCGAATTGGATATCCTCTGCAAAGAACAGTCGTACAAATTTGTTTACCTGCTGCTGGAGTAACGACGCGTACCTTTGGATCAAGATTTTCTTCAAGCCCTTTTTGGAGTAGGCATCGATTAGAGCCTTCAACACCGGCTCGTCTTCTGCCTGCTTTTCCAAGACTTTACCACGAGTAGCAAGCTGCTTGAGTTGTTTAGATGCCTCTATACCAGCTGTAACTTCTGCCGTGAGGTTGTTCAGCTTGTTGCTTATCTTGCCCAAGTCATCTGTTATAGTGTCGAGCTCTTTTGCCTTTGCTCTCTGCTCATCTGTGACTTTAGACAGCTCGCGTATTTGTTCAATTACATCTTTGAACCGATCAAGCTCAGATTTTTTCTCCATCCACTTTTCAAGCTTTGCCTCAATGTCAGCAAGATCAAGTTTATCACCTTCAGGCTTGACAGGCTTCTTAGGCAACTGCTTGATAAGCTCGTACGCCTCCGCATAGTTCTGTATTGCCTCAAGGCGTCCAATCGCATCTTCTAACTGCGCTTCTAACTCCGCCTTGAGCGTCTTGTTTTTCTTGTAGGTGTCGTAATCTTTCTTGTACTCAGCATAGGCTTGACAAGCATACGCAGTCTCTCTTGCTCTCTGCATATCAGATTTTATTGCACCAAGTTCTCGGCTCTCGTGCGGTGCGCCGCACGTTGGACATTTACCGCCTTGGAAAGACTTGGCGTGATCTAACTCTTCCTTTATACTAAACACTCTTGCGTTAGCCTTCTCAAGAGACATCTTAGGCTCGTCAACAGGCTTTGGCTTTTTTACCACTCTTGTAGTGTAGGCCAACCTTAGAGTCTTATACTCTTCATCTATAAGCAGGTACTTGGCAGCCTTAGATTTTACTTTGTCTATCTTATAAGAAGGACCGACCAACTCTTCTATTTTAGCCGCCAACGGCTCGTATGCCTTTAGGTAGACCTTGCGAAGACGTCTATATGTCTCCCATTCTTGGGCAGATTCTTTCTTTGCCCTTATGCTCTTGATCAGGTTCTTAGTGTTGAAAACTTCTGAGTCAAAAATAGCCAATGAGGTTGTAGCATTGAACTTAGATATCAGCTTCTTGTTCTGCTCCTCGAAACGAAGCAGGTCACGGACAACTTGATAAGTGTTAAGCTTAGCCAACAACTTTTCTTGGCGCTCTTTGTAGATCCCAATCCGTTCTTGACGTTCTTCAATCTCAGCAGGCTTAAGGGCTTTACCTTTCAGATCATCGAACAAAGCCTTAACTTCTTTGTAGGTAGCACTAGCCTTCTGTGCCTCTCGTAGATCCGCCAAGAGCAGATGTCGTGTTGCGTCTACGTTCTCCAAATTGAACATGCGGACAAAGAAGTCCTGACGCACTGCTGCCTTGCCAACAATAAGCGGATGAGGGATTGTATTGTCTATGTAGCGTGTGGTATAGAAGTCTTCTTCTGACCCGCCTAGTAGTGCCTGCAATTTCGTTTCAGCATATCCAAGCTTGCGAACATTCAAGTCCTTCCCATTCTTGCAAACAACAAACTTCTTGCCTTTGCCATAGGTCTTGACGAATGTTAGGACGTCCCTGCCTTTATCTCCACCACGGAATTCTAAACCTATTTCTGTGTTGGTATGTTTGGTTTGATCTTTTCCACTAGGAGGACTGCCGAATCCTATTTCTGGAACAGATGTGAACAAGAGAGATTTTCCGCTCGCGTTGGTGTATGACGCCCCACCAGCATCTTTGTTAAGGCCAAAGACAGTTGTTAACCCTTTGTAAGCAAGGTCAAACTCTGCGCCTTTAGCAAACGTGCCATATCCCTTAACCCAGAATTTAGAGAGTATCATGTTGCCTAAAGTAATTTAATGTACTCTATTTAAAGAGCGTATTTATCCAACCCAAAGGACTTTGTATGCCGTTCTATCTCGAAATCACTACCACCCGTCCAACTACCACCACATTATTCTTTTCACAATCAGGCGCTGCCGCAACTGCCTTGATAAAGAATCTGCCTTCGAATACGGCATCTTCTCCAGTTGCATCTCGGTCAAATCTGTCAGCCGACAAGCTAGTTTCAACTGACCAGTTCAAATGGAATACCAAACTGGCCTATGACAAATACCTTGCGGAAAACGCAGAAGCATTGTCTGAACTGAACTCGGCTCGCTCGGCGCACAACGCAGCCAACAAAATTGTTCGCAAGGAACGAACGTTCAACGTTGACAAGGCATTGTTCTAAGACTTCGCATACAGAGGTTTGAGTTCCTTAGTTGCGTTGAATAAACAAGCGGAGGTGAGCACCGTTTCGGGTAGCAAGAACCCTCCGCTCTTCAACCTCAGATCAACCAGATGGTTTTGAACGATTGCGTAAGCTGTAAGCAAGGTTGACTCTTCAATCTTGCCATACTCTTTAACACCTTTTGACACGTCTTTGTTAACCTGGGACCACCACACTGATTTATGTGAGTCGCCCTTCAACACCTTTGAGTTCATCAAGAAGCTATTAAGACGGATTAGAGAACCTATGAGCTTGAACGGATCTTGCACATCCAACAGATCACGTTGCACAGTCCTGAACTTGTTTGCATACACCGCTGTCAATATGCGTACTGCCAACTGGTCGTCCAAAGATTCCGCAGTAGCAAGAGCTTCGTTTATGTCCTTAGCTGTCACTTTCTTTGACCCAGAACCTGCAACCGATTGGCTCAGAGCCTCTAACAGATTAGCGGCGGATCGTAACTCACCGTTAGAGTTCTCTGCGATAGTACCTGCTATGTCTTCTGTAACATATCTCATATCCTCACCTTTAGCTATACGCCTGATGAATTTGACGATATGAGCCTTCTCTGGCACTTGCAGAACAAACTGAGAGCACCTGTTCTTCATAGCTTGCAACATCTTCTCTGGTTCCATAGAACACAAGATGAACAACGTTGTAGGTGGCGGGTCTTCCAAAGGCTTCAACAGCAACTGAGCAGAAGGCCCTGTTAGTTGTTGGCATTCGTCAACAAGGATAACCCTACGTGGTGCTATGCGAGGTTTAAGCTTGCTGATCTTCAAAAGGTCTCGCAAGTCATCAATACCTCTTGAGTCTGCCGCATTTATCTCATGGTAATCCTGAGACCCAGACAAATCCTTTACACCAAACAACTCAGCAGTGAAGGCCCGTGCCAGCGTAGTTTTACCTGCGCTAGATGGGCCTACAAACAACAGGGCGTTAGGAACTTTTTTGCTTTTTACAATTCCAGTAAGCCGCTCTACGATCTTCTCTTGACCTATCACCTTGTCCAAGGTACGCGGACGATATTTTGTATGGAATGGCTGGTTGCTGCTCATAGTGGTTTTCTTATTAAGAGGTTCCTGTTGGTAGGTAAAACTTCAGCATGAGGACCTAAGTTATTAGCCATCATAAATTCATTTACAGCTCGCATTAGTCCTTCGAATTGATGCTCGTAGTCGTCAATGATGAACACACCACCTGGTTTGAGGTTAGGCCACCAATGAATCAAATCGTCCCTAACACCTTCATACGTGTGGTTGGCGTCGTGGTAGATGAAATCAATATTCGGTAGGTCAACATTAGGTTGTGACGTCCTTCCTTTTCTTGGACATAGGTTAGGTATATCCTTTGTCCACAGTGTCCACATATTCACGTAGTCTAAACTACTCAGCATGTTCTCTGGTTGTTTGATCCTGCTATTTAATATCACAGACTCACGTTCACCACAAGTGTTTGGATCGTAAATTCCTCGAGGATGATTCTTCAAATGTATGTCAGTCCAGATGTCAATAGTGACAAGCTTTACTGACTCCTTTTTATTCCACCCAAGAGAATAAGTGCTACGGCCAAACAGAGCACCTAGCTCTACTATAAGACCATTCTCTGGAACTGCCGCAGCGTGTTCCGCAATGATGTTTAAGATTGGCAACCCATTCCAGCCAGGTATGTGGGGGTTAATTTTCCAAGTCATTTCCGTAGTCCTTTAAGTATTTCCAAACCTCTTGTAACTTGGCTCTTACGCAAGCCTGCAGTGGACATAAATTCCCGTATCACCTCTATCTCATCAAAGGCAGAAGTGTCCGTTGTCAACTCTGCGTCAAAATCCCACTCACGTGTTATGAGGGTTTCGAGATCCTTCTTATTTCTGAATACGTTATGGCGAACCACGTTAGGATAATCTGACAACACCTGGTTTATGTCAAGGTCTAGACCCTCTTTTATGAATAGCTTGTACAGGTTTAATGGTTCATGATCGAGCGCCTGCAGATCGTTCTTAGTTGTTATTGTCTCGTTGATCAACTTCCATGGCGGCTTAAACTTAACACACTCAACATCAAGCTCTGACAAAGGGGCTCCCTTGGGTAGCTTAACGTGGTGGAAGAACTTGGGTAGGCTCTCGCCAAAATTTGTTTGGTACAAGGTACCGCTATAGTAGGTATTACGAACACGATGCTTAGTATGCAGGTGTCCCATCAACGTGCGGTGCTTTGTATCTATACCCTCAGAGATTGACCTGCCGTTATCACGCATAGACCCACTTACCTCAAAGTGACCTACGTTTACCTTATCCTTGCGAGTGTTGGTGAAGGGGTAGGGCAAGAAATTAAAAGGCGCACCGTCTATATCTATTAGCTCTTGCTTAGTGTGGACAATCAAATTTGAGGTACGTGCCCAAGCACATGCTGACTCCAATACCTGTAGACTGTGAGTCCCATCTTCAGCAAAGTCATGGTTCCCTAGTATAAAATGCAGGTCTAAGTCCCTATACTTCTTTACGGCCAACAAACCAAACAGAGCTATGTGAGACTCATAGCTCAATCTGGGTTTATCACCTACATCACCGTAGAATATGATTGTCCTAACACCTGCTTCTAATGCGTAGTTGAACACCTTAGCAACAGAGTTGACTATAAGTTCACTGGCGTTAGGGATTATGTTGTCTAATTTTCCAAGATGTAGGTCCCCTATACCTATGCACTCCATTTTTACTCTCCGTCCTCGTCATCTTCGTCAGTTCCTTGTGTTGCTTTCCCTTGGGCTGAGAACAAAATCTCAGCCTTGCCGCTTGCCATCTGTGCAAAGCACATCTTACGCAGGTTCATAGGCTTGGGTATTCCCGCTTTCTTGCATACGCTGGCCATGTCGTCTTTTGACCCAAGTATCCACAGCTTGAAGTCATCCCATGACAACGGACGTGTTGACTTGGAATGGTTCCAGAACAGAGTAAGCGCCGTACGGCCTTTGCCTTTGAGCTGCCCACTTGCTTTGAGGTAGTGCATGGTGTCGTACACTGGATCAACTCCGTGTGCTGTACCATTGCTATCCTTAGTCCACAGGCGGATGAATCCTTCTCGATCAGATTCAGACAGTTTGTTCTTAACTGCCTTAACGCTAATGTACTTGTAGAGGTCCTTGCCGCCGTCAATAGAACGTTCTACCTCATAACCCTTCTTGACCTTGTCTTCCTTAGGCCACAGTTTTATAGCACTAAGGGCACGAGGGTAGAACCGCAGACGTGCGTCACTGTTATATCGAAGCGCCTTTCCACAAGGTTCCGCTTCCTTAGGACCAAACATTGCCATGGGTACGTCGCGCAATTGGTTAACACCAAGCACAGCTACTTTCTTGCTAGCCAGGGAACCCTTAACCCGCGGCAGATTCTTTGAGAACATGCGTGCCTGTAGTGCCAGCGAGTTATCAGAGTTGTCTTCATCCTTGTAGTCTGGGTTCATGTTAGGGTAGCTATCAACAATTACAACTCCTTGCAGACCAGAGTCGGGAGCAGGTACGTATATGCCAGCGCCATAACGCTTAGCCATAGTTGCGTCTGCATGTTCCTTCATGTGTGCATTAGACTTATCGTCATCATATACTAGCCACCACTTGCCGTTCAACAGCTTCTTATCAGGCAGTCTACGCAAGATGGCTGCAAACCAGTTGAAGAAGGATACCCCTTTGGTGCTTGAGCTATATCTCACTCGTGGAGGGACCAACCAGTCGCCTGTCTTATCATCCTTCTTGCCGAACAGTTCTTCCTTTGACATCTTAATACCAGACGTCTTGAGAATGCTTTTGACATACGGCAGAGAGTTGCCTGTGCTACCTTCAAAGTCACGCAGGGAAATGATAGGCACCTCATGTTTGATTGCACTCGCCATTACCAACAAGGCTGCCGTTGTCTTTGCACTCTGCTCTGGACCAAAGTTTGTGTACCATGCTGGCCGTATCCCGCCGCCCAAAATGTAATCAAGCACAAGGCTGCCTGTGGACATTGGCACAACATCATCGAGAGTGTCGGCATCAGATAGCTTCTTGGCCACCTCATCAAGAACCCTTGTGTACCCTGCGTAGGGGTTGAACGCCTTGTCAACGGCTTTGTCGACCTTGTTAGGTTTGATATCCTTGTTTGGTTTAGAAGGTTTTTTAGGTGTCTTTGTTTTTGCCATTATATTGTCTTTATACAGATTTTGTACGGAAGAACTCATTGAGACGAGATAGGGCTATCAATGCGCCTGACACTTTGGGTTCATCAACACTATATACCTTGCCTTTTACATCTTTGGGCAAGCATGTACCTGCAACCCCCATGGTATTCTCATGGCACCCTATTTTGTTATAATTTGTTAGTGTGTTCAGCCTAGGATCCAAGTGTATGTAATCTACTATGCTTTGTGCTTGTTTAGAACTTATACCATGATGAACAGCTTCGTTATAAACTAAGTTGGCAGCCATCAACTTGATAAATAAAGATAGGTTCTTTCCTGTTTTGATCAACAAACATTCTTCTGCAGATTTACGATTAAAGACTATTGGTGTAGTTTGTGTCTTACAGTTACGCAATGTCTTCTTAAACGTATCGTCTATTGCCTTGTTTGTCCAAGGTCCATATACGATGTCAGTCTGATTGTAGAAATCAGAAGCAGCATTTTTCTCTGTTAAGAACTCTGGGCATACTATAAGATTGAAAGCCCTGTGGATAAACCTATACCTCAACATCTTGTATTCGTTTACCCCCATAGTGCTGATCAAGATAACAAGACCTTTGTATTTTAGATCGCACAGCAAGCTGAGTACTTTGTTGATATTTGTCATATCATACCCATAACCTTTTGCAGGCGTATTGACACAAACAAATATAGCTCTAGTATGGTGTACCCAAGGTACACACAGGTCAGGGTGCTTTTTTACATCATACACCCAAGAGTTGACAGAATTTGCAATAAACCCACTTCCGATTGCAGATCCTACTACTCCATAGCCAATAATACCATACTGCGGTTTTGAACCTGTCTCAAAAAGAGTTCTCATACTAAGGGCTGTAGCGGTAGCAAAGTTGCAATTAGTTTTGGTCTTCATATATTTCCTTGTTAACTAGTTATTTACAAAATGATGCCTTCACCATACGATGAATCAATAGATACACTTTCACCTGACCATACTTTAGCTTGCGTCCACTTTTGATCTTCTGAGGACCAAAAGGGATGATCGTCCGATACAGCTAAAGGTAAAAGAAAGAAGCCAGTTGCGTATAGACTAGACGTGCTAACATAAGGTTCAGATAAACAGAATGTCTCATACTTTGAATTAAACCCGTTTCTAAGCATCCCATTAGTCTCGAACATATTCTGTTCGAGCCTCTTTAATACTGCAGTCATACCACATCGGGACTTCCCCAAAAATCCTGACTCATTTATATCTTGGACTTTACTACACCAACGAGATAGGTGGTGAAATGCTCCTAATCTATAAGTAGCAGACCTACCAATAACGGGATAAGTACCTTCGGGAGATATAAGGCGCTCTAAGATACGAGAGTACCGTTCTGACCTAAACGGTTGGTTTACTAACAACGCCTGCATTCTAGGGTCATCGGCGGTAACTTCTTTGATCGTATCTAAAGCAGGGTGGGTTACGATGCTATTGTAGTAATCAGTATGCAAATCAGGACCGTCCCCGTAAATCGACCCACCTTTATAAGATGCTAACGTATTAAGGACAGCAAAATCCAGCCTCATAGGATCAAATGCACTTGACGCAAGTTTGTAAGAAAGAACCTCTGGCATTGCTGCCAGTAACAGCCAATTGTTCGTTAAAGGCCTAATTTTCTTTAGGTACTGGTTGTACACGACAAAGTTTTCAACAGCTATTGTAGTTGAGTATTCGAGCAGTGACTTGTAACCATAAGACATCGTATCTAAAATGGACCAAGTGAGGTATCCGTAGTCTACTATGTTCTGAGAGCACGGTTTACAGGAAATGTTGTTTTTACCAGAAAACAAGTTGTTAAACGCCTTAACTGATAGGTCAGCTAAGTCTCTCCTGTCTATCTCAACACTTGACATAGACTCTGGCGCAAATAACCAACACCCTAGACTGTAAAGAATTCTAGAGTAAGCCTCTAGGTTTTGACACAGTTGACCGCCGTTAAAGTTACCAGTCCAAGGTATGTGTTTGTCGTCTGCTAACAGGCTTAGGCAAGGTTTAGCGTATTTAACAGCAAAAGCTTCCCAGTAATTTCTGTCTCTAGACATTTAGAGTTACCCTTTGACTGACCACAGCATCAGTAGCCTTCCAATTATCATTAAGGTAACCTTGTTCAAGTCCAATATGGTGAGCCTCGCACCCCATAGTGTACCCAATCTTGTACCCTAACTCTGTTAATCTTATCTCTAACGCTATGTCGTACCCTCGAACTCCTTTTTTACTAAAAGTTTCTTCTATAAGTAACCACAAGTTGTCGTCTTCTAATACGTCTCTTCGCATAGAGTAGAATTGAGATAGCCACTTGTACTGTATTGTCGATAGGCTCTTGATAAAGTGCACTTTTGCTTTATCTTCTGGCATACCTGCATTGAGATATGACGCATAAGAGAGATATCTGGTTCTGTTGAAGTCAGAGTAACCCCTAACATTAGCAGCGTCAACTACTCCAATAGTATGAACGTCAAGGCCCCCGCTTCTGTTAAGAAGCGAATACCAAGCGTTATAGTGAGTTATTAGATCATCATCGAGGTTAACAAACCATTTCCAATCTGGATTTATAGTATTCTTAAACTCCCTTTTTGACCTTGCTACGGACATAGATTCCGGTATTTCATTGATCAGAAAGTGGTTTTCAGTTGCCAGCGCAGCTAGATCTATAGCAAGGCGTACGTTAGCTTCCATTTTGCCATAATGCTGTATTATAAACACAGCGTTGCTGACGTTAGCCATTGCGCAAGACAAAGTAGCAAGCAGGGCATGACTACGCCCGGGATAAGTAGTTGTTAGAAGTACAAAATCAGTATAATTCATTTAGGTTAGAAGGGGGACGTGTCCCCCTTCTCTCTTTAGTTAATCTTCATCATCCTCAGTCTTAGTCGTCTTCATCCTCGTCGTCTTCATCATCCTCGTCATCATCGTCTGACTTCTTGGACTTTTTGCCTTTATTGGCCTGCTTCTTGGCTTTCTTGGCCGGCTTACCTTTGGCCTTTTTCTTTGGGACGTCGTCTAGATCATCGTCATCATCATCCTCGTCGTCATCATCTTCGTCCTCATCATCATCGTCATCTTTTTTAGATGGCTTCTTAGAAGGTTTACCCTTAGCTTTAGACGCTTTGGACTTTGGAACGTCCTCGTCTTCGTCATCATCGTCTTCATCATCCTCATCCTCATCGTCATCATCGTCGTCGGACTTCTTGGATTTCTTTGAGGGTTTGGCCTTGGCCTTCTTGCTCTTGGGTGTATCATCTTCGTCGTCCTCGTCATCTTCGTCCTCGTCATCATCTTCGTCATCTTCATCATCGTCATCGTCGGACTTCTTGGATTTCTTCGAGGGCTTAGCCTTTGATTTCTTTGACTTTGGAGTATCCTCGTCTTCATCGTCTAGGTCATCATCTTCATCGAGGTCGTCTTCTTCGTCCTCATCGTCGTCTTTGGAATGCTTTTTGCCTTTAGCATTTTTATCTGGCTTGCCTTTACCCTTCTTTGACTTAGGTGTATCTTCATCATCATCATCGTCGTCATCATCCTCGTCGTCACCCTTCTTTTTCTTCTTACCACCGATAGTTGCCATACGCTCAGACCAACGCTCAACTTCCTTCTTGGCTTCCTTAGGTGTTTCTGGGGACATCAGTGCAGACAAATCCCACAGCAAGTATTCCTGCTCTTCTTCTGTCAAGGGGCTATGGTCACCCTTTTGGATAGAGTATGCGTTAGCCGCCAGCTTCGCATCTGGGTCGTACATGATCGAGACATCGCAACCGTACTTGGGATTCGACAGGTCAAAGCCTTTCTTCTCGCCAGTCTTTTTGTCCTTGTGACGATTAAGAGCGCCAATTTTCTTCAACTCACGAATGAGTGTACTTGTCAGGCGTACGCCACGAGCAGGCGTCCAGGTCTTGCTACCTTTCGTCTTAATACCAGTCTTGTCTTCGGACTTGCTTGGGGTGCCTTTTTTGCTAGGCTCGTCTTCTTGCACAGACCTGATGATTGCATTGGTGAAGTATTCCTTCGAGAACCGAATACGCTCATCATCAGCCTCACAGTATGCACATGACTTGGTACTGTCATGATCTTCTGTTTGGGGATCGAACGACACACATGTCTTAGGAAATTTGATAGTCTTTCCCTCTTTGGATCTTGACTCAATCCAATGCTTCCCATAAGCAAAGATTGGGCCTACGAAACGTAGCTGCACCCATTCATTAGGCGGGAACTTGAACATGTCCACTATTTCGTCAGGGCGTGGATCCCTGTTGTTTGTGTCTTTGACGTCGCTAAACGTCTTGTTGGATTTGAAAACTGCTTTCACTTTTACTCCAGTTTGTTGTTAATGGAAATACATAACTAACACGTTTATTTACAATGCTATGTCTGCGTCTTTTAGAGTCTTCTTATTTATGTACTCCTCTAGTGCGTTCATAACCATCAACCTATCTCGTAGGTTCTTCCTCCACTTCTGATAAAGCTTCCTAACGTAATAAGATTGAATCACCAATGTGCCGTCAATCAATACACCTAGGTCGTAGTAATAGAATTGATTTCCATAGAAGTCTCGCATACGCTGCCTAAGTGTCTCTTCGTTTGACCACATGAAGTACGTCGCATGTTCATCGCTAAATGTGAACATATAGACTGGCACGCCTTTACTCATGATCACAAATTTGGACTTACTACTCAGTATGTCAAACGTAGCAAACATTCTACCTTTGGCATTCTTGCTAATCTTTGCGTACACAAGATCTAAGTAAGGAAGATTCTTATCTTCCTCAGTAGAGGTAGAGTTTATAGTTAGTAGGTTGTAGATGATCTTGTGTGTCAAGTTGTCTTCTGACTCATCACCTACACGCATACCACCAATGGTGACACCACGACTTGGAGCACTTAGCTTGGAGGTTTCTGCGTCAATGCAACCTAAGAAATAATCAAAAGGTTTCTCTTCGTCAGATACCTTCTCACCAAAGTGATTCCCTATCTCAATCTTGTCCATGTGTACAAAAGGGAACGTTACTGGAGAGACTGTACTAGATGCCTCTCCCCTATAACTGTGCAAAACAACACACCCGTATAAAAGGCCTGTCATAGCATCACCTCTTTAACAGAGACTGGCGAGTAAGAATTTTTATAGCCCTCTCTTTTATAGGGGTCCTATCATACGGGAAAAATCCTTGTAACCCAGTTGTTATAAGATGCCCACCGTACTCTTTTAGCAAGTTATCTAAACAAGCTGACCAGACGTAGTTGCGAGCGCCAGGAGCATATCTCCACCCATCATTTGCTGCGCCACTTTTTGCCCAAGATGTTGGGTAGGAAAAGAACCAAACACTTGATTTTATTTTTACATACTCTTGTGTCGTAATGCTAAGAAGCCTAGGCCGAAGTAATTCAGTGCTAAAAACTTTCAAGGTTTCAAGAACTGTTTCGATGTACTCCAAGGTTAGCTTCGGCAAAAGTACCATACGGTAGGATAAGTGATCATACGGGGTACGATCCACTACAAGAACGTCTAAACCTTCAACTGTTGCTAGTGTTACTTCATCTTGAAGGTTTCTACAATAGTCTTCAAGTATTGCTTCTTGCAAGGTTAGTTTCTGATCATCGGTGAGGTATTGGGCGTCGCTTTCTGTGCCTATGTTTAATCTTGCATACGTTTGTCTTGTAGTGCTCTTAACAATTCCTGCCTTTAAACCCAAGGTTGTTGCTTGATCTTTTAACTCTTTGGCTACAGAGGTTTTGCCTACACCTCCTGCCCCCGCCAAAAATATGATGTTCAACGTGTGTGTATTATTGGTCTTCATTTGTATTCCTCTGGCACTACGCCTAAAATTGGATAGTTGGTGTGAAGGTAACGCTTAAGCTTTTTGTACTTTGGGTCTTCGTAAATCGCCCATATTTTTGTCTCTGCTTCTTTGCGGCTCTCAGCATCTAAATCTTTTAAGGCGACCTGATCGTCTAAGGTTTTTAGGATTATCTCGTTCAAATTTGAATTTGTAAATGACCATTTGTAATGCTTGTCTTCTGTTGCGCCGATTTCCACTTCGATCTCTGGTTCAACTGTGAACTCGAAATTGTAGACGTCCTTGTAGTGTTTAGTCACACCATACGTCACTGTCCATTGCATCACGTGGATGAAGATAAGCATGATCTCATAAGGCACCTCAGAGTATTGGGCATCATGTACTTGCTTAAGGATATCAACAGGCATTACTTCTGTGTTTTCATCCATGAAGCCAAACTTTGTTAGAACATCCCACATTTCAACTACAACCAACCGACTGCCTGTAACGCCTATCATAGAGGCCAGACCTTGAACAGGACTGTTGGCCGCCCTGCGTAGCAAGCCAGCAACAATGCCGTTTATGCCAGTCATGACACCAAACAGATTGCGCCGTACCCCAATAGGGCTGTAGGTGTAGTAATTTTTCTCGGCATGAGCTTTAGACCACTCTAACCAAGCTGCGCCTTTCTTAAACTCAGCAAACATCTTGGTCATTATGTCTTTAGCAAGCTTTACCTTGTCGTCCCCAGCTAACTCTACATAATCAGGCTTGAGCTTAAGCAAAGCATCTTTTATCTCTAAAACACGTGCCTTAGTAGGGGCTGGAGTGGCCTTTAGTTCGTTCTTAAGTGCGTACTTCTTGTCATCCAAGTTGTTCTTTGCTGTAGTGCGAATGTCCTTAGCAAGAGACTTGGCGCTTTTTTGATAGATCACACCGAACACAACGCTCTTGATTGCGTCACGTAGTGGATGCTCTTTATCAACCCACATATCAAAGAAGCGTTTTACGTTCAGCAGATGTATATCGCCCCTCTTTTTCAAATCTTTGAATATTCTATCAGCTTTCAGTGTGTGCTGTATCTCTTTAATTCTTTGTCTTTTTTCATCTTTGTTCAAAGATTTAAGCTCCTCTTCTAACTTCTTTATATCCTCTTCACTTAAAGGAAATTTACTATTTGTAGGCAGACTGTAAAGTTGGCGTAGTTTCCTACGCAACTCTTGGCCGACCTTAAACACGGACGCAAGCACCAAGTCAAAGGAAATCATTGACCACACTCTAACCTCGTGTGCGCTATAGTCAAACTTGACATGCACATGCCCAGGTGGGGCCCTAAAAGATCGCTTGATGTACTTGGCCTCAGGACCTCTTGATGGTACTTGCTGCAGGCTAGGCTTCATGCTGTTAAGCCGGCCTGTCACAACATCAAAGAAACCATAGGCCGCACGTAGCATCCAGTCAAGCTTGCTATCAGGCGAATCTTGAATCTTGTTCCACCAGCCTTTAACGTATGTAGACCACAGCTTCTTTAGCTTAACAAGCTTGCCGAACTTCTCTACAATAACGTTGTCTCGTTTGTAAGCCTTAATGAACGATACGTTTACCTGAGGTTTTCCAGTCTTTGTGTGGCTAATTGGTTCTAGACCTAGCACACCAAAGAACAATAGCATTTGATGCTCTGCTTTGCCGAAGTCAAACACTGACAGCACTGTATCAAACAGACCTTTGTTTGTCTTTTGGCCAGAGCCTTCATCAAGAAGCTTTGCATTAGCTTGCTTTAACTCCTTTGTACTCATCAAGTCTTTCGACAGGTCAGCTATAAGCTTAAGCAAAGGACTTGCCTTCGACTTTAAGAGCGCCAAATAGTTTCTGTCAATGGATATGCCTGCCGCTTCCATGTGAGATATGGCATGTACCGTGTTGCTCATCTGGTTTATTACAAGCCTTCGGAAGAAAGGTTTGTAATTCTTATCGCCTAGTGTTAGGTCACTAGCTCTCTCCAACTGCATTTGGTGCATACACCACGGGAACACCACATCACCACACCCGTACTTGATGAAATCAGGGTTGCTTATCTTTGTGAGGTTTGGATTACTACGGTCTTCCTTAGAGAATTTAGATCTCTTGTAGAAGTCATTACCATATACAAACAAAGTCTGTTCTAGACCACCATGTGCTGTACCGAAAGGACTGTCCTTAAGGGCTGTGCGGTTCTCATCAAGCAACCACTCTCCCGCAGTGATCTCCCATATAGGATGGAAGATGATAGGGATGCCCAAGGACTTGCGTATGATGCGGTTGTCAAATTTGCCGTTGACTGCTATAAGGTACTTGCAAGGTAACTCACCAGTCTTGGCATAGAAGAATTTGCGTAGACGCTTCTTTATATACCGAGTCTCTTTAGCTGAGAATGGAGTTTCCTCATGATCAACAGGCAGCATGTATCCCTTGCCACTATCATCGAAGGCGAATTGAATCGTCTTCATCTTGTTGTGGTTGACCGTCAAATTTTCCGTCTCTGTATCGACTGCAATCTTCTCTTCTGTCTTGAGGCGACGATACAGCTTATCAAACTTCTCGATTGTATCAACAAGACGTGGACGTACTTTGACCTTAGACAAGTCATAGAGCATACGGCCAAGCAAAGCATTGATCACATGGTTCGTGACGTAGAACAGAAGATTAGATCTAGTATAGATCTTGCTTTCGCCTTCACCTTCGTCTTCGCCATCATCCTCGTCTGCCTGTTCGTCTTTTTTGCCCAACGTGTACAAAGGCAGGAGGTCCAAGCTAGGGACCATCTTGCACTTATGTCCGTTAGCTTCTAAGTCAAAAACCCACCCACGCTTTTTAGGCAGGAAGTCAACATCTGGAAGAAGAGATTGAGCAGCGTAATCGCCAAATACTAAAACCGTTGTTGGTTCTAAGTCAGCAATAGCTACTTTGACGCGCTTAACAAATTCTGCGCGATAGGGCGGCCACATCTCTTTTGGCTTGTCCATGAATTTTTCATTGTTGAAGTTTACCGCAGCAAAAGCCACATCCTTGCGACGCAGCCCTTTTTCTTTAGCTCGGTCTAAGCTGTACCTAAGTAAATTAGCCACAACTGTTTTTGCTCTGTCATGCAGTAGCTGACGATCTTTTATGTCATGAGTATCGACAGTCTCAATGACAATAAGAATCCTGTTACTTGCAGTCTCCCAATCGGAATCTACTGGGCACCGTAGACTGTAGCTGCCCTTTTTGTAAGGGACGTCTGGTTTGAAATAACTATCGAACACAAATGACCTCGAAGGTAGTATAAGGGAGGGGGCAAATATTTGCCCCTTGTTTTGTTATTTACAACGTAGATGATTGTTTACCCCAGGTGATTTTGTTCCACACACGCTCATGACACCAGTAGATGAAAGGCTTAACGACAATCTCAGTGGTGCCAATAGCAAGAGAAACAATAATCTTCCCAGTTACAACGTAGGAGATGATTACGGTTGTAGCTGTCCCACACATGCGATAGCTATACGCCTTAACCAAACTCCTAATGCCAGATTCACCGTTACGCAAGTCCCATGTCTTGACGAATCTTTGTAGCAGAGATTGAGTGTGTTGCGTCATCGAAAGTTTCCTGGGCAATTGTATAACCAACACCGCGTCCGTACCCAATGTGGGTGATGTTCGGCACAACTTGAATCTCGTACTGACCTTGGTAGATAGGGTCAAGGTCACGTCGTATGAAGGCCTTAACTTTCTCAATCTCGAATGGATTGGAACCATTCCAGCCTTGGCAATCACGCACTTGGATCACAACTTGACCCGTCTTCTGGATCAGACGGTCAAACAATGCACGGTGGCCTTCGTGCCAAGGTTGCCAGCGGCCAAGCATCTGCACAGTTTCCTTCTGCCAGTTGAAGACAGGACGACGGCGGTTGTTCAGTATATGGTCGCCAATGAACTCCGCCCACTTGTCAGCGTTCTGTTCAGGGACTCGGAAGTCGTATTGCTCAGGTGGCACAAACGCTTTGTTGGTGTCCTCATACCGGCCTTGGTCGATTGTATCAACCCAGATCGTCCAGTCGGCTTTGAAGTTGTGGCGCATTTCAGGCAGAGGGGCTACAAAGTCAGCAATAGCAAAATCACCTGCTGACTTTAGGGCAAACTCCGCCATACGCAGTGATTGACGGATGCGCCCGTCATGCGAGAAGTCCCAATCATTGAACCGCTTGCGAATCTCGTCGGCGTTGAACCAATCAACCTTTACACAGTACGGGCCAAGCATCGAGTCAGTTGTCATCGCTCTGGACAGCGACATGTTGTTGGCAGTGCCGTTGTCCTCAATGTATTTCTTAAGTGCCATTGCAAGTGTTGTCTTGCCGGAGCCTGGAAGCCCCATTACGAGTATTTTTGTCATGTTGTTACCTTGTTAGTGTTAGAAACCAATGTTCTGGTTAATTTTTTTAGCGAATGCCCAATCGTAATGTAGCTCATACTGTAAAGGCTTTTCACGATTTGCCAAACGCCTAGCTAATTCTTGGGCATGGTACTCTGGGAATACGTTGTCCCATTTGGAAGTTATTCGGATATCAAACTTTGACGGAGGCACAAACAATTTGTTAGTATCCTCGAACCGACCAGCTTCAATACGGTCAACCCAAATTGTGAATTGGGCATTGAACAATGCTCGCGTTTCCTCGGTAGGACACACAAAGTCGGCAATGACGTTTGCGCCCCACTTGGCTGCAATGTCACACAGGTGTCCCATGCGTCGCGCTTGCTCAACACGATCAGAAGATGAAAAACCAAGGTCCTTGTTAATGTTTTTGCGTATATCGTCGGCGTTGAAGTGTACGCACTTTAGATTTTTAGCCAAGGCCTCAGCAAGATAAGTCTTGCCGGACCCTGGTAGTCCCATAATTAGGATCTTCATATTGTTGAACTAGTTGGAGTTACTCGGCTTCGAGCATTTCCTTGACGCGGGCGCGCAACGTGTCGTCAGTCCACGTGCCGCGCACGGCCAAGTACGCATCGCCTTCCCATGCGGTCATGTTGCGAGTAGTCAGTGGTGTAGTCGGGAACGAAACGACGACCTGAACGCTGCTCAGAGGACCGCGCCCAAAGTTCTCGCGATGCGGCTGATCTGGATTGGGGTTGGGAGGCGTGTAGCCGTAGTTTTCTTGAACGTCAACGAGATCAAATTCAGTGACGACGACGGCTGCAATTGCTGCGGCCACTACATAGCTTTTCGACAAGGCTGTCATGGTAAGTCCTTAAAGTTGAATGGCCGATTTTGGCCGTTGGGGTTGCGGGATAGATTGCGGAGATTGTTTAACAAGTTGTGATTGGGTTGTTGGCTGGACATTGGGTACCCAGTTAAGTTGTGATTTGATTTGATCGAAATTACTCCTCCAAAAAGATGCGGATTCATATTGCTGCCAAAGGTCTCCAGGCAGAATACTAACACGTTGCTTGAATTCAACCTTCTTACGAACCGTATGGAGACCTACAATTTTTGTCTGCTGATCAAACTCATCGTAAGAATCTTCCACGCTATTTAAGTCATGGTTGAACCAAGGCTCGCCTATGAAATTATAAATAGCTTTGAGCACACTTAGGGGTTCGCATACTAACGTATCGTACTCAATGTACAGAATGTTCTTACGCTCATTGCAGAACAAAGATTGCTTTACGTTAGCCAAAGGACCCGCAACATAACCTGGGAAGTTAGGAATCTGTCCCATAAGCATATTGCTACGCTCGTACACGGTACTTAGTTGCTGATGACCGTACAGTGGCTTGATCGTGTATGGATTTTTAGCATTTAGTTGCTCGAATGAATCGAGAATCCAAGGTATTTCTCGGACGCACACAATCATCTTGAACGTAGGGAACAGATCAGCAAGCAAGGCCGTCTCTGCGGACCACCCTCGGTTGGTATTGAAACAAACGTCAGTCTTGTTTTCCTTGTAGTAACTATCAAACAGATCACGAATCATCTGCCTGCGTTTATCAATAGATACTACAGCCTCCATCCCTGCTGCTGTACCTGTATCCTTGATGATGCTGTTGATGTACATAGCCAGCGGATCACTGATGCCAGTGGAGAACCTTGGGTTCTGCTTCAAGATCGCGCTGAGCAACGTAGTACCCGATCGAGGCAAGCCAGAAATAAAGTGATATGTCTTCATTTGAAAACTCCAGTGACTACGCCGATAATGTAGCCAAGAATGAACGCTACCATCGGGTGCTGTATGACGGCGTGAAGTTTAGCCATTAGACTTCACCTTAGTGATAAGCTTGCCAAGGTCAGGCATGTATAGGTACTGTATCTCGCTATTGAACAGAGTGACCAGCGCATCATACGTGCTCTCGACCAGCGGTTGGCCGGCCAGATTGAAGCTGGTGTTGAACAGCATAGGCATTCCGGTAATTGACTCAAAAGCTTTGATGAGTTTGTAGTACACAGGGTTCTGTTTTTCAGTAACAGTCTGGATGCGGCAGGTACCGTCAACGTGTGTCACTGCGGGAATAAGATCGGCCTTGTCTTCACGCACCTTCACAGCGTACATCATGAACGGAGACTCTTCGAGGCCGGCCATTTCAAACAGTTGGTCTGCGTACTCTGCCATAACCGAGCCTGCAAAGGGGCGGAACCACTCGCGGTGCTTGACCGAGTTGATAAACTCTTTACCATTAGGCGCGCGCGGATCAAACAAGATACTGCGATTGCCCAAAGCGCGTGGACCGCCTTCTGCTTGCCCTTGGAACAAGGCGACGATCTGTTGTTTGGACAATAGGTCTGCTACATCTTCTGCAGTTGCATCTTCTACCTTGATGTTGCCGTTCTTCTCAGCCACCTGAATGGCCTCGTAGTTAGGAGGGGCGCCAAGATACACTGACGTTAGAGGGCGCACCGTCAGTTCCTTGCTGTGCTGATACCACGCGTATTGTGCCAGGCCGATCGCCGTGCCGCCGTCATGCGCCATTGGATCAACGTAGAACTCAATGTTAGGGAACGCCTTGACGTACTTGTAGTTGGCGACGCAGTTGAGCGCGAACCCACCAGATAGTACGATGTTGGTTTCACCAGTTGTGTCAATCGCCTTCTGGATCAACCGCATCACCATTTCTTCGGCTTCATTTTGAACCGCGTAAGCAAGGTTCTTGTCTTGCTCACGAACCAGATTGAAATCGTTGTGCCACTCACGAGGCTCAGTGTAGCGTTTCAGATATGGGAACCTGTTCTCGTCGATGTGTGCGCCCGCTGGGTACGCAGGGATCAGCAGGTTTTTGTTTCCCTTGCCGTTGACGAAGAAGGGTGGGATGCTCGTGTCTGGTTTTCCGTACGGGGACAAGCCCATTGTCTTACCAGCTTCAATGAAGCCGAATCCCAGGTACTGGGAGACAGCTTCGTATGCCTTGGTAATGGTGACAGAGCTATCAAACTCTTGGATGCCGTTGTCGTAGTAGGTGTTGGTGCCACCGTCGGAGTAGCGTTTGTAGACTGCATTGAACTCATGTGGGTAACTGCATTGGTAAATTGTCTCGGTCTCGTATCCGGCAACCTCTGGGCCGTTCTCGCTAACACGTTCACGGTGGACCGAACCAGAACCGTCAACGATGATTGCGGCGGCGGTCTCAAAGCCTGAACCGTAAAAGGCAGCCGCAGCGTGGCCAAGATGGTGTAAGTTCCCCATCACAGATACCTTGATATTCGGGTTAAATTTACGGGCCAATGCAGAGTACGCATTTTCCCCTGTCCACGGTAAAACAGCTAATTCCGGTGAGGTACCGCCTATAATTAGCTCGTCTACGGGGTGATTTATGAGGACCTGTAGCATAGCACGAAACGGGTTTCCGTCGTATTTCATGCGACTGACTCGTTCTTCTTCACCATAGAAGGCAAGAACACCGTCTACGACGAGGGCGGCGCTGCCGTTGTGGCCTGGATTGATTGCCAAAATTGAATACATGGTCATTTCACTTTCTTGTCGACGTCAGCACAGATGGATACGAAGATTTCGTTGAGGTCCTTCTCGGAGAACCGCATGGTTGACTCATTGAGCCTGTTGGACAACGCTACGTCAAGACCGGCCAGACGGATAGGGCTGTACTTCTTGACGGTCAGACGATCAATGATATTGAAGTAGTCCGGGTACGACGTATTGATCGGGAACGTAGAGCCAAAGATCACAGAGCCGGGTGTACCGACCGCACGAGCAATGTGCTGGCCTACGCTGTCGCAACCAACGAAGTAGTCGGCTTCGGCAATCAACGCACCCCACTGGCGCAGATCGCAAGTGTACTTGGCGGCAAAGTTGTCGTCCTTGAGTTGGAAGTCAGGCTCGCCGAAGAACACCATGTTGTATCTTTGGGCTAATTTCTTCACCAGCGACAGGTAATCCTTTTGGCTCAAGCTGCGGGATTCTTCATCGATGATCGCAGTCTTGTCAATCTTGGCGCCTCGACCAAACGGTTGGAAGATCACGGTCCGTTGCTTCTTCTGGATGCCCTTGAGGTCGTTGAGTGTGCTGGTAGCCACAGCGCGTTCGGTGATGTTGAACACCATCTGCGGTACGCCCAGATCGCTGTGATCCTTGGTCAGATTGATTTCCCGGTCAAAGCCTTCGACCAGCGAAATCTCCTGACGGAAATATGCGGGGTTGCGATACGGCTCAGGTGTGATGATACGATCCGCGTTCTTCACCACGTTGTCAAACACGCCCTTGGTGTCCAGGTTATACGCACGATCCTGTAGCTCAGGAATGCCCCAGAACAGAAAGTCCCATGCACCAATGAGCACAGCCCAATCATCATTAGGGTTGAGCCGTCCGTACTTGATGAGTGCGGGGATGGCCGCGATCACTCGGCCTGCGCCGCCGTCGATGAAAAATATAGTCTTCACAGTAGGAGTCTTTCTTCAGTGGTTGTTGCTATTTCGGAAGTAGTAGGCGCTAAGCCTGTTAGCGAAATGTTCAAGTGTCGCTCGAACAGGATGTCAGTCTGGAGCAACGTGCCTCGCTCATCGTACGAGGTGCCAAAGATGTCGATTGCTACGTATCCGATTGCCGCCATGTACGCGATGACTTCGGCAAACAGAGGTGCGTCCTTGTTGTATTCTGCGATTGAGCACTCCAATAAAATGTACAGAGGCAGCTTATCAAGAATGAATCCGGATGCGCCCTTGAGTATCAGTAGCTCTGCGCCCTGTGCATCGATTTTGATTAGTCCGTTCGTTGACCACGAGCCGAAGAAGTTGTGCTTGCGGTGCAGGGCGTCCACCGTTGTCATGTGCTTCTTCAGGACTAGCGTAGACATCGGGTTGTAGTGGAACGTCTGCTCAAGGAAGATTGAGCTGCCCGTAGTGTTCTTGTCTTCGCCGAGCGTGTAGAAATTCACGTTGTCTTGCTCACGATCACCAAGCAAGGCGATGATCGCTCGGTCAGATAACCACGGCGCCTGGCGTTCGTCAGCTTCGATCTGCCACACTATAGCAGTAGGCCACACGGCTCTGACCGTTTCAGTGAACTCACCACGGTAGGCGCCAATGTCAAGCACGTAGTTGATGTGTCTTCCGTGGTTCTTCAACACCGAGAACCTCTGTCTGAATTGTTCAATCATTTTCTGTTCCAAAAGTCGAGCTGCATATCAGTGTAGAGATTGGTCAGTTCGTGTCCGATCACTTTCTCGGGCTCAGGACTTGTCTGAGCCATCGTCGGGCGCACGTCATGCAGACCTTCGAGACCGCCGTGGTATGAGTCGTTCTCAGGCATTGGCTGTAGCGAATCCAGACGGACTCCGCAGGACTCAATGCCGACGAACTGACAGACCTGGTCCATTGTTCCCTGACTGTTATTTACAATGTCCAAATAGCGTAGCACCAGCAGGTCAGCAGCACCTGATTGAAATCCATGACGCAGCGCCATGTAGGGCACGTTGATGTAACGCTCCCACAAAATCTTGCATCTGTTCTTGTCGTTGATCGGCAGCCCCTTGTCGATCAGGTCTTGATCCACGAACGTAGTCTTGTGAGAGTTCTTGCGTATCAGCAGAATGTAGGACGCCAGCACACTGGGTATGGATCGCACTGTGCAGATGATCTTGGGACGCTCGTGCAGAACGTCCTTCATCATGTGAGCCTGACGCGGCCAGATGCGGTTCTTGTCAACGATGATAGGCTTGGATACGTGCTCGTAAGCGCCGAACACCAAGCCTCGCATCATGTTGCTGTACTGGTTTGGGTCTGGATTGACTAACGCTGCCGAGATTTGGGGCCAGTTGTTGTTGAAGATCGTAATCATGTCCACCACTGGTGACGTAGTGGAGGCATGAATCATCGGATGTTGATTCAGCAAGGACGCAAGTACCTGTGAGCCAGAGCGTGGAATGCCCGAGAGCATGATAAAAGACTTGTCCATTACAGTTGTTTCCCGTTCGTTGGGGCCGCAGTTGCTGTAGTACCGCGCATAATCTCAAGGAACTCCTTTGTGCCTAGGAAGTTCCAGCCACCATCAATCTCGTACCGCACATTGGCCAAGGCATTTCGTTGGATAGCTTGCACGGCCCAATTCAGTACACGAGCGTCAAGCCGTTGCCCCATTTCCTTTATGGTGACGAACGATACTCCAGTTCGGGTTGTTTCCAACACTAGCAACGCGTTGACCAGATTAGGCTTCATCCATGCAGGGATAGCGAGCGACCTCAACCATAGACAGCGGAACGTTTTGCACGGTTGCTCAGGTCGATCTTCATAGATGGTGCAGCCAGTTTCACACACGAAATGGCACTTCGTACCTGGATAGAACTGGTGTCCGTGCGCTTCGCCGGTCGCCCAACCATCGCAGCAGGCCGTACAGCCACCACAGTTCCTTTCAGCCATTATGTGAATTGTGGCACCTCTCATAGCTGCCTCTTCGTAGTCGGTATGGTAAAGTCAGGACCCTTGAACCATCTGGTAAACTGATGACTAGTTCCTTTAAACTTGTAGGGTCCGATATGGTTGCACACGATGTCAGGATCGAGATATATCTGGAAGCCGCCCGTACGTAGCTTGTTGAACGCGTGAATGTCCTCGCTTATGAGGCTACTGTCTTCGATCACAACGTCAAAGATCATGCGACGCTCTTTGTTGTCCTTGGGATCGATGTAGGGCACACTTGCGTCCCACAAATACTGCATGGCCTTGCGACTCATCTTGACGAAGCCTGTTCCTAGCCCATCAACTTCGATCAGACCAGTGACGGGGTCCTTGGGACGTCGCTGTACACTGCGAACAACGTACTCCTCAATGTCGCCCTTCTTGCGATACGTGCCACCAACCACGTCAGCCTCGTGGTCTAGCAGTCGGAAGAACCACTCAGGTTCCCACTCAATGTCGCTGTCAATCCAGATCAGATCGTCAACGCCCGACTCAAGAGCAACGTGGATTGTGTCGTTACGGGCACGTTGCAGCAGAGCGTCGAAGCTGATCCACATTGGCGTAATATCGACGTCACGTTCCATGCCCATCTTGATCGTATTGCACAGACTGTTCGTGTACCACACGTCGAGGCGGCCGTCGTAGCACGGCGTTCCTATCATCACTTTTCGTGCGCTCATTGCAGTGCCTTTATCAAGTCTCGAAATTCTAGGAGGACAGTCTGTGCATCGGGCCCGAGATAGTTGTTCATGAACGAACGATATGGTACGGTGTCCGTCCACTCGTACACAATCTCCTCGTACTCGCGGTCGTGAAAAATGCTGTTGCCAACCAGGTGTTCTAGCATACTCAGTTTAGGCACCACAAGCATATTGCCGTCACGCTCAGTGAATATCCAGCGATGGTGAATGAAACCCAACCACTTGGCGCTCTCGATCCGCGTAAGTTCTGTGCGGATGCTGGGCGTGGTAATGACGCCGGCCTTGGCAATACGCGGCAGTAGCTCCAACGTAGTGAACGGGTTGTAGAGGTCTTCGAGAGTGTGAGTGCAGATCGCGTAGTCGAAGCGTCCGTGACGTTCCACATACTCAAGCATGGTGTTCCACGCCTCACGGTCGCAGACATCAATTCTCACGCCACTAGGTGACGTCACTGCATTGATGTCAATCACGAGGTCAGTGATAGACGCAGACCAGCCTCCGCCATGAGTACCGCCGACGTCAATGACAGAGTATCCCGGCGTCTGTTGTTTGGTGTTCCCTACGTCGTGTAGGATACGCGCACGGGTATGCAGCGTCCTACCGTATTTGATTGTGAGCATATTCAAGCCTGCAGTAGTGAGTTGAAGAACTGACGCCACTCGCCAATGCGATGTTCCCAACTGTAGCGACTGTTGAACCAGGCCGACTGTGCACGCCATTGTGAGTCGGGTAGCCACGTGTACTCGTCGATAGCGTCTGCAAGCACCTTGGCGTACCGCTCGACTAGTCCGCTGCGCTCACTATTGACATACGTGGCGTGAGGTCCGCACGTCTCAGGCAACGCACCAAGACCTGTAGTGACTATGTGGCAACCAGCAGCGCCAGCCTCAATCGCGGACAAGCAGCTAGTCTCCTCGAACGTACTTGGGTACGCCAGAATGTGAGCCCGTTGCACCGCTACGCGAACGGCTTTGTTGGTGACGTATCCTCTGTAATTTACACCTGGAGCAGTCCGACATTTGGCAAGGACGTCCTTGTTTTTCTGACCTTCGCCACTAGCGTAACCCGCACCATAGATGATGTTGGATGAGTACACGTCAAGAACCACATTGCGGCCAGGCTTCACAATCTCGTATGCGTCAAGCAGAATGTCAAGACCCCGATCTGGCATGGAGGTATAGATGAGCCGAATCTGACCGTCCGGCTTTGGCACGAACGGTATTGGGTCAATTGCGTTTCTGATTACGGTGTTTTGAACGTGCTCGATGTTGTACAGTTCACGGAATTGGGCAAGCTGCCATTCACTGACGTAAACAAAGGACGATACTTGGCTGACGAACTCAGCGTCGCGCATTCCATAGGTTGCGGGCTGGTCAGTCATCAAGTGCTGCCACACTACGTTGAGCCTTTGGGACTCAAGTAGCTGTGGAGCGCAGATGCTAAGGATCAAGTTGACCCGGCTTAGAATAGCGGGCCAATTTGGTCCTAGGTACCGCAAGAGGGAGGTGTACAGAAGTTCTGATCCGCCTTTTGGCGTTATTGATATTGGTGTCATGGTCTGTACCATTGGTGGAGAACGAAAAAGGAGTGTACGCACACTCCTTATTTACAGTGCTTGATCTGCGGACGGTCACGCTCCTTCTAGCACACGCACGCGTTCTGTGAGCGCCTCTACGCTGGTAGTCAAAGCGTCATTCTTTTCTGCCAGTTCCTGAATGGCTTTCACCATCACTGGCAAGAGCTTACCAGGTGCTGCTTCGTATCTTGATTCGTCCTCGTTGGAGATCACAAGTTCAAGCCAGTCACGGACCTGATGGTAATCCATCGCTTGCTTGAGTTCCTGGGCAATAAATCCAGCGTACCCCTGACCAACTTTTGATCCGTCACGCATATTCCATGTGAATTTCACTGGACGGATTTGCCGAATGAAATCAAGACCTAGTGGAATGTCCTGAATGTCTTTCTTGTCACGGGCATCAGATAGTGCAGTGATACTGGTTACCTGAGCACGGATGGTTGCTATGCTTGCGTTACCAAGAGTAATAGTATTAGAGCAAGCCGCTGCTAATGCCTGTGAGTTAAATCCTATTAGGATATTATTTGATCCCCCGTTAACGGTGTATCCGGAACAGCAACCAATAGCTATGTTATTGCTGCCGGTGGTGTTGCCGTAGAGCGCCAAGTACCCTTGGGCGGTGTTATTACTGCCGGTGGTGTTGGAGTAGAGCGCCTGTTGTCCCTGGGCGAAGTTATTACTGCCGGTGGTATTGTAGAAGAGCGCCTGTTGTCCCTGGGCGAAGTTATTATTGCCAGTAGTGTTGAATATGAGCGCCAAGTACCCCGAGGCGATGTTATTACTGCCGGTGTTGGAGTAGAGCGCCTGTTGTCCCTGGGCGAAGTTATTATTGCCGGTGGTGTTGGAGGTGAGCGCCAAGTACCCTTGGGCGAAGTTATTACAACCGGTGGTATTGGAGCTGAGCGCCAAGTACCCTTGGGCGAAGTTATTGTTGCCGGTGGTGTTGAAGTAGAGCGCCTGGTATCCTATTGCGGTGTTATTACTGCCGGTGGTGTTGCCGTAGAGCGCATGGTTTCCTTGGGCGAAGTTATTACTGCCGTAGGTGTTGCTGTAAAGTGCAGCTTGTCCCTGGGCGGTGTTATTACTGCCGGTGGTGTTGGAGGTGAGCGCCTGGTATCCTATTGCGGTGTTATTACTGCCGGTGGTGTTGGAGTAGAGCGCCTGTTGTCCCTGGGCGAAGTTATTATTGCCGGTGGTGTTGTTGCTATAGAGTGCCTTGTATCCCTGGGCGAAGTTATTACAACCGGTGGTGTTACCGTAGAGCGCCCAGTACCCTTGGGCGAAGTTATTACGGCCGGTGGTGTTGGAGGTGAGCGCCAAGTACCCTTGGGCGAAGTTATTACCGCCGGTGGTGTTGCAGTAGAGCGCCTGTTGTCCCTGGGCGAAGTTATTATTGCCGGTGGTGTTGCTGCTATAGAGTGCCTTGTATCCCTGGGCGAAGTTATTACTGCCGGTGGTGTTGCCGTAGAGCGCCAAGTATCCTATGGCGGTGTTATTATTACCGTAGGTATTTGAGTAGAGCGCCGAGTATCCTATGGCGGTGTTATTACGGCCGGTGGTGTTGCAGTAGAGCGCCCTGCATCCTTGGGCGGTGTTATCATTACCAGTAGTATTGCCGTAGAGCGCCCTGTATCCTATGGCGGTGTTATTACAACCGGTGGTATTGGAGCGGAGCGCCTGTGGTCCCTGGGCGAAGTTATTACTGCCGGTGGTGTTGCTGTAAAGTGCCCCGCATCCTTGGGCGGTGTTATGGCTGCCGGTGGTGTTACCGTAGAGTGCCTTGTATCCTTGGGCGAAGTTATTACTGCCGGTGGTGTTCTTGCGGAGCGCCAGTGGTCCTATGGCGGTGTTATTATTACCGGTGGTGTTGCATTGGAGCGCCTTGCATCCTTGGGCGGTGTTACTACAACCGGTGGTATTGTAGAAGAGCGCCTGGTATCCTTGGGCGAAGTTATTACAACCGGTGGTGTTACCGTAGAGCGCCTGATATCCTTGGGCGAAGTTATTGTTGCCGTAGGTGTTGAAGTAGAGCGCCTTACTTCCCTGGGCGGTGTTATTACAACCGGTGGTATTGGAGCGGAGCGCCGAGTATCCTTGGGCGAAGTTAGTACTGCCGGTGGTGTTGGAGCGGAGCGCCGAGTATCCTTGGGCGAAGTTATTACAGCCAGAGGTGTTGCCGTAGAGCGCCCTGCATCCTATGGCGGTGTTATGGTTGCCGGTGGTGCTGTAAAGTGCCCCGTATCCTTGGGCGAAGTTACCACAGCCGGTGGTGTTCTTACATAGAGCACCGATACCAACTGCAAAGTTATTAGCGCCCGTAGTATTACTAGCCAATGCGCCAGTCCCGATACCAAGGTTGTTGTAAGTCGGGGTTAGTGAGGCGCCGCCTACCGAAGCGCCATTGACTGTTAATGCTCCGGCACCAGTTACCTGTAGGCAGTTAGTACCTGCTTTAAGGTAGATAGTGTTAACCAGACCGGCAGTCCCTACATAAGAGCCTATGATAGTGTTGTCAACACCTGTGGTTATGCTCTTACCAGCATCAGCACCAATAGCGATGTTGTTACCTGCATTGTTCGATGCGTATAGGGCACAGCAACCGATACCAATGTTGTTGGAACCAGTAGTATTGCTGTATAGTGCCTTGTATCCTTGGGCGGTGTTATTATTACCGGTGGTGTTGCATTGGAGCGCCTTGCATCCTTGGGCGGTGTTATTACTGCCGGTGGTGTTGGAGAGGAGCGCCAAGTATCCTATTGCGGTGTTATTACAACCGGTGGTGTTACCGTAGAGCGCCCTGTATCCTTGGGCGAAGTTATTACAGCCAGTAGTGTTGAATAAGAGCGCCTTGCATCCTATGGCGGTGTTATTACTGCCGGTGGTGTTACCGTAGAGCGCCTTGCATCCTTGGGCGGTGTTATTATTGCCGGTGGTGTTCTTGTAGAGCGCCTTACTTCCCTGGGCGGTGTTATTATTGCCGGTGGTGTTGCCGTAGAGCGCCTTGCATCCTTGGGCGGTGTTATTATTGCCGGTGGTGTTGCCGTAGAGCGCCTGTTGTCCTATGGCGGTGTTATTACAACCGGTGGTGTTGGAGTAGAGCACCAAGTCTCCTATGGCGGTGTTATTACTGCCGTAGGTGTTCTTGTAGAGCGCCCAGTAGCCTTGGGCGAAGTTATTACAGCCAGAGGTGTTGCCGTAGAGCGCCGAGTGTCCTTGGGCGAAGTTACCACAGCCGGTGGTGTTCTTACATAGAGCACCGATACCAACTGCAAAGTTATTCGTGCCAGTAGTGTTACTAGCCAGTGAACCAGTGCCAATTGCCATGTTGTTGGTTCCGGTGCTAGTTGTCAAGCCAGCACCTACACCAAGGGCCAATTCACCACGTGCGTTCGCATTTGTATCAGGGATGATTGTACATCCATTTATCTTGATAGCCATCATCGTTCCTTTCAAGAACTCGGTTATTTAGATTGTCGAATGAAATTAGATTGAATTAGTTTTGAAATTTTAGTTCAAGTCTCTTCCAATATTCTTACTCTATCTGAAAGCACCCTGAGATTTAGTAATAAAGAGTTCCTAGAAAGTAATGGAGCCGTTGCCGGTCCATGTATAGATGCGATAACCACCTGCTACTGTGATAGTAGGAGAGCCCGTAGTTGCGGCAGCGTCTGCATAACTGTCTGCATAACGGATGACTACTATTCCAGAGCCACCTAACGAAGATGTATTAGAGCTGCCATCGCCTCCACCTCCGCCACCAGTATTTACTACTCCGTTCTCAGGAATGCTGCCGCTGCCGGCACCTGAACTTGAGCCGCCGCCACCTGAACCTCCTGATACTGTAGGTCCGTGATAATTACCACCAGCACCACCACCGGCATAATAAGTTTGAATTCCGGATATAGAGGATTGTAGACCACCGCCCGGATAACGACCGTATGCTGCTCCACCGGCTCCGCCGCCACCACCGGCTGAAGGACTGGACGTATTGCCACCCGAAAATCCTTGGCCGGACGTTCCAGTGCCAGCAGTTCCGTCAGGCGCAGACCCGCCACCGCCAGACCCACCAGATGCTCCTACTCTAACAACATCGACGATTCCGCCTCGCCCACCCCCTAGTGATGTTATTGAGTGGAAAATTGAAGACAATCCAGATGCTTGTGCGACGCCGCCAGCGCCAACAGTTACGGGATAAGTTGTGCCGCTTGAGATTGCAAGTCCGGTGCCCGACCTAAATCCACCGCCACCACCGCCGCCTCCGCCACCATTGCCGTATCCAATGTTATTGCCACCACTACCACCACCAGCAACTACTAGATATTCAACCGTACTCGTAGCAACCATAAGAGCGACATATAAACTAAAACTCCTATCGGTGACTTGATTTTGACCATCAGTTGCACGAATCACAAAGCTATATGTAGTTGAACTACTCAAGGTCGGGGCAATGCCTGATATAACGCCGGTGCTACTACTTAGTGAAACACCACTTGGCAATACTCCGGAATACAAGCTATACGTAACTGGTGCATCACCTGTTGCTGCAACAGTAATATTAACGCTATGTGAAACCGTAGCGGTGCCTAAACTCCCTGCTGCCGTTGTCCAAGCGGGTATACCGCTGTACGAGATACCCGGAACTGCGATGGCCGTTGCACCGTCTGTATTGACAAGGTAGACCGGGTACGTTCCAGCGGCCACGGCTGGTGCAGTGAAGGTGA